CTGGGATAATCAGATGGTAGAATATCCACATATTATAAATTATAAAAACAAACTCTATATGTTTTATAACGGAAATGGGTTTGGTAAAACTGGTATAGGATATGCAACAATTGAAAGATAATGGTATAATTGTTTTAAAACAATTTTTTACAAAAGAAAGAATTGAAAAATTAAGAGAATCTGCAAAAGATGTTTTTAAAATTCAATTCAAACATTTTGGTTATACCGATTTTGATAGTGAAGATGGATTTAAAAATTCAATGATTAGATTATTTGAAGAACATTTTGAAATATTTCAAAGTACTGGTAAATTAATCCAATCTGGTTTAGTCGAATTATACAAAATAGTATATGATGATATTCTGTTAGATAAGTTAAAAGAGTTGGGAATATCAAATCCATTGGTTTGTACAAGACCCGCTTTATTTTTTAATCATCCTAAATTAGCGAAAGAATCACAATATTATAAAACACCAACACATCAAGATTACCCATCAATGTTATCATCATCGGACTCGGTTGTTGTTTGGATTCCATTAATTGATGTTACTCCTGAAAATGGAGCAGTTGTATTTTATCCAGAAAGTCATAAATTAGGCCCTCTTACTACATCATTGGGAACATCTGGATTTGCAGAAGTTAATATTGATACCGAAATATATAAACCAATTCAACCATCTTTACAAATTGGTGACATTGCAATATTTTCAACATTACTGGCCCACAATTCAGGTGATATACTAAATGATGATATTCGTTGGTCTTGTCATTTTAGATATACAAATTTAAACGATAAAGACTTTATTGAAAGAGGATTTCCTTCACCATACATATATAAATCAATTGCATGATAAGTTTTAATTTTCAAGATTCAAATTATTTACATTCATTTGAGAATTGTATATCTAATGTTAGAAAGTTTTATCCAAATGAACTAATAGATTTTTATATAGATTCAAATTCACCCAAAATAGATGAATATAAAAAAATATGTGATTCATTCAATGTAGAAATGACAATTAGACAAAGAAATCAGGGATATATAAAGAGAACCGATTCGATGGAAACGAACATCCCAAAAATGTTAGAATCACATTATAGAATATATAATACTTGTAAAAAATCAAATTCGGAATGGGTGATGTTATTGGAAGATGATGTTCTAATAAAAAGAAAAATCAAACACTGGCCTTCAAAAGATGTTGGAACTAATAGAGAATATTTTAGAGCAGGTGGTGGAGCAATATTTAAAAGAGAAACTTTTTTAAAAATTTATGAAAACTTAGGAGAACATGGATTGGAAACAATAATAAGACAAAAACATATTTACTCTTGGGCAGGAGATGCTTTGAAAGAAAGAATATTCAAAGATGCAGATGTATCAAACGAAAAGTGGATTGAATTGGCTGAACCTGGATACTACGATAATACAGACCATGCAATTTATCACGGATATAAAGATTTACACAAATTAGGATAATATGAAAAAAATGAAAGATGTAGTAATAGGATGTATCACAAATTATACATTTGAAAATATTAAACTATTTGTAAACTCAATTGATAGAAGTGGATTCACTGGTCATAAAGTTATGATAGTTTATAATGTTCCATTTTCAACGGTCGATGAATTGAAAAAAAGAGGATGGGATGTTATTGGATTCAATAGAGATGAAGTAAATCAACGATACACTTATAGAGATAATTTTATAGTAACAGTTGATAGACATTTACATTATTATCTTGCTCTAAATCAATTGGCAGAAGAAACATCTGAAGGTTTAAGATATGTATTAGCATTAGACCCAAAAGATGTTGTGTTCCAATATAACCCATCAGAGTGGTTAGAAAAAAACTTAGGTGATTATAAAATTAATGCAGGTAGAGAAAGTGTTAAGTATAAGGATGAGGTATGGGGTAGAGGTAATATGATTGAAAGTTTTGGTGAAGTGGTTTATGATAGATGTAAAGAAAATATAACAGTAAACGCAGGAACAATATCAGGTGATTGGAAAACAATGTCTGAATTATTTTTAAATGTGTATTTAATGTGTCAAGGAAGTCCATCGGCAACACCTGACCAAGCAGCAGTAAATGTAGCATTATCATTTTCACCATATAAAGAATTGACTAAGTTTACAAATTCCGAAGAGGGTTGGGCTGCACAATGTGGAACGACGGTTGACCAACGAATGGTTAGTCAGTATGGTGATAACCTATTAGAACCATCACCTATTATGGATGGTGATATTGTAAAAACAAGTACAGGTATTCCATTTGCAATGGTACATCAATACGATAGAATTCCAGAATGGAATCGAATCATAACAAAAAAATACGAATAATGATTATAGGTAGGGGGGATATAGCATCTGTCTTAAATGATAGAGAAGGGGCAACATTCTTTGTATCTGGTGTTTCTAATAGTAATGAAACAAGAGAATCTGAATTTATGCGTGAAATAGAATTGTTAGATACACAAGATAAAACAAAGTGTTTATTCTATTTTAGTTCCATTTCAGTTGATGATATTGAAAAGGTAGGGAGTAACAAATACTTACAACACAAACTAAGAATGGAAACCCTTATCAAATCTAATTTTAAAAATTATAATATTATTAGAATTGGCAATATCACATGGGGAAGTAACCCCAATACCTTTATCAATTATATTAAAAATAAAAAGAGTAAAGGTGAATCTGTTCAGATAAAAGATGAATACAAATATATAATAGATAAAGACCAATTGGTTATGTTAACTGATAACTTACCATTGGTTGGACAAAATACATTATGTGTATTTGGTCGAATGGCAAAAGTTGCAGAATTAGTATGATAGAAATTGTAATTTGGATATCACCAACGGACATTGAAGATTTAGAAAAATCATTAAATCGATTACATATTGGAAAAGATTATCTAACAAAAGAACAATGTGATAATATTAAATTTAATGTTGTTATGTGTGTATCTGATGAGATAATTGATTGGGGTAAAAGTGGTGTTACCAAAGAAGAATGCACAGAAAAGTTTTTAGGATTGAAACCATTAACGGATTGGGCAGGAAAGGTAATATTTGAAACTACAACTACTATAAACGGATGTACCTCAATGCGAAGATTAGCATCGTATTCTGATTCAAACTATTATTTGTGGTTAGATACTGATATAATCTTTGACCCACAAACCCTAGCACATTCAATCAATTCAATAGATGTAATTGAATATGCAGGATTTACTAAATTTGTATCTATCCCAGAAATCGTAAGACAATGGGATTCTACATGGGATTGTTTAGTAAATGAAAGATTTATAAATAAACCAATAGGATATCAGGCAACTAATAATCCACATATTGATGCCACTATTTATGGAGACCCACACTTAGAGGAGGTACATAATAATGTTCATCACCAACCATATATGAAATTTGGTGGTGGGTGGTTCGCATTGATATCAAAAGAATTAATGAAGGTTATACCATTTCCAGAAAACTACGGACACTATGGGTTGGATGATACTTACTTAATGTGGGGTGCAAATATATTACAAGACCCTACCATAAAACAATTCAAATTAAAAAATACAGTTGTGTGTGAAAATTATTACGATAGAATTACCACTTATAAAGACCAAATACAATTTATAGATAAACGTGAGGAGTATAAAAAGTATAACGAAGAATTATTTTATATCGGTTTACAAAATATATTAAATAACAAATGAGGATAGTAATATCAATATTTACTTTACCACATGAAATTGATGATTTAGAAACTCTATTAACTCAATTAAGACGTGCATCAAAACACCTAAGTGGAACACATGAATGGGTGTTAGATGTGAGTATGTGTATAGCAAATGATATGGTAGATTGGAAACGTTCTGCGTTACCAAAAAGTTATTTTATTGATAAACTACTAAAACTATCAGCACATAGTGATTGGTGTGCAAAATACTTCACCGCATCTGAAGATATAAAAGGATGTGTATCTCATAGAAAACATACATTAGAAACTCAAGAAACTGCAGATTATTATATTTGGTTAGATACTGATATCGTATTTGATGAAAAGACTTTATCTTATATGGAAGAAACCCTAATAGCAATTAATGATATATATCCATATACTATTATAACACCAGAGATTGTTAGAGTTGGTGATTCCACTTGGGATTGTTTAGTTAATGAAAAGTATTTAACTAAACCATTAAATTATCATCTTACAAATAATCCATATATAGATTGCGGAGTTAAAGGGGAGGTTACATTAGAATTGGTTAATAATGTAATAGAAAATCAACCAAGATATAAATTTAATGGAGGTTGGTTTACTTGTTTATCCGGTCAATTATTACGAAGAATTGGTATACCTGAAACATTTAGTCATTATGGATTTGAAGATACATTTATAATGTGGGCTGCAGAAAAACTGATGACAACTACTGATATGGAAATCTATCAATTTAAAATAAAAAATTTAGTAATTTGTGAAAATTATAAATACCGAAACAATTCTCATTTATTAAATCATCTTAGTGCTTTTGATAAACGAGATGAATTTAAAAAGATATCAGAAGAAAATTTTAATCAAGAATTACAAGACCTCATTTAACAATGAGGTTTTTTGTTTTTGAATAATACTTATTAGCAACAACATGTTTCATAAATAGGTTATTTTTTTTAGTTTTAGTTTTCAATTAAAAAAAGGTATTATATGAAACAGGTAATTAAAAGTTTACACATTAATGTAGATTCGTTAAAAGAAAAAGCATTCACAGCTTTTCTTTCGTTAGTAGGGTTATGGATTATATTCGCCATATCTTTCCAAATGTTCTTTGTTTATTTAGAGTTATCTGGTAAACATGAACTACAAAGAAACATTGTAAATTGGATTGAATGGAGAATCGATGGTACATTTAAAAATAATCCAGAAAATATATGGTATGATGCCGAAGACCATATCTTTGTTGAATCCGTAGAAAATCAGGTTAAAATTGGTAAGTTAGCAGGAAATCGTAATCTTGCTTTTGGTGTAAAAAATATCTTAGAAGAGTTTTTACAAGAAAAGGGATATGGATTATCCGAAGATGCCAAATATAGATTAAAAGTTGAAATCGTTTATTTAGATGTCCTATCAACTAAAACAAACATTTCAGTATTTCATAAAAATGAAGATGAAGTTGTCGTTCGCTTAAAAGCAAATCTTTTCAAAGAAGGCAAAAAAGGAAAAGATATTGTAGTAGAAGCGGGTTCATCTGAAGTCTCAATGTCTACACTAATAGTTGATGAGGGTGGTAAATTCAATCAACAGAGTTTAAGTAATGCTATTAAAAAAGCATGTGAATCATTAGTAAAACAAATTGAGAAACAACAACAATGAAAAAACTATTAACATTTTTAGGGATATTAATACTATCCACTATCGCATTTACGTCTAATGCACAATTAAAAATCGGTCAATCAATGACACCAGAAACGGGGTTAAAAGTTGGCGATACTCTGACAGTTAAGTACACTTTAACAAAAGGACAGACCATTGTTAATCCTCGTTATCTTTGGTTTAGATACCAATTTAACAATAAAGCATTAACATATGTTTCAACTGCATTTAATCAAGGTACATCTGCACAAACATTTTATACCGGTTGGACTAACTATAAGTTTACTCCAAATGCAGGAGCAAATGATAATGATATAAATCTTCAGTATGGATTAACCCCGTGGGGATATGCAGTAAATGCAGATTGGAATGTAGGACAATTAACAGTTCAAAGAGCAGACCAATCTATTAGTGGATTAATAGCTACTCAAAAATATATTTTAAAAGACCAAAATACTTATTCAAACATATTCAAAATAGATTTGGCAACTGGTACTGATACTGCCGGTGGAAACGTTGGAACTATTACTGGTGGTGGATTCTCATCTATAACAGGTGTAACAGGTAATACATCTCAATTTAAAGTAAAAGTTTTATATCCACAAGGATATACTATTACTGACCATAGTGTTCAATTGATGAAATTAAAAACAGATGGTAGTGGAGATATTGATTGGTCACAACAACCTATTGCACAATTACCATTAGATGCAAGTGGTGAAGCTCTTTTCACAACACAAGTTAAAGTGGGCGATTCAGTAGGTGTATTTGTTGGAGGTGCCTTTCAAAAGACGTGGATGAATAATATCGTAACTGTATCAGATGCCTACAAAGCATTTTTAGGACATTCACAAACTGATATTAGTGGAACTACAAATTATTTTACATTACCTGCATTAGAAAAGAAAGTTGGTAAAGTAACTAATACTCAAACTGCGTTTGGTGAAGCAGATTCTTACGCTTTATTTGCACATGTGATGGGACAGAATATGTCAACAACTGCGATGATTCCAACTTCAACTTCAACTTCAATAAAATGGTATAGTGGATTATTAAATCAAAGTTGGTTAGATGGTGTTGTTAAGAATAAAGTAACCATTGATACTCCTATAAAAGAAGTGTATGCAGTATTCGCATGGGGTGGTGATTTAAACTGGTCACATTCATCAGACCCAGCAGTAATTGCATCTAAAATAACTGCAGGACAATTTACTAATTCAGTAAATAATAAAAGTACAAACTCAATTAAATCTATGAGTACTGCACCAATGGCTTATCAAACTTTAGCGGTAGAAACAGCAAAATTAGGTATTACATCTACATTAGAAGGTGGAAAAGTGGTATTAACTACAACTTTAACAAAAGCAGAATTAGCAGGTTTACAAGTAGTAATGAATTATGATGAATCTAAATTAACTTTGGATAACGTAATATTCGATGCAGGAAGTACAATTACTAACTTCTCAACACATGATAATGGTAGATTAACATTTGGTTCTATTGACCAATTAAAAACTGCAAGAATTAAAGTGGGTACTCCATATAAATTAATATTCACACCAAAAGAAACTTTAAGTAATACTGCAGGATTATTCTACTTTGTATTATCGGATGCAGTAGATGCTAAAGGTAATAAAATCAACTTAATAGTTGAATAATATGAAACATTTATTAGTTACATTATTCTTATTAATATCATTTTTAGGGTTCGGACAGAGTGTATCTGCTCCGGACTCTAAATCGTTTATACCATCCACTGCCGGACAAGATGCAAGTGGATTTGTATTGAGTGGGTTTAGTGCTACATCAACTTTGTTAGCATCAATCAGTTTAGTTAATCCACCAACAGGTACAACATTTAACCTAACTACAACAACAGGTCTGACCGCAGCAAGTGGATTTACATTAGCAGGTAATAAGACTCGTTTAGTGGTAACGGGAACAATGGCCAATATCAATACTGCATTAGCATCCTTAAAAGTAAACACAGGTTCAGTAAGAGGTAATGTTTTATTATCAGTAGCGGCAACAGTCAATCCGGTTGGATATTATTACAATGGTGTAAACGGACACTTTTACAGACCAATAACAACCGGAGCAACTTATACGAACGCAAGAGCGGCATCTCTATTAACCACATTCAAAGGACAAACGGGATATTTGGTAACAATTACTTCTGCCGATGAAGATGCATTTATTTTCAATAATGTACCACAAGGTAATATTTGGTTTGCATTAACCGATGAAGCAAGTGAAGCTAGATGGACGATAGATGCGGGACCTGAAAAAGGAACTCTAATTAAAATAAATAACGGACAACTAAACGGAAATATTCCCGGTCAATACAACAACTGGGCATCTGGTGAACCAAACGATAGTGGTAATGAAGATTATGCAGTAACTAAATGGGGTGGCGGTTCTCAATGGAACGATTTACCTAATCATTTTAATAATCCTTATGTAATTGAATATGGAACTTGGACTAATCCTGATGATGCAACCTTTACGGAGTTTTATACCAATAGTGTATCACACTCAAATGGTGAAGTTCTATCTGCAAAATTCAATGTTGATTTTGGTGGTAATGTAGATGAAACTAAATTCACAGCAAAAGGATATACATATACTAACAATACATGGAATGTAGTAAACGGAACTGCTAAACAATTAAGTGGGTTGGGTAAAGTTGATTTGACAAGTTTGTTAGATACTACTAAAACTGCAAATGGAATTAGAGCACTAACATCTGCTGGACAAACTGAATGGGCAATAATAAATCCATATAATGCAACTTTGGGTGGACATCAATTGTTAATAGACGAAAGAGAATTTGATGGAACGGGCGTTTCTCCAAACAATGTAACATCAATTAAATTATTTGATATATACGATGGACCAGTTACCATTAGTAGTGTAAGTGGTTTTTGGAAAACATATATAATGCCAGGTGATTTGACATCAAAAATAACATCATCAACATTTCAAGCCCAATTAAGATTACAAGATGGTTGGTATGGAACGAAAGCCGAATTTGCATTTTCACCTGCAATGGTATACAAATCACATGGAATGGAATTAACTCATTCAAGCCAAACGGAACTAAATACATTATATAGTAATATAGTAGGGGTATCTGATGTATATTTGGCATTTAAAGAATTGGCAGATAAAGGTATATTGGGAAACCAAAGTGGATTAGGATTAACAAATGGTATTCAGTATTTAAATGCAGATGTGGATGGTAATGGGATATTTAACGAATCGGATACATATAAATTATTACAACATTTAACAGGAGTTCAATCACTTTCACAATCTACGGCATTAACTTATTTGATGAAATTATATAACAAATCAGATTACGATGTAATAACAACATCAAATTGGGGAACTCAATTTAATTCAACTCGCAACTTAATTCCATTCACATTGAGTAGTTTAAATAATACATACAATATAAATGTAACTTGGTTAGGTGATGTGAATCTTTCACATTCGGCACAACAAAGTGTAAGTAGTGTTACAACCAATTCGATACGAAGTATGAGTTTAGCAACTAATTCAGTTTCTAATCAAATAAACGCATATCTGATGGGTGAAAATATTGGCGGTAAGTTAGTAGTAACAATATCAGTTGACCCATTACAACAAGAATTAGTCGGTACTCAATTCAATTTAAACTATGATAATACCGCTTTAAAGTTTGAAAAGATAGAATTCACCACAAAGGGGACACCTACCAATTTTGGAACTAATAGAGGTACATATGTAACATTGGGTTCATTAATAACAGATGGTTCAACTATATTAGATAAAACAACTGAATATAAAATAACATTCACACCATTAATAGGATTAAATGGTACATTGGGATTAACATCAATATCAAATACTGATGCAGTTAATAAGAATGGAACACAATTAAAAATAAAAATAAATTAAAAATTATGTTAGATACACCATTTAAGGTAATTGGAGTTGCTAATTGGCCAGAATATATTAAAACTTTACCAATCGAACAAAGAGATTGGAAAGAAATAGTTCACGATGTAATACGAGAAATGAGAAACGATTATCCTGTTGTTACAGATGCATGGCTAAAGGAATTACATCAGAGGGTACTAGATGTAACTACTATTATTATAGACCAAGATAATAATTTCACTCGTAAGGGTGGGATTTGGATTGGACCAACTTATGATAGAAATAAAAATATTTTAGTTGGGTGGGTATCATTTGTGGGTGATGGAGCGTTTAGATATGAATTTGAAACCGACACTTTCATAATGGACTGATGAAAAAACTAATAACCATATTATTTTTACTTTGTGTAAGTTTTGTTACAAACGCACAAATACAAACACCTGATACATTACAACTATCACCAAAAGAATTATTTGGAGAAAGTGATGATTGGAACGATGTGGGTATATTACAATCCTATGTTAATTTTTCAAAAGATGTACTTTCATCATCAAACCTTTCGGTAGGTGTAATCGGAAAGCAAGTATCTACTACTCTTAATTTAGGATATCATAAATCATCTATGAATGGGCAATGGGGACATTCATTTGCAGCATCGATAAACCCTATATGGAACTATTATGGTGTGGGATATGGTTTAAGTAAAAATACTGAAAAAAGAACTACTACAATACAAACATTCTATTCTACGGATTTTGATTTCCAAAAAGATATTACATTATCATTCATCGATGTATTCAGAACTAAAAAATGGGGAACATTTGGATATAGTGTAATTGCATCAAAATCATTTTGGGGAACATACGAAGGCGAGTGGGAAGGAAAATATACAATTGATGAGAATGGTAATTTTAAAGATTTAATATATCCACAAATGCCGGCATCAAATGAATTGAGTTATAGGGGTATGGTGATGTACACATATACATTGAAAACAAAAAGAGTAAACATCTCCCCACAAATATTCGCAATGAGTGATGTATATAAAGTATTCAAAGATGGTACTGAATCGGATTTAGCATATGTTGATGATTTCAATTTGGATTTATATTATGGTACATCTATTGATTGGAAAATAACTAAAAAATTCATATTGAATACTAATATTAGATATAACACAACTTGGGATAAATTAAGTGAATCAGTTGGATATAAAAAGAGTAACCCAATCCTATTTATGATAGGAACAAACTTTCAATTCTAATGAAAAAGATAATATTGATATCATTGATTTTATTGGTAGGGTGTACTAAACCAGAACTACCAACCCCAACTCCAACTGTTGAAAAAATATTTAGTGTCGGTGAAAGTAAAGTAGTAAACGGACAATCTATTTATTTTGATTTACCATCAGCTGGAACATATACACTAACTTTAATTGATAAAGAAAGTGGACAAGTAGTTAGTAGAGAAAGGTTTATTGGACAGAATGGAGAAAATGTAAAGAAGATTTATACGAATTCAATACAATCTCAATATTTATATTTGTTATTAGAAGATGTTACTAAAAAAGAAATAAGTAAAACAACAATAATAACCAAATAAGGGAAACCCACATGAAAAAATTAATTTCAATAATTGCATTATCAGTACTATTAACAGGTTGTTATAAAGATGATATTATAGAACCAATAAGACCTCAGGCTACTGATGATTTAAAAATAGCTAATGCGGTTGGTATCAAATTACAAACACCATTTGTAACATCGGAAGTTGCTATGAATGTAAAAAGTGATGTAGCACAAACTGTAACTATTAAAATTTTTGATATTGCTAATAGAGTAGTATCTAAATCTACAAGTGAAGTAAAGGTAGGTGATAATATTTTAAAAGTATACACAAACGCATTACCATCATCTGGATATAGAATAGGATTATTCGATGCAAGTGGTAAACAATTAGGAATAACGGATTTTAACAAACTATAAATAGGAGAATTAACAATGGCAGAAGAACAAGAGGAATCAACAGGAAAATCTTTTAAAGGTATCCTAATTACAGTTGTGAGTACAATATCATTAGGTATTGCAGCATATGTAACAAAAATTATTACGGGTGAAAAAGATGAAACACCGGTACAACAAGCAGCACCAGTAATCAACATCAATCAAGCAGCACCTCAACAAGTATCAGGCGGTACTAAAACTATAATCATCAATAAGGGTGGAGATGGTAGTGCTAAACCAGCACCGGCACCAAAACCAAAGAAAAAAGAAGGTGATGAATTTAAAGAAGAGGCACCTAAATGGTAACCATTTAAAATGGAACAAGGATTGGGTTTTATAGTGGTAATTGTATTGTGTACGATAGCTATGTTTGTATTTAATTCTCCATTGATGTTTTTAACATCTTTTATTGGAGGTAGCAGTTATTTAGTAATAAGAAGTAGAAAAAAAGGTTGGAAATGGCCACATAGGCCGTAACTTAAAAAAAGAGAATAAGTAAAATGTCAGAAAATAATCAACCCCCAAGTGGTTTTAAAGATTTATTAAGTAATATGATGGCCAGAAGATGGTACATCACCGCATTGGTATTGGGTGGATTTATGTTTATTATAGGAGGAATGTTCTTCGCTATATTAAATAAATCAGCAATAGAAGGTGAATGGAAAGAACTTCTATTATTGTTATTAGGAGCGTTCATTGGTTCTTATGGTAAAATCATTGACTATTGGTTTAGTGATACTGATAAAGATAAAATGTTGGTTCAGAAAATGGATGAGGAAGATGGTACGGCAATGAGTAACACTGCTGATATGCCGGTAACTCCGCCAAACAACACACCAATCATACCAGAGGCGTTTCAAACCGCTATTGAAAACTCAAAAATAGAAAAGGTAAACGATACGTTTGAACAAGTACCAACTACACAACCAAGAACAGGTATTGAAGTGGATGAAGATGGCGATGGTGTAATGGATGGTATAGATTTTGATGGAGATGGTAAAATCGATATGTACTTTGCACATAGACAATGTGAGCACGTATGGGGAGATTTAGATGGTGATGGTGAAGAAGAATGTTTAAAATGTGGCAAAATCAGAGATGAAGATGCCGAACAAGTAGGATAAAATAAAGGTTACATAGTTTCATAATTAAAAAAAAAGGAAAAAAGACTATGGCTAAATTTACTGATATTTTCAAAGATTCAAATGATTTGAATGAGAAAACAATCGTAGGGTTTGCATCATTTATTGTAATGACAGCATTTGCAGTTACTGATTTGGTAACTGGGTATTTAGGAAAAGAATTACTTGTAAATGAATTTATTTACAATTCATTTATGTACATAACATTAGGTGCTTTTGGTATCGCTGAAGTGGGTAAAATCTTTAATAAAAAAGAAGAACCAAAAGAAGAAGAATTGGGATAATTTAAAAAGGGAGATGATTTCTCCCTTTTTTTATATTTATATAAAAATAAAATACAATATGGCAAAAGAACAAATCCCTGCAGGTTGGCAAGGTGGGTTTCCATCTGAAAATCAAAAGCAAATGTTATATCCTACTACGGATTTATCTTCATTACCTATGTTGGGTAATATGGATAACATTAATTTACTACAAAGACAATGGGGTGTTAAATGGCCAATGTTTAGTTGGAATACCCTAAATGGGGAAAAAGACCCAAAACGTTGTTATGTACAATTTGCTCCTTATATTTCTAGAATAGGATATACTAATGAAGGTAGAATTTATTCAATAATCTGTCCTCAGCAGGGGATGTGGGTTGGTGATGAAATTTGTATCAATGTTGAAGTAACAGTTACTGGACAAAAAGGGTGGGTAAATGAAACTACAAAAGAAATAGCCGCAGATATGATGGTTGAGGGAAAAATTTGGCTAACACCAAGTGAACATCAAGGTAGTCATTTAAAAGCAATTTGGCCATTATTAAAATATAGTGCTCATAAATACCCTATTGACAAAGAAAACGCAATTCGTGTTTCAACCCATTTACCAGGAAATCCTAAACAACCTGTATTTCAACTTGGAAAAGGTTTATCTTCAAGATTTAAAAATCCACAATTTGCTATAAAAGAAGAAGCATTTACAACAGGACATATCAATGTAGAAATAGGAGGAATAGTTCCTACAAACGATGCCAAACTAGATAAGTTCAATCAATATTTTTTAGATATTTTTAACTTAGCTACTGGTAATATGCTACAAAAGGGTAATGTATTATCGTGGAACTTATTTTTTGATTCACCTGAATTAGTTTCAGTTTCTGAATGGCAAAATCACGCTGATTATTGGCGTACTTCTATAAACGCTCATCATGGTTCTCCAGATGGTGAGGGAACAAGTCCAAGATATTTTGATGGAACATATTTTGACACTAAAAATTTCGCTATTAAAGAGGTTATTAAAGAAATTTTAAATCACGTAGTAAAAAACCCCACATTGAGAAAGGGTTTAATATTATTTGTAGAATATTGTCCTAAAACAATTTTGGATATATTTTTAAAAAAAAGTAAACAACCTAAAACAAATACACAATAAACTATGGAAGACGAATTAATAGGAATCATTAAATTATTCGGTGGAAACTTTATTCCACGAGGATATATGGAATGTAATGGACAATTACTACCAATAAATCAATATCAAGCGGTGTATTCAATACTTGGTAATACATATGGTGGTAATTATCAATCAATGACATTTGCTCTACCTAAATTAACCCCTCCCAATGAGAATATGAAATATATTATGTGTGTGGAAGGTGTATACCCATCAAGACAATAATACTATGACAAAAGAAGAAATATTATACAATGTTGGTTTAACTGAAAAAGTTTATTCCGAACAAAAAGACATCGATTTTAAATCATTGGGTTTAAAATTAGTTAAGTGGATTGAGGATAAAAAATCCGATACTCAGGGATTCGTTGCAACAAAAGATAAATCAATTTATATTGTTTGGAGAGGCAGTTCATCTAAAAAGGATTTCCAAAATGATGCATCAATTGATAAAGTTCCTTTCATTGAAGAAGGTGAAAAAGTTCATATTGGATTCAAATCATCGTGGGAAGCAGTTAAAGATAAAACATATCAGGCGTTAGATGTTGCACTTAAAAACTTAGGTCAAGAACATTCAATAGATAATATTATTGTGTGTGGTCATAGTTTGGGTGCTGCAGTTTCAACCTTATCTGCATATGAGATTTATTCGATTTACAAATCAAATAAAATTATATGCTGTACCATTGGTAGTCCAAGAGTTGGAAATAAAATATTTAAACAAAACTTTGATAAATCACCGATAGAATCCCTAAGAATAGTTCATAATTTAGATGTTGTTACTCGTGCACCAAATATTGGATATCATCATGTTAATACCGAATTAAGGATTGATGATGAGGGTAATGTTAAAAAATGGATGGTTGATTGGAAAAGAGTAGGTGATTACCTTAAAGCAGTTTTCACTGGTCAGACAGTTAAAGACCATATGACAAGTAATTATATAAGTGCATTAAATAAATGGAATCCATAAAAAAAATATATGAAACAATTATTAGTATTTTTGCTTGGTGTTTTACTAAGCAATGTTGCCATTGCCCAAACTGTGGGAACAACGAAGACCGAAAATTACAAAGCAAGTTTCGAAACAAAAGTAGACATTAGTCAATTCTTAGATTATGAAGGTAAACAAATCCCAATACAGATTCTCAAATGTGGTATTGGTGATGAAGTTTATGAGCAGTATCCTGAACTCAAAGAAAAGAAAGTGGGTTTGGGTGTGGCTAATATCACGATGGAATATTTGGAGAATCTTAACAGGTTTACGTTTACGGAGGATAAGACAGAAATTAAGAACCGCATGGTAAAGCAGTTTCAAGCTTCTCAATCTGGTATTTCGCAAGATAAGTTAGATGGCAGAGGAAAAATTAGATTAGCACATTATTTTGTAGAAATTGAAGTGTATGATTTTTCAGTATCCGAAGATGAGACAGTAAATTTAAGTAATGGTGTTAAGAATAAAGTAGTAACTCGTTTGGGTTTACAAGTTCGTTTCACAAATGCAGAGACAGGAGAAATTATAGCAGCAAGTGGATTGGGTGAAGCGGTTACAACAAGAGAATTATCACTCCTTTCAGATGCAACTGTGGATGAGGTTAAATTCAACCAATCAACCATTGGAACATCTACAAAGAAAGCATTGGATATAGCATGTGCAAGAATATTAGGTAGAATGATTAAAAAGGGTGTGTTCGAAAAATAAAATCGATAATATTTAATAGTATGATAAAGTTAAAGAAAATATTAAACGAAGCAACTGCATCTGATATTATAAAAGATTTAGATAAGGTAAGACATGAGTTAATTAAAAAAGTAGATGTCTTAATTGCTAAAAAGAAAAAACTTTATTCTAATATGGATATAGAATCCCCAATGAGTGCGGATGAAAAACAATTAGATAAAGATATACAAAGTATATTCTCACAAATACAACAAATAATTCAACAAAAAAGAAGTATTAAAGAAGGTGTAGAAACTGATACAATAGAGTGTGCAGAATGTGGTTGGGATTGGGATTTAGAAGATGGCGGTGAAGAACCATATGTTTGTCATAAATGTGGATACGATAATTCAGATGAGTACGATGAATTGGATGTAGAGGATGATGATGAGGAGGATTTCTTAAATTACTTAAAAGGATATAAAACCGAACTAAAAGAAGCAAATTGTAATTGTGTTTATGAAGCAGAATACAAAGGTAGAGAAGTTAAGTTAGGCAAACCAATGCAAGGTGATGTTAAGAAGTTTAAAGTATATGTAAAGAATCCTAAGACAGGTAAAGTTATTAAAGTAAACTTTGGTCAAAAGGGAATGGTAATTAAGAAAGATAATCCTGCTGCTAGAAAATCATTTAGAGCAAGAATGAATTGTGATTCACCGGGGCCAAGAACAAAAGCAAATTATTGGTCTTGTAGAAAGTGGTAATATGATAATAATTTGTTAATATTGAATTAACCTATTAAAAGAAGCGAGAGCATAATTATTGAGGAACTAACTTAAATAATTTATGGCCCGTTTCTTTTTTATTTTGTTACTATTTCCATTTGTAGCGTTTTCTCAAACCTCCCAATTAAGTGGAGAAACAAAATCCAAAACCGAAAAAATATATTTTTCACATATTACATTTGAAGATGTGAATGGTAATAAGTTTTCTACAATTTCTAATGAAAACGCTGAATACAAAATCAATCTAAAATTAGGTGTATATAAAATCAAAGCATCTTATGTTGGTTATACTACCTATACAACACAAATAAACTTAATATCAGATACTACATTTGATATTATATTGTTGGATGATACAAAGCAATTATCAGAAGTCGTTGTTAGAGCAGCAAATCAAAAAGTAACTGATGTAGCAGTAGTTAGAACAATCCGAAATAGTAATGTAGTATCCGATGGAGTATCCATAGAATTCATTAAAAAAACACCTGATAGAAATGTTGGTGATGCTCTTAAAAGAGTAAGTGGTGTAACAATCCAAAACGATAAGTTTGTATTAGTAAGAGGATTGGCGGATAGATACAATTCAGCTATCTTAAACAAAACCCTACTACCATCAACCGAACCTGATAGGAGAGCATTTTCATTTGATATAATTCCAACAGCATTAATTGATAATATTATAGTTGCTAAATCAGCATCGGCAAATCAGCCAGGTGATTGGAGTGGTGGATTGGTTCAGATTACAACAAAAGAAGTTTCTGATAACTTTTTTAATATCTCATTGGGAAGTGGTTGGGGTTTAGTTTCAACTTTAAAGGATTTTAAGTTAGTTCAAGCTACTGAATTCCCTTCCACATTCCCATCTACATACGGATACCGTGTTAGTAGTAATGGTGATAAAAGATTATACACAAAGCAATTCAGTAATCCAATAGTAGATGGGTTTACTTCATCCCCAAACTTAAATGGTGGATTATCATTTGGTGTAAAGAAAAACAAATTCAACGCTCTATTCAGTTCAACCCTTAGAAACACATATGGAATAAATTACATAGATAGAATCGATTACCAATCCTCAACCGAATTAGCATACGATTATAGAGATACATTGTATACAAAAAGATTTTCCGCAAATGGTTTATTGAATTTAACTTATTTAGGTGAGAACCGATATAGTTGGAAAACATTAGTGAACTATCAAACGGATGATTCTTATATGAATAGAAATGGTGAGAACTATGATAATGTTCAGAATGTTCATAGTAATTCATCTAACCACATAAATAATATTGTAGTTAATTCTCAATTCGATGGTAAACTTAAAACATGGGATTTTAATTTAGGGTATAATTTAATTTTAAGAGAACAACCTGATTATAGAGTTAATCCAATTACAAAATCATTAGGAGTAAACGAACCATATACTACGGCGTGGAGAGATACATATCGTTTTTGGAGTGTGATGGATGAAAACTCTTTTAGTGGTAACATTAACAAATCATTTGGTGATATTAAGATTGGTGGTGGCTACTTAAAAAAGATTAGAGGATTTAATGCAAGAATATTCCGTTATCTTTCAACTGATATGTTAGATGAGATAACAAACAATACAGACAAATACACTGCTGATTTTGATTTAGGTAGTGGGTATGTAATGTGGGATAAAGAATTTGGTTTATGGAAATTAAATACAGGTGTTAGAACCGAATATAATTTATTTGGTGTATCTACTGCAGATTTTAGTGGAAGTAAAGTTAAAGTTAATAGAGAGTATTTAGATGTATTACCATCTCTAAATCTTTCATACAATTTAGAAAAAATAAAGTATAGATTTTCATTAAGTAAAACATTAGCAAGACCGGAGTTTAGAGAAGTTGCTAATTTTGCTTATTATGATTTTGTAAGAAATGCACAATTATTGGGTAATCCTAAATTAGAAAAATCTGACATATATAATTTAGATTTGAAATGGGAATTATATCCAAAAGCAGGAGAGAATATTTCAGTATCCCTATTTGGTAAGAACTTCATAAAACCAATTGAACAAGTAGTAGCAGATGGGTCAGTTCCATCTAACTTATTATTAACTTACGCAAACCCTGATAACGCGTATCTTTATGGTGTTGAATTAGAATTTCGTAAAAAGGTAACTGAATGGTTTGATTTTTATACAAACGCTTCGGTAATGAATTCGGAAGTAAACGTGAAAGGAGTTAAAAGACAATTACAAGGACAATCAAATTATGTATTAAATGGTGGGGTTAATATCCACAAAAACAAAAACACACTTAACGTAACTTACAATAGAGTAGGCGATAGAATATCAGCAATAGGATTTCAAGGTTATCCAGACATTTTTGAAAATAGTAGAGATGTATTGGATGTGACCCTTTTACATAAATTAAATAAAGGTGAAATAAAATTGGCAATAGGTGATTTGTTTGGCCAACAATCAATCTATTATCAAAAATTACAAAACCGAAATTTGATAAAAACAAACAATGAACAAACAATTTCTTTAACATTAAATTTAACATTATGAAAAAATTATTAGGTATTATTTTGGTATTAGGATTATTCAGTTGCCAAAAAGAATTAGGTGGTGATATAACTCCTATCAATGTTCCAACTTCAACAACTTTGAGTGGTAACATTAACACAACAACAACTTTGACATCAGACAAAGTATGGACATTAAAAGGATATGTTTATGTAACTGATGGTGCTAAACTTATTATCCAACCGGGTACAACAATTATTTCTGATATTGCAGAGAAAGGTGCATTAATTATTGAAAGAGGTGCACAACTTTTAGCAGAAGGAACTTCGGCAAAACCAATTGTATTTACATCAGGCAAAGCAGTAGGTGAAAGAACTCCTGGTGATTGGGGTGGTGTGGTATTATTAGGTAGGGCAACTACTAATAGAACTTCCGAACCAACTATTGAAGGTGGTATTGGTAGACCATATGGTGGCACTAACGATATAGATAATAGTGGTATTCTAAAATATGTAAGAATTGAATACGCTGGTATCGCAGCAATGCCAAACTCTGAAATCAACGCCCTAACATTGGGTGGTGTTGGTAGTGGAACAATCATTGAGAATGTTCAAACTATTTACGCTAACGATGATGCATTTGAATTCTTTGGTGGAACTGTAAATGCAAAGAACTTATACGCTTATGCAACTGCGGATGATGATTACGATTTTGATTTTGGATATAGAGGTTCAGTATCTTATTCAGTATCAAAGAGAGACCCATTATTTGTAGATGCCGGTGATGCTGGAAATGGTGTAGAGTGTGATAATGATGGAACAGGTACATCTGCACAACCATTCACACATCCTAAATTAGATAATATGATTTTAGTTGGACCATTTGATGTAACCGCATTAGCAAACCACAATTTAGGTTTAAGATGGAGGAGAGCAACTCAATTCACAATTACTAACTCAAAGATTGTTGGATATCAAAAAGGTGGATTCTCAATGGAAAGTAATGAAACTGCACAGGCATATAAAGATGGTGTAAGTAAGTTCCAAAATAATGAGATTCAGGCGTATGAACCATTATTAAACTTCAAATCAACATCAACTATATTTACTGCAGCTGATATGAAGGTAAAAGCTTTATCAGAGGGTAACAAACAAGTATCTTATACAAAAGCTGAAATGGAAATATTATCCAAACCAATATGGATTAGTGGTTGGACTAGATTCCCAACAAAAGGTAATTAATATCAAAAGGGAGATTTATTCTCCCTTTTTTTATATTTATACATATGATATATAAGGTTATAGATGTGCCGGTAAACGACCCATGTGAAGAATGCATTTCATGTATGAGGCTTAAATTAATGGAAATTGGATTCGTGAGTGGACAGGACATTGAGATACAAAAAAAACAATGGGGGTTATATGTTATCAATCTGGTTTCAAAACAAGGACACGTTGAACAAACTATAGCATTAAGAGAAGAAGAATTTAATCGAATTTGTTTAAAAGAAAAAAATTAATATTAATAATTTAATAATACATAAGTCCCCCAATAAAAATGGGGATTTTTTATTTATACCTATATGCTAAAAGAAATACTTACTATCGTTATACCTTGTAAAAATGAAGGTATTAACATTTACGATTGTTTAGGTTTAATTTGTAAACAATCTGATATAGAAGGAACTAATGTAGTAATTGCAGATAGTTCCGATGATGCGGATTCACTTTATTGGTTAAGCAGGGCAAGAATCGATTTTGGGTTCTCCATAGTAATTCATACCATCAATGGTGGATATCCTGCTAAAGCCCGTCTAAATGGTTCACAATTGGTAAAAACACCATACGTTCTATTCTTAGATGCGGATGTGATGTTAAGAAATAAAAATCTATTAAAAAATATATGGGAAACTTCACTTGCATATTACGAAGTAGATTTAGTAACAACTCCATTTCAGACAGAAAAGGGATGGAATTGGGTTTTCCGTATTTTTGATAAATTTCAAAGATTGAGCACATTATTAGGTACACCATTTGCAGTAGGAGGATTTCAGATATTTAATACCAAAACCTATTGGGAGATTGGTGGATATAATCCCGAAGAATTATTTGCAGAAGATTACTCACTTTCATCTAAAATAAATCCAAAGAAATTTTGGATTCATAAAACAAAAGGAGTGTGGACATCTGCAAGGCGATTTAAAAATAAAGGAGTATTATGGATGTTTAAGATAATGATACTAAGTTATATAAACCGAAATAATCCTAACTTCTTTAAACACCACCACAACTATTGGACATGAAATATCAAGCAATCATAGTATCAGATTTACACTTAGGTATAAAAGATTCTAAAACTGATGAATTCATAGAATTTATAGAATCACATCCTACGGAATTATTAATTCTTAATGGAGATATAATTGATGGTTGGGCATTGAATAGAGGTTCTAAATGGAGAAAATCGCATACCAAAGTAATCAGTAAGTTATTAAAGATTTCTAATAAAACTCGTATTATTTGGATTAGAGGAAACCACGATGAATTTATTCAAGAATTTATGAATAATCACATTGGGTCAATTGAAATAAGAGAGGATTATATCCTAAATGTGAACGAAAAAAAATACTATTGTTTTCATGGAGATGTCATCGATGTATTCATTACAAAATATAAATGGTTATCAAAGATAGGTGCAGTGGGATATGATTTTGCACTTTGGTTAAATAGAGTTTACAACACATATCGTAAGTGGAGAAAACTACCTTACATATCCATCTCACAAAAGATTAAAAATTCAGTTAAGGTTGCAACAAATTATGTAAATGATTTTGAAACCACCGCATTATCAATGGCAACTAAAAAAGGATGTGATGGAGTTATATGTGGGCATATCCATCAACCAGAAGACAGAATGATAAACGATAAGAGATATTTAAATAGTGGTGATTGGATTGAGAATATGAGTGCAATTTGTGTTGATGGAAATGGAATGTTATATTTATATAAAAGATAGTCCTATGAAAAGTATAATAACCTTATTGGTATTATTACCAACGTTAGCATTTTCACAAGTATCAACTTGGAGACAAAGTGGTGGAAGTGTTCCGGCATCATCACAAATATCACAATCAACTCAAACAAGAGTTCAACCATCTGTACCACAACAAAATAATGTGAGTAGCTGGAGAAACAATCCACCAGAAACATCTAAACCAAACTATAATATAATTGCACGACCAAACAATTGGCGATGGGGTGGTAATAATTGGGGTTGGCAATGGAATAATTGGGGATGGTATCAACCAATGCCTTACATTTGGTATGATGATTACGGATGGAGACAAAGAAGTGTAATTCATGTATACGAAAGTGGTAAAAGAGATACTATTAGAAAAGAAAGAGTTTATACCTCATTTGGATTTGGGCATACTACTAATAAACAAGCAGCATTTTGGGGAATCGTTGGTGGTAAAAAATCATATTTCATTATGGATTATGTAATGACTTATGCAATAGACCAAAACCAATACTATCCATATGGTCAAATTAATAATGTTGACTTTCCACTTAGTAAAGAAGATTGGAAAAAAGAATCAACTTTATATGTAGGTGGTGGTAAACGAATTGGTAAAATAGGTATACATGGTATGATAGGATTTGGTAATGAAGTTATCAGATGGCAAGGTAAAGATGACTTAGGTGGTATCTCATTTCCAAAATCAAATTCCTCATTCACTACATTTAAAGTTGGTGTTATAAAAGATTTCAAATTCGTTACATTAAAATTAGAAACTGACCCAATTAGAGGGTATTCTCAAATTTCAATCGGATTGAATAATAAGTAATGAAAAAATGGGTAGTAAACTTTATAATAATTTGTATTGTTCTATTTGCACAAAAAGTAAATGGTCAAGTATTCACGCAATCATTTGTAGATAAATGTACTGGTGAAATAAAAATTGCAACCACAACTTATGTAAGAGGTAATGCAGTGGTTTCATTTTATAATCAAGTTCGAACATTCACTCCCCTTGAAGTACAAAGTGGTATATTAAATGCATGGTTACAAACTACCTATTTGGCATATTCCACATTAGGGTGTCCAACTAATGTAGTAGTTCAACAAACTGTCCAACAAGCAGTAACTCAGGCTGCAGCACAAGCAGCAGCCGCAGCAGCATCCGCCGCCGCACAAGCAGCAGCAGATGCAGCAGCAAAAGCAGCATCGGATGCAGCAGCAAAAGCAGCAGCAGATGCAGCAGCAAAAGCAGCAAGTTCATCCGCGAGTGGTGCCGCATCATCATCCGCTTCTTCGGCAGCAACCTCATCTGCAACAGCAGCAACTTCATCAGTAGCAACTCCACCACCAACATCAACACCTCCACCTGCAAGTAGTAGTTCAACACCTCCACCTGCAAGTAGTTCTTCATCATCAAGTAGTGGTGGGTCTTCATCAAGTTCATCATCATCTGGCTCATCTACGGAGAGTAAGACCGAAACTAAAACTGAAGCTAAAACAGAATCGAAAACCGAAGAAAAGAAAACCGAAACTAAATCAGAGGAAAAGAAAGAGGAAACTAAGTCTGAAAGTAAAGAAGAGAAAAAAGAGGAAAGTAAATCGGAAGAAAAGAAAGAAGAAAAAAAGGAAGAAAAGAAAGAAGAAAAAAAGGAAGAGAAAAAAGAGGAAAAGAAAGAAAAGAAAAAAACTGCAGTTACAAATCCAATGATGTTATCATCTGATTTAGCAGGAACTGAATCCGCAGATGGTGAATACGCAGTAATGATGTCAGTAGGTGTATCTAAATCATCTCTAATGGGTGATAAATCATATTCCAGCTCTGCATTAATATGGTCTACATTTGACCAATTTGCACTATCATCAGGAGTTACTAAAATGGTAATAGCAGATGGTAAATTAAAAGCACTTAATAGTTACTCATTAACATCTGCATATCTTAAAGGTACGTTGATGGGATTAATGGGATATACATGGATTAAACCACACCCAACATTGGGTACATTTGGATATAACTTAGGTGCAATTATGTTAATGATGAAAGGTACTGAAATGAAATACAATACATCATTCTCAACCTCAGTAGTGGTATTTTGGACTAAACCATATCAATACTCAAGAAAACTTACGATTTCACCTCAGATATTTGTAATGTCAGCACCTATTGCTTATAATTCACTAACAGGTGGAACATCCGTAAGTAGAACACCTGGTGCTTTATTAGGAACTGCTATTGATTATAGAATTAGTAAAAGATTTGGATTTAACTTTGGATATAAAGCAAATATAGCGTTTGAACCAGAATTCAGTTTGTTGCATAATTTCCAAATTGGTTCTAAAATGACATTCTAATACTTATAGTAATACAAACAACAAAATTTTATGAAAAAATTATTAAACATCAAAAACATTGCATTATTATTATTAATTGCAATTGTTGTATTCCAACAATGTGGTGGGAATAAAAACCAAACTGGTGAAATTGTAAAAGTAAATGGTAAAAAGTACGAACTTATTAAACATGAAATTGATACAATTGAAGTAGTTAAGACAAAAGTAGTAACTAAAAAAGGTGAAGATATTTACCACGAAACAATCGTTGAGAAAGAGGTTATAGTACCTGCAAATGTAGATACTAGTGCAATCCTAAAACAATACTATACAAAAGTATTATATAAAGATGTATTAGTATTACCTGATTCATTAGGAACTGTTGCAGTAACTGATACTATCTCACAAAATAAAATATTTGGCAGAACTTTTAACGCAAATGTTAAACAAAGAACTATCAAAGAAACTACAATAGTAAAAGAATTACCTAAGAATCAAGTCTATTTTGGATTTGGTGGTCAATTTAACAAAGCTGATTTTATTAATGGTCTTAGTACTGGAGTGATATTAAAAACTAAAAAAGATAAAATATATCAAGTTAATGTAGGAGTTACTAACTCAACAATCGATGGAGTAAATGGTGAATTTAAACCATATGTTGGAGCAGGAGTTTATTGGAAAATCCGATTAAAAAAATAATTCAATATTTATTGATATATTAAAATAATAGAAGTATGAAAATGGATGATTTAAAAAAAGTAATTGCAAAATTGATTCGTGAAAATTTTCACCAATCAATATCAGAAGCAACATATGATTTCGGTAAAAAACAATATACCGATAAAAATATGACACCAACCGAAATTTTGGATTTAGCAATGGCTTATGTTAATGAACCCATAACAAAATTAGTAGGTAAAACATTAGGACATAGAATATATGTAGCAAATGATTTAGCTAAATTAACTGGTACTACCCAATCAGATGTAAAGACTAGGGGTAAACAACCTGCACTTGTATTATTTTTATTAAAAAATAGTTTGGTTTCTAAAGAAGAATACGCTAAAATATATAAAGATTTATTAGCAAAACAAATTCAAGTTATTAAATATCTTAAAAATGCCTCTCCTGATATGAGAAATAGCAGTAGTGCAATGAGAGCAGCAGAAAAAGATGGTAGAGGTGAGTTTGGTGAATCAGTAAATGAAATGAGTAGAAACGATGTACATTTTAAAGAAATAATGAAAATGTATGATAGAGGTGGTTCATTCACAAAAAAGAAAGTTGCAGTAGTTGTATGTAGAAATTCAAAAGCATCAAGACGTGATATTGAAGAGGAACTATTAGATACAAATTATGAAGATATCGTACAATATCAAGATGAATTAAATATTAAAGAATCAGTAGAGGGTGATAGAATACAAAAACTTAATGATAGAATTAAAGCATTGAGAGATAAAATGAATTCAACCAAATCATCAACTCAAAAAAATCTAATCCAACAAAGATTAAAAAACGCTCTACAAACCCTTACTAAAATAAAGAGTGGGTTGGGAATCAAAAAAATAAATAACGAATCAGTAAACGAAGCTGCAAGTGTGGAAGCAATGGGAATTGCAGCACTAACAGGTCTTAGAGGAGATGCGGTTCAAAAGTTTATTGATGATAATAATATTCATGCTAGAAAATTACTTGCATACCTTAAAATGAAAGGTCCACATACATTAAGTAATAGAATGGATATTTCAACTGCTATTGTAGGTAAAGCTAACAATAAATTTGCACAAGGTATTATCAAAGCATTTAGTGAATCGGTAAACGAAGCAAAATCTGATTACGAAGTATATCATGATTCATACACTTCAGCAATTAATGCAGCTAAAGCATATGCGGAGAAAAAAGGATACACTATTAACGATGATGATTCATTTACTAAAATAGGAATGGGTCCGAAGAAACCATCGGAAGGAAAGACTAATAGATTCAGTATCGAATTAGTTAAAGATAATAGAGTACAAAAGAAAATGCTTCAAATCCAAGTATACGGAATGAAAAATAAATACGAATTAAACTGCTATATAGGATAATCATATGATAAGTTTAAAAAATATAATGACTGGAATGGACTGGAACGGTCGTAAGGTGGAGTTGGGTAAGGTGTATAGTAATCCTTACGCAAATGCATTCAAACCTCTTAAAGAGGGTGAGGATTCCGATTACGAAGTATCTATGGCACAAAAACAATTAGATGATATAATCAAGTCTGCAACAGAATTAAAACAAAAAATGGGTGATTCGGAATTTAATGTAGCCGCATGGATACAAGACCATATTTCAAAATCCCAAAATTACATCAACCAAGCCAACTACGGGTTTGACAAGGAACAATAATAAATTAAAGGTTCAAAAGTAATGTCACACCAAATGGAAATATTTGCTACAATTATAATTGCTTTGATAACAGCAGTAATCGGTCCAATCGTATTAGAGTGGGTTAAGGTTAAATTATCTAAGAAAGAAAAAGAAGACCCTATTAAAAAAGGATGTCAACAGGGACTTGTCATTGAAGAAGAAATCGAAAACATCAGAGAAGAACTTAATGGAGATAGAGTTTGGATATCAATGTTTCACAATGGAGGACATTTTCTACATACCAATAAATCTATTCAGAAATTTTCAGTAGTATACGAAGTAGAAAAAGCAGGAGTTGCCAAAATAGCACATACATTTACAAATATACCTCTTTCTCTATTTGCAAAATCAATCGATGAAATGCTTAAAACTGGTTATATTTTTATTCCTAATTTTGAGGACCCAACCATAGCAACATTCGGATTAAAACCAGGTGCAGAAGCAGCAGGTACAAAGGCATCATATTGTATAGCACTTTTTGATATAAAAACTGAATCATGTATTGGTACAGTTGGAATTGATTATACCAAACCTAAAAAACTTACAAACGAAGAGAAGGGGTTCTTTATGGAAAGAGCTAATCGTTTATCTGGGTACTTATCTAATTTCTTAAATAGTTAATCATATGGATGATAAGGTTATAATAATTAATAATACATTTAATTTAGATACCCATCCATTATTTGAAAATCAACCAATCGATGTAATTGAATCAATTTTAATGAATTCATCATTAATAGTATTTGATTATCAAGAAGATTTACCACAACGTTTATGGGATATTATTTTATTTTGTGCTAAAAACAGTCTAAAAACATATATCAATGGATTTACACAGCCATTAAAAATGTATTTTGATAAAACATATCCAAATAATAAAATATATTTTCCATCTATTGAAGCATCAAATTGGTATCATATGCATATCAATTCATTTACATTATTTGAAAAATCGGTTATAAATGAAAGAAAATACTTATTAAAATACTTTTCTGCATGTAGAAAGCCGTGGCGAGATTATGTTATACTATTCTTGCGTGATAATGGTTTAATTAATGAAAAAAATTTAATATGTTTTAGAAATAGAGGTAAAGACCATTTTAATTATTTACTATATAAAGACTATAATAGTGAAATAGAATACCCAAATTTAGATTATTTTTGGTTAGATAATCTTAATTTATGTCATCCAAGTCAAGAAAATATTATCCCGTGGGAAGACCAAAATGCACAAGATGTAGGATTATTTGAAGCACATTTTAATTCTTATTTTGATATAATATCAGAAGCAGTTGTTCCATATAAAACCCATCCAAATGAAATAGGTGAAAATATATCATCGGTCTCTAAAAGAACAATTTTTCCATTATTATGTAGAAACGTGTTTCATATATACCCTGAGAATAAACCACTTGAAAATTATTTAAAAGAATTAGGTATAGAGTTTTTCTTCGAATCGGATAATGAATTTTGTGATAATATTACATCTGAATTTTATATGTTACCAACAACTCAAGAAAAATTAAATAATAATTTTGATATTGCTATGACAATAATAAGTCATCATTTAAGTATGCACCTTAATAGACATCATAATTCACATACCCCAACTAATTAAAAAATTATTAAATAAATTTGGAAATATAAGCTTTTTTTCGTATCTTTACTCATTAAAAAGGTTAGTAATATTTATATACATCTATGATTTCAAGAAATTTATTTACTGAAAGTAAAAACCTACGAATATTTGATTTTGATGATACCCTTGTCAAAACAAACTCTTATATCTACGTCACCCATGCAAATGGAATGAAAAGTAAATTAACTCCTGGTCAATATGCGGTGTATACTGAAAAACCTGGTGATGTTTACGATTTTAAAGATTTTGAACAGGTAAAAGAACCACAAGAGATACAAAAGATAACTAAAATTCTTAGAGGTATCGTTCAAAAAAGTAAAGAGGTAGTGTATATCCTAACAGCACGAGCAGCTTATCAACCAATCAAAAAATATTTAAACGATATTGGTATAAATTCTAAAAAGATTTATGTAGTTGCACTTGCATCTAATAATCCAAAAGATAAAGCAGATTGGATTGAAAATATGATTGATAAGGAGGGGTATGATGATATTTATTTTGTGGATGATTCAGAGAAAAATGTATCAGCAGCAAAACAAATGTTGAAAACAAAGAACGTAAAGTGGAGAGTTCAGCATATAAAACATTAAAAGTTTATATTTATATCAAATAGTTATATTGACTATTATAAAACTAAAAAAGGAAAACACAAATGGCAACAAATTACAAAATTACATTATCAGGAAGTACTGAATCAGTTGAAGGTACTCAAACATTTACAACATTAGAAGAATGCCAAGCATGGTTAGATGTTCATCAAGTTTATTATGCAGATGATGATGCAGACAAACCAGCTACCGATTCTTGTAAATATATATTATTCACTACTGAATCTGAATAATAAATGCCAGCAGTATCAAAAGCACAACAACGATTTATGGGAATGGTTCATGCCGCTCAAAAAGGTGGTGAACCTGCAAGTCCAGAAGTTGCAAAGGTGGCAAAAGATATGACTGATAAAGATGCTAAGGATTTTGCATCAACCACACATAAAGGGTTACCTAATCATATTAAAAAAGAAATTCTTAATAGATTAAAAACCGAATATGGTTTAATGTTACCAAACCATCATGTACAACCTGCAGCTGTTGCTATGGGATTAGATGATGAAGATGAACAATATGGAGAAAATCGAATTATGAAGTTGAAAAAAATTATGGAAGGTGCTGATGAAATAAACACAGCAGTAATTCCGGCGGCAATCAAAATAAAATTTGAAAAAGCATTAGAACTAATGAATGGTAAAGAATTATCATACAACCAAAAAATTAAATTATTAGCAAAAATAATTGATGGATTGGGTATTGATAAAATGGAGTTAGGTAGAATTAGTAGTAAATTAAAATCAAATTTAGATTAGAATAGGAGATTTATATGTTATTAAAAAAGGGTGATAATAACGAAAGTGTAAAGTTAATGCAAGAAAAGTTGGGGATATCCCCAGCAGTTACTAATTTCGGTCCTAAAACCGAAGAGGCAGTAAAAGCATTTCAATTAAAAAATGGATTAACACCCGATGGTATAGTTGGTGATAAAACATGGGGAATGATTATGGGTGAAAGTGTTGAAGTAACACCACAGCCGGTAGTATCAACTCCATCCGTAAGTGGATTGAAATTAGATAAACTTAAAGGACATGTTCCTCAAGTTGTAATCGATTCAATCCCCGAAGTTGCAACTAAATTTGGAATCAATACTCCATTAAGAGTTGCACACTTTCTTGCACAATGTGGACATGAGAGTGGTGGATTCCGTTTAACAAAAGAAAACCTAAACTATTCTGCAAAGGGATTGATGGGTATATTTAAAAAGTATTTCCCAACTGAAGCCCTGGCTAAAGCATACGAAAGACAACCTGCAAAGATTGCAAACAAAGTTTACTCAAATAGAATGGGTAATGGAACTGAAGCAAGTGGTGATGGTGCAAAGTTTTGTGGTAGAGGATATATTCAATTAACAGGAAAAGAAAACTATACCGCATTTGGTAAATCAATCGGAGTAGATGTATGTGCTAATCCAGAGTTAGTAGCATCACAATATGCACTTGCATCAGCAGCATGGTTCTTTTCTAAAAATGGATTACATAAGATAGCAGATGAAGGAGCAAGTGATGCAGTAGTAACAAAAATTACTAAAAGAGTAAATGGTGGAACGATTGGATTACCGGATAGAATAAAACACTTTAAAGAATATTATTCTTTATTGGCATAAAAAAAAGAAATAAGTTATGATATATTGGTTTACTGGTCAGCCTTGTGCTGGTAAGACTGTATTAGGAAGTAAGTTACATAAGTTTTTACAAACTGAAAAACGTAATTGGAGAAAATCAGTTTTTCATGTTGATGGAGACCATTTACGAGATATCTATCAGAATAAAGATTATTCAGAACAAGGTAGACGTACTAACATTAAAAATGCACAAGCATTAGTAGAATACTTACATACATGCGAATGTGATGTAGTAGTATCATTAGTAGCCCCATATTTAGATTTAAGAGAAGAATTCAAAGATAAAATCGGTAACGATATTGTTGAAATATTTGTACATACTACCGAAGCAAGAGAAAGAGACCATTTTCACGTTTCTAACTACGAACAACCGCAAGTGAACTTTATTGATATTAATACTACAAAGGATTCACCGGATACCTCATTTTCAAAATTAATAAATAATCTTAATAAAATCAACAAGTTATAATGAAAAAGTATTTAGCACAGGCTGCTTTTAAATCATCATCAAATGATGTAAAGTATTCAATGTATATTGGAAGATGGCAACCCTGGCATGAAGGTCATCGTTGGTTAATCGACCAACGATTGAATGAGGGTAAAAAAGTTCTTATTTGTATTAGAGATGTAGAAGCAGATGAGAAAAACCCGTGGACTCCATTAGAAGTATTACAAAATCTTACACATGAATTGTTGGATATCATCCAAGAAGGTAAAGTTAAAATTATTATCATACCCGATATTGAATCAATTAATATTGGCAGGGGTGTAGGATATGATGTGATAGAACATTGTCCTCCAGATGAGATAAAGGAAATATCTGCAACTGCTATCAGAGAACAACTGAAAACAGATGGTAAGTTATGACCGTAGATAAAAGGAGACACATTGCTAAAACCATCTCATATCGAATTTTAAGTACCTTAATCGGATTCTTATTGATGTGGTGGATAAGTGGTTCAATTAAAGTTGGAACTGCATTTGGAGTGGCAGAATTAGTTTATAAACCTATTCAGTATTACTTACACGAAAGAATATGGTATCGTTGGATTAAATACGGACTAAAAAAAAATAAATAACAATGTTAAAAAACGTATATTGTTTTGGTACTTCATATACTGAAGGGGGTGGATTTGAATTTTCCGAAAAGGATTTAAAATTATCAAGATTATATGACCATTTGGGAATTGAGTTAAATCAATTCAATTTCTCCTGGCCAGGTCAACTTCAATCATTATTAGGAAATGATATAAAAATACATAATTTAGCTAAATCTGGCTATGGTAATGAACGAACTCATAGAGTTTTTTTTGATTTAATAGAACAAAAAGATAATATTTCTAAAGATAGTATTTTTTTATTTGAAATAGCTTCGTTGGGTAGGAAAGAATATTATTTAAATGATTTAAATGAGTATATAATATGTAATTATAGTATTAAGGATGGTAATGATACAGGTGTCATGCATGGAATTGCAAGTACTTATTTTTATGATACACCGGAAATAACTAAAACAATAATTGATAATGAAGAATTATTTAATCAAATTATAAAAAAAACCATAAATTTTAATATAGAACATAAATTATATGAAAGGAATTTTATATTACTTTTATCATTTTTAGAATTACATAATTTTAAATATTTTATTTTAGGTAATATAAATTTTAATCCAAAATACAATAGATATACTCCAGATTATATTAGTAAAACTATATGGTTTCCATCTAAAACTAATAAAACTAAAAAAGGTGATTTCGTACAATTTTTTAATGAATATAATTTAACCCTAACTGAAGAAACTAAAGGTGTAATAAAAGATGGCCATTCTGGATATGTAGGAAACAAACTCACAGCTGAAATTATATATAATCATTTAATAGATGTAAATGTTATTGACTCAAATAAAGTAGAACTAACTGATTATACTAAAGATTATATATTTGAACCATCAGGTAAAACTCCAATGGATAACTTTCTTGAACCTATAAATAAAAACTAAATATATGATAATACCTAATGTAAAAAGTGAATACGGCAAATTAAAAGAAATAATAGTTGGAGTTGCTAAAAATGCACAAATACCAACAGTTAAAGATAAATCCTTACATTGTATAGATTACGCACATTTATCAGATGCCGAATTTGAAAAAATTCCAACAGGTAATTATCCACAACAATTAATAGATGAAACCGAAGAAGATTTAAATAATCTAGCAGATACTCTTAAAGATATGGGTGTTGTAGTACATAGACCAGTTGATAGAGATTTTTCTGAAAAGAAAGGTAATGATTTATGGCAAGTAGATGGGTACTATAATTATTGTCCTAGAGATTCGATGTTAGTGATTGAAGATAAAGTATTAGCAACACCTATGACATTACGTCAAAGACAATTTGAAGCAGAAACATGTAAACCATTAATACATCCAGACCATTGGATTGATTTACCTAAACCAAAATTAGGGGATGAAATGTATAATCGAAATGATTTGAGTAGACCAACGTTAATGGACGGACCAGAACCAATATTCGATGCAGCTAACATAATTAAAAGTGGATATGATATCCTATATTTAGTTAGTAATACAGGTAACAAAGCCGGTGCAACATTTTTAGGTGATTATTTAAGACAAAACTTTGACCCAAAATATAAAGTTCACACTGCAGAAAATGTTTATGCATATATTCACATAGATACTACATTTGTATTTCTAAGAGAAGGATTGGTATTATTAAATCCATCGCGAGTTAATGATAAAAATATGCCTAATTTTTTAAGAGATTGGGATAAAGTTTGGGCGCCAGAACCATACCCAACTCAAGTATTAGAAGATTGGTGTCCGGCATCACCTTGGCTTGGTATGAATATACTTTCCATTGATGAAAAGACTGTGATGGTTGAAGAACATCAAACACTCCTTATGAAAACATTAAAGAAGTATGGAATTGATTCTATACCTATAAAGATGAGACATAGTAGGACATTTAGTGGAGGACCGCATTGTGTTACACTTGATTTAATTCGTGAGTAATGAAATCCATTTTAGAATATACATCGAGGGCAACTAGATTAATAGATTTTTTTTATAATTCTTTTATCACAAGAATCAATAATGTGATAAAAGATGAAAAGTTCGATATTATTTTTATTGGTTCTAACGATTTAAATAATTGTGATTCTATATTAGAATATGCAAATTTAGATACTACTTATTACATTGATTCTGTAACTGAATCTTCGGGATTTTATGGTGTCTATGAAAACGTATTACAATTTAAAAAAAAATACAAAATAGCATCTGATAAAATCGTAATGATTTGTGATGTTATAAGTGATAATGATTTTGATAAGTTAACGGAGTTTAAGATATTCAATTCAAAATACTTTCCATTCTACGCGTATCTAACATTTACTCATGATTCCTTTTCAGTATTCAATGGGCATCAATTACAAGTATTAGAAAATCTATCATTTACTATTGATAGAAAAAAATTATTTACTTCAAGAAATGGTAGACATAATGAATTTCGTGCATATACCTTGTACAAACTATTCAAAGATAATTTAATAAATGATGGTTTAGTTTCTGCATTTTTTTATGGTAGTAATAATACGATTCATAACGAACATAAAGATATTACATACTTTCACCAATATATCGATAAACCTTATTGGGATACTAATGTAGCATCAAAGTTACCAATTAAAATAGATAATTTCTTTTTAGGTTGGGATGAAAACCAAAACGCTAACATATCAGGTGATTTACATCATAATGACATTTTTAAAGATGCGTATGTAGATTTAGTAACTGAAAATATACATTATAGTCCAACCATATTTGAATATAATACTCTTACTGAAAAATCATTAAAACCATTTTTATTTTATCAACTACCACTATTCGTTACATATCCATATAATTTAAAATGTTTAAGAGATATGGGATTTGATTTGTTTGATGATATACTTGATAACTCGTATGATTTAGAATTAGACCCTAAAGTTAGAATCGATAAAATAATTACCAATTTGATTAATTTAAAATCAGTTGATTTAAATGATTATTTTAAAAATAATAAAATTAGATTTATAAACAATAGGAATTTAATATTAAAGTTAGCTTTTTCAAATGGTCTTAATGACACATTCAAATTAATTAATTTTCTTAATATTTAAATATAGTATACTTATATAAAATGTAGATTACTATGGAAAATATGAATAATGAGGAAAAAGTATTTCCTAACTTTGACCCAACTAAGAATCTTTCTTTGGCTGGTAATAGTAGGAGGATGAAAAGAGGATTAGGTGCTAAACCTATAATGGAATCCGAAATCAAAGATGCACAATCAAAGGCTCGTTCCGCAATGGAAGCCGCAAGAGTGTTAGGTATATCATACAACACCTATAAAAAATACGCAAGACAATATGGTATTTTTGAAAATTTAAAGAATCCGGATGGTAAAGGAATTCGTAAAGGATTTAATATCAAAAGAGGTAAATTTTCATTAGATGATATTGTTGCAGGCAAATACCCAGATTATCCAATTTGGAAATTAAAACAAAGATTACTACTAAATGGTTATATGTTAGAAAAGTGTAATAGTTGTGGGTTTGAGGAAAAAAGAATTACTGATGGTAAAGTTCCGTTAGTGTTAGATTTTGCTGATGGTAATAGATGTAATCACAAATATGATAATTTAAGAATGTTATGTTTTAATTGTTCATTTCTATTAAACGGAAATTTAACAGGCCCCAAAAAAGAATACGAATATTAATGAGTTTTATCATTGGAAAAAGCTGTGATGGATGCATAGATACTAGCTGTGTTACTGTATGCCCGGTAGATTGTATTAACGGCCCAATTATAATAGATGGGTTGGGTAGAGAAGTATTTGGGATGAGTGATGCGGAAAAGGTTGGTAAACAAATGTATATAAACCCAATCGAATGTATCAAATGTGGAGCATGTATACCTGAATGTCCTGTTGATGCAATATATAGAGATGAAGATGAGGCCATTGTATTTAAAGATACTGAGTCTATTCACAAAAATTATGAATTTTACGGATTAAAATATGAATAAATATTTAGTTGCAGGTGGATGTTCTTATACAGGTGGAGGTGGGTTTAATAATCCACAAATATTTAATTTAGAGTTTCCTAATATAGATGTAACTCAATTTGAAATATATCATACTGAAATAGATTGGTTATGTCCTAAATTTAGAGAATTTATCAAACCATATCTTTGGCCATCGTTATTGAGTGATATGTTAAATTATAAAGAATCTTATAATTTAGCAGGAGGTGGTAAGGGTATCTATACCTCAATAAATTCCATATACCATTTCATATACAAATGGCAATCAGATAGTAAAGACGTAACCGAATTAGAAATATGGTTTCAAATTCCAAATCATAATAGAGTAGAAACTTATATAAACAACATAGATAAACATCGATGTGTTCTTACCGAATTTGATGATTCTAGTGATATTAAGAAAACTTTTATTAATAATTTTTTTGATGAAGATTTTAATTTATTAATTTCATTACATGAAGTATACAAATTAAAAAAGTATTGTGATTCATTAGGAATTGTTTTATATATTATTCCGTGGAGTAATGATAGTATGTTTAAAAATGGTTTGGATTATATTAAATTAAGACAACGTATTGATAAATATTCTAATGATACAAACAAACAACATTTTTATAAATTACACACAAATATATATGATGTAACTTATTACGATATTGATTTAATATTGGATGAATTAAATATAATATCAGTTGAAAATAACGATGCGTTATCCAATTATTTGGAAAGAAACTTTGATTCCTATTATTTTGAAAGCAAATATCCAAATATTAGCAGTGATAGACATATGACAAGTGAAGGGCATATTGAATACGCTAAATTATTAAAAAAAATAGTTAAAATAAATTTGGAAAATTGAGAAAGATTTCGTATCTTTGGACTTATAATTAATAATTTAAACAAAAAAACGTATGAACAAGTATTTTGAAGTTGCAGTTGAAGTGGTGGTTGCCACACTTAAAAATGGTAAAGAAAAGAAAAATAAAGAAATTTATTTAGTAGATGCACAATCAGTAACCGAAGCGGAAGCAAGAGTTGTTAAGGATTTTGAAAAAGCAGGTGTTCAAATTGATTACAAAGTAAGTGGTGCTAAAGAAAGTAGAGTACTAAGAGTAATTGAATAGTATGGGAAAACAATTAGAAATCATACAAGAAGAGGTTAAAACAAAAATTGCTAAGAGAGTTCCACCTGGAGATAGGTGGCAACCTCTTGACAACCCTCAAGTCACACTACAATCCCTAACTGAAGTATTGGAGTATGTTTACCAAAAGACCGGTAACACGCAGTTCTATATGGATGCTAGAGAGGGATTCACTTACATTATAGATACCGAAGAGAGAGTTATACAACCAGAACCAGAGAAAAAATGGTCATTATATGGTGAAGAATAACTTTTAAAATTTTATATTTATATTTATTAACAAACCAAAAACCAAAAATTATGGGATTATTCGCATTCATTAAGAATCTTTTCTCTAAAGCAGAACAGATTGAAAATTCAGTTGAAAAATTTGTAAACGAAGTGGAAGTAATTGCACCGGAAGCAAAGAAAGTAACTGATAAAGTTAAAACTGGAATTGCTAAAGCAAAAAAAGTAACTAAACAAGGACAAGAAATTGCTACTCAAAACGAAACTGCAATTAATGTAGTAGAGACAGTTGCTAAATCAGTAAAGGCTAAAAAAACTGCTACTAAGAAATAAGGAGAACTTATGAGTATTAAGAAATTAATTGCAGAAGCAATTATAGTTGATAATATGTTTGATATGGAATCTGAAATGATATCCATAAAGGAATCTATCATTGAACATTTAATACTTGAAGGTGTAGATGACCCCGGCATCCTAAAATGTGTATTTATGGCAGGTGGACCAGGAAGTGGTAAATCTTTCATTGCAAATGAGATTTTTGGGGTATCACATAAAACAATGTCAGCAGTATCTGCTGGTGGGTTAAAATTAATTAACTCTGATAGTCTATTTGAAAAAGGATTAAAGGATAACGGAATCAATTCAAAAGATTTAGGTACGATTGAAAAAGAAAATCCGGAACTTTGGGATATGATTGCAGGAGAAGATAATAAAAATTCAATTAGAAACCATGCAAAAGACTTAACCAATAAACAAAGAGCTTTTTATGAAGCAGGTAGGTTGGGTATGATTATCGATGGTACTGGTGATGAGGTTACTAAAATAAAGAAAAAGAAAGAACATGCAGAAAGTTTAGGATACGATTGTTATATGGTATTCGTAAATACTTCGCTGGAGGTTGCGTTAAAGAGAAATGCAGAAAGGGATAGGACATTATCCGATGATTTAGTAAATAAAATCTGGAAGGATTGTCAAAATAACTTAGGTGCATTTCAAGGTATGTTTGGTGGAAATTTTATAATTGTTGACAACACTAGTTATAGTAAAAACATTTATAATTTTAAGGATAAAAAAGCCGGAAAGGTTGTAACATCTGATAAACCCATCGCACGAAATATTCAAACATCTATTGACCAATTTCTACGCAAACCTATTTACAACCCAATAGGAAAACAGTGGGTATTAAATGCTAGGGCATTGAAATCCGCAGGGTTTATCAAATAATGGCAAAAGGAAAATCCTTAACTACATCAAAAGTAACATTCGGAAAAAGAAAATCCGGTAAGGCATCTAAAACTACTAATAGACACGATAGAAAAGAAAAGAATTATCGTGGTCAAGGTAGATAAATTTAATTAAATTGGTTACACACATCATAACTGAAAATAGAACAGATTTTTTATTTGTATATCGTTTATTAAAACCATATGTGAATAAAATATATGTAGATAGTTTACAGCATTCAGAACCATATAGATTTTTAGCTGAAGTTGATTCTCATAAATTTGATGTATATATTACAAATGAAATAAATCATTTTGTTGAAACTAATCCATTAAAATTACCTTCTTTTCAAAATTCAATAATTATCACCTACATTGATGGTAGCATTGATGGGTATGATAAATTCAATCGATTAAAGACTCAGGGCTTTGGTAAAATCATTTCATTAGAAAATGATGGTGAAATATATCACCATTCCAAACTCAAAGTAAAATGCTTAGAGATGGGATTATTATTATTGAGTTCAAATTTAGATTCAATTACACATTCTGATGAATTTATTAAAAAAGAATTTGGGTTTAATATTGATGTTGAGACTCGTTCTCATAAAAATTTCATACAAAATGCTTATTCTGGATTTCTTAGATACCAATCATTAATTCACTTAGAGGAACGATGGTATTCTAAAAAAGAAAACATAGCACATAATTTCGATATAGCTTTATATCATAGAGATGGATACAAAGGTTGGAGAGATGAAATTTCTAAATACTTACTTTCTAATTCAGAACATCTTAACGTAAAAAAAATAAGTGATTTAAGACACCTAAATGTGCTTGAATACGATGTGAACTCAGAGGATACATTACAATCAGTAGATAGGATTTTTTTAAATCTTAATAAAGTAAACTTACATAATACATATTTCAACGATATGTATGATGCTAAAATGCATATTACATTTGAAACTTGTTTAGAAGAGCCGGAAGTATTCATAACTGAAAAAACTTTTAAAGAATATTACTACGGATTTCCATTTTATAATTGTTGTTCGTACACAATGACAAAAGAGTTGGAACGTTTGGGGTTCTTTTCATATGATATGTTGCAACAAAGTAATTTACATAACTTCGTACAAAATCATAGTTTAATTTATAGTTTACAACAAGATTGTATTACTAGATTTAAACAATTTGTAGATACATATGTTACTACATCTAAAGTAAATGAACTATGGGATACTCATAGAGATAAATTTCAAAACAATATTTCAAATCTATATCACTTAATAAGTGAGAAGAACGAACATAGAACTGATTTAATAAATAAACTATTTTTATGAAAGGTATAATATTCGCAGGATGTTCGTTCACATGGGGTGAAGCATTAGAATTATATTCCGAATACCCAACGATTCGGTACGATTATTATAAACAAGAGCATAAGGGATATTACTTTCCAGAAGCAGTTATGTATCAGAAACCTGGTCATATCAAGTTTATAGAATCAAATCGGTTTGCTAGAAAAGTAGCACAACACTTTAATACATTTGATTTAGTATATCCAAAGAATGGTGGAAGTTTGACTACTATGCGTAAGTTTATATCATCATCATTATTAGAGTATGAGGGTGATATTGAATATATAGTATTACAATTTACTGAAATTTTAAGAGATGTCTATATTCACGATAAATGTACAAATGATTGTTGCAGTATTTCGGTAAGAGAAATTCTAAATGACAGAATTAGTTACGAATGTAATGAACTTAGTTTGGATGAATATAAAAAGTATAAATCATATGAATTATACAATCGTTATTTTAATGGTAAGACTCCAATAGATATCGACAATGAATACTCAATTACCGAATTAATAAAGACATTAAAATTCCTATTAGATATTCAGAAAACTGGTATAAAAATAAAATTATTAGGAACTTGGACAAATGATATTCAAAAATATGAGAACTTAAAAAATATAGATTTAGAATTATATAATTTTTACAAAGAAAATCTGGTATCTATTGAGTCGGATGGTAAAGAATATGAAACTATTTTTTCAGTATACAATTCTAAATCGGAATATAGAATAGCAACTGATTTACCCTGGTCTAATAATGACCATCCAAGCTTAAAATTTCATAATTTAATTTCAAATTCTATAATTAAAAATATAGAAAATGATATATATATAAAATAAATTAAAAAGATATATGGATGATTTAACAACGCTTATTGGAAAATATTGTAATATTTTAGAAGATGCAATAGATGAGCAAGATTGGAGACAGGTAAAACTTGTCTTAAAGGAGATGGATGCCCTATATGAAGATTTGGAAAGAAAATCTAATGGGTTTACTTCGGATGAATATTAAAAAATAAATAAGTTATGACCTATATTACTGCACATCTACCGGAGTTAAAAAAATTAAAATCGGAATTAGAAGAAAATCCTAATGCGATTAAACGGTATTTAAAGTATGAAGGGTTTTCTAGTACACATAGTGGTTCTATTGATTATCTTGATATGAAGATAGAAGAATATTACAAATCAAAACAAAATGATTAAACCTTTCTCTATTTTAGACACTCGTACAAAAGAGTGGCAAGATAGAAAGAGATGGTGGATTAATACCTATAAAATTCAATCCGAATTAGGTAGAGAACAAACTATTTCCAAAACAAATTTTTGGGATACTGAAGAACCTTCCGTATCAATATTTGATGCTACATTATGTGAATTGATGTATGATTGGTTTTGTCCCAAAGGTGGAACTATATTAGACCCATTTGCAGGAGGTAGTGTTAGAGGAATAGTTGCATCAGAAATGGGATACCATTACACAGGTATTGATATATCAGAAACTCAAATCCTTGCAAATCAAAAACAATCTGAAAAACCAAATTGGATAGTAGGTGATAGTGCAACGATATTGGAAACACTTGATGATGAAACCTATGATTTTGTATTTACATGTCCACCTTACTACGATTTAGAAATATATTCTGATAATGAAAACGATTTATCAAATATGGATGATGAGGATTTTGATGATGCATATGCACACATTTTAACTGAGTCCTATTCTAAACTAAAAGATAATAGATTCTTTTGTATAGTTCTATCAGAAACCCGTGAGGTATCTAAGACAGGGAATTATAAAATTGGTAAGTATCGAAACTTAGTTGCTAAAACAATAATGGGATGTGAGGAAATTGGTTTTAGTTTTTATAACGATATGGTGTTATTTAACTCACAACATCAGGCATCTAAAATATCCAAAACATATTTTGATAGAAATCGAAAAATAGCATCGGTTCATCAAAACGTATTAGTATTTGTAAAGGGTAATCCTGATTTAGCAACTGAAGATATTAATTGGGATGGTTCGTATAAATGTATTGTAGATGGGATTAGATATAAATCATTCAGAGAAGCAGCAATATCAATAGACCCAAATGAATTAGTTGCAACGGAGATAGAACGTAGATGCAAATCTACTAAATCAAAATACAAAGATTGGCAAATAGTAGGAGCAGAAACCAAACCCACAATTCGATATGAGGTGGATGGTATTCCATTTGAAACTCCTAAACAAATAGCAGAACTAATTGGTGGAGATTTTAGTGAACAACGAGCTCGTAATTTTATAGATTCCGGTAACTTAAAATACCGTCATTGGAAAAAAACTGATGAATGGGATATTACATATGATGAAATGGAAAAACTATGGAACGGCACAATTCGTATAGAAGTGCCGATAATTAGTTGTGAAGGTATGGAGTTTTATTCCTTATTAGAAGCAGCAAATCACTTTAAATGTTCAGATGAAAGAATACGTCAGAAATTAAAATCTGATAAATATTTGGATTTCCTTTATATTGATTAGGATGATACTTATATAAAAGGTTACGCATTATTCACGAAACTAACTTATAAATGAACGACGGTGATAGTAAAAAAACTAAACAAATTAAAGGAAAAGGAGCATCGCTTGATGCTTTACAAAGATACATCACTAATGTTAGCGATGTTCTTTCTACCACTTGGTTACGATGCACTATTCAAACTAATGATGGAACTGACAGGTTCGTATTGGGGAGCAGACGTTATCTTTTACTCAATTTCAGGCTCTTTTTGGTTGGTGTATATATTTCTTACGAGATACTTAAATAAAAAATAAATTATGGCATACGGAGATAAAGTAATAGACCATTTCAATAACCCACGTAACGTAGGTACTTTGGATAAAAGTAAATCCAACGTAGGTACGGGATTAGTGGGTGCACCTGAATGTGGTGATGTAATGAGACTACAAATAGAAGTTAATGATAATATCATAACTGATGCCAAATTCAAAACCTTTGGATGTGGTTCTGCAATAGCAGCATCATCCCTAGCAACGGAATGGTTGAAAGGAATGTCAATAGATGATGCAATCAAAATGGATAATATGGAATTGGTAGAGGAACTATCCCTACCACCAGTTAAGATACATTGTTCAGTATTGGCAGAAGATGCGATAAAAGAAGCAATAAAAGATTATAGACAAAAGCAAGGATTACAGGAATTAATCCTTGAAGGAATCTAAAAATAAAAAAATATAAATTATGAGTTTTATCATTGGTAGGGCTTGTGTTGATTGTATGGATACTGCATGTGCAAGTGCATGTCCAGTTGATTGTATTCATGGACCTATTGATATGGAAGGTTCAGGCGGTGAAATTGAAAGAGATGGTAGAGCAGCATTTCCCGGTGGGCAAATGTATATCAACCCAGATACTTGTATAAATTGTGGAGCGTGTGTGCCGGAGTGTCCCGTTTCTGCTATCTATGAAGATGAAGATATCGCAATTGGGGCAGGAGATGAAGACTCCGTACATAAGAACTATGGTTTCTTTGGATTAAAATACAACTAATTTAATCTTATCTTAAAAAAATTATATATAACCTATTGATAACCAATAGGTTATTTTTTTTTTAAAATAATTGGTAAAATATTTGGAAATGTGGTAAATAATGTGTAGTTTAGCTTTATAACAATGAGAGATAACACCCCTAATAGTAAGACCCAAAATAATTTAAAAATAAATGGGTAAAAATTTGGAAATACCGATTTTTATTAGTAGTTTAGCTTTGTAATAATTGATAACACTAAAACATAAACATATGAGTAAATATTCTTATAAACCCCACGCCTCTTACTGGTTACGCGATTGGGAAGATGATGACATCTTAGTTACCAACATGAATGATGTTGAGCGTAAATCACATGACCTTTATAAATTAGCCACTGCAAAGAGGGCGATTTCAAACTTCGTAAACATTGTTACTAACAAATCAATTCCTGTGAAATTCTCCGGTAAGGGTAATTCCTATACTGATGGTAAAGCAGTGGTAATTGGTTCTAATGTAGTTGAACCAAAGGATTTTGACGTGGCAGTTGGATTGGCGTTACACGAGGGTTCTCACATTAAATTATCTAACTTTGAATTATTGAGAGATATTCATTCAATGATTCCCGCTTCGGTTTCTGATTCCGCAATTAAAAAAGGGATTATGAATCCGATATCAATCGTAAAAGATATTTGGAACTATGTTGAAGATAGACGAATTGACTGGTATGTATTTAATCAGGCACCTGGTTATAGAGAGTATTATCGTTCAATGTATGATAAGTACTTTAATGACCCTTTAATTGATAAGGCATTGAAAAGTGATGAATATAATGAGGAAACTATTGAATCATATATGTTCAGAATTATCAACCTCCATAATAAAAACGCTGACCTTAATAAGTTGAACGGTCTTAAAGCCATTTACAAATTGGTTGGGTTGGGTAATATCAGCCGTTTACAATCTACAAAAGATGCGTTTGATGTTGCATTGAGTATCTTTGAAGAGATTTTAACTAACTTACCTATCGCAACTAAAGCACAAGACCAATCTAACTCTACACAAGGTGAAACCGGTGAGGGAGAAAATGGAGACGAAGAAGGTGAAGGTGGTGGTGGTTCTGGTCAATCAAATGATGAATCGGATGAATCTGATTCTGATTCTGAAAATGGTAAAACTGAAATGGTGGGTGATGAAGATGAAAATTCAATGGGAGGTTCATCAATGTCTGCATCATCTCCGATGGAAGGTGGTAAGCCATCTACCTCTGATTCAGATGGTAGTTCAAAATCGGCTACCGAATTATCAGAAACTCAAAAAAAGTTATTAAAAAAGAAAATAGATAAACAAAAAGATTTCTTACGTGGTAATATCCATAAGAAGGGTATTAGTAATAGAGAATTGACAGACCTTAACTCAATTGAAGAATCTGGTTCTGAAATTAAATCGGTGGGTGTGGATATGCCAAATGGTTGGGGTAACCCACAACGAGGTGTTGAATGTATTGTGGTTAATAAATTAACTACGGCATTGATGAATACCGACACGTTCCCTCTTAGTTATGTAAATTGGGAAACTAAGGAATTTCACAAATATAATCAGGCTGCAATTGACAACGGAATTCGTATCGGAACTTTGTTAGGTAAGAGATTACAGGTACGAGGTGAAGATAGAACGACGGTCTTTAATAGACAAAAAGTTGGTCGTATTGATAAGAGAATGATTTCATCATTAGGATTCGGAAACGAAAACGTTTTCCAATTTACTGAGATTGATTCATACAAAAAGGCTAACTTGCACGTTTCGATTGATGCATCTGGTTCAATGAGTGGTAGAAAATGGGTGGAAACTCTTACCAACGTAACCGCGTTATGTAAGGCAGTTGATATGATTCAAAATCTATCAATTCAGATTTCAATCAGAACCACAACCGATTCAAAACCTTATGTGGTTATTGCTTATGATTCACGAGTTGATAAGATTTCAAAAGTGAAAGCTTTATTCCCTGGCTTAAATGCAGGGGGTACTACACCGGAAGGATTATGTTACGAAGCAATTATGAAATTGTTAGTTCCATCTAATAACGATATGGATTCGTATTTCTTAAACATATCCGATGGTGAACCTTACTTTAATGGAAGTAAGTTTGATTATCATGGTGGACCTGCTTACAAACATACTCAAAAGATGGTTAGACAAATTGAAGGGATGGGTATTAAAACACTTTCTTACTTCGTAGAGGAAGGTAGTTCAGGTAGAATTTCATCGGCATTTAAAACGATGTATGGTAAGGGTGCTGAATGTATTGATGTGACAAACGTTTCACAAATCACCAAAACAATGAATTCACTCTTTCTTTCTAAATAATATATAAGTCATTGGTTTTCAATGGCTTGTTTTTATTCATAAAAAAACTTTAAAAATAAATGGCAATATATTTGGAAATCTCAATAAAAGGTCGTATATTAGCTTTGTAATAATTGATAACATTAAAACTTAAAACAATGAAAAAAAATCTCGATTTAAATGTGGTAGGGTTCGTTGCTAACGAAATCTACAAAGTAGAAAAATTTGGTAGTACTTTCAAAATGATTGACACTGCCGGTAACAAGGTTGGTACATTAGGTACATCCTTAACCCGTAAACAAGCCTTCAACGAAGGTAAAGCGGTTCAAGCCTATGTAGATAAGACAGGTAAAAAAACCTATCGTAAAGTAGATATGGGTGTATATAACGCGATGATTATCCCAATGAATACCGCAGATGGTGGTATCCAAATTGAGGAATCCGCAGACCACAATGCAGTTAAGGATTTCATCCACAAGGGTTCGGTATCGTTAAAACCACGTGAGTTGGTGATGACAGACCTTAAGTGGAAATATTTAATACGTTCAGCAGTTCGTGCTAAGAATATTATGATGACCGGCCCTGCTGGTTGTGGTAAAACATTAGCCGCAAAGGCGTTGGTTAAATCATTAGAGAGACCTGATTTCTATTTCAACTTAGGTGCCACTCAAGACCCGAGAGCAACCTTAATTGGTAATACTCACTTTGACCAAGGCAAGGGAACGTTCTTCTCTGAATCTGCTTTCGTTAAAGCGATTAAGACACCAAACGCAGTTATCTTATTGGATGAGTTAAGTAGAGCTCACCCAGATGCTTGGAATATCTTAATGAGTGTTTTAGACCAAGGTCAAAGATACTTACGATTGGACGAGGCAGAAGGTTCACCAATTGTAAATGTTGCAGACGGAGTTACCTTTATCGCAACTGCCAATATTGGTTCTGAATATACCTCTACTCGTGTTATTGACCGAGCAATGTTAGACCGTTTCGTAACAATTGAAATGGATGTGTTGAATGATGTACAGGAATTTGAATTACTTAAATATATGTTCCCAGAAGTTGCTGAAGATGATTTGAAAGCAATCTCTGAGATTTCTCACCACACAAGAACTCAATCAATGAGTGATAGTGGAAAGTTATCCTCAATGGTTTCTACCAGAGCATCGGTTGAAATGGCGAGTTTGGTTTATGATGGATTCAATTTGTTTGAAGCTGCAGAGATTTCAATCTTCCCTTTCTTCTCTAACGATGGTGGGGTTGATTCTGAAAGAACTTATGTTAAGCAATTAGTTCAAAAGTACGAAAAGGATGAAAATGGTTCTCCGCTTTTCGAAGCGAAGACTGAAGATAATGTGGATGAGATTCCACAGTTTTAGGGTTAATCATTATTACAACTGAATGGGGGGAGTTTCTCCCCTCCTTCTTTTATTTAACCTTAAAATAACTAGATTATGGTGAAGAATGAAATGACCGAAGAACGAAAACAAGCATTACAAACATTAATAGCTTGGTATTGGGTAGATGGACTAAATCATATTAGTAAAGCGGATTATCAATTTTTATATGATTTATATGACCACTCACTTGGATTTTATGGCGATGATGTTCAACTTAGATTAAATGCAATTAGAGACGTTTATTTAAATTATAAATCAATATGAAAACATTAGGAACTAAATACGGAATTAATATTACAAAGCCCTGGAATCAGGATATGTATACTCATAACGAAAAGATTGGTGAGATAATGAAAACCAATATTAAAAAGGCTTTGATAAAAGCATATAGTGAAGATGATGAGAAATCATTAAGAGAAATTTCTAAGGCAGTAGTTGCACATGGATATGGTAGCGGATATGAGATTGATGATATATATGATGAAACTATATTAGGAATTGAGAATTCTGAAAACTATTGGTTGAATCAAGAGTATCCAGATTTAGTAAGAGATGGATATGTACCAGAACTATCAGAGGATATGGTTGGCTATTAAAAAACAATTATATGAATACCCATTATTTAAAAGAAATCATTAAACTTGCAAGAGAAGGCAAAGAATCTTTATTAGTTAGAAAAGAAATCATAATGGATGACGATACTACTGATGAAGAATTGGGTACGATTATTCGTATGATGTATAGAGCAAAAGTAAATACTGCAGATGAAACAATCACCCAAACCCAAAATATCATTAACAATGCCTCTTAAAAAAGATTTAAAGAACTTACAATTAGCATTACAGGAAGTAGAATCAACTAATCCAACTAATTGGTTTGGTAAACTATTTAAAAAATTTAAAATTACTAACCTTAATATGCTAATTTTAAAAACAAAATCGAAACTGCAAGATTTAAAAATTCAAAAACAATATAATAAATGAGTAAACCTATAAACGAAAACTGGCTAGAAAAGTTGGTAAAAAATTACCACGTACCAAAACAAGAAGAAATTAAATCAAACAAGATTCTAACCGAATCACAAATAAAAATTATCCAAAATGGGAAAGATAAAGGAAAACCTAGTAAACAATCTTAGTGAAGATGACTTCTACACACTACAAGAAATGAGTGATGAAGAACAACGATATCAAGAATGGATTAATTCAGATGAATATATCCAATTTGTAAACGAACAATTAGCAGAAAGTAAACCAGTGTTTTCAACTGAAGATATAAAAAATGCATTAGATTGGGCTAAATCTGCAATTAACGTAGAACCAACTGATATTGGTAAAGATGTATACGATATTCTATTTATTGAAAAAGTAGAAGAACATTTAAATAAAATTCGTTATGATAAATTTTAAGGATTACATACAAACAATTCCTGATTTTCCAAAGGAAGGAATTATGTATAGAGATATCCAACCATTACTTGCTAATCAAAATGTATTTAAAGAGGCAATTAAAAGAATGGGTACGTTGGTAGAGATACCTGATTATTGGGTGGCAGTAGAAGCAAGAGGATTTCTTTTTGCATCTGCACTATCTTATAAGTTTGGTGGGGGTATCCGAATGATACGCAAGAAAGGGAAATTGCCAACTAAAGATAATTGGGGATTACCATACAATTTGGAATATGGCACTGATATGTTAGAAATGTCTAAGTTTGGTAATGATGGTTCAACCGCAGTTATAGTAGATGATGTCCTTGCAACAGGTGGTACAATTGATACTGCCGAATTATTATGTAAGGCAGAGGGGTTGAAAGTTATCGGTAAATTATGTTTGGTGGATATTGGTATTGTAGATAGACCAGATGTTAAAAGTTTAATATACTATGAAGATTAAGTTATTCGTTGCATTAGAAACCGAACTCCCAAAGGAACTTCTACCAGAAGGAGTGGAGGTATTTTATACCGGAGTGGGTAAGGTTAATGCTGCAATAAAAGCAACCGAAGTCCTCTCCCCTACATATGAAGTATACAATACTAATACAATGGTGTTAAACTATGGTTCTGCCGGCTCAAAATCCACACCAACCCATTCTTTGGTAGAGTGTAAGGTATTTGTTCAAGAGGATATGGATGGTAGACCATTTTCACCCCTAAAAACTACTCCCTTTGATAAGGAAATGTATCCACAAATAGGTGATGAACCGATTATATTTGGGGCAGGAGGGTATCTTTGTCATACACAAGACCACTTTGAACAAAACCCTAAAAATGGGGTATTTGATATGGAAGCATATGCTTTGGCAAAGGTTTGTAAGATATATGGGTATGATTTTAAGGCTTATAAATTCATATCAGATGATGGCAATCCAGATGATTGGGAAGAGAATCACCATTTAGGAGCTGAATTATTTCTAAAAGAATTGAATAAATATTTGGTAGATTGAGAATAAATTCGTATATTTACATATAAATAAAAACATCAAATGAGATTATGGTTCACGTCCCACCATAGTTAAGTTTGAATAATTGTTAATCAACGGGACTAAAAAAACAACAATATGAAAAAAGTACTATTTGCACTTTTCATCGCAGCAGGTTTAACTGCATGTGGTGGTAACGCTTCGACTGAAGCTACAACTGATTCAACGACCGTAGTAACCGATTCTTCTGCAGTAGCAGCTGATTCTACTTCTACACCAGTAGTTGATTCTACTTCAGCAGTGAAGTAATTAAGTGGAGCTTTAGGAGTGTAGGGTTCGAATCCCTACTCCACTCAAATTTTTAAAATTTATACTAAAAAGTTATGAAAACATTTAAAGATATCCAATTCAAAATAAACCCAATGGGTTCTGATTTTGGAATTGTAAGCAGAACTCAATTCGATAATGGGTATGAAGTATCCGTAGTAAAAAGCCCACATTCATATGGTGGTGATAAGGGATTATACGAATTGGCTATTTTCAAAGATGGTGAGATATGTTATGATACTCCAATTACGGATGATGTAATTGGTTATCTAAGACCAGAGGATGTAACCGATGTAATGGAACGCGTTGAAAAATTATAATCCATGTCAGGCAAAGTAATTTTTATAGATGTTGATGGCCCTTTGGCTTGGGGGACGTGGGATGAAGGTAAAGTAAAAATAATGAAGGGAACTTCGCATGAATTTACAATACCATACCCGTGGGTTAAAGAAGATTGTGATGCACTCGCTGAAATTATAAAACAAACCGATGCACGATTAGTAGTATCATCAGATTGGAGAAAGCATTATACTCTTGCTGATTTGGCTATGATATTCGAATACTATGGTATTGGTAGATGGAATTTATTAGATACCACCACCCACTTTAATCCTAAAAAGAAAATGAGTTCATCAGGCGAATGGGATAGAGCGTGTGAGATTGAGACATGGGTTAAATCATTCAAACCTACTAATTGGATTTCTATTGATGATATGCAATTAAATTATGGTTACAAATCATTAGGTATCGCACAATTTCATCACGTACAAGTTAGTGGTGATTGGGGTAATGGTGGTAAATTGAGAGATAAGATTGATGAATGTGTTAAAAAATTAAATAGATGAGTTACAATAAATTCAGATGGTATACGAAGGGAAGACCAAATAAACCACTTCATTCAGATGCCCCACTTTTATTAAAGATACGAAATGGTGACTTTGATTATTCTTATATGTTTAGTGAAGCTAGGGAAGTTAAAGAGAGTGCCAAGAAAGCTAGTGAGGATGCTTATAATAATTATGGGGGTACGGATATCAAAAATCGTAATGAGGCTTCTTTGGAGGCTGGAAGGATGAAGCGAATTAAGGCTATCAAATTAGAATTGGAAGCCTTTGCAGATGAAAATAGAATCCTTTGGAAATTACGAAAAGAATTAAAAGAAGAGTTTGGTAAAGACCTTTGGGAAAAATCATTAGAACGTCAGAGAGGTAAGGGTACATTAGAAAATTTATACTATTGGTATAAGAAACAGGTTAAAGAAGCAACCACTAAATCTGAAATAGATATCCAATTTAAAAGGGCTAACACACGAGGATTATCACACCTATTTTAGTGTAAAAATTAAATGTTGGATATATATTATAGGAATATGATATAATCAAACTGATATGAAAAAACTACTAAAGGTGATAAATTCAATGTCTAACATATTGCAAATAGATGCAACTAGAAAATATATAGATTTGTATTATAAACAATTTGGAGAAACTCGTAAGGATGTAATAGAATATTATTTTCGTAATAAAAAGAAAAATTTGAAGAACTAAGGTCTAATGGACGAACCAAGAGAGATATTAACAATTTACATAGGTAATTCTGATATTTTTGAATGGGCAACTGATAGAGGTAAATCAGTATTGATGTCCGAATTATTGGTTGGTTGTGAAGAATTATTATATAATGAGTTAAATGAAGTTAAGTGTCTAAGAGTTGAATCATTTGTAAGAGGGAAACATATGGCATATGATTTTTCAATTTACAAGGATGGATATGATGAAACGTTAGAAAAAATAATGGACTGGGCATTAGAACATGAGGAATATGAAATGTGTCAGAGAGTTACTGAACTAAAAAATTATACAAATAAACAAATAAATGAATTTTAAATTCATAATGTAGCAAAAAATATATTTTTAATATTTAAAGATATAAGATACATTTAATTTATATTGTTATGAAGATTTTAGTTATAGGCGATAATTGCACGGATGTGTTTATTTATGGTCGTTGCGAACGATTAAGTCCAGAAGCACCAATACCCGTCTTTGAACCCTCAAAGACCATTACCAACGATGGAATGGCAGGAAACGTAGTTGCAAATCTACGCAAGTTGGGAGTGGAAAAAATTGAATTAATATCTAACCACGAACAAATTACAAAGACTCGATATGTAGAGGAAAAATCAAATCAAATGCTTTTAAGAGTGGATTCTAATGATAAAGTTAGAAACACCTTTGATGTAAAGAAAGTAGATTTTGATTCATATGATGCAGTAGTAGTTGCGGATTATGATAAGGGATTCCTAACCCTAAAAGATATTCAAGATATTTCAGAAAGAGCCAAGTTATCATTCATTGATACTAAAAAAGTAATAGAACATAATTACTTTGAAAATTACACATTTGTTAAAATGAACGAAGTGGAGTGGGAAAACTGCTTGAAACATGGTGCAGTATATGATGAGTGGGAAAGTAAATTAATAGTTACCATGTCTGAAAGAGGATGTATGTATCAACGAAAGAGATACTCAGTTGATAATTCAATTGAAGTACGTGATTTAAGTGGAGCAGGTGATACCTGGATGGCATCATTTGTTTTTAGGTATATAGAAACATTGGATGTATCTGAATCAATAGAATTTGCAAATCAAAAAGCAACTCTTGTAGTACAAAAGAGAGGCGTATCAACTATATAAAAAATGACAGAACGAAAGTATTTACCTACACTAGCAGAATTGATAGATAGATTATCAATCTCACAATTAAAAGAAGTATTCATTGCAGACCATAAATCGGAATATGCAAAAGAAATAGATGAAATTGTTCATGATATTGAATTAATTTTAAGCGAAACTGATGGTAGATTAACAGGTGAACAAGTGAGGGCAATTGTAGTTCTTGCACAAATGAATTTACATATTTGGCATAACGAATCCAATGTGAGAAATGGAGTATCTGGTGCAAACGCGTTGACCCTAACTCATGGATTGAATGGTATCAGAAACACTGCAAAGAATAAGATACAAGAAGTGGTAGGTGGTAGAAAGGATTATAAGATAGATTGTTTGGCATCTGATTTTAAAGACTGGGAAATTAGTTGGTAGTATGAATATATTAATTTCTGGATGTAGTTTTACTGCTCCTCAAAATGGATGGTCTTCAAATTTCTCAAAAAAAGACCCAAAATTTAATATATCAAATATAGCACATCATGGTGCAGGGAATACCTATATACGGAGACAAATTCAAGCTGAAATATTTCGAAAAAGTAGAATAAATAATAATAAAAAATATGATTTTGTGATAATTCAATGGTCTACAATTGATAGATGGGATTATCCAATTTCATTTATGTCTGAAGATGATGCCCCACTAATTAAATTAAATTTACATAATGATGATTGGGTTGGTAAAGTTGGTTATACTAGAAATGGTACATCATTAGAAGGTAAATCTAAAATATTTTATGAAAATTTATATTCTAAATATGGTCAGTTATTAAATACATTAGATGATATCTATTATACTCAATTATTTTTAGAGAATTTGGGAATACCTTATTTAATGTTTTCAATTGCAAACTTTTTAACAACTGAAGCATCATTTGATATGATAAAAAGTATTGGAGATATTAAAGGTGATTTACAAAAACAAAAAATAAACAAACTGGAAATTGAAAAATTGATGAATTATTCTGAAGAATCAGATTCATTGGAAATTATAAAAAAGAAAATAAATTGGGATAAATTTATTTGGAGTAGTGATTTTAAAATTGATAATATAGGTGATGGCTTTACTGAATATTTAATAAATAAAGGCGAACCTTTTAAACAAACTGGAAATCATCCTGATGAAACACAACATACCAATTTTTTTAACGATATAATATACCCAAAATTTATTTCTGAAATTAATAGTATTTAATATGATTAACAAAAAAGTAGAATGGGATAGAAATAAAGAGGAAGGATTTCCTCGAGTTACAATTGATAACTTTTTAGACCAGGAAACCTGCATGAAACTTTATGAGGAATGCGTGAATGCTCCCAAAGGTGGATGGACAGTATTTACCAGAGCAGGTTCTCGTATGGAAGAGTTCAATGACCTAATTTCACTACCAACCGCACATAGAGTTACATACGATATAATGCATTCAGGCGAGTTCTTATATCAACTTGAAAATATGACAGGAATTGTAGGATTATTACCTGACCCACATTTAGTTGGTGCAGGATATTCTATTTTAAGAAAGGGAACGATATTATCTCCACACTTTGATTTCAATTGGAATGATAGATTACGATTACATAGAAAACTTACAGGGATATTATATATCACACCGAATTGGAAATCAGAATGGGGTGGACACAACGTAGAGTGGACATCAAACCCTGAATTAGACCCAGATGCAAAAATAGTTGAATCCATTGCACCACTATTTAATCGTTTTATTATTTCTGAAAATGTAACAAAAGGGCCAGTTCACTCAGTAAGTAAAGTTGATTGTCCTGATGATGTATATGGTAGATGTGCGATACGTTTCTTTTATTACATTTCAACATCCGAACCAGATAAAGAAAATCCACCACATAGAAGTACCTATACTACAAATGATTACTCACACCATAAACTGCATGAAGATGCCGAATGGAGTGGGCATTTTGTTGGTAAAGGAGGCGAAGATTATGGGTATACTCCTAAAAATACATAATTGATGAATAAAACAAATCTGATAGTAGGTGGATGTTCATTCTCCGAAGGACATAATTTAGGTAATAATGGAAGTTGGGCATATTGGATATCCCAACAAACTGGTCAAACACTTCACAATTTAGCAAAAGGTGGGGTAGGGAATGAATTCATCACCCAAAAAGTATTATCATTTTTAATTAGTAATCAAGAAATAGCAAAAGATTCAGTAGTAATGATTGGTTGGTCCGAACCAACTAGACAAATGGTATTTTTTGAACCACACGAAGGTTTGGGTTGTTTTCATTCGATGCAACCGGAAGATTTCATTGATGAGAATAAAGAAAATGATATTTGGCAAGGTGATATACTTACACCACATGGATGGGTGAGAAAGAATAAAGATTCACTCTGGCCATTTTTTTCTTCGTTGCGTTATTGTATATTTAAAACATATTATAATATGATTACGCTTAAAACTTATTTGGAAGCAAACAATATTCCTTATATTTTTTTTGATGCAATTAATCCAACCAAAATATTAATAGATAATTCATTAAGACAGTTTAAAATAAGAAAATACCCAAATGATATAAAATATTCAGTAGAAAATATTGGAGATTTTTCAAGTATACTGAATGATGGGGTAGTTGATTACATTTACAATAAAAATTTTATATCATTTGATGGATTAAGTATTAATGAATGGTTATGGAAAAATGGTAAGAATGAATATGAAACTCTTACTAATGGAAATAATGGTCATCCAAATGAATTAGCATCAAAGGAATTGGCAAGTTACATATTAAACGAATATGCGAGATTATACAATAAATGATAGTTGGGATTGGGTTACCCATTTTGAAAATGAAATAGCAGATTACTGTGGTTCAAAATATGGAATTGCATGCGATTCAAATTCTAATGCAATTCGCTTGGTATTACACTATTTGGGTATAGTTGGTCAAGAAATTGGAATACCGGCAAGAACGTATGTATCCGTCCCAAACCAAATTATCCTATCTGGTAACAAACCTATATTCGAAGATTACGAATGGGATGGGTTATATAAATTTGATGGTGTCCCAATAGTAGATGCAGCAACTGCGTTTCATCAAGGAATGTATGATGGTGAAAATTATATGATATTATCGTTTCATATTAAAAAAATCCTAAACATTGGACAAGGTGGTATGATACTTACCGATGATGAGAAATTCAATGAGTGGGCAAGACCGATGATATACGATGGTCGGCATAAATACAAATTATATAAAGAGGATGAGTTTGATTGTATAGGTTGGCATATGTATATGTCACCAGAACAAGCACAGAGAGGATTAGAAATATTTCATTCATCAAAGATACATTCAAATAATCCACATTGTGGTGGTAGTTGGTTGTACAACGATTTGAGTACACAAAAAATATATCAGTAATGAGTAAAATACTATACACACATGGTGATTCCGTAGTATGGGGTGCTGAGTTAGAGAATAAAGAAACCGAAAGGTTTTCGCATCACATAGCAAAACACTTTGATTGGATAGATTGCAACAATGCAACTGCCGGAGTTTCAAATGATTATATATATCGTCAAACAATTAGAGATGTATCTCGTTGGATATTTGATAGAAATATATGGAGTGAAGAAACTGGTTGGGTATATTCGGATGAACTTATTGTATCAATTGGATGGACATCCCCAACAAGATTTGAATGGTGGACAGGTGATTCATATCAACAAGAACGATTATGGGTGGGATATGATAAATGGGGTGAGAATGATAAAGATAGAACAACCGAAGACCAATTCGTATTACATCAGACAGAAGATATTCCATCATATATCAGAACATTTAATCAGATAATTAGTTTATCTGCTTTTTTAGATAAACACAATATACCATACTATTTTTTTAATACATTTTACGATTATAGATTACCAGAAGAACCTGAAGATAAAATAGATAAATTTGGTAAACGTACTAATCAATTAGATTTGAAAGTATTGTGGAATATGTTACCTGATGAATTTACATTTGGTACTATGTATGATTATATTAAATTTATGGGTGAAGGATTCTTACCACGTAATCACCCAACAGCAGAAGCACATTTAGAATGTGCAAAATTTATAATAAATGAATTGGAATAATTACAAATACATAATTACATCTGGTTGTAGTTATAGTGTTTTAATTGAAAACACAATACATACCCATACGCATTATGAAAAAATACATAGTGAATTCGGTGAATTAGAAAAAAGTGCATTAGACAATGGTTTAACAAACCCAAAAATTATTCAAACAAATAGTGATGATAATATTATTAATATTGATGTAAGTTTACCATCACAAACATCAGAATGGATTTTACATTCTACTCAATATGCTATTCAAAAATTAATACAATTAGGAGTTAAATTGGAAAACATTTATTGTTTTGTGGAGTGGACTCAGTATAATAGATATTCCATACCACATGATAGTTATATAAAAATATCAGATGTAAAAGTAAATAGTTTTTTAAAAGTATATAGTAAAGATACTAAATTGAATATTAATTATATAAAAAATCAATTTAAATTTGGAAGACTTGATGAATTAATAAACGTAGGAGTTATTGAAAATAGATTATATTTATCTGCCAATCAATTAATACCTACCAATTTTAAAAATTTACCAACTGAATGGGAACTTTGGTACGAAACACATAAAACTAGATATCATAAAACAAGTAATATAGAATTATTAACAAAATATTTAAGTAATATTATATCATTACAATCTTATTTAAAATCATTAAATATTCAATATAATTTTTGTAATATGCAATGTGAGTTTGCTGGATGGGTTACAAATGGGTTTGAATATGAACAAAAAATAAAACTTGGCCGGAAATATCATCCATATTATTTGAATGGAAAAGATGAAATAATATATAATAATCAATATATAGAAACCATTAAATTAGGAGAACCTGTTGAAATTGTATATCCACAGATAACACACTTATATAACCTAATTGATTTTACTAATTGGTGGTTCTATGAATCAGATAATTCTTCTCGTGGTGGTATTGATGAATATATGTTTGATACATATGGAATTCACGCTTATACAAAAATAAAAAATGATACTCAATTACCTACTCAAGAATTTATAGGTGGACCAAATTGGCATCCAACTGAATTACTATATACTTTATTACATGATAAAATATGTTTTAATAATCCCTTTTTTAAAATAAATCCAAAATGGATTACTTTTATAAATGATAAATTAAATGAAGATATTAATTATGATGGTATTAGTAAAAATAATTTAACATATTCTACTAAGTACATCAATAATTTTATAAAATATGAATCTAAATAACTACAAATATATCGTAGCAAGTGGTTGTAGTTATGCAACTACACTCAGTAGTTTAGAAGTTAAAAATTTAGATGTTAAATTAGATACATCAGATAATTTAATTTTTATTGAAGTTGGATGTGCAAGTCAGAGTTCTGATTGGGCTTACGATAGTGTAATACACACAATAGAAACCCTTTTTAAATTAGGAGTTAAGCCTGAGAATATTTATTGTTTTGTAGAATGGACTCAAATTGAAAGAATTACTATTAATCAAGCTGCATATTCACATCAACTTTTAAATAATAATATTGCTAAAGAAAAATATAAAAATAGACATTTTTATATTAAAGGTAATAATAATGAAATAATTCAACAATTATACGATTCAATCAATATTAAGTGTTTACAAGATGTGCATAATATAATGTCAATAGATGGGCTATTTTATATAAACCCATTACATACCGACCCAACTGATATTTCGAAATTAAATGATATTGATTTTGAATTTTATTTTAATATAGGACTAGAATATGAATTAAGAATTCCATTTGAAGTGCGTGTTAAAAAATACTTAGATAACATATTAAATTTACAACGATATTTAAAATCTAATTTAATTGATTATAATTTTGCTATGATGCAATCACAATTTAGTGCATGGGCTAGTGGTAATAATGATAATATAGTTCACAAATATGAATCATATTTAAATAAACCAATGATAATTAATGATGGAATACTTAAACAAAATATCAAATTTAAAAAGAATTTAGATATATCTGAAAAAGATGATTTGGTTAATATATTTCCACAATTTAATTCATTATTTAATAAAATTGATTTATCCAATTGGTGGTTTTATAACAAAGGTGGATATCGTTATGGTGGTATTGATGAATATGCATTAGAGGAATATGGTGTGTATGGATACTTATCCGCTTGTCAAGATGCAAGATTTGATATGGAGTTAAATCCAGAAAGATTTATAGCATCGTTTGGATACCACCCACATCCATTTGTTCATGTTTTATTAGTAAACGAGATGTTATTTAATAATAAATTCTTTAAAGTATCTGATGAAACCATTACTAAAATTAAAGATATGGTAACTGAAGATATTAATTCTAAGAATAAAACAAAACATAATTTAGCAATTTCAAAAGTTGAGTATGACAAATGGATTAATAACACCATTATTTAAAAAGTATATATTTATATATGATGAATAGTAAATTACTAAATGTAGGTTGGTCAGCAATGATTTATAAAATCGGTACTGATTATTGGATAACAAATCCCAAAGTTGGTTCTAGGTTTTTAACAAATTTTAGTCAATTAAATGGTAACTCACAATATACTGCACTCAGTATAACGCCGGTTTTTTATCAATATGATAATTTTCGTATAGAAAATAAATTTGATGTTGTGGATTTCAAACCCAATTCAGATTCTATCATTATAAAGGGTAATTATTTTAACTGGCAAATACTTGCTGTTAATGAATGGAATAAACCAGTTACTAAAGATGAATTAATTGATATTTTAGGTAAAACAAATTTTGGATTGATACGCAATCCATTAGAACGTTTAAAATCAGGTGTATCTCAAATGTTAGTAGAATGGTTTTTTGAAAGTATAAAACTATACAAACAAAATAAATCTATCGAAGAGTGTAAATTATTAACTGGTAATTTAAATGAACATCTATTTGACATCAATTGGAATATATTTTATAATCCATTTTCAGACGATATCATAAATAATACTAAGATAAATTTGGATACGATTAATAGATACCCAAATAAAATAACGGCAGAATGGAAGTTAGAATGGCAAAAATTTTGTAAATTAACATTTGATTCTATTCATCCAAATGACCTTTCTTATTTAATCGAAACGAATAACCATACTCAAACATTTTTATATTTGCAATACCAATTTTTAATGGATATTGATGTATTTAAAAATATGAAAATAATAGATATAAATAAATTAAATGAATCTAAAGATTTAATTTTATCTAGTATAAGTGATATACACGTTAGAGAGAATCTAAATCATTTTTTTGGAAATCCGTATTATCAAGAATCAAATATTGTATTTAAAGATATAAACTGGCAACCAATATACGATTGGTTGGCTAACTACAAATTATACACATTAGAAATTCAAACATTTTATAACTTATTACATAATATAAATGAGTAGTATAACAATTAATATTATAGACAGAGTAAATAATTTACACACATTAGAAGCTCCAACAAACATGAGTATGAATTTGATGGAATTCCTAAGAGCCAATGAGTTTGGAATAGAAGGAACTTGTTCAGGACTTGGAATGTGTTCTACTTGTCATGTTTATATAAACTCTGATAATGAGTTAGTAAAAATGGGTACGATTGAAGATATGATGTTAGATGATGTTGGTGATTTAAGAACGGCAAAATCAAGATTGTCATGTCAATTACATTTGACTGATAAATTAAATGGACTTGTATTAGAACTACCAAAACTAAATTAAAAATGTCAATAGATTTATCGGGTTATAATATAGAGTTTGATTACACCCTAATTCCTATGGGGAGTCGATACTGGATAACAAACGCCAAAGTTGGAAGTAGATATCTATCACAATATGTAAGTGATACAGATACTATAAAATATATAAAAATAACCCCAACAAGTGAGAATTCATTAGAGGATAAAAATAATATAGAATTATCAGGAGTTAAATTTTTAGTAACTATTAAAGATTCTAATCATAACGAAATAAAACTTACAAAAGATGAATTAAAATTTATAATGAATCGATGCTCAGTTTGGGTTATTCGAAATCCATTTGATAGATTCATTACCGGATTAATTCAAAAAACAAAACAATTTTTTGAAGAATTATATACCGCTTACAATACCCCGTCTACCTTAGATTGGACTAAATGTGAATTGTGTCCTGGTATAGCATCTCACTCAACCTATCCAATAGACTATACTTTTTTATTTGAAAATTATAAATTAATTAATACAGAACGTATAAATGAAAATGATACAATCACTATTAAATGGTTTAGTATATGGAAAGATTTTTGTTATGAATTATTTACCGATATATTAAAATACAACGTAGTAAATAGAAGTTTCACAGGTGATATACATACTCAGCCATATCTATATAAATCACACATGTTGTTTACTGAATTTAATATTTTATCTAATTTAGAAATAATAGATATAAACGATTTAGATTCTAGAAATGATTTATTTGAATTAGAATTAGGTAAAGCTGAGTTTGAAAAGACTAAACTAAGATTACGCGAATGGTACTCAAAGACACCTGCAAAACATAAAGCCAAACGTTCATTATTGGGTAACGATATCATTTCAGATTATGGTGTTGTAACTAGAACTGAAGAAGAATATGTAAATTTTATTAGAGAATCAAATAATATGTTTAAAAATATAGAACTTAAAGAATTAACTGATTATTTTAAAGATTCTGCTATATATTCAATGGAAATGGTCACCTACTTAATGTTACTAAAAAATAAACCACCTCAATAGAATGTCTATACATATAAATTTAATACCTATGGGTAATTCATATTGGATTACCGCTACTAAGGTTGGTAGTATCTATTTAAATAATTTTTCAAATTCTGAAAGTGGGTATTTGAGATTATCTTTTTACGAGTATAATCCGGAACATGAACTTGAAAAGGATATGCTAATATGTGAGTTACCAAATGGATTTATAGGTAATATAACAATTGAAGATTTTAATCATAATGTAATCACCAATCAATATACACAAGATGATATCATTAATATTTTTAATAAGGTATCGGTGATTGTAATACGAAACCCAAAAGATAGGTTTCGTTCTGGTATGATTCATAAATTGGCTGAGTTTTTTGTGGAAATTCAAACAGCATATATTAATAACACATTAAATAATGTGCAATATCATAGTGAATTTAGTTTTGATTTAACTAACTATCCAATAGATTATAAGTTATTAACAAACCCAACCGACTCAGTAACCTCATCTATAAATTTTAATGATGAGTGGTCTAAAGAATGGGAAAGGTTTAATGAGTATTTTTTAAACGATTTATTTTTAAAATCAAGAATAGATGACGTAATATTATCAGATTTACATACTCAACCAGTATTTCATTTAGCATATTTATTATTACATCAATTTAAAAATTGGGAAACTATTAAAGTAATTGATATAAATGATATAGATTCACATCCTGCAATATTTATAGATGAGTTGGGTATTGAAGAGTATACTAATAGATACAATTTATTTCATAATTCAAATCAATGGAATGTAAAGAATGCCGACATAGACCATACTAATATGCTTAAACGTGTATCCAATAAACGATTTTATTTCTTTTCAAATTCGATTGAACGATACTTTGAAACATCCAGTATTTTTTTGTATGAAAAACTAATATTTAATATTCTAAATAAAAAAAATATAAATTATGAAAAAACTATTAATAAAGATATTATACAAACTTTGGATAATATTAGTGAATAAAAATTTATTTCCTAAATTGTGTGAAAAACTCAATTTATATATAAACACACTAGAATCAAAATAATGCAATCAATATTATTTAGTGGGAGTTCGTTTACACAAGGTATTGGATTAGAATTGGAGTTATCCAAAAGATTTAATGATTCTGATTGGTTAAAGCAAAATGGAGTAGTATTGCCACATCAATGGTGTAACGAAGATTTTAATAATATACGAAAGTTCCGTTGGTCTAAATTAGTTTGTAACGAATTGGGTTATAATGAAATTGTTGGTAATGATACCCATAAAGATTGGATGTATAATTCAACGGATATATTATCTAAATTATTAGATACTAATTCAACGGATATAAATCATATAAAACATATTATTATTGAACCACAAATGTTGCGGTTTATATCCAAAGATAAAGTACAATATACACCAACCGAAATGGTTCACCTATTAGGTGACCCAAAAACTGACCCTGTATTGAGAGAACAAATTCATGGATTCATTGAAACATTTGATGAAGAACAATCCGCAAAGGATTATATAGATTTATTTTGTTCGGTAAGAGATAAACACCCACACATACATTTTCATTTACTATTGATGTATGCATTCATACCCGTCATTTCAAAGGAATTCGAAGAAAAAATAGAAAATAATATAATAACTATGACTATTAATGGTCAAACTTCTACTAATATTCACACCTTACTAACTAACAATAAATTATTAATAAGGGATAATGCGTTTTGTTATACCCATAACGAAGGTAACTGGGATGAAGGTGGTTATCAAGATTTACACCCATCAGTAGAAGGTCATCAAATTATGGCAGAAAATATTATAAATCGTATATTTAAAATAGATTCACAAATATAAAAATAAGTTATGAACACAAATTCCAAACCCATCCCACGTAGATTCGAAAGACAACTACTACCATTGCAAAATGAGTTACATCTGAAAAAATCAGATAAAGAGTTATTAGAATATCAATTGAATAAATTGAATATTGAGATTGACCAATTAGAGCATCAAATCGAAACTATCCAAAAAGAAATTGAAGCGTGAGGATTACTTAACGAAAACCTTTCCATTGAGTGATGGAACGACCTACACACAAAACATAGACAAACACATGGGAGTATATGAAGATGGTAACAATAGAGTTTACCAATTGCAAATCCTTAATATACAAGGAGATAATGAAAGATTAAAAGCAGAGATTCAACAATTACATGCGGAAGCAGTAGAGTTGAGAGATGAGATTCGTCAATTAAGAGAAGATGCAGAAAGATGGAGAAACCATCAAGAATTTGTTTCTCAATATATACCTTATTCAACCGGTGATGATACTGAATTTTTATTGTAACCCATATGGCACGAATAGACCCCAATAATATAGAGAAGTGGGAGTATACCGAAACTCCTGTAAAAATAAAATTAAAACCCCGTCCAAAAACTAAAGAGGCAACTGATAAGAAAAAAGATACATGGATAGGAGTTAACAAAAAACAACGATGGTAATATGAAAAAATATTATAGAAGTGAATTGGATAAAAAGATATGGGGAGTATGTAGTGGATTAGCAAGATACACTAATAGTGATGTTGCAATTTGGAGAGTATTATTTCTCGCATCGATATTCACACCATTTCCGGCAATCCTATTTTATTGTATTGCAACCATAGTAACGGAATCAATTGAGTATTTAGATTAAACCCCAATTGGTCTAACTAATACGAAGGCCGCAACGAATCCGACCGGTATGATAAAGAATAAAAAAGAATATAAGAGGGATGGGGAATATGCAATGAGGGCAGTAGTGGTAGTATTGATAATATCTTTACTACTAATGTTTTTAACCCCACTCAATCCGTAACATCGATTTGGTCAATTCGTTCGGCCGGAGTCGTCAACTAGGATTTTTTTGATAGTAATATGAATGTAAGTATAAACGATATTAAAGAAATAGGAGTACAACATGGTATCCTATTAAGTGAGGAGCAACTCCATAAGGTACTAAGTGAATACAATAGAATAGTAATGGATAAAGCGGAAAGTTGGGATGAGTTAATAAACCACCTAATCATAAATCTAAAAGAACAAAATAAATAATAAGGTTATGAAATGGCTAGTAAAATTTGTAGAGAATCACTTATGGTTCGTAGAGAGGAGTAATCAATTTATGAGAGGAACGCCTCGAATCCAATACCTCCTTCGATATCCCCTTGCATGGGTAAGATTTATGTACTCCGCGATGGGAAGGGATGCGAAGGAATTAACGACACGTAAAAGGAATAGGAATACACATGGGTAAACAAAACGAACTATGTACGATATGTGGGACACTCATTCAAATCGTAGGGGAATGTCCGACGTGTTGGGAGAGGTCAAATAAATAAGGAATTGCGTAACACTAAAGAGGATAATGACTCACATAGTAGTAACTAAGTAGGGGATACACATCAATGGGACAAGGATAAGGATACACTCAGATGAAATGAGGATATCCTTTTTTTATGTCCATACGATAGGACACCCAGTACACACAATAAGGATAGCGTAGGGAGTCCACATAGTATAAAAGAAAGAGTACACACCCTTCACTCATGGTATTTAGCTCACACTGCTGGGGGTACTCGAGAGTGCTGAGAGGTGAGGATATCGAGGGGTTTTAAGGGGATTCTATGCCCATGCGGTGAAATTATACCACCCCATTGGAGTTAACCCCTCGATATCCTCCTAAGCGGGTCTTATCACTATTGTGGATGGGGCTTCTTAGTTAAGTAGTTGCACAATGAAGGGCGTGGAACAATAATTTATGACACATTTTCCCACAACCTCCCACCCTATGACACTATATCCATATATACTCATAGCCACTACACCTTTGTTTGCACATAAAAAAATTTTCTATCGCTTATTTTTACACACGTTATTCACATTTGTATACGAGTTATCCACATTTGTGATTCGGACATTATGTCATAGTGCCAATTCACTCCGGATTGCAATATCCGCAACGGGATGGGGGATTCCTTGAACGCATTGCAAATCGCTCAAATCGGACACATTGTCATCCTTTTTATTTGGAAATGTGGATTTTTTTCCGTACCTTTATAGGGTGGGTGGGCGGAGTGCGTTGGACTGTAACGACCCAGTTTGGTTTCCTTCGTGACTGCATAAGGGATTCAGGGTCAATTCGTTATCACATTTGTATTTTATGGGGATTCTTTTGTTATATAATTTGCATTATGTTAACCAGGTTGTATTATTTTGGGAAAATAAAGCGGTTGATACTCAATCGCTTAGCACTGGAAGACATCCTGTCAGTAAAATAAATGGGAAATAATTTGGAAATGTGAAATATTATGTGTAGATTAGCTTTATAACAATGAGAGATATGAAATACAACCCTAATTCCCTTTACTACCGATTGAATCCAAATCATCTGGAGTATCTATTAAGTACTGAACCTTCTTTTCCTTATACCATCAGTATGGTACTGGATGAGTTAAGAACCGAAGTCAATTGGACGAGGTTGAGTTATGATAGTGTATGTAACCTAGTGAACTTCCTTTCACTATCTGATTACTCTCCTTCTACTATTGATAAACTTTTTACAAACAAATAAACCCCATATATTATGATTAGTGTAAATAAAACGAATTTGGTCTTTGATGATATCGCGAATGAATTGTTCGAAGATAAGTTAATGAGTACCCATTGGAGTGAAGTAAATAAAAGATACTTACTCCGAATCTATCACCCACTAAAGAATGTGATGGAGTATCTATCTAAACCGAAGTGGACGAATGTAATCTACGAGATGGGTGAGAGTTCTCCTGGTTATTACTCTTGTGTATATAAGAGTCTTAAAGAGATTGGTGTTCTTACCTATAACCCTACTGAACGAATGTTAGAGAAAGGTCCTAATTGGGATAGATTCTATTCTGATGCGGATTGGAGTTGGTTCTATATGAATACATCATCTGGTATGAGGTCTTATGAAATCTTTAATAAGGTGGGACATAGAGTCAATAAGAGATATCGTTCTAATTACCGAAACTCTAACTAACTGATAGTCAGAGAGATTGATTTCAAATAAATTTGGTAGTCTCCCTTATTATTTGTATATTAGCTTTGTAATGAGAGAGAAACCCCTAACCCCTAATCCTATGAACATAACCCCTAACACTATGAGCCGTCTGAAATCCCTAATGAACCTAGTCAATATCACCGAAGGTGGACCGGGTATGAAACCTAATGAATTTCAAGCGTACTGCGAACTGGCAGGAATACAAACAGTTTCGTTGGTCACATCCCCTACTGATTTTAATAAAGGGATATACCACGTCACTCTACCTGAATATGGTTACCGATGTGCGTACGCAGTGAATGGTCAACCGGTCGTAATAACTAATTAACCCTAAAAACAAATATATGAGAGTATCATTAAAAAACTTAATCGCTGCAACTACTGGTATGAATCCGGTCGAATTCGAAGCCTATTGTGACAATAACCAAATTCAAATCGAATGGTTGGATGTTACCCTAACGGATTTCAATGATGGGTTCTACAATGTATCCCTACCCGATTACAACGATATAAACGTATTCGCTAGTAATGGTTCAGCAGTAGAGTTTCCCTAACCCATTGGTAGTCAACCCGTTAAGCTAACTCGTTGATACTCAATCAAGAACTTTTAAAAAACCAGGTCAATAATTTGGAAATACGGAAAAACTGCCGTATCTTAGCTTTATAACAATGAGAGATATGAACACACACATTACAATTTTAGAAGCGGTATTAATCGCAGTAGTAACCATCGTTGGATACGCCTTTTTTAAAACCACGTTAGAACACATTAAACACAAGTAATATGAAATTGAATTTAACCCCTGAACATGTGGAGGTGCTTAAGATAGCCTTATCCGAAATGTTCAATAGTGATACATGGATTAGAGACCGTGAAGAGAGTGAGATAAATAGAATAGCTGAAAGAGCTGGATATCTATTGGGTGTCATTGAATCACATACTCCACTACCCAAATCCCTATTCACCTTAAACGAAAACCGATAATATGAGTAGACGTATTCAGTCCTATGTGGACGTAATAACAATGGAACAACCTACCCTATGGGAAGTAATCCAAAAAATAGTTACCCAAATATTTGGTAGTATCAAATAATTGTCGTATCTTTACTAAGTAAACAACATTAATAAATGGGGTAAAGGCTGGGACCCCTATTCAACACCGGCCGTTAAATCATAAACACTATGGCAAAAATGTCAAAGAAAGCAGGGACAACTTCAAAGAAGGCATCTGCAAAGAGAAAAACTCAGTATGAGTCAGTTCAATCAAACATCCAAAAAATCACTAGCCCTACTGGTAACGTAAGTTACAGAGTACGTGTAGCTGTTGAGGGTGAGAAATTTTCAGTATCTACGAAGTCTTTGAATAAGGCACGTATTGCTAGAAAAGAATTATTGGCTGCTTAATTAGCATCTAATGGTTAGGTAATAACAAATGGGACTGTAATAGGTCCCATTTTTTTACACATTAAATTTGGAAATACGGATTTTTATTCGTATCTTAGCTTTATAAGAATAGGTCATCCGATTGAGTGTTCTCTAGGATGCCGGAAGATATAGTTGTAAATCCCGCGGGTATTACCACACGGGTGTCTATTACCCTACTCATAGCTAAGGGGTTGGTTATGAAGTAGTTAAAAAAGGGAGGCCTCTCATTCTCTCCTATCCTGAAATGTTCATTCTGAACTACCCATCTCGAGATTAGCCTCCGCGAGATGGGTTATTTTTTGCCTAAAATAGTTTAAAAATAAATGGTTAAATATTTGGAAATGTGGATTATTCTTTGTAGATTAGCTTTATAAACAATGAGAGATATGACAAATTTAATTGAGTTGACAACAGGAACAATGGCGGGTGGAGTATTCTATGGTACTATCCGTATTAATGGTAATCGAATCACAGTTGGTAACCTAATGGAAACCGGTGTTGATTATAAGTTCCGAATGATTACTAAAGCAAGAGCTGGATTCCCTATCATTGCAGAAGTTACTTGTAAGGTGGAGGCGTTACCATACTATCTATCTAAACACACTACCTATGTGGAATTCTTCAAAGAGAGTGAGTTAGGGTATAAGGGGAGTTGGTTCTCCGTTCTGACTACCAAAGGTGGTAAATGGAATAGTATTGATAAGAGCCTCTTAGAGAGTTTGACAGTAGGTGATATGCATGGTGCGTTCCCTAAGATGGTTGACTGGAACATATGGAAAGCGATGAACACGAAGTTCCATAGTTGTAAGTCCTTCGTTTACAATACTCCTAAGGCGGCATAAAATGTTGATAACTTTCTGAAAAATAATTGGTAAAACATTTGGTAATACCGATTATTCTTCGTATGTTAGCTTTGTAATAAGAGATAAACAATTAAAATATAAAACATGAAAAGTAAGAAAATCGCAATCGTAGTAAATGGAGTTAAAGTTGAGTTACCTGCAGAGGTCATCAGAATGAGAAATGATGGTGTTACCCCCTATATCTATGGTAGTCCAGTAATCGCCGGTAAGATAGTTAAATCATATACCAAGTCCAAATACCCTAACATCCTGATATGGTGTAAATCATCATCCTTCGCTAATGGTAACTCATTAGATGTGGATATGTGTATGCCAGACGGGTCTGAAGTTGAAGTGAGTATCTACGCTGATATCAGAACCATCGCCAACTCATTTGAGTATGGTAAGTTTAATGGTTGGACAGATTGTTACGATTCATACGAAGTAAGTGGTATGAAGACTGAGAATGGTACTGAAATCGAGGCAGGTGTGAAATATGTTCATGTTGGTAATAAGGCGCCTTTCGGAACATATCCTGATGTGATTCGTATGTTGACCGATATGATTGCCGGTAAGTACGTTTGGGGACCGATATCCTTAGAGAAGGCGATTGAGAAGGTTAAGAGTTACAAAGTAACCGATGCCACTATCGAGAAAGCCTTACCTTACTTAAAGGTTGCGTAACACTAATAATGAAAATGACTCAAATTATAAAACATAAACCCAATAGTATGAACGGATTAAAAGAATTAGAAGCTGGTATATGGAAGTATAAGAACGTAAAGATACTCTATACACCATCAGAGAAGTACCCCGATATGGTCTACATCGAGAAGGGACCAGCAAAAATGAAATCTATTATAGATAGGAGATACATCACCTTAGAGAAAGCAATCATCGCAGTAGATGTGCAAGGAGCAGAGAATCTGATAAGAGGAGGAAAGAGGGAAGCGATTCGCGAACTGGAAGAGTTAGGTCTCTCAAGTTCTATGACTCCGGAGGAAGTAGCGGAGAATCCACAAGTAGACCTCTTAGGCTAAGTATGTAACAATATGTATCACACTGCACTAGGAGGGAGGGGAGCTGTAGCTTACCCCGCCCCTTGAGGTTTCTTGTAACTCAAGAAAAGGCGAAGAGGCCCGAAGGGGCTCGGATACGTTTTTTTATCGAGGCGAGCTTTTTCACTCTAGGAAAAAATAGGCTGGTTACCCCTATGGGGTGATATAGTATATCAAAGAATAAATGAGTCAATATGAGTATGAATACAGCAAATACATTAGGAATTATTAAAAAGGTAATGAGTAGTGGAAATACAATACCAATAGTAACAGTTACTAGTGGTCCAACCGGAACACGTACTCCAAACGGAAACTACCGATTAACCGAACGCCATAAGGCAGGTATTGAAAAGATGATTTGGCATTTTGATTCCTTACATAACTTTGGCAAGGCGTTCGAAGTCCATATTGGGTTTCGAGAAGATGGTCATACACCCCATTTGATTACCCTAAATGGTTCAGCGATTGTCAAACATTTAGGGGGAGTCTTAGATTTCGAGGTCTATGGGGAAGATGGTAGGGATATCCTTAATGGGATTCGGGAGTGTTATTCCAATGATAGGCTTCAAATGGGAAGTTAAGGGTGGGTACTTCTTTTTTAGATTTGGAAATATGGAATACTTTTCGTATCTTTGGTATAAATAATTAATAATATGAGTAACGAAATAACAAATGAAAGTGGTATCATTAAGATAGAAGTCACAAAGGATGGTAAAGTAGTAACGGCACAAATGTATGTAGACCACTACTTAGAACATACAAAAACCAATAGTGGAATAGGTGATTCAATGATACAAAGTGTCCTAAGTGAATTAGATATCCATTATGTATTACCGACAAACGAAACAATAAATAGGAATACGATATGATAGGTTTAAGAGAGTTGAGATTGGAGGTACTGAGATTAATAGATATGTATCCCAAACAGGCAGATGAGTTAAGGGATTTATATCACCTTGCTGTATCTGAGATTGAGGAGGGTGGTTCGGAGAGTAATGAGTGTTCTCTTGCTTGGAGGGATATGTTGGAGTTGGTAGGTGAGTAAGTGGGTAGAGAGGAGTATTAGTATTATAGGTTTCCTTATAGGGGTTGTCTTAGGTATACTCTTTGTCTTATGGGGATTGAGTAATTACTTAGTTCTTATCCTTACTACTATGGGTAAGTGAGTCATTAGTATCATTAGTGTTACGCAAAACGAATTGGTATGAAACATGAAGTATTAAAACCAATACAAAAGGAATGGTTGGGTTGGTTGATAAAAGATGAATGGGATTGGATGATTCGAACTAAGGTTCAGGCGAGTAACCATCGCCAACAATTAGCTTGGACTTATACGTCGGGAGTATATGATGCATCCACCAAAGGGCTTCTTACTTATATCTTAGAAGAGTTTAATGAGGATTCACAAGTTAAACATCGATGGTATCTTAAAAAGGAATGGGATAAAGCAAATGTAATATGATTGAATTAGATGAAATAGAATTAGATGAAGTAGTTGGTACGGGATTAGAATCTAACCTCATTATTTGGAACGATGATTATAATACCTTTGAATGGGTTATCCTGTGTCTTATTAAGTTATTAGGACATGAGGCGACACAAGCGGAACAATGTGCAATGATTATTCACAATACCGGCAAGTGTTCCGTAAAGAGGGGTTCATATGAGGATTTGGTTAAATACAAAGATGCCTTAGTATTGAGGGGATTAAATGTAACGATTGAATAATGAGTAGGAAAATCCGGTTAGACGACCCCAATAAGCTAACAGCTAGACATATACTACTTGATGGTAGTAGTGTACAAATTGCGTATAGGGGTGAGAATACTGAATACTACCTATACCATATAGCGTGGTCACATAGTACTGATTACAATGAGATAATGATATATAAGGATTACACCAATAGAAGGGGTGTCCTAATTTCGTTTGAGGATAGAAAGAAGAAATCAAATACGAATCAACTCATTACGATTCCGAATTTAAAGGATAGGGATAAATTATTAAGTAAGATGATATCATTTCAGAAATCAGCAGTATAATGGAAATGGATTTTTGGTATACCGATATAATGGAAGGTTCTGGTGTTAGGGAGATGCTTGAACGAATGGATATAGGTATTCGTTTTAAGAATGTGAATACTGATATCATAGACCCGAGCAAACTAAACTTCTTAGTCTTTGTATGGGAAACCAGTCCCAAGCTTCCATATACAACCAATACTATATCAGATGAGTTCCTAAACCTATTGGATAGGATACAACATCAGAACTTTTACTTTATGGGGGATTTCTCTAGAGAGACACATCAGAGGGTAGATAAATTGAGTGTATCCTTTTTGAATGCGTTAAAATTAAAGGGAATTGATATCAATCGCTTGATTGTTGTAAAGAATGATTCCTCTAGAATTGGGGTACATAAAATACGATATGATAATTACGCATTGAATACTTTCTTTTTCCCACATTTTTTCTTATCAACCTATAATCATATGAAGGAGTATATTGGAGAGGTTGGTATTAACACTACCATCCAACCGGATAAGGAGTTCTTATGTTTAAACCGAAGGATGTATCATCACAAATACCGAATCATAGAAGAGTTGTTTAATAGGGGATTGTTGGGAGATACTCGTTTCACGTGGGTAGATAACTTTGTACCCCCTAATAAGATAAGTAAGAAACTAATATCAGAACTGAATATAAACATAGATGAGTTTGATGGTATCCAATTGGAAGGGGATGTAATGTATGGTAGTAAGTTATCATACCACGATGAATTCCTATTCACCATAAACCCAGAATGGTATTACCGAAGTAAAGTAGATATCGTAACGGAAACGATATTAGATGAAGATGCAATACACCTAACGGAAAAAACATTTAAGGCAATATACTTAGGAAGACCATTTGTTATATCAGCATCTAAAGGACACCTCAAAGCCCTAAGGGAGATGGGGTTCAAAACATTCGATTCCATAATCAATGAGGATTATGATGATATGAGTGGTGGAGATAAAATAACTAAAATTATAGATAGTGCCGTAGAATTAGCAAGAGTGTGGGATTCACCGGAGGTGGTATCCATCTGCAGACATAATCAGGAGTTATACTTTAATTCAGAGTATCGTAAACAAATATGTAAAGACCTTTTCATAGATAGGCTTTATGAGATTGGTAATATAACTAAACCTAAAAGTTTAATCTAATGGGAGTAAAAATAAAAGGGTGGGAGAAATTGAGTGGTATTACATATAGAGGTTATTGTATAGTTAACCCAATACACAATGCGTATGAAACGGAATACCTTGCGGATGTATTGAATCTAAACTTACCACAAAAACCAAAGTGGGAATTATCCTTACATATCAACAATCCAAACCCACATGAGCATATCATTTGGTTGGGCAATCCTAAAAATAAACTACATACTCAAATACAAGTCCAAACCGATGCGATTCGGACAATAACTGGGTTCAGACAAAATTGGGAATTATTGGTAGATAGATTGATAGATTTAGAAAACCTATCGGCACCAATATCATCATCATTCTCTATATCAGCACAACTATATAATATGATAAACAGCCTACCTCACTGGATGAGGAAATAGAAGAACTACAAAAACGATAATATGGAAATACTGGGTTACTTAGGGGCAATATTCTTAGGAGTATGTGCGTTCCCTGAAATGATAAGAACAATTAAAGATGGGAGGTGCCACTTAGGTTGGCCGTTCCTTATGATGTGGTATTTGGGTGAAGTGTTTATGTTTATATACATTATACCATTAAGAGATATGCCACTCCTTTTTAACTACGCATTCAATATCCTAATACTGAGTGTAATGGTTGTATATAAAATAAAACAATATGTTAACAATACGAAACATAGAAAAAATTAATAACACCCATATAATAGGAACTGATTATCATATCACGAGGGTTACTACCCCCATACCGGAATCCTATCATATGGCCATTAAATCGGATACCTATAACCATTATATGAGGTTGGTATTAAATAGGGTATTAGAACATAATTTCGTTGGTGAATTCTATACCTTACAATTGATGGATGATACCACCGGCCCTAATGCAGTATTCCCACCTATGACATACCCAACATTTGGGTTTAGTCCTAAAAATATGAAAACCCCTAATGAGTTTATGAAGTCCATAGAGGATTACTTTAAGCATCTAATAGATGAGAACTACTTAAAAACTTAAAATAAATTTGGAAATACGGATTTTTATTCGTATCTTAGCTTTAAATAATAACCACTATGTCAATAGATATTATAACAGGAACAAAGACGTATGACGAGTTTGTTGAAGTATTTGAAAGGAAGAGGTCGGATTTCATGCACATAGCACAATCCCCATTTATAAGACAATCTATATTTATGGCAAAACCCATATCCAAAGAAGATTGGGAGATGTTAAGGGATGTAACCAAACCAAAACCAAAAAAGAAATAATGGAACGTGCAGACTTATTAACAGGTATCACCTTAGTATCCTTTGGATTAGTTATGTGGGCATTAGTTCTATGGGAGAAGTACTTTCCCGATGATGATAAAAGATTCCCGCGTAAGAGAAACGAACAACTACATAAGTGGTTCGAAGAACAAAGAAAAAAAATTAAACCTTAAACGACGTTGCGTATATGAACCCCACAAGCATTACTACTCCTACACTACATAGTATACTAAGTAGTACACTACAATACCCTACACCTACCTATACCCCAGCACGGAGTACTAGAAAGGAGTTAGCGAGTATAGAACCCTATTACATATCATATGCTGAACTGACACCGGAATATACTACGGGTCTATTAAGGCTTCGTGATTGGGTTATGGGGAATACCCGATACACGACTGAAGACCGTTTCGTTATCTGGCGTGAATTAGATATGATAATCACTGCCGGTAAGTATTGGAACACTTATTCGGACTTCCTTAATAGGGTTCGGGCGGATTACTATCGGATAACTGGTGGTGAGAAACTAGTGAAGGGCGAATGGGGATGGGTGGGGCAAGAGCTACTGGACTTTGTGGAATGTAATGCGGGTGGCGTATTGGGGAATGGGGTTCGATTTACTGATATGCAGAACTACTATCAATTGAAAATAAGAGGTTTTAGCGACAAAGAAAGGGGAGGTTCATTTATACATCACCTACATAATTTGAAGCGACAAGACCCAAATCGAAGATGTGGTAGATATTTAGTAAAGGGGACTGATGGATTATGGAGAGTAAATTATTGTTCAACAATATAAGAAGATGGAAACGGAAATAATAATAATGGTAGTATGGTTTAGTGGAGTTATAGGATTTACCTATATGATGGTAAAGATGGGTAACACCATTGGGGATAACAACGAGGCCGATTGGGATTTAGATGAAAACAATTAAAAACAAATAATATGAATAACAAAAGTATAACGGACTTTATAAAGCCCACAATCATTACGGCACAACAATATGGTACAAGGGTATCGGTTGAGATAGACCATAGTGATACCGATTTAGATGAATTGATGGAGGCCTTTCAAACCCTCATTGTAGGATTGGGATATCACCAAACAGCATTTAAAAATTGGGTATACGATGCGGCAGATGAGTATAGGGAAACTGATACCGAAGATTTAAAAAAAGCATTAAATGATTGGAAGGAAGATGATGTTGCCGAGGTTGTCTTTCATAGAGATGTAAAGGAATCGGTTAGAACTCGTCTGACAGAAATGATGGAAGATGATGAGCAGTTAGGATTATATGATGCTGCATTCGCCGAACATAATGCACACGAAGAGGGGTTTGATATAGAATCCAATAATGGTGGGTTCGATGGTAACCCCCATAAACAAGATACCGGTGCTGTATTCTTTACGGTCCCTGTAAACTTTTATACTGATGATAAGGGTGATAAGGTTTATGATTACGAAGGAATGGCCGATGAATTCGAAGAACAACTATCTAAATTAGATACAAGTGCAGTAGTAATGGTTTCGGTAGAAACCCAACCGCTAAATAAGGAATTAATAAAGGCAACAAAGAAATATAAAAAGAAACTTAAAACACAATAGATTATGGCTTGGGATGATATGTTTAATTCAGATGAACACGAAACTAATGAATGGGTAACCGGAGATAAAAACTTTGAAGCTCTTAATTCCCTACGCGATAAGTTATTCGAACATTCTATTCATATGTTAATGGATACGAGATTCAGAACTGAGTTGATGTCCGATACCTCAATATCAATGGAGGAAAAGATATCAGATATAACTGAAATGTTAGAATGGGCAACGGAGGTGGAATGGTATGAGGAGTGTGCGGTATTGTATAAAATGATTAAACAAATTAAGGAATCACCCTATTCATATGAACCAACTGAAAGGAGTAAATTCGAATCAAGTATAAACTTTAACTAATGAATAATGTAGTAACCAAACCAACTGCCTTAAATCACGATGATACTTACGATAGAATTGTTGCTAAGGCGTTTTTAGAAGATAGGGGTTGGTATGGTATTGAGTATGGTGGATATTGGGATTTAGATTTAATTGCTCCACAATATAAAAGAGGATGTGATGTTGAGATGAATAAATACAATCACTACGAACAATTTAAATCAGAGGGTATATTCAGATTACCTGCACGTAAGATACGTTATTGGAATGATACAGGTGATTACGGAGATTGGAAAGTAGATTATATTCAATTTAGTGATAACTCTACAACTGAGTTATTGTGGTATCCATATCGAATAATAGAACACTACAAGAACAATAGAGTGGTGTGGGAGGGATTAAAGAAAAAAGGTTATACCGATATTCAAGCATCCTTTATCAGTATACCATTTGAAGTAGGAATTAAACATATACAACATTGGAAATTTATAAGTAATGAATGGCAAAAAATTAATTGAGTTAAAAGAGGAGTTATTTGAAACTGGTTATGTTTCATTTAATTTAAAAGATATAAGTTTAGATTTATATAGTAAATTAGAAAGTCTTATTCCGATTGGAACGTTAAGACCTTCGGACTTTACAAATTTAAAAGCAAGTATAATTAATTCTAAAAATAAGCCAGACCCGTTATATCCAAATGATATCACCGATAAGTCCTTTGAAGAACTAAAAACAATTAAGGATGATATACTTAATAGATATTTAAATAGTGATGATTATGGATTAGACCAAATATGGTACTATAAGAATGTAGATAATCACCATACCTTAGATTTTGTATCTGATGTATATTCTTTATTTTATAATAAAACGCAAGATAGAAATTGTGGTAGTACTATCACATTATATGATGATGGTTGTTTTTTACGCAATCATGCAGATGCTAATGATACAACTACTAATCGTACATGTGCACTATTAATATATCTTTCTAATGATTGGAGTGAGGGTAAGGGTGGTGGACTTGGTATTGATAATAAAGTAGTAGTTCTACCGATATATGGCAATGTTGTCATTTTAGATTTTACTAAACATAATCCCGAACATATGGTAAATCGAGTTATAGGTTTTAATAGATATTGCTTAATAAATTTTTGTGTTAAATAATAATAGTATGAAAGAAAAATTGTTTAAATTAACAGCAGAACAAACAAAAGGAGTAATGACACTTTTGGGGTGGTTACAAACAACTACCAGTCCAAAAATAAATATTACCGATTCAAGTGATATTTTAAAGTATGTCCTTACCTACGGCAAATATAATTCATCACAACAGGATGTATTAAATGAGTTAAGGGTCGAATATTATAAAGAAGTTAAAAATGAAGAACTTATAACATGGTAAGTATATTAGGATACCTTGCAACATTAGTAACAATGGCTTCGTTTCTGATTACGGATATGTTCAGATTACGGGTTGTGAATACATTTGGTTGCATACTATGGATAACATACGGAATCATACAATTGGACACCCCAATCATATTAGTAAATTGTTTAATAATGTTGATACATTTATGGTGGTTTGTTAAACATATAACTAAAAAAAATAATATACTATAATAAATTTGGTATTACCAAAGTTATTTCGTATCTTTACTTATAAAGTAAATGAATATGGGTAAAACTAAAAAATTAATAAAAGAGGTAAAGAGCAGTTTTGAGTTAATTAAAAAACGATATGGTAAAAGTAGCCACTATACCCGTACTCCTAAACTTCAATTTATTAAATCAAAGAATATAATTAAACAAGAGTTTGCAGACGGACCATTGAAGAAAAAGGATATTAAAAATATGGAGGGGTGGTTCGACCCCGAACTCAATATTATTGTATTAGTTGTTGATAATATAGATTCAAAAATAGATTTTATAAAAACTTTATTACATGAATATCAACATTATCTACAATCACCTAAATGGATGACACGATATTATAAGATGGGTCATACTTATAAAACACATCCATATGAATTAGCATCTAAACGGGCTGAGAAACAATATAAGAGATTTATAATAAAATAATATGGGAAAGTTTTACGAAGATTTAGAAACCCTTATCGACCTAATTAAAAAAATAGATAAGAAACATCTATTGGCAGAATTCATTATTAGAGTTGCTAGAAACGCACAGGCTAACCCAACTAAATCAGTATCAGATGTCATCAAAGAAACAAAAAAAGAATTCGATAAATAAAGGTCATTACCTTGAATTAATGGATAGATTACATATTGTAATGTGTACACTTAATGACCATTGTATAGACCACCCATTAACACAATCAGATAAAGATATAAAGTTTCAAATAGAATATGCAGTAGGACAATTATGGGATGCGTATCAATTAGTAGGAAATAAAGAAGATAGTTATGAAGATGAGAATAACACACATTAGTGACACACACAACAAACACAAACAACTGAATGGTAAGTTACCAGGTGGCGATTTGCTTATTCATAGTGGCGATATTACGTCATTAGGTAGAAAGGATGAGGTTGTAAGATTTGTTAAATGGTTTAATGGTATAGACAACTATACTAATAAAATCTTTATTGCCGGTAATCACGATATGACATTTGATAGAGAAATTCTATTGAGGAATAAATTGGCACACTTTGAAGGTAGAACTGAATATGATACCGAATGTGCAGAAGGTAAACCCGATTGGTTAGATAATTTACTTATATCTGGATTAAATCCAAATGTATTTTATTTAGAGAATAGTTTTGTGGAATTGGATAATATTAAAATATGGGGTTCACCGACCAGTCCTACATTTGGTTATGGTTGGGGGTTTAATATAGATAGAGGGCATGAGATAAATAAAGTATGGAATGGGATACCAAATGATACTGATATTGTTATTACTCATAGTCCGATTCACGGGTATTGTGATAGAACATATAGAACTAACGAAAACGTAGGGTGTGAACAATTATATCATAGATTAAATGAAATAAATCCATATCTACATTTTGCAGGTCATATCCACGAGGGGTATGGATATAAAGAAACCAATTGGGGGTATACGTTTAATGGGTCTACTTGTGATTTAACATATGACCCCATTAACAATCCAATAACATTTGATTACAATTTTACAACAAGAGAAATAGATTTTATAGATGATGATAACTAATAAAATACAATTATATTTGGATGATATAAGAACACCAAATAGTGATGATTGGCATGTAGTAAGAAATTATGATGAGTTAGTATCACACATCAGATTAAATGGATTAGATAAATATGAAGTAATCAGTTTAGACCACGATTTAGGAGATACAGCACAAAAGGAATATTTTAATAATGTATCACCTAATTACCAATTGGATTACAATAACATATTGGAAAAAACTGGATTAGATTGTGCTAAATGGTTGGTGGCTGAAAGTATGAATAGTAAAATACCATTACCACAAATATACACCCATTCAGCCAATCCAATTGGTTCTGCAAATATTATGGGGTATGTAAACAACTATTTAAAAAATTGTAGATTACCACAAACTTGTATCAGAGTTAAAATTGAACATATAATTTAAAAAAAAGAAAGTTATGATAACATTATGTATTATCGCAGGTATCGTATTTGTATTATGGATGGGATACTCAGGTTGGGCCGCACCTCTTATGAGAGAAAATGAAGATGGTAGTTGGACAACTCTACGACCACAAAAGAAATTTAGTGATTTGTTTAAAAAACAAACACCAACAAAAAACGAAGATGTGTTTGTTGATAAGGATGCATTTAAAAAATTAGCAGGAATTGGAATACCAAAATCTGCAGATACTACTAATACTGATTTATTAAAAGAGTTGGCAGATAAGTGGAGTAAGGATGGGTTTCCTGAACCAGACCAATCAATACCAGTGAAGACCACAAAGATAACTACAATCAATACAAACTTTGGCAACGATAATGACCCACTAGCACAAATTCCATTAAGTAGAGTATCCAATGAGGGTAAACAAAAGATGGCAGATATTGCAAGAGAGGATATCCGAATTAATACTGAAACTATCTCTAATGAGATTATGGGTTCAATTGGTACTAAACCAAAAACACAAACTGATTATGTAAGGGAACACACCCCAGTCATTTCTAAAAAAAGAAAACCAAAAAGTGTAAAACAAAACGAAGCCGAATTTGAATTAGGTGGTTCTGAATAATATGGAAATAAAATATAAAACTAGAAAATTAATTAAACCGGTAGACCTAAACGCAAGAGGTACTTTATTTGGTGGACAATTATTGAAGTGGATAGATGAGGAGGCAGCAATCTTTGCTATATGTCAATTAACAACCTCGGCAAATACACCACATACCAATAGTATAGTAACAAAGATTATATCAGAAATTGATTTTGTTAATACTGCCAAACAGGGTGATATAATCGAAATCGGGTGTGGGTTAATCGGATTTGGTACAACCTCAATCACCTTTGCATGTGAGGTTCGTAATAAGAACACACAACAAACAATTGTTAAGGTAGACAAGATAGTATTCGTAGTAGTGGATAAGGATGGTAAACCTACTCCTCATGGATTCGTTAAGTAATTGATAATCAATCAGTTAATTTTAAATTTGGAAATACCGATTTTTATTCGTATATTTGAGTATAAACAATAAGATAAAAAATGAAAACACACGCAAAAACACAATCAACAATTAACGTATCTAAGTTAGAATTTAATCATTGGGCTAAGAAATATAGAGTTTCAAGTATGTGGTTTGCAGATACACCGGAAAAACGGAATTTAATTGAACGCATCCAATTAGCAAAATACGCCGAATCTATGGGGTATGGAAGATAACCACCTATTAATATTATGAAAGTAGAATTTAAAGACTCATTCTTTGAGAGTGTAGAAAAAATGGTTTGGTATGATACTAAACTTTGGAAAGTATGGGAAACTATTACTATTGATATTCCATTGTTCTTTAAGAATATATGGCGTTTCCGTAAAGAATTATATTCACACCAATGGTGGGATTATCGATATACCTTAGAAATATTATATCGTTCCCTAACTATTTTAGAAAAGGGATTGTCTAAAGATGGTATGGAAGTACCTGAAAGTAGAAATAAAAAAGTAGAGAAGATTCGTAGGGTATTAGAATTACTTAAATCTAAATTAGATGATGATTATGTAGAGAGGGCAGAAAAGATATTAGGTGAAATCCCGTGGAAAAGACTTGAATGGGAGGATATAGAAGGAACTGATTTACATCGATTGGTAGATACCGATACCCCAGCAGAAAAAAAACATATGAAAAAAGTTTTTGCCCATGCTCGTAAAGTAGAGAAACAAGAATGGGTAGAAATGTGGGCAATCATTAGTGGACTTCAGACGGATGAACATTGGAAAGATTATATTAAAACTGAAGATTATACTAAATTAAATACTGAAGGAAAATTTGAAGCACAATGGAAATGGTCAGATGGTTCAGATATGAGAACATGGTGGGATTGATAAAATGAAACAAATTATAATTACAACTATTTTAGTCATACTGGGTATGACTTCAATGTCACAAGTAAAAAACAAATATACTGAATTTAAATTACCGGCAATAAGTGATGAAATCCTAACACCTGATTCCATACTAAATAAGTTCATGTTATATTGGATAGGTAAACCATATAAATTGGGAGGGAATAGTGAACGAGGAATTGATTGTTCACAATTCAATAAACGTTTATATAAAGATGTTTATAATAAAGTATTAGGTGAAGTAGCATATAAACAATGGGAGCAAACTCAACGTTTAAAAAAAGATAGTTTGATGGTAGGTGATTTAGTATTTTTCAGAAGTAAAGCATCACCATCTGGTTGGCATACTGGTACATATATTGGTAATAGTTATTTTATACACGCAGCAAATAAATACGAAGGTGTAAAGATTAGTAGTATAGAAGAACCACGATATAAACAAATGATTCGTGGGTATGGTAGATTAATTACTACACCACTTGTTATTTATAATAATAAAAAAATATAATATGGAATATATACCGATTTTTGGCCTAATGATATTGGTAATTGGATTTATCTGTTGGAGATGGGTAGTTGGTATAGATTACATGAAAGAGAATCATCCGGATTATACTGGTGATGATTTATTTGGAATATTTGATAACGAAATAAAAAAAGAAAATGAAAATGAAAATGATTAACTTTATTAAAAACAATCAAAAGTATTTTACAATCGGTGGAGCGTGTATATTACTATTATTAACAGCACAACAACGCTCTCAGATTAAGGAATTGAAGAATCAACAATTTATACAAGGTGGTGATATACAAAAAGCAAATATCATTGATTCATTGAATAGTGAATTATTTAATTTACAATCTACTAATGGTAGATATGAACTAGCGTTAGAACATCTATATGAAGTAAACCCATCAGCTGCAAAAGAGTTTGATGATTATTTAAATCACGAAACGGAATAATGAATCCTAATCTATTCTACGGAATCCTATATGGAATTATGGGACAGATATTATCTTTCATGCAATTGCAAGGGAGTGTAAAATATGGATGGTATAAAGATTACCCAATGCTAACCCTATTAGCATCAATTCCGGCATCGTGGTTTTATTTAAAATCGGTAGAAGCATTAGTATTGTTATTTAATGGTCAATTATGGCCGAGTAGATTGATTGGGTTTGGGATTGGTATAGTGGTATTTATAGCACTTAGTGTCATACTATTTAAAGAGCCAGTTTCATTAAAAACTTTGGTTTGTTTAATGTTAGCACTTAGTATATTATCAATACAGCTTTTTTGGAAATAATATTTATATTTATATACGAATATATACTTTTACCTAAACCCAATTCCACCTACCATGTTGTTCAAACTTCTAAAGACAAGTTTAGCATCCAAAGGTAAATCTGGTTTGTTTTCCAAAAAAAGAAATGATATCACATTATGTGATATCGATTTTGAATTAGAGACTTGGTTACACGATAGAGAGAATCGTTACACAAGACCGGTTAACAAATCACTTAATGAATCTGTCATCAATAATCTAACTGGCCGTGATGGTTGGGATGATTGGGATGATAATAAGGCTCATACCGAAGGAGCTATTTAAAAATCTTGCATGCCGTGCCAAAGAACCCCAATTGGGGTTTTTTGTATTTAGCGAGGTTTGCCGTATATTCTTTTTGTAATTCTTTTACTCACCTTAGATAGTGAGCGAGTATAATATCCATTACCAATAAACTGTGGTTCTTTATCCTTACCTATGATATCAATTATTTTATTCTCATCAGTAACAAATGGTGCACCAGCTGAAGATAGAATTTCCTCCATCTTTAAACTAGCCTCAATAAACCATCCGGCAGTTTTAGTTAACTTAATAGTTTGTTTAACTAAATCTCTTTTTGCTTCTGGTTTGCCATTAGTTGCAAGTAGTGCAATCTTATTACCAAACTTAGTTACCTTATATATAATAAACTCATCGGGTACATTATCGTTATCAATATCCTTTAAACGAACTGCCTTATATTTTGATTGCATCTCCCCTGCTGAGTTAGCAGATAAATCCATTCCTTGTTTAAGGTACGATGATTTATACATATCCCAAATAATATCCATACCATCTTTATCTACCTTATGTAAATCGTAGTTAATCCACTCACCGGATGGTATTTCAAATTCTTGTAATATTTCTAGTAACTTAATCATTTATTTTGTTTATTTAATATCTTAAATACAAAATCAGTCTCATTCCAAATTGTTTTTAAACTTTCTTTATTTATCAATTGAGAGAGTTGAGCATCTGTAATTTTTCCTAATTTGCGTAATTGAATACCAAAATGTTTAATCAATATAATAGGATACTTATCAGACCCGTAATTTTTCTGCTTAATTTCTTTGGTAGTATCTTGTTTAGCAATTATTAATTTATCGTATATTTGTTTTTTTAATCCAGTGTCTGATGGTTCATTATCTTCATCATATCGTTCCAAATATCTATCTGCAAAAGCTTTACCATAATTTTTTAACAAATCGTTGTACTGATTTTGTACATCCTTTGGATAATCTTTTAATGGGGCAGTTTTTGTATTTATAGTTCTGCCTACTTCTTTTAATATATCGTTTAACTTAATCATTTATTTTTTATAAATAGCTCACCTAATACTTCCAATCTACCCACTTCAATTTGAAATGTAGTCTGGTCCATATCCAATGATATTTTACCTAATGTTTCTATGAATTCTTTTTTAACCGTATCAGTATCTAATTCACCCTTTTTAGCCTTTTCATAGTAAGGTAGTTTCACAGCAAAGTGATGGTAAGTTAATAAAGCATCCCCACCCTTTTCTTTTGCAGTTTGTGCTATCTTTGTAGCCCCACCCAACCGGTTACCTGCGAAATTTAAAAAATCAGTATCTTGTACTAATTCTTCGTTTAATATATTTCTTAACTTTATCATACCTATAAATATTTAGTTAAAAATAAATGATAAAAAATTTGGAAATGTGAGCTTTATTTCGTAGTTTAGCTATGTAATAAGAAATAAGAGATATGACAAATGAAGAGATTGTTGCGATGAGTGTGAGTGAGTATACTGATTTACTTATCAGTATGGCCGAGATGAATGGTCACAACGACCCTCATAAGGTCAATTGGGATTACACCTTTTGGCATGGGGTTAGTTCGGAGGAGAGATACTCCGAGGCTATTGTTGAATTGGCATCACGCGGAATAGAATCGTGGGATAATTAATTAGTAAACTTTAAAATATAAAATATGGACATCAGAGAACAATGTAAAGAACGTGCGATTCAATTCGCTAAAGAGTGGAATTGTGATAACGTAAGTGAACACATCTTAGATATTATGGTATCGATTATGTGTACTCGTGATAAATCATCTTACGCAGGTGGAGGGTTTGTTGAGGCCGTAGTTGCTAACAATTTATACCTTGCTATGAGTAGGGCAGATACCGATTGTAAAAATAACATTTTCTTATTGACAATGTGTAAAGCAAATTGTTTTATTTAAACATATAAATATTTATGGAACATATATATACGTGGGTAGATTACACCCTAGCAACTATTGAATTAATAGCCTTATTTGGTATAATGGGAATTATGGCTTTATTGGTCTATAAGGATTATAAACGATTTGATTACAAAAAATAAACATAAATGAAAACTGAAAAAGAAAACCTTACAATTGGTGATTTGCAAGAAATCGAAATGATTTTATTAGAAGCATCTGCATGGGGTCTTAGGGCTGAAGTGGAAATTTCCGCGGAAGGATATTTATCAGAGGGTCACTCAGCTGTTGATTCATATCAATACGCATACGATGATTGGATAAAATAAAATTATATGGATATAAATCAAATAGTAAACGCAGGAGGTGCATTCATAGCAGGTGCATTTGCTGTATGGTTAGCTAGAATAGCAAAAAAAGATTTAACTAAAAAAAGAATAAAAAAGTAAATGGCTAATATCATACACATATTAGAGGGTTGGGGTAATTACGTCAGACAACAATTTGATATATTAGATTCTGATACTCAAGACTTAGCATCAAATCGGTTATTGCATTGTGATAAATGTTTAATTAGAACAGGTAATTCGTGTGACCCAAATAAATGGGGAATCCATATAACAACAGGTGAACGGAAATATGGATGTGGATGTAACATATCAGCAAAAACCCTTTCGCGTGGTTCTCAATGTCCAATCGGTAAATGGTAAAGAATATGAAAGCAATAAAGAACGAAAAGCGGATTGAGTTATTAGAGGGTATTGGTGTTATCATGCGAATCATAGCATTTGGAACTCTGTCTATAATGGGCCCAGATACTCCCTTTCTTTGGATGTGGATATGGAATTCAGTTGATGCCGTTATCTTAACTTACGCTGCATGGCAACGTAATAATAAACCATATATCCTATTGAATTTCTTTTGGTTAATTGTGGGTATTGTAGGTATTTACACCTCAATATATGGAAACCCATTTTCTCATTAACCTTGCCCGCTCAGAATCGTTATGAAGGGTAATATAATCTATTTAGATAAAGACCAATTAAAATTAATTAATTTAATTGATGAATGGTTAAGAGATGAGATGATGGAAACTACAACATCATTAATGAACACCGATACTATAATAGCGGCTAGAACTTTTTTAACACATCTACATGAAAAGGGGTGGTATAGAGAAGGGAGTGAAGAACAAGGACTCTTAAAAGAATTAAGAAACGAATGGATTAAGGATGGTGGTAAGTGGAAGAGCTAATTAGCTATAAGCTCTTACTTATACTTTTTTCTTAACTATATCAGCTTCTAGTTTAAAGCTCTTTTATAATTATAAGCTTTTCAGAAAAATTAGCAAGGTTTTTTTAAAAAAGTTATTAACATTTTAAATATTCATAATATCTTGATAATCAATCCCTTAGAAATACAATAAAATAAATTTGGAAATCTCACTAATTTATCGTAATTTAGCTTTATAAAATTTAAAATATGAACGTATTAGAATTAACACCTTGTATTAAATGTGGAGGCGATATGCCACTTTTACGATTTACAAAGTATGGATATAGGTCTTGCACTAATTGTTCCACTACTGAAAGAGTTGGGGGAGTTCCTATTACCAACCATAAGACAGGTAACAGTATTCAAATTGTTCCCAAACATATCGCAGAAAATCTTATTCGTTTATCACAACGACAAGGCTATGGTGTTTGTAAAGGAATGAAACATAATTAAAATTTAAAAGATAGAATATGAAAATAAAGGATTTAAAAAAGTGGATAAGTGATATCTCATCTGAATTTGATGAGTACACTATAACCCATAGAGAATACTATGATTCAGAGGATGATACTTTATTTGCTAACGAAGTTCCAATAGTATCGGTTCATATAGATGATAATGAAATGAAAGCATGTTTCATGCACGAACAATCGTATCTTCTATATAAGGGTGATTCTATAATCACTAAATTCAAAGTTTCAAGCACCAAAGTAGATTGCGGATGATAAATATAAATTATAAAATAGAAAAGGTTAAACCAAAAATCTTTGCAGTTATCATTGAAGATTCATATGATAGGGCAATGACCTTTTTAAGAATACAAGAATTCTACGAATCCCCAAATCCAGCATTTAGAGGTAATAAGGATTTTAGTTTTTCTGAATATATGAAATGGTATACCAATGAATATGGTAAAGGGTTTACATATGGAAGTGATTGGAGTGGATTTAATGTTCCATTAGAAATTGCCTACACTTGTTATGATACCCTAACTGATAGGTATACTGATTACGATGATGTAATGGAAAGTATTATTCATACGTTATACGAATTGAATGGTGATGATGCCGATGGTTATATTATTGGGGCAGGTAATACTGAAGGGGATACCTTTAAACACGAAGTTTGTCATGGATTATATTACACTAATCCCAACTATAAAGCAACTGCAGATGCAGTTACTGCATTAATACACATAGAAAATTATAATATATTCGAAAAGAATTTATTAGAAATGGGATATACTGAAATGGTTATTAAAGATGAGATTCAAGCATACTTACAATATGGTTGGGAAAGTAATGACTTTGGAAAAGGAGTTCCATTAGAAATTAGAGAAATGTATAATGGTTGGTACGAAGAAGAATTAGAAGAATACTCAAAATAAAATAACTTAATATATATACATATATGAGTGAGAAGGTTAATTTAAAAAACTATATTTGTAGAGCACCATTTGAAGATTTTATGGTATTCCATAATTCGACTTGGAGTTGTTGTCCAGATTGGATGGATATTCCATTTGAAGATTGGTCTCATTTAAATCCCGGTGAAACTAAAGAATTAAAAGATGTTTGGTTTAATGATATTAATACAAAGGTAAGAGAAGGAATCTTAGATGGTTCATATAAATATTGTTCAAAAACTAAGTGCCCATTTTTATCTAAACTTATTAATACTGATGAAAAGGTATTATTAAATGAGTTTGAATCGGACTATGGACAATCAGTATATTTTGGATACTTTTATAAGAGAGAAGAATTTTTTAAAAAATATAATCTTTCTGAAACTGATAGTGAATGGAAATTATTTCCAAAATTAATTTATTTTAATTTTGATTACGCATGTAATTTGAAATGTCCATCTTGTAGATTAGATACTATACCAAATCGTAAAGATAAATTTGTTGATAATATTTTAAAAGATATTAATGAACAATTTAGTAATGAGGTTGAGATGATTCATATTACAGGTAGTGGTGACCCATTTTATTCAAATGTATTTAGAAAGTTTATGCAAACATTTGATTACAAACGATATCCAAAATTGAAACAAATTTATATAGTTTCAAACGGAAATATGTGGACACAGGAAATGTGGGAATCGGTTAAACCAATTCATCCATATGTTCGTGAATATGAAATATCAATTGATGCAGCAACTAAAGAAACATATGAAAATAAAGTAAGGTTAAATGGGAATTGGGATACTTTAATGGCTAATTTAAAATATCATTCTACCTTAAAATTTAATAATAGAAATTTTTCATTCGTAGTTCAAGACCATAATGTACGTGAAATGAATGATTTTGTAAATATGATTGAGGATATATATGGAAAGTGGAGTCCTGAAAATGGATATACAATTACATTTAGAGCAATACAAGATTGGAATCATCAAACAAAAGAATGGTTAAAAGACCGTTCAGTTCAAGAAGAATCACATCCACTATATAATGTATTATTAAAACAATTAAAAATGATTGGTAATAGACAACATATAATACATAATTTTTGGCATTTAGAATCAAAACAAACAAGGGCTTTAATTTAAAACAAAAAAACAATAATATGAACTTACAAGAGATTTGCAAAAAGTACAGAATTTCAGACAACTATTTAAATTCTAAAGACGATGCGTTATTAGTAACTGCAGCATCATTAGATGATATTATTTTAGAACTGAATCCAATTACAGGAACAACTACAACGATTGAAAAATTAGAAAGATTAAAAAACTTTTTAGTTGATGTAAAAACTTCAGGCGTTTAATTAAAATTTAATATATGTTTTTAACGTATTACATTATTTGTGTTCTTTATTGTTTCTATCAATTATTTAAAAATTTAGATAAAAGATACAGCAATGACCCCATCGGTGGTTCTCCTGAATTGGATACTATTATGGTAGTGGTAATGGCATGGGTTCTTGCACCAATTGATGTTTCCTTAACTTGGATTCGTTGGTATAAAGAAGCTGAAGAAGCAAGAAGAAGACAATCAAATATTACATTAGATGTGAGAGCACTTCGAAACGAAGAAACTCATATTCAATAATATTAAACAGAGAGTTGGCCGAGTGGTTGATGGCACCAGTCTTGAAAACTGGCATACTGAAAGGTATCTGGGGTTCGAATCCCTAACTCTCTGCAAACTTGGAGTACGAGGAACTAACATAAACGGAGTACTTAACCCATAAGTTGATTGAATTCAATTATAAGGTTTCCAGTGAGTTAGTTCATATATTGTAAGGTGTTGGAAAAGGTTGTCTCAGTATGACCGGGTAGACAAGCCCTCCTGTCTCGGGGGTGGTGAGAACGAAATAGGTAAGTAATATGGGGTAGACCACCATCCGGCCGGAGAAAGTGTTACTTACTGAATCGCATCGTGGATGGTTCGAATCCTCCTCTTACAGCAATTAATTAATATGAATGAACTTATACAACAACTAAAAAGTATTCCATTTTTAGAATTGGACATTGATATTGATTTAGATAAACTAATTGATGAATATGGATTGTTAAAAAACAAATACAAATTCAAAGATTATAGAACTAACTTTTGGCAAGTACGAAGAAAGTATCGTAAAGCATGGAGTGGTATTTCATTGATTAGTTCTGATGGAAGTTTGTATAAAGATATGTACGAAGATGGTACTGAGCAATATAACTTTCAGAAAACCGAATTGGAATCCACAATACCTTATATGTATGAGATATGTGCAAACATTAGTGGTAACCAATTAGATAGTAGAGCTAGGGTGATGCGAATTGCACCTAAACAATCTTTAGTTTGGCACTCGCACGTATTGGAACATGGACAAGAAGAATGGGAACTAACTATTCAAATTCCAATTATAGTACCAGAAAAGTTTGAATATTGTGTAGTAGATTCGGCTGAATTTAAATGGTGGAAGCGATTTCATAGACCTGATTGGTTTACGAATATATTTAGAAAAAGATTAGAAGTAGGTAAAGCATATTATTTTAATTCTTATCATTATCATAATGTGTATAATTACTCAAATGAATATAGAGCAACTATAATGTTGTACATTGATTTGAGAAATGAAAAGGTTCAGAATTTAATTAAACGTTCTTTGAATAAAAAATAAATGGGGGTGCCTGGTTTTGACAGGTACGATGAGTTGGTAAGTTGCAAGCCGGGTTAGATGGAAATCCGTAAATACCTATCGAACAATAAACGACGTAGAATTATCTACAATGACCTTCGAAGATGTAATGTCTTTCGTAGGTGCTGATTACGCTATAGCAGCCTAATCCCTCCCGCACACATCGTGGGACTTTAAAAAGAATGTGTACAAAGGTGGAAAAGTGATTGAACCCAAAATCGAATCACCCATTGTTTATCGGTTGCCGATGGTGAAGAACCAACCGAATATTTTGTTAGTTAAGAAAAACTAACTAAGCTTGTGAATGATGTTTATTGAATCCGTATTTGGACGAGGGTTCGACTCCCTCCACCTCCACCACTTAATAAATTATTGTTATATATTTAATTAAAAATATATAATAATGTATTTATATGTGTTACACTTTTAACTATTGATTACAAATGTTAGAAAAACTTACCTTACCCATATTATTATTTTTTAATAGTATTGGTAATTCTATCGACCCCTCATTGATTAATGATGGTAAAGCGATAGAAAAAATCCAAAAAGAAATATCAGTTCTTAATCGAAAAAAAGAATTGATTGAAATCACCGAAGAAGATTTCGCTGCACGTACGGTTCGTACCGAAAAGGTTACGAAGGAGATTGTCTCACTTAAAGGTAAAATCCTAAAAATTGAAAAAATAGATAAGTTAAAACAAAAATGGATAAGAGAGGATTCTCTTGAAAAAACAAAGAGCATAAAGGCACTATGAAAAAATTATTAGTGATGGCTTTGATACTCGGAATAAGTATTAATGCAAAAGGGCAAGAGTGGTTTATAACCGCTACCCGCAAGGGTGGACCATCTGATGGATACATTACAGGTGGATTTATGAAAAAAGGATGGGGATTTTATGCGGGACTTCCGTATGATGAATATGGTGGACAAAATGGTGGAATAGTAATTCCTCCGGGAGTTAATACCAAAACAGGAAATGTATCTGATAATATGAAGTTTGGTGTTCTTAGACAAGTAAAAGAGGATAAGGCGATTATTGGGTTTGGATTACAACCTACACTTAATGGTAATAAACCAAATTTTCTTATAATGTACAATCCACTAAGACCAAGTAGTGTTATAAATTTATGGGGAATTGGTAATTTAATTGGTGATGATTTTACATTAGGATTGGGATTATCTTACAAAGTAAAATAAATATTAAAAAAGATTTGGAAATATGAAAATGTTTTCGTATCTTTGACTTAACAAAATAAGATAGTGGTTGAAGCCAACATCTAATAAAACCGAATGTGTGAAGTCCAACCATAAGTGGTAAACTATAACGCCGGATATCATTATCTTACTTTGTTTTATGTTCTTTAAAATTATATTGCGGGTTAGAGCAGTGGTAGCTCGGTAGGCTCATAACCTATAGGTCGGAGGTTCGAATCCTTCACCCGCTACAATGATTATTTTACGTTTGGTATATTTTTATATACTTATATATAATATCACAAAAAATAATTAAAAAAAGATTTGGAAATGTGAAAATGTTTTCGTATCTTTACAAAGTTAGTTCTAAACTTATAGGCGATGAAAGATACTCGGTATTAGACATAACAAAAAAAAGTTTAAAATAAATTTGGAAAAGTGAAAAAGATTTCGTATCTTTGACTTAACAAAAAAAAGTTCTTTAAATTATCGAAACATATTGTACATAGTATCCTTGTGGTACATAGTACATACCCGCCGCATATGGTGGTTAAATAAACTACGAAAGTAGGATAAAGTGAATTAGTTGGTTAATTAATTTGCGGTTTCAGACCGAAAGGAATGGAGCTTGAGTATGCAAGTGGAATATCATTAGACCTGATTAGTGAGGGTAACTCCGTAGTGAAATGGTTTAATGACTGGGCTAGGTAGAAGTTCAGTTGAGGTGGGGACACCAATAAGAATAATCCATAGAGTTATTGCAAGAAGTACGGACTTAATCTCTCCATATCATTGCGTGATTCAATATGAAAGTTTACTTAAAATCGAAAGGTATGATGATGTACAAGTGGTGTTGTTATTATCCTTATCTTTACTTTACCAAAGGTTTAGATATGAAGTAGACTTAAAATATGACGATAGGGATATCGTATCGAGTAGTATAGTATTCCGTTCTTCAAAATGGAACGGAGCTAGTGGTAATCCACTACTTGAATTCTTCTACAAACCAAAACTTTTACTTTCAATGGTGAAAATCAAATAAAAATAAAAGAAAAAGTGGTTACCAGTTGCAAGTGAAAGGTGTGTACATAGTAGTGAGTCGTTCACTGCCACAAATACTCTCAAGGTAAATGTGATTCTTTCGAAAAACTTCTAGCATCGCGAGATGTGAATCGGGTCGGCAGATTCGAAGTGGCGGAGTAAAAAGAGAGTAGGTTGTAACTTTATGATTGGTAGGCATTACTTACCCACATTGAATCGGTACTACTCAAAAGGTAGTGGAAATTAAGGTAACCAATAACCCTTATAAAGCTGGTTCATAAGATGGAGTATTCTCATCCAGATTTTTTTAAAAAATACTAAGTAATTTATCGAGGCTTTTGTCAACCAGTGCATGACATGGATGGTGCATATTGAAGATGAGTTACTTTTTTTTATTTTATTAACACAAAAACAAACATAAATTAGTTTTTAATATACTTATACACAATGGCAACTTTAACAATACATACGCTTAGTTATCTACCGACACAGAAATGTGCTTGGGGTGGCAATCGTGTCTTCAATATGATTGAGGATAGAAGTAAGTTAAGGGATGTAAAACGTGGATAGAATGTAAAAATTTTATAACAATATTTTAAGAACCCTTAACTGATAAAAAAGTTAAGGGTTTTTTCGTTTATGGGATGGTAGCTCAGAGGCAGAGCAGATGACTGTTAATCATCAGGTCGAGATTTCGAAATTCTCCCTTCCCTCAATTGGTTCTTTGACATGCGGATGTCGTATAATGGTTATTACTCCTTCCTTCCAAGTAGGAGACGTAGGTTCGATTCCTATCATCCGCTCATAAATTGCTCGATGGTGTAATGGTTAGCATACCTCACTTTGACTGATGTAGTATAGGTTCGAATCCTATTCGAGTAACAACATAGAAGATTAGCTCAGTTGGTTAGAGCATTTGGTTTACATCCAAAGGGTCATAGGTTCGAATCCTATATCTTCTACAATTTGAAATTATTCCAAATTCGAATTTGGAATACAACTCAATTAGCCTGTATCGCATAGTGGCAATTGCTGGAGACTGTAAATCTCCTCTCTTCGGAGTTCGGTGGTTCGAGTCCATCTGCAGGCACTTAATAGGAGAAGAAGCTAACTTAGTAGAAGCAGTGGACTGAAAATCCACAGGAGTTGGAGCGTAACCAACTTTCTCCACAGAATGAACTCGTAGCTCAGTTGGTTAGAGCACCTCACTTTTAATGAGGGAGTCAATGGTTCGAGTCCATTCGGGTTCACAATAACGGATAGTAGAGGAGTCAGGTCTATCTCGCCACATTTGGGATGTGGAGCACGCAGGTTCGAATCCTGCTTATCCGACAACATTGGTAATTAGCTCATTTGGTTAGAGCATCTCGCTGATACCGAGAAGGTGGCAGGTTCGAATCCCGCATTACCAACAATTTGGTTATTGGTGTTCCAAATCTAACAAAAAAATAGAGTTTTGGAACACTAATAATACATCTCTTTGGTGCAATGGTAGCATATCGGTCTCCAAAACCGCAGATGAAAGTTCGAATCTTTCAGGGGGTGCAAAATAGTTCTATGGTGTAATTGGATAGCACCTTTCACTACGGATGAAAAAGTTAGGGTTCGAGTCCTTATGGAACTACAATGTTCACAAATTTAGAGTGTTCACTATCGGTGAACAAACAAAAAAAGTGAACAACAAATAATGGCGAGTTGTCTCGAGTGGTTAGGAGGAGGTCTGCAAAACCTTTAACATTGGTTCGAATCCAATACCCGCCTCACATTGCGTGGCTTAGTGGAAAAGAGTTATCTCTCATAAGGATGACCAATTGAGTTCAAACCTCAAACACGCAACATATGGTGTTTATAGTGTTAATGGTTAGCACGTCAGTTTGTGGTACTGATAGTATGGGTTCGAATCCCATTAATCACCCCAATAGAGAGTTACCCAAGTTGGTGAAGGGGACGGTTTGCTAAATCGTTAGGGTGTTAAAGCCGCGAGGGTTCGAGCCCCTCACTCTCTGCTGAAATATACCCGTATGGCGGAATTGGAATACGCAGTGGCTTTAGACACCACACAATTGTAGGTTCGAGTCCTACTATGGGTACAAAATAAAAAGGTAAAATTATGGTTTATAAAAAATTGTATACGGCAGAAGAAGTGGAATTGATTTCATATATCAAAGAATATATGATTACGAATACCGATGCAGAAATCTTAATTGGTTGTGATTCACAAAATTCAGGTAACAAAACTATTTATGCAATCGTAGTTGCCTTATATAGAAAAGGAAAGGGTGCACATGTATTGTATAGAAGATGGAATAGTGAAAGAGAAAGAATCCGTTCAGTTAGATTATTACAAGAAGTTTGGTTTGCAATTGAAACTGCCGAAGAATTACGCGAGGCTGGTATTCCAAAACCTAAGTGGATTGATATTGACTTGAACCCAGACCCACGCTTTAAATCTAACGAAGTGTTTAGACAAGCAGTGGGTATGGTTGAAGGTATGGGGTATTCAGTAAGATATAAATCATTAGGGCCAATAGCAACTTATGCTGCTGACCACTTAGTAAAAATACACAATTAAATTTGGATATGTGGAATATTCTTCGTATCTTTACATTGTTATAAAATTATATGCTCCTATCGACTAATGGTTAGGTCACTACCCTTTCACGGTAGTAATACGGGTTCGAATCCCGTTGGGAGTACAAAAATGTTCCAGCAGTTCTCTGAATAGAGTTCTATAAAGAAAAGAAACGATGTATAGTTTCACGATAGGAGGGTCACCTATCAAACGCCTCCTTAGCTCAGTTGGTAGAGCACTTCACTTGTAATGAAGGGGTCGTTGGTTCGAATCCGACAGGAGGCTCATTTGGAGTGTTAGTTCAGTTGGTTAGAATGCATCCCTGTCACGGATGAGGTCATGGGTTCGAGTCCCATACATTCCGCAAGTTGTTTCATACACTTAACACACTTAGTAACAAAGTAAGTTATATAGAGTTACATAGAAGCATTGGAGTAATTACCCAGAAGCTACATTCGGACTACAAATGTTGATTAAATTCAGACGTTGTAGAGAAAGAGATGTTAAGAGTAAACTTGCAAGTTGAAACAACGATTTGGTTCGGTAGCTCAGTTGGATAGAGCAATTCACTTCTAATGAATAGGCCAAAGGTTCGAATCCTTTCCGAATCACAAAAGTGTAATAGTTATTATTAACCATAAATGTAAATTATGAAAAGATTAATATTGATATTATTAATTACTGCGGTAATCCTACCATCAAATGTAACCCCACCCAATCCATTCAAAATCGAAACTATGGTAAAGGAAGAGGTTGTTAAGGAAATTAAGAAATTTGTTGTTACGATGACTACATATACAATTGACCCTTTACAAACTGATGATACTCCGTTAGAAACGGCGAGTGGCTTTGAATTAGATGAGGATAATCCTAAAAAACATAGAGTGATTGCAGTAAGTAGAGATATAAAAAAGAAATTTAAATTTGGTGAAAAAGTAAGAGTGTCAAATGCTGGAAAATACAATGGAGTTTACTACGTTAGGGATTTAATGAATCCGCGATGGAAAAATAAAATCGATATATTAATAAATCCAGATGATAATCATACTAAACTTAATGGGGTAATATTAAGTAAACTAAATTAGGATAATTAGAATAAATGCCGGAGTGATGGAATGGTAGACATGACAGACTTAAAATCTGTTGAGCATAAATCGCTCGTGTGGGTTCGACTCCCACCTCTGGTACGATGTAATGATTCGAAAGAATGACGGAACGGACGCTAAGTATGAAATGGAAACTAATGAAACACAATAAAAGTGTGGATAAGATACAAACCGTACAGACATTACATTAATTGGGGGGGTGTAGCTCATTTGGCTAGAGCATCTGCCTTGCACGCAGAGGGTAGTAGGTTCGACTCCTATCACCTCCACAAAAAAAAGATATATGCCGGAGTGGCGGAAAGAGCATTCCCTTTGGGTAGTAAACCTTGAGACGTGACTTTGTAAAAAGTTGATTACTCCGTAAGGAAATCGTGTAGGTAACCAATCCTTCCTCCGGCACCTAATGGGCTTTGGTGATATAGCCGCAAGAGATTCATATGTTTCTCATTCACTATATAAGTAGGTGATTCCACACCTGCTTATTTTTTATCGTTGAAAGAAACGATATCAGATTTTATCGTTAGATTAAACGATAATGGACTTGTAGCTCAGTTGGTTAGAGCAAAACACTCATAATGTTGAGGTCATAGGTTCGAATCCTATCTGGTCCACTATAAAAAAACCTCATAAATTATTTGGTAATGTGAGGTTTTTTTTGTATATTTGGTTATAAGAAAAGGTTATGAAATTAAATCTAAACAAAGGACAAAGGTTATGGTTCACAAGTGATACCCACTACAACCATGCTAATATATGTTCATCTACAACCCAATGGTCAGACCCCGTAACGTGTAGAGAATTCATATCATTGGAACAAATGAACTCACACCTTATTGCTAACATCAACGAAAAGGTTGAACAGGATGATATCCTTTTCCATTTAGGTGATTGGAGTTTTGGAGGATTCGAACAAATACAAAAATTCAGAGATAGCATTTTTTGTAAAAATGTTCACATCATTACCGGTAACCACGACCATCACATTGAAAGTGATAAAGAAGGTTGTCAAAAGTTATTTAGTTCCGTAAACAAATACTTAAACTTAGTTGTTAAGTGGAATGTAGGGACTCCTTTAATGGGAGAACAAAGATTCGCTCTAATGCACTTTCCAATAGCAAGTTGGGATAATATGGCTAGGGGAGCTATCCATTTGCATGGACACGTTCACTTTCCGGCTGATAAACGAATTGGTTCGGGTAAAATGATGGATGTGGGATGTGATGGAAACGAATTGTATCCAATTGAAATGAGTGAGATATTAAGATTGATGAATAAACAACCAATCAAAAGTATGTTTGTGTTTGACCACCACGAAATAGTTGAAAATTATAGATAAAATGGTATGGAAACTAAACAAGAAATTAAATTGGAAGATGTATTCAATGATGAAAAACGACAAGCTATAAAAGAGTTTATTGATAAACAAGAAATAAAATATATGATACCAAAAGTATTAACATTAGTAAGGGGATTACCAGGAAGTGGTAAATCAACATTAGCCGGATTCATTTGGAATGATTACGCAATTTGTGAAGCAGATAAATTCTTTTATGATAAAGAAGGAAACTATAATTTTGATGGTTCTAAAATAAAAGATGCACATAAGTGGTGTAAAGAACAAGTCGAAATTCGTATGAAAGATAACGAAGTCAATCCACAATTCTATCCAGAGATTGTAGTATCAAATACATTTACTCAAGAATGGGAGATGGAAGAATATTTTAAGTTAGCTGAAAAGTATGGTTATATGGTATTCACTATTATAGTAGAGAATAGACATGGTGGAGTAAATCAACATGGAGTTCCTGCTGATAAGTTAGAACAAATGAAAAATCGTTTTGAGATTAAATTATAAAGGAACACAATACTACGACGAAACCTTTAAGAAATAGAAAAGTTATGAAAAAAGAAGAACAAAAACAACACCTCATTGACATGATGAGATATGATGAGAATTTGGGATTGTATGAAAATTGGGTTGAGGATACTGAAAAAGAATCTAATCTATCAGATTTAAATCGTGAAGCCAATATTTTTTGGAGTGGATTTAGAGTGGGTGTTAAATCTAAAGAAAGAATGTATAGTGAGGAAGATATGGCAGAATCATTTATGGCTTGCTGGAAAGCAAATGTATCTGATGGAATTGAATGTAAATTATCATTTAAAGAATGGTTTGAACAATTTAAAAATAAATAATATGGAAAATAATAATTCAGTTTGCTATGTGGCAAAAATAAATGAAATTAAACCTATTGATGGTGCTGATAATATTGAATTAGCAGTAGTTGGTGGTTGGAATTGTATAGTAAAAAAAGATGCTCATAATGTTGGTGAGTTAGTAATATGTGCAACAACCGATGCGGTAATTCCATTTGATTTATCCGAAAAATTAGGAGTAACCAATTATCTTCGTAATGGTGGTAGGGTTAGAACTGTTAAGTTAAGAGGAGTTTATAGTGAGTCTTTAATTATTCCATATACGTTAACACCAATCGTTAGTGAAGGTGATGATATGATGGATTATTTAGGTATTTACAAATATGAACCACCAGTTAAAATGGTTCAATTAGCAAGTGGTAGAAAGATTCGTTATCAAGATAACCCACACTTTCATGTCTACTATAAGTTTCCTAACTTAAAAAATGTACCGGGAATGTTTACTGAAGATGACACTGTGGAAATTACTCGTAAGATTCACGGAACAAATGCTCGTTATGGTATTGTTAAGAAAACTAAATTATCTATATTAGATAGAATTAAAAAGTTGTTTGGTAACAAATGGACTGAATATGAATTTGTAGTTGGTTCACATAATGTAGAGAAAGGCTCTGATTCTCAAGGATTCTATGATACCAATGTTTGGTATGATATTGAAAGGAAATACGATATCAAAAATAAGTTGTGGGATTATGTTAAGAGTAATACAATGGAGCCGGAGATTGGTGATGGTATTACCTTATATGGTGAGATTTACGGAGCGGGAATCCAAAAGGGATATGATTATGGGTTAACGGAGATTAAGTTCGTAGGATTCGATGTAAAAGAGAATAGTGAGTATTTAAGTGTTATTAATGCTAGGTTACTGATTAAAGATATTTTGGAATTACCTTATGTAGAAATTTTACACTACGGAAGTTGGTCACAAGAAGTACAAGATAAATACACATTCAATAATTTTATTCCAAATACAAAAGTACCAGAGGAAGGAATTGTAATCAAACACCAAACCGGCGAAAGACAAAAGATTGCAAAAGTTATTAACCCAGATTATTTAATCTTTGCAGAAAAACATAATGTAGAAGATTCACATTAAAATTATAAATTATGAACGAATCATTTTCAAATTACTTAAAAGGAATCCTTACGATACTATTGATAACCCTAGCAGTATATGTATATGATGGACACCTCCACCCAACTAATCAATCATCTCTACTAGAAATATTTGGTGCATTGATGTTGGTAATGGTTGTTATCGTTGGATTCAAAGAATACAATAAATAATGCGTAACTCAGGAATACCATTTCCCATACAAAAAATAAATGATAATCTATATCAAGTTGTAGCGGAATACCCAACCGAGCGAGTACCTGATGTAGCTACAATAAAGGAATGGTTAAATTGTGATTGTGCGTTTAGAACAAAAAATGCTACCTATATTTTTTGTAGAACAATTGAAGAAGCAGAAATAGTAGAAGACCCTCCACAATAATATTTTTCAGTTATCCATATTTATAGATATGGATTATACTCGATTAGAAAATTTACGAAACACTTATCCGGCACAAACAACTACCGATTTGAATAATATAAAAACATTTTATTCAAAGGAGGAAGGATACGTGCGTAAATATGGAAAAGATAGAACAACCAATTATCTTGATTTTAAAACATATCCACTTGATAAATTAAATGTATTAGACCCTAATCTATATCCATATGTTGATTTTAATTTTATTGTTCAATTTTACGATGAGGAAGAAGGGTTTGTAGAAGAATGGACATCCGACCCTTTTAAAGAAAAATTATTAAAAGCAAAAGAAGATGGTAACCCATATTTTAATAAATTTACAGTTCCAATAATACCAATGGATTATGGTGAATTAAAAAACCATCACAGGATAAATAAATTATCAATAGGAGAACTTTACTCAGAAACTAAAGTTACTAAAACGATTGCTACAATTGAAGAAATGTTATTACATATTCAATGGTTAGTAGTCTTTACTGATGGATTTAGAAATACTGAATCCGGTAAAATAATTAGTGACCCTATATATCCAATTGATGGAATTGGTACTTGGATAACTACTCATGACCCACAAGGAACATTTGGAATGGGATGGAGTGATTATCTAAAACAAACACTTAATGATAAAGAATTTGCAATTGCAATAACATCTGATACTCTTAAACCTAAAGAAATAATTATAACAAGACCATCAGATAAGAGTTTGAATATCACACAAACACCCCAATCAGAACCGTCTCCACCAGAACCACCATCGCCTCCATATACCCCTTCTAACTATACACCCGATTATTCATATGGCGGATATAGAAATGGTGGAGTATATTACCCAACTGATTACTATGGGCCAGGATATTATAACGATGGACATAATTCACAAATACAATTTCGAAATGATTATTATAACATACGATAATCTAAAACTTTTAGTAACTGATATTTAATAGTAATCTAATAATTTCATCATGAAAAGCAGAACTTTTACTACACTTGATTGGAAAAAATATTTAGACCCTAATAACAATATAAGGGTTGCTCGTTTTTTAGAAAAACGTGGGTTCGAAGTAATGAATCAAGTTTCAACAAACATTTATAGGGCAGCAAAAAAAGGATTGAGTGAAGTTGCTATATTAGTTCATCCAAATGCTAGTGCAATTTCAATCGTACCTAAGAGTGATTTCATTGAAGCATTAGACCATTGTAAAAATTGGTTTCAAGAAAAGGAAGAATATGAAATATGTGCAAAGATAGTCAAATATAAAGAAGACATCCAAAATACAAGAAAACCTATTCAGAAAAAAAAAGAGGTAAGAAAATTAATTTAACTTTTATAACAAAAAACTTATGGCGGATAATTCATCATCAAAGCATAAAGAGATTACAGAAAATATCAAAGACCTAAAACAAAGACCTAAGAGTCCAATAAAATTTCAATTAACTCTTAACGAAGAACAAAAAGAAGCTAAAGATAAAATCCTAAATAATGCAATTACCATTTTAAGTGGTAAGGCTGGAAGTGGTAAGACACTTTTGGCATGCCAGGTAGCTTTAGATTTACTTTTTAAAAAATCCATAAACAAAATTATCATTACTCGTCCGACAGTTAGTAAGGAGGAAATCGGTTTCTTACCCGGTGACCTTAGAGAAAAGATGGAGCCGTGGATGCAACCAATCTATTCCAATTTTTATCAATTATACAATAAAGAAAAGATTGATAAAATATTAGAAAGTGGTGAAGTTGAAATCGTACCCCTTGCATTTATGAGAGGTAGAACTTTCTTAGATGCATTCATTATTGTAGATGAAGCACAAAACTGCACTAATGACCAAATGGAAATGATTACATCTCGCTTGGGATTGAGGAGCAAGATGGTAGTATGTGGCGATTCACAACAAGTGGATTTAAAGTATAGAGGAGATAGTGGATTCAAATTCTTAGTAACCGCAGCAAAGAAAATTAAGGATATGGATTCTCAGACTCTACTTACAAATCACCGCCACCCAGTCGTAGATGCCCTATTAGATGCATACGAAGAATTTAAGGAAAAAAGTAACCCTACTCGCTAACTAATTGGTTATCAATTGGTTCGAAAAAACATCAAAAAATATTTGGTAATACCAATAATTGTTCGTATATTAGCTTTATATGACTAAGAAAGATATTACAAATATAGTTAATGTTTACTATGATAAGATATGCAAACACTATGGATATTCTAAATATCAAGAATCATTTCCGTACTTATCAATTGAGGATTCCCCATACTCAGATGCAGACGAACCTGATTTAATCGGTGAGTATTGTTCTGATGAAAATGAATTGATTGTATATTGGAAAAATATCAAATCTATCGAGGATTTAGTTCGTACTCTTATTCACGAATATCAACATTATTTACAATCTCCTGCTTGGATGACACGATACTATAATATGGGATGTGATTATCACACTCACCCATATGAAGTTATTGCTTATGCAAAGGAAAACGAATATAACTTATTTTATGAAAACGAAACAATTTAGAAGTGAATTTGGTAATGATATCATTGTCAATATAATTGGCTCTGATGATTTCCGTTATTCAGTTGTTAAACCATTATTTGAATCATATGGATTTGGGTTTATGATACCCGCTAACATATCTGAAAAATTGATGTTAATTGATGGTGAACAAAAATTAAATAAACATATTCTAAAATGGATTGAAGCACATGAAGTTGCACACTTCATATTAGGACATGGATTAACAAAGAATAATTCGGCAGAAGAAGAGATTGAGGCAGATAGATTAGCATACCAAATGTTAGATGATAAAGGTTATACCAAATCTGCACAAATGGTTAAAGATAAGTTTGAAGAAAGACACGGAATAAAATATTAAAATATACTATGGGTAAATATAAATTTAAAAATCGTAAGTTTCCAATTCAATTTCAAAAAGTAGTTGATTGGATTTCTGATACAAAAGGAGTTGATGTTATATTGAGTGATTCCACTTTGTTTATGGGACACTTTACACGTCGTATAACGATACATCATAATTATGATTTAAATAATAACGGGTTATATGCCCTATTGCATGAATGCGGCCACGTCCTACAACCTGCAACTAATATTGGATGTAATGCATATAAAAACATTGATGATACCGACCACCCAAAAGAATTTATGATGGGTCAGTTCTTAAACGAATTAGATGCGTGGAATCGCGGAATGGAAATAGCTAAAAAATTAAACCTTAAAATAAATGAAAAACAATTTGAAAAAGAAAAATCTGAAGCACTACTTACCTATTTTACTACTACCCCTCCTACTTTTAGCTAGTTGTAGTAAAGAGGATATACCACTCCCCCAACCAAAACCAATAGAACCCCCTATTGTAAATACTGATAAGTTAAAACAAAATTTAACTATTTCAACAGAAAGTGTTATAAATCAAGAAAATAATATTGGATGGTATAGTAGTCATTTAACAAACACCCCTACCAAAGATGTAGCAGTTGGTATTGTGTATTTTGATTTCAACGGAGATTCACAAATAGATTTTTTACTAAAGAATGAAAATACAGGAGTATTTGAGTTTTGGATAAAATCTGGTAATGGATATACTAAAGAAGATTACACTAAAGGTAAATCGATTCAATTAAAAGGAACTCGTAGAATTGTTGCAACTGATATTAATAATGATAAGTATGTAGATTTTGTATTAGCATTAGCAGATGATAACGATACCACTCAGCGAGGATTATATTTTTTAAAGGGAGATAAAGATGGATTCGATTTAATCAAATACTCAAACAATAGTAATGAATTTTATCATGGTATTACTACTGGTGATATAAATAAAGATGGTAAACCGGATATTGTAATATCAGGTCCTACCTATTTTTTAATGGGTAATGGTGATTTTACATTTACAAAAACAAACTGGCCAACCAATCTTTTAGAAAAAGGCCCAATTCAAATGGGTGATTATTTTGGGTCAACCTGTATGGATTTAATAGATTTAAATAAAGATGGATATTTGGATTTAGTTAGAGGGTTTCATAATAATCCATATGACCAACCCGGAAACTTATTTGGAAAATCAATGGTTATTAATTTTGGTAAAGCAGGTTATCCATATTTTGGTGATAAACAATATTTGGAAACGATTGAACCGAATTCAAATATAACATTAGATTTTGCTTTTTACGATTTTGATAAGGATGGTGATATTGATATTTTTTCAAATAGTAATTTTAATTATGAAGATGAATACTATATTCAGTACTTTGAAAATAAAGGAGGTAACCAATTTGAAAATAAAACTAAACTTATATTTGAAAGTAATTCATATAAAGTATTAAATCATTACGCAATTGATTGGATTAAAGTATGTGATTATGATAAAGATGGTGTAATAGAAATTCTTATAGAGGGTAAAAACCATAAGAAAGAAAATGGGGGATGGGTAGAACCTAATTTTAACTCATTTAAATTAAACACAAATGGTAAATTTTATCAATATAAATTTTAACTTATTGATAATCAACGAGTTAGCTAATTCATTGATACTCAATCAGATATCCAATATACTTAAAATTAGTTTGCAAATAAATTACAAAAGATTTGGAAAATTCAATTATTCTTCGTATCTTTATTGTATAAGAAAGAGAGATAATAACAACAATTAACATTATGACTGAAAATAAAAAGATACTTTACATTGACATGGATGGCGTTTTAGTAGATTTAAAAGCCGAGTTTGACAAGTGGTTTGAACTCCACCCACACTTAGTTGATAAATACAAAAAATGTCCTGACCATATTCCCGGTATATTCCGAAACCCACCTCCATATGAAGGAGCTATTGAGGCTGTTAAGAAGTTGGCCGAAAGTGGTAAGTATGAAATGTTTATCGCAACTGCAGCACCGTGGGGAAACCCTGATGCTTCAACTGACAAACGATATTGGATTGAGAATCACTTTGGAAATCTCTTTCACAAAAAAATGGTTGTTACTCACCGAAAAGACCTTTTGGCAGGTGATTATCTAATTGATGACCGAATTAAGAATGGGGCAGGAGAGTTCAAAGGTGAGTTACTTAAATTTGGTTGGGCATATGAAACAAAAGAATGGAATGAATATCCGACTTGGGAATCAATCTTAAACAAATTGTTATGAGAATCAAATGGTTAGTATTAAGTTCTTTATTATTTACTGCTTGCAGTAAAGATGATATACCCACTCCTATTTCAAAATGGGGACCGGATGTTCAAACAAAAACAAATACCACACCCACAAAGGTTACTTATAATCCGAATGATTTTACATTAGATGGTCGATTACCACAAGATGCGAATGGGTATTATCATTTACAATTAAATCCAAATACAAACCAAACAACACATAGGGTTACTGGTACTCTCAAAAATACCAAAGAACCAATTAAAGTTGAATGGGAAAGTAATTTATATTGGTGGTTATGGAAAGATGATGTTGTAGCAAAGATTACTAAAACCTACATCAATGAATTTACCGGTCAACTTACTTATGTAAACTTACCACCACTTACGAATTGGAGAGATGTACTAATACCTACTTGCAATCCAGCATCATATAGTGGAACGAATGGTGAGATAAACACAATGATTGCACCGGTTAATAAAATGAGAGGGGATACCCTACGTTTAAAATGTACAATGATTGAAGCAAAAATTACTAAACAAATCAATATAGTTTTAGAATGAGTATAGAAGAAACCCCAATAGAATTTCCAGAAACACCTATAACCGAAGATACATTTGAAAGACAGGGATGGGAAAAGGTAGATGAAATGACAGAAGAGGGTGATGACGAGGAATCTGCTCCAAGTGGAATGTACTATTATGTATTACCATTACCAAAGGATAATCCATCTGAAGATGCACCTTGTTTAATATCATCTATAAACGATGAATGGAAACATATGGAATTACCAAAGGGAAGTTATATAGTTGAGATTGGTGATGCGGTTGGGTTGGGATATTGTGAGAGTGAAGAACAATTAGAAATTCTATATAGGGCATTGACAGGACAAGAAATTGAAGATTAAAATATAAATTATGAAAAACTATTCAGCAGAAGACCTACAAAAGAATTATGATAAATTCATTGAGGCATTAAGTAAAGTATTTAGTGGTGAACGTTTAGAAAAATTAAAGTTCATGTATTCACAGGAGGAATTGGGAACTGAATTAGTTCTTGCCCCTGCAAGTAGTAAAGAACATTATCACTCTGCATATGTTGGTGGATATTTAGACCACGTGATGAACGTTGCCCGAAATGCATATAAGATGAAAAAGATTTATGAGGAGGGTGGAATCAAAGTAGATTTTACCGATGAGGAATTATTCTTTGCAGCCTTTCATCATGATTTGGGTAAGTTAGGAGTGAAGGGTCAGCCTCATTATGTAGAGGAGGGTTCTGATTGGCATAAAAAGAATCAAGGTGCATTGTTTAAGATTAATGGAGAGAATCATTATATGGATGTAACACATAGGGCATTGTGGTTACTTAACCAATATGGTATTACCTATTCCGAAAAGGAGATGATTGGGATTATGTTAGCAGACGGATTATACAACGAAGGTACTAAACCTTACTATATCAGTTTCCGTCCCGAGATGAGGTTAAAAACCGACCTACCATACATTCTACATTGGGCTGACCATATGAGTTGTAGACAGGAGAATAAACAATGGGAAGATTCAAAACCTTTCTAACTGACAAGTTGTCAAATGGAATTTTAAAATACTGACAATATGTCATAAAGTACCATTTGGTATACCAATTGTAGTATTAGAGATATTGTTTAACTAAAATAAAAAAATTATGTACACAGCAAACATTACAAACTTATTGGATTTATTTGAATCCGAATTACCGACTTGGAAATCAACATCAACCTATTCTACTTTCAGTAGATATGAGGGTAAGGTATTAGAAGATGGTAAGTATCAATTAACTCTAAATGTATTAGGTCACAATCCAAAGAACATTAAATTAGAAGTTACTGAAACTCAAATTCTAATTAAATCAAAAAAAGAAGAAGGTAGTTCTTCATTGGTTTCGGATATTGATTTAACTTTTGCATTGGGTAAAGATTATGATGGAACTAAATCAGATGCTAAATTTGATAATGGTTTATTAATCATTACAACCGATAAAAAAGACGAAGCAAAACCAAAGAAAGTTCAAATCAAAATCGGATAATCTAATTAAAAAACTGATAAGGGTCATCATCAAAAGGTGACCCTTTTTTTATTATTTATATATTTATATATATGATTGACAATATAGACATATTTGAAAACTTTCTATCACCCGAAGAGTGTGATTTCATTTTAAATAATTGCAAAAAAGAATTAACATTATCAGATGCAGAAGTATATACCGGTGATTCTAATACCATACCTACTAAAAAAACTAGAAAATCATCGGTTGCTTGGATATCTGATTTAGGATTTTTAAATGAAAGATTAACAAATAAATTAAGAGAAACTTTCAATATAAATGGAATGGAAGTTACTGGTTTGGGAGATTTTCAATTTACTGAATATAAAGAAGGTGAATATTTTGATTGGCATGTCGATAGTACCGATACTATATATAGAGATAGATTTACATCGATAGTAATTCAATTAAATAATTCATATGAAGGTGGTGTATTAGAAATTAAAAACCTTAAAGGTGAGTTAGTACCAATAGAAAATAAAATTGGAACATTATATATTTTTAATTCGAGATTAACACATAGGGTAACTCCCATCAGAGCCGGCATTAGATATTCATTAGTAAATTGGATATCATTAGTTAAAACTAATTCAACAAAACAAAATCTTTTATGATTTGGGTATTTGGTGATTCATTTTCCACAACATGGGAAAAACAAGGTGGGTTGGGTAAACAATATAGTGAATGGAAAGGTTATACCCCAAAAATATTTTCAGACCATTTAGCAATCATGTTAAATACTGATGTTATTCAACTAGGTGTTGGAGGTGCAGATAATAATACTATATTTGACACTATTATTACTAAAATGGACACGATAAATAGTGGTGATATTGTTATAATAGGTTGGTCACATCCTTCCCGATTTCGATTAGAAAAAAATAACAAATGGGTTACTATTCGACATGTACAATCTGAATTAGAATTACATAAATTTATTGATACAAATACATTAGAGCAAATTCGGATTAATAGGATGAGTAGGTTATATTGGGATGAAATAGTTAATTGGTCTAAATTACTTAGTACTATATTTAAATTAAAAGGCATTAAAGTTATTTTTTGGTCACCCTTTGCTTTATGTACTGATGTTCATCTTAAAAAACAATTACTACCAACAGATTGGTATGTGGGAACTTTATTAAATAGATTACAAGATGAAACTAATGGCGTAATTAACGATGCCCATTTTTCTGAAGTAGGTCATAAAGAATTAGCTGATATATTTTATAAAAAACTAAATTAATATAATATGGAAAAGATATTTTTTGATGAGACAACTTATATTTGGAAAGTAAAATTAAATCGAATAAGTGATAAACAATTGTTTTTAAAAGAGGCATATTCTATTATAGAATCCCAGCCTAATGTTAAAACTGATGGGTTTGGTTATAAAAAAGAATGGAATGAACATTTAAATTTTATTGGTGATATTAAGGTAGAAACAAAATTGGATGAAATTGTTCAAATTGGTATTAATAAATGTAAAGAAATTTATAATGAAATCGGTATAAATTATAATAAGATTAATACAGATGCTTGGGTAAATGTAGTTCGTTCTAAAAATCCTGTACAAGAAAATTTTTATACTGATGAAAAATATCATATACATACCGAAATTAATAAAAAAAATAAAGACTTTATTCCACACTATACATACGTTTATTACATTCAAATGCCAGATATAATGAATGGTGATGACGGTGTTTTATATTTTAAATCAAAAGAAGATAAGGAATATTGGATAAGACCAGAAGAAGATGATTTAATTATAATGAAGGCAGATGTTCCACATTCTCCAAATGCTGCATCAAATTCAACGTTAGATAGAATTGTTATGGCAGGTAATGTTGGATTTGATTTTATTAAAAACCAAAAATCGTTAATATAGTGTTAGTAGAGAATAAATTTTTATTTATTTCATTACCAAGATGTGCATCAACTTCTTTTTATATATCATGTTTAAGAAGTGAATTTGATATAAAATATCTTGACCAAAAATTCATTAATAAATGGAAGAGTAGAATAGATTTATCTATGAGTAATGAGGAGTTGGCCGATTATATGGTACATAGTCATGAATCATTAAATGGTTTGATTACCAAATTTGGAAATGAATATGACATTATAACAATTAAAAGAAATAGATATGAACGATTCATTTCATTGTGGAAACATATAATTGATTTGGTCGAAATGGAACGTATAAAATATCCAACCGAATTAGTAAATGTACTTAAAAAATTAAATATAGATGATATATTATTTTTTAAAGATTTAGATTTAATCTCACCAACTTCTCAAATGTTAGTAATTAAAGAATTTACAAAAAGAAATGGAATAGAAAAGTATGTTGATGATTATATGGAAAATATTTTATTAATTTTATTCCGGCCGGTATCATATTGGCATAATAATAACAAAAGAATAAAATGGTTTGAATTTGGAAATTTTGGAGAATTAGAGGAATGGGTATCTAATAAAACCGGTAAACCATTTAAAATGGAAAAATCAAACGGAAGTCAACACTTTGAATGTGAATTAAAATTAAATGATGAGTTTATAAAAAAATATAACGATATTTATGATTATTACGATATTCAAAAAAATAATAAAACATTAATATAATATGCCCCTTATACCTAAGATTAATTATAAAGAAATATTTGAAGCTTGGAAAATTTCATACAACCCAAATATTCAACAAGAGGAATTAGCTAAATTAAGACTTGATGTTTGTTTAGGATGTGATTATAGAAAGGAAGTAATAAAGGGAATAAAATGGAGTGCATATTGTGGTGAATGTGGGTGTCCATTGAATAAAAAAGTATTTTCAACAACTTATAATGCATGTGGATTAAAAAAATGGAATGAAGTTGATTCTAACTATTTAGAACCTCTAGAAATTAAAAAAAATCCCACCATCATTTAAAATGGTCTTAAATTCAATTTTAATATATTTATAGATACATTCAGAAGAAATAAATAAAATATTTATGAAAGCAACAATAATTGGTAGTGATTATCTACAAAAAAATAATTCGGTTAAGTTTTTAGAAATAAACACAAATACCACAATTTATAATGATGGTGCAGATTTATTAGATTATACTACGTTATTCAATATGTTAAGTAGTAATAATATTACTGAGTTCCATTATATATGGACAGAAGGCGATTCACACAAACCCTTAAATCAACCAAATAGATTTAAAAAAATATTACAAGAAAAATGTGTAGAAAATAATATAACATATATTGACCATGCTGTACCGCAAGGTTCGGTTACTGTACCATTTATAGAAGATACTGATACTAAATTTATTTTAAGACAGGCGTTTGATACAACCGCATTAGTGGATGAAACGTATTGTGCTGATAAATTTGAATTTTTTAATTTAATGAAAGATTCGGGGTATATTCCAAAAACGAATTATACATCTGATACATTAAATTTAAATACATTAGATGAAGTAGATTATACTACTACCACAAATCCAAACATATTAATAAAATATCGTTATCCTCAGTACGATAAAACACAATATCCTGCATTATATACAGTTTCAAATAATACTGAATTAGTTGATACCATAAATTTAACGGAAAGTAATTATTTAATACAAGAATTCATATTTTCAGAGGATAATTTGGTAGACGGTAGATACTCAATTATAAGAGGAATTGATATTATATATGGTTCAAATTTAGATATTATTAATATGGGTGGATACACTCAATCTTCAATAATACCAGTTTCGTTTACCGCTGATGAATTTGTTACTGGCACCAAAAAATTAAATCAAAAAACAAGATATAAATATATTACAAAGGAAATAGGTAAAACTGAGAACGATTACCATACCGATGATGATTCAAATATCCTAAACTATGATGGTTCATTAACAAATGTTAGTACTATACAATTAGGTGACCATGTTCGTTCTATAAATTTTATAGATTCAAATGAAAATGAAGCTAAAGCTTTTACAAATGAAATAGTGACATATGGATGGGATAGTACACTACAGCAATCAAACGATACCTTAACATCATTACAATCCGAATTAACGGCAATGGTATCTGCATCAGTTGAAACGGTAATGATACAGATAACACTTGCAGATGGTAAAACTTGGAGTGATACTCCATCATGTGTGTATTATATTGAAGAAAAAGATTCAACCGCAACTAGATTTGAAAAAGTAAATAGTTTATATATTGGCGATAAATTAGTTGTAACCGATATAAATACAAATGAATTAACAACCATTGAAATTACTGGATTAGAAATGGTGTTTGAATATAAAACAATATATTCATTAGACTTTGAACCAGGTGATTTATTTTTAGCGGATATAGGAGATGGAGTATTTAGTGTGATGCATAATGGTTGTTGGGGATGTGGTAGTTATTATTGCGGGTCTGGTCCTTGTAGTAGCTGGTGTCCGGTTTGTAATCAAGGGCTCCCACCTAAACTTTAATTAAAATAAAAATTAAAATAAAAAAATATTATGGCAAAGACACCAAAAATTAAAGAAGAAAGACCACTTACCGTTATTAAACCGGTTATTGGTTCTTTATCAACCGATGTTAAAACAAAAATAGCATCTGCATTTCAAGCAGTTGTAGCTAAAATTAAAGAAACACATCTTTAATATTATGCATTATGAAATTGTTTACCTTTGGGGATAGTTGGACTGAGGGGGTTGGTGGAAATATTGAAGATGAATATACTACTGATAATCCAGAACAAAGGACAATAATAAGACAAAAATATTGTTGGCCGAAACACTTATCAGAACTATTAAAATGTGAAGTTAAAAATAATGGAGTTGGTGCATTCTCAAATAATGCAATATTTAACGCAGTATCTTATCAGTTAAAAAATGAAATCATCACTCAAGATGATTTTGTTGTTATTATGTGGTCATCTTCTCTAAGAGACCCGTTACCTTTTTTCCCAACCAAAGATGATTTTTTTATATGGGGCAAACGATATAAAAGTAAAGAACACCTTTTAAAGTATATTTTTGATGGAGTTAATAGTGATAATATAAACTATAATAGGGCGGAAAAAAATTTTAGAGATTATTACATAGGTAATTTATTCAATGATACTTACTATGATATAGTGAATCAAAACTATATTTTACATCTTCAATTTATATTTAAAGAATTAGGAATCAGATATCTTTTTTGTGACGCGTTTGATATAATGATTAATAAAAATATTCATAAGTTAGTTGATAAAACCAATTTAATCGAGAGTGATAAATATTGGGGTTATCAAACTAAAACAATGGCAAATTTATTAATTGATACCAATAGAAAAGATGTATGGGAGGATGGTAATAATTGGATAAGTACTACCGCAGGTAAACATCCAAGTAATAATGGATATAAATTAATTGCCGATGAATTATATAAATTTATAAGTGAAGGTAATTTATTAACACATACTAAACCAAAAAATTCGCATCTATTATGAATTATACCATAAATAATAATTTTTGTAATAGAGAAACTGCCAATGATATAATTGATTTTTGTCTTAAATTTGGTGAACCCTTTTCATATAGTCCAACCGAACATTGGGATTGTAGAAGAATGTATGATGAAGAATTTAAAAAAAGAATAATTAATTTATTAACCGATAATTATAAAAACGGAAACTTTAAATTATGGTTTGATTACCTATCATTTAATTTAAAGAATTTTAATATCAGTCTAACTTCATATTATGATGGTAGATATCTTAATCTACATAAGGATAAATCAAGTGAATTAACCACAGTAATTGTTCTTTCTGATAATTTTGAAGGGGGTCAATTTGCTTTAACCGAAGATGTGAATCCTCCTTATCATTTTGAAACATTAAATGGATTAACACTATCCGATTTGAAATTAGGAGATTCCATATCATTTAATGGTTCGACTACTTATCATGGAGTACTACCAGTTGTAAGTGGTACGCGTTACGCATTAAATATTTGGATGACGGAAACTGATTTTGATTATCCTAAATTAAAATCTAATAAAACATTGTTATGAAAATTTTAATAATTGCATTACCGAGAACAGGTTCTACGAGTTTAGGGGAAACGATGAGAAAAAAATACAATATAAAAAAATATTTATTTGAACCATTTAATCCACTAAGCATTGGTATTGAAAGATATAATTCTAACGAAAATAATATTGTAGTTAAAACACTTGTTTTTCAAAGTTTGGATGAAATTAAACAAGAAGATAGGATTGAGTGGTTAATAAATTTAACAAAAGAATTTGATGAAGTTATTTTATTATCAAGAAAAGATTTAAAAGCGTGTGGAGAAAGTTGGGCTTATTTAAATTATTATCATGATATGAAAAAATTTATGTTTTATGAAAATTATCTTTGGAAGACTACTCCACATGACCAATGGAGATATGAACAAGTTCTTTCGTATCATACTGATTTAGAATTTATTTCTAAAAGTATTAATATACCTATAACATATTACGAAGATATATTTGATTTAAATGGGCCCGGCCGATTAAGAAAAGGAAATAGCCCAACAAATAAAACTATTATATAGTGTCAAATAAAAAAAATAACATATACATTTGTGGTGATAGTTTTGTAGATTGGGATTTACCAGAAATACATTGGACAGATTATTTATCTAATCATTATAATGTTATTAAATTGGGAAAATTTGGGTCTGACAATAATTCTATATTATATCAAACTGGAAATATACCAAATTATGTAGAAGGCGATAGATTAGTTATAGTATTTACCGCACCCGGCAGATTCCCACGAAGATATTTTGGGGAAAGAGATACAAATCACAACTTAAAATATTTAAATTGGGAATGGTATAGTGATAAATCGTTTGCTAAAAAACTATTAGAACTAAGGGTCAAAGAAACTGAACATTGGCATAATGGGGATAGGGATTCTGAAATATTATTTATTAAAAAATTAAAATATTTTTATAAAAAATATGAACCAATCTTTGTAACATGGAACGATGATTTTTATGAAAAGACAAAGGAGTTTGTAGAATTAATAAAAGTAACTTCTATAGCAGATGAAGGTGGTGACCCGATAGATTGGCATCCCGGTTCAAAAGGTTGTTATGATTTTTATCTTAAACTCCACCAATTTTTAAATATAGACGAATTGGTTGTAGAATTTGAAAATAAAAAAAATAAACTTATATGAAATTATCAACAGAAGATTTACTTTTTTTAAAATCAGAATTAAGTACTACTAGAATAATGAATGAGGAAGACTTAGCATACATAAAAGCATCCCACCCTCAATTGTATTTTGCAACCCATCTTAAAAAAGATGAAGGTGTTTCTCTTTTTCCAAATAATAGTTGGGTATATACTTTAGAAAATAAAAATTTAAATGAATTTATTTGTAATAAATTTGAAGAACCAATTGATAACTTATATATAATGCATAGATTGATATATGGTGAAAATGGTTATGCTAAAAAACATAAAGATAGATTTACAACACATAAGACGATTAGTATCCTATTATCATCTGATTTTACAGGTGGTGAAATGTATATAAATGATAAAAACGTATCATTAAAAAATGAAGGAGATTATGTTGTGTTTAACGGCGGTAGTGAATCCCACGAGGTAAAAAAGATAATTAGTGGGGAACGAGATGTATTGATAATATGGTTTTCTAAAAAGAAAGCAAAATTTAATATCATATGAGTATATTAATAATTGCATTACCCAGAACCGGTTCGACTTCTTTGTTACATAAATTAGCAAAAGAAAATGGATTAACTCCGTTATTTGAACCATTTGATGGAAGTGGTAGAGTTCAATATAATGGTGAAAAGAATGTAATCCTCAAAACAATAATATGTCATCATCCAAACAATTTTCAATTAAGTAAGGAGTTCGATAGAGTAATATTATTATCTAGAAAAAATATATTAGAATGTGCAGAATCTCATGCATACCAAACTTATTTTTCAAAAACAAAAAACTATAATTCAAATAATCCATATTACTACGAAGAAGTTCCGTCTGATATATTTGAATTATGTTATAATGATATTTTAAAATGGAATAATGATTTGAACGAATTGGCATTTAAACTTAATATACCAATTACTTATTACGAAGATATATATGATAGAACCCATTCAGATAGATTACGCAAGGGAAGTAGAAGTAATATCGAAAAATTATTATGATAGATTTAAAACAATACACCTGTAGTACTCCATTTACTACTTTAGAAATACATAATAATGTTGGGTTTGTTTGTTGTCCATCCTGGTTGCCAAATAAAATAGAACTTAGTGAGTATCCTTTAAAAGATGTATATAATAGTGAACCAATCATTGATATTAGAAATTCTATATTAGATGGTTCATTTAAATATTGTAACAAAGAATTATGTCCATATTTAAGTAAATTATTATCAGATAGTGTAGTATCTGGTCCAATTACTTTAAAATCAAATTCAAAGTATACAACTCCAATCGTTGAACCAAATACACCGACTAATGTTATAATGAATTTTGATAGGACTTGTAATTATAAATGTCCATCGTGCAGAGTAGATTTAATTGTTGAAAGCAGTAAAGGAATAGAACGAATAGAAAAAACAATAGATGAAATTGATACCTACTATTCAGCAAACGTTAAAACTTTGTACATCACGGGGACAGGCGACCCATTTGTTTCGGTTAGTTTTAGAAATTATTTAAGAAATTTTAATCCAAAAAAATATCCAAAATTAACAAGAATACATTTCCACACAAACGCATCAATGTGGACAAAAGAAATGTGGGATAGTATGCCAAATGTGCATAAGTATGTAACATCTTGTGAGATATCAATAGATGCCGGAACACGTGACACCTATGAAAATAAAACCAGATTAGGTGGTAAATGGGATACTTTAATAAATAATTTAAATTTTATTTCTACAATAAAAACATTAAAATCGGTAAAGACTTCGTTTGTTGTTCAAGATAGTAACTATATGGAAATGGAAACCTTTTATAATATAATGTATTCTATTTTTGGCAAAAAGGTAAATGTTTTTTTTGGTAAAATAACTAATTGGGGAACATTTTCTGAAGCGGAATTTAAATTAAAACAAGTTTGGGATTCTAATCACCCAGAACATGAATTATTTAAAAAAGAATTTAATAAGATAGGTAGAAATACAAATCTATTTCATAACCTATACGAATTTATTGATACTACCCATACGAATTTAATATGATACGGATATATTATCACATCTATGCAATAGAGGGGGTTGAATCTATAATACATGAACAACTTGCATTAATAAAAAAATATATTAATCAACCATACTCATTAACTATTGGCATCTCAATATCAGAAAATAATAATTCAGTAGACGATATAATCAAATTAATGTATGAGTATGATTCAAAAATTATAATTGGTGATACTAAATTAATGAATAATGAGTTTGTAACTTTAAATTTAATAGAAAGAGATAAATCATCATTTAATAATAATGATTATATTTTTTATCTACACACAAAGGGGGCATCTAAACAAACCGATTCTGAATCTATCCGATGGAGAAATGTAATGCAATTACATAATATTCAATATATTGATAACGTATTTGGAATTTTGGATAATGAAGTTTTTAACACATATGGTTTTTTATTAGAAGTAGCAAGTAACCCTACAAATATAATGTACTCTGGTAATTTTTGGTGGATGACTGGACAATACGCTAAAACAATAGACATAAGTAATGTTGATATTACAAATAGATGTAATGCAGAGTTACAATATATTCAAATGGGAGTGAATTGGAAACCCTATTCAATAATTAGAAAAGGAGATAATTGGAAACCTTATTCAGAATTGATTACTAAATCAAAACTTATTTAACAATATATAAATATATAAAATTACCTCTTTTTTATATCCGACATATTTATAGATGTACATTTAAATACAAATTATGAAACCAGAATACAAAATGAGAGCTCAGGAAAATTTAGAAGCAATTACTAAAAGAGCTAAAGTTATCGCAGAAATGTTAAAGGGTGAACGCCCTGCTAATCAAGCAGAAGCTGTTAAGTTATCAAATGAAATTGAAAAATTAGTAGAACTAACAACAAACATCGTAGATTTATCGTAAAATGAATTGGTTAAAGTATTTAGTCGGATTATCAGCGGTAATCGTTGCCGGATGTGCTGCGTACTTTTCAGTAACGGGATTGGGTGTTTTATTCGCCGGAGCATCAACGGCAGTAATGGTAATGGCGAGTTCGTTAGAATTTGCTAAATTAGTTGCCGCTACTTATCTAAAACAAAAGTGGGAAGATATTGGTGGGTTTAATAAATGGTATCTAACAAGTGCCGTAGGTATACTTATGTTGATTACCTCTGCCGGTATTTTTGGATATCTTTCTAATGCGTTCCAACAACAAAATTTAGGATTACAAAAGATAGATAGAGATATTGCAGTGTATCAAACTCAAATCACTAAGAATGATGGGGAGATAGTAAGATACACTACTCAACTAACTAACCAACAAAATATTCGTAATTCACAAGAGAGTAACTTATCTAAACAAATTGATAAGGATAAATCTACATCTAGAGTATCTCAGATGATTCGTTCTGCAGATAAGGAAATTACTTCTATATCAAAACGAATTGATGAATTAACTATAAAAAATAATGCAGCGTTAGATTCTATAAATGTTATTAAAAATAACAATATCGAATTAGAAAAAGAAGTTGGTGGGTTTCGTTTTGTGGCAGAAGCTTTTAACGTACCACTTAACTCCGTTGTTAAATTTTTTATATTCATTATAGTATTTGTGTTTGACCCACTTGCAGTTGCACTTATCATTGCATTCAATGGATTGATTGGTAAGAAAAATATGTATGGTGAAAAAGAACCCTTAATGGAAAAAAATTATCAAATATACAAAGATAGTGGAAAAAATTCTACAAAGGAAGATATTTTAGGTGATATGGTGGAAACTAATCAACAAACAGGATTATACGAGCCACCATTTGAAAATCCATTAATAGATGAACCGGATGAAGATTTATTAAACCTCAAACCTGATTATACAGTCAGACCGATTGATTATGATAGAGATGGTTCTATTGATGGTTATGATACTGATGGTGATGGATTAATAAATGAAGTAACCGCACATCCAAATAGAGCTCAGATAATTAGAGATTATAAACCCTATTACGCATTATCTGGATTTGATTGGAGTGATAAAGCAAAATGGATAAATGACCAAAACGCAGTTAATTATTGGATTAGATATATAAAACCATCTCAATATCCGACTGATTTTGAAACTAAAACTTATTAACAATGGTAACAGTATCAGAAACCGCAGCTAAAAAATTAAGTTCACTCATTGAAGAAAGTGGATTTAAAACTCCGTTTGTTAGAGTTTCAATTAAAGGTGGTGGATGTAGTGGATTGTCATACGACCTTTCATTTGATACCGACCAACGTGCAGGAGATAATCTTGCAGAAGATAAAGGAGTAAAAATTTTAGTAGACAACAAATCATTATTATATCTTTACGGAACAGAATTAAATTTCTCAGATGGATTGAATGGTAAGGGATTTGAATTTATAAACCCAAATGCATCCCGTACATGTGGGTGTGGAGAATCTTTCGCAGTATGATAATAACAAGACCAACAAAAGTACAAAAGTCGTGGGGATATGAACTATGGGTTCATAACGATGCACAATATTGTGGTAAACTTTTAGTTTTCGCAGAAAAGGGTGATAAGTTTTCAATGCATTACCATATGCTTAAAAACGAATCGTGGTATATTCAAGATGGACAATTTGAGTTCAAATGGATTGATACTAAAATCGGTATAATAAAAAAAGAAATCTTAAACGAAGGCGATTCAGTTTATATTGAAAAAGGTACACCACACCAACTTACTTCTTTACAAGAAAGGGGAGTTGTATATGAGGTAAGTACTGAACATTTTGATTCGGATTCATACAGAATTTATAGAAAAACGCCAAATGATTTGTTATGATAAAAGTTTGGGTAAATGGTACATTTGATATTGTTCATTTAGGACACATTCAATTATTAAAGAGGGCAGCAGAGTTAGGGGATTTCCTAATTGTTGGAGTTGATGGTGACAAGAGGGTTACCGAATTAAAAGGAGAACAACGACCTATAAATAATATTGTAAGTAGAATCACCTTATTAGAAGCTATCAAATATGTTGATAGAGTTGTAATATTTGATTCGGATGAACAATTGGAAACCCACATTAAAACAATGAGACCGGCCATTATGGTTATTGGAGAAGAATATAGGGGTAAACGAATTGTAGGGAGTGAATATGTAGGTGAAATCGTATATTTCCCTAAGATGGAAGGCTTTAGTTCAACTCATATAATAAATAAATTATACAATAGATAATTTTTAACTTAATGATTTATTATATAGGTGATTCTCACACCGCCGGAATATCACATTCAAATCCAATCAAAGAAAAATATGAGTATAACCCATATCCTCATTATTTATCTAACCTATTAAATTCAGAGTATACAAATTTAGGTATACCGGGTAGTAATCTTGTAAACAATATTCAAATTTTTATTGATAATTTACAATCCATTATTAATAATGGTAAGATAGTTATTTTTCAATTTCAATTTTTTCAAAATGCGTATTTAAGGTTTGATGAAAATAATGTGGGTTGGAAAGATTTAGCTGTACATACCCATGATGTATTAGATACTATTGATATCCCATTAGAAGACCGTGTTGCAATTTTAACTTATTTTGAAAAATTTGAAGAACGTAGAAGTTGGTATGAAATGAAAAAAGTTTATTCTCTATTTAATTTTTTAGAAAACTATGGTATAAAATGCTATGCATTATATTGGACACCCCCCTTTATTATAAAGATAATTGATGATGCTAGAAATATAAAAATAAATGGTAAAAATTTTGTAACTCCTTTAAACTTACCTAGCTTAAATGATGAAACCAATGGCGTATGGAATGATAATCATATTGGTAATAATTCTAATATAATATTGGCTAATCACATATACGATTTTTTAGATATAAAATAACCCCATTAATATTTGGTATTATCAGATATATTTCGTATATTTGTATAACAACAAATTGTATTAGAATGATGAATTTAGGATATGCTTGTATTAATATGAGTATGGGTAAGAAAGTAACCACTAACCGAAGTATGGTTAACCGGACATTCCAAGCCAAAGGTATGGATTATGTTTCCGAACTAGCTCTACTTAACTCCAAAGATATTATTAAGATTTTAGAATGGAATAGAATGAACGGAATTAAATTATTTCGTTTATCATCTGCTCTTATCCCGTGGGGTGACCATATCGATATTACACAACTCAAAGATTACAAAGAGATTAAATGGGAATTAAAAAAAGCCGGTTTGTTTGCTAAATTCCATAATATGCGTATTACATCACATCCCGGCCCATTCAACGTATTAGTTTCACCTAACGAATCAGTTGTATTAAAAACACTTGCTGATTTAGAATTGCATGGTAAAATATTCGATATGATGGGATTATCTAAAACTCCTTACAATAAAATTAATATTCATTGTAATGGTGTTTACGGAGATAAAAAATCCGCATTAGATAGATTTATCACTAACTTCAAAAGACTCTCCCCATCGGTTCGTAAGCGGTTAACAATTGAGAATGATGACAAGGCATCTATGTATTCGGTTAAAGACCTTATGTATGTCCATAATGCAATCGGTATTCCTATTGTTTTTGATTATCACCACCACCAATTTTGTACTGGTGATTTATCAGAACAACAAGCGTTAGAGTTAGCAATCACAACTTGGCCAAAGGATATTACGCCAGTAGTTCACTATTCGGAATCAAAAGCATTACACGAAAATAATCCAAAAGAAAAACCACAAGCCCATTCACTTTATATCAATTCATTACCTAACACATATGGTAACAATGTAGATATTATGGTTGAGGCCAAAGCAAAAGAATTAGCAATATTACCTTTTATAAAATAATATGGAAAATCAAGGAAAAACAAAACAACAGGTTGAAGATTCAGAAAATTTCACATCAATAGCAGTAGTTGGAGGAATCCTTACTCTATTGGGTATAATTTTGACTGAATTATTTTTTTAGATGAAATTAAGAGATTATCAGTTAGAACCAGTTGCTATTGGTATTGAGTTTTTTAATACACCAAAAATGGCACCATCAATTATCGTTGCACCCACTGCATTCGGTAAGTCGATTGTTATTGCCTATATCGCAAAGGGTATTAATGAAAAGGTATTAGTAATCCAACCTTCAAAAGAATTATTAGAACAAAACTACAATAAACTTATTAACTTAGGTGGTAAGGCATCAATCTATTCTGCATCAATGGGTGAGAAGGAGATTGGTGATATTACTTATGCAACAATCGGTTCTATCATAAACATTGCTTGGAAGTTCAGAGAATTAGGAATTACCAAAGTTATCATAGATGAGTGTGATAGATATCCAAGAGATAAGAATGGCCAACTAAGAAAATTTATAGATGGAATGAAGGCAACTCATGTATTGGGTTTAACTGCAACTCCACTTAAACTACAAACTAATATGGGAGAGACTGGCCCATATTCTAAATTAGTAATGTTAACCAATCGTTCTAAACATGGAACATTTTTTAAACACATCATTCACGTTTCTCAAATTGAAGAAATTGTAAAGATGGGATTTTGGACTCCATTAGAATATCAATCGTATGATTTCGATACCGGAGCATTAGTATATAATTCATCTGGTGCTGAATATACAAATGATTCCATTGCACGTGCATATGAGAATCAAAATTTACAAGATAAAATTGTAAAGAAAGTTAGAGAACTACAAGATAGAAAATCAATATTAATTGCAGTACCAACCATTGAACAAGCAACCCAATTAGCAGGAAAAATTCCATCTGCCGCAGTAGTACATGGAGAAACTCCAACCGGAGAACGTAATCGAATCATTGAAGAATTTCGTAATCAAAAAATTAGAGTTATCGTTCAAGTAAATGTATTGACCGTTGGATTTGATTATCCAGAATTAGATTGTTTAATCACAGGTCGACCTACTGCATCAATTTCGTGGTGGTATCAGTTTGTGGGGAGAGGAACTCGTATTCACGATAATAAACAAAATTGTTTAGTTGTGGATTTTGTTGGAGCAGTTGATAAGTTCGGTAAGGTAGAATCTCTTTACTATAAAGAAGATGAGGATGGTATATGGGAATTGTATGGTGAAAATAAAAAGAAACTTACAGGTATCCCAATGCATGAAATTGGAATCCACTTAGAGGGTGGTATCAATTTATCAGAACAACGAAACGAAGAGGGGGAGATACAAAAGATTTATATGACGTTTGGTAAGTATGCAAACAAACCAGTAGCATCCATTCCACCCTACTATCGTAAATGGTTATTGGATAACATAAAATGGAATCCATACAATCAGAAAATTAAAGATGAAATTCTTCGTTTAGAAAATCTTAGGAAATAATTTGGTATTCTAAGATTTTTTTCGTATCTTAGCTTTTGATATGAAAAAACTATTAATAGTACTAATGTTATTGGGAGTAATAACGTTAGAAGCAAAACCAAAGTATCGAATCGAAACTTTTGTTGTCAACGGAACCCGAATGTATCAACCACAACAAAAAGTGTGGTTTAGAACAAGCATGGGTACACTACCATTTAAAGTATGGGTATCAGGTGATTATCCATTTCAAAATAAATTTCAAGCAGAAGAAATTATTAAAAATTGGAAATTGGATTACCAACTGAAAAAAGAGTATAAACGTTCAGAATATATACAAATAAAATAATATGAGAACTACAAATATATTAGCTATAATATTAGTAATAATAATTATAATAATTGCATATGGATTGAGTAGAAATTCATCGGAAAAGCAAATTACTACAATTAGTTATAATAATATAGATTCATTACAACGTACAATTGATTCATTACAACTTGAAATAAAAGTTCAAGGAGATGGGTTCGATTATAAAGAATTAAGATATGAAGAAACCATATTCAGATATGAACTAGGAATAGAACATATCAAACATTATCATAGAGAAGCATATGAAGAGTTTGTTAGAATTTCACAATTTAAAGAACGCTATGATAGAAATACTGAAAGAGAATTTAGAGAAAGAAACAATTTAAAAGCAATAAAATAAACGAAAAATGGAATTAATTATCACAAAACAAGAATTAGTAGAGAAATTACAAACTGAAGTTGTATCAGTAACATTTACAAAAGCAGATGGTACGGATAGAACAATGTTATGTACAAAACTAATTAGTAAAATTCCACAAGAGTTTCATCCTAAAACTGATAAGGTTGTTAGATTAGATGAAAGTGGAAATGTAGTTGAATCAGATTTGATTACCGTATTTGATGTAGAAAAAACAGGTTGGAGAAGTTTTAATTTTACAAAAGTAAAAGCAATTGCTTAATGAATACCTTAGATAAAAAGTATCAACAATTACTTAGTGATATCATTGCGTTTGGTGTAGAGAAAAAAGATAGAACCGGAACTGGTACTATATCAGAATTTGGTCATCAGATACGTCATAAGATGAGTGAAGGATTTCCTTTACTTACTACAAAGAAGATGCATTGGAACTCTATCGTAACCGAACTCCTATGGTTTTTAAGAGGTGATACTAACATCAAATTCCTATTGGATTATGATTGCCATATTTGGGATGGTGATGCGTATAAAAACTATGCAGCCAAAACATCAATGGATGTAGATGGACAACTTACAAAAGAAGAATTTATCAAAGAGGTCAAAACCAATAATGAGTTTGCTAAACAATGGGGAGATTTAGGACCTATCTATGGTAAACAATGGAGACAGTGGGGTGGTAGAATACAAATAGAACCTTGCAAATTAGGTTCAAAATGGGAATATTTAAGATGGGATTCTTATGTAGATAATCAAACAAGTATAAGACAAGAACCAATAGACCAAATTGAAAACCTAATCAACGAACTTAAAACAAATCCAGATAGTAGAAGATTAATGGTTAATGCTTGGAATGTAGGTGAATTAGACCAAATGGTATTACCACCTTGTCATTATGGATTTCAATTGTATACACATGAGTTAAGTGATGAGAGACGATATAATATTTGGTTCAATAACAATTATGAAACAGGTATGGAACGATTCTTTGACCCTAATAATTTACCTGATTTTGATAATTCATATTATACTCCAACACCAAAGAGGACACTATCCCTAATGTGGAATCAAAGAAGTGTGGATACATTTTTAGGATTACCATTTAACATTGCTTCTTATGGATTACTATTAGAGATTATTGCAAAGGAAGTGAATATGATACCTGATGAATTGATTGGAAACTTAGGAGATGTTCATTTATATAAAAACCATATTGAACAGGCAAAAGAACAAATCAGTAGAACCCCGTATAACTTACCAAAAATTCAAATAACGGAAAGGAATTGGTATCAACATCAGTTGGTTAAAGAAAGATTAGGTGAAAAAACTTTAGATGAAAAACTTAAAAGTTATAGACCTGATTGTTTTGAATTAATAGGATATGAATCTCATCCAAAAATTAAAGCACCCCTAAGTAATTAAATAGAATGGGAAAGCAAAGGGCTAAAATAGATAAGATAATTAAAGAATGGAAAGATTGCACCACGCAAGAAATATGGGAAGGTGTAAGAGATAATTTCATTTTTGGATTTTTAGGTGCAATGTTAGTTGTATTCATTGCAACTCGAGCAGATATTGCAGTACTAATAGGATACATAACGTATTATACCTTTATGGGTAGAATTGTAAATAGACCTAAATATGTAACTGATTTTGGAAAATTAATAATATTCCCATTCCCATCAGCAATAGGTGCGTTTGTTGGTTATAAACTATCGTATATACTATTGGGATTGATAAATAAATTTTTTATATTTTAAATTTACTATATGGCAAAGAAACCAGAACCATCCGTAAAAGATAAACCATTAAAATTTGAACACATCTATGAAGATGATGATTGTATTTCTATTTGGAAATATGATAAAACTAAATTTGCCAACGGCCCAATATCAGTTGAATTTAAATACAAACCTGCTTGGACACAACGAATGAAATTAATAGAAACTCAAACCAAAGAGGCAAAGAAAGCAAAAACAAAAAGTAATGAAAAAACATTATCTAAATTCAAATAATAAAAAACATTTGGTTTTATCAAAAAAATGTTGTATCTTTGTAAGATAATATTTTAAATTAAATAGTATGAATAAATTAACAATTGAAATTCCACTTTCTTTAATAAACGAAACACCAAACAATTATGAATTGGGTGAGCAAGTTAGAAAGTTAGCAAACAAATTAGTAGAACCTAAAAATGAATATGGTAAACAATTATCCATATTTCCAGAGGAGTTAGAATATACTGATGAATATTTTAAACCAAATTATATAAATCCATATCATCCATTAAGAAAATAATTAAAATGAACATAGTAAAAGACAAATTAAAATTATCAAAATCAATTAGTGAAACTAAATTCACACCTGCTGATATAGAATCTATTTCTACAATATTAGCAAGTGGATTAGTTAAGTTCGGTGGTATTGGGTTATCCGCTAATCAATTAGGATTAGATGTTAGAGCATGTATAATTAATGTAAAAGACCCATTAGTATTAATCAATCCAAAGATTGTAGAATACTCACAGGATTCAGTTGCGTATGTAGAACAATGTTTGTCAATTGATAAAACAATGAAGAGTCCCGTTAAAACTATCCGTGCAAAGAAGATTACGGTCGAATGTGATAACTTAGGGACAGTTGTATTTTCACCTGATAATGAATTGGGTGATTGGAAAGATTCCGAAGAATTTTTTAATGATTTAGGATTAATGGAATGTGTTGTTGCACAACATGAAATAGACCACTTAAATGGAATTCTAATTACAAATCCAAATCGTAGATATTCAACAACTTATATTGCACCAAAAACTTATGGTAGAAATGAGATGGTAATGGTACAATTAAAAGATGGTACTACTGAATTTGTGAAGTATAAAAAAGCACAAAGTTTAATTGAACAAGGAGGAAAAATATTATAAATTATGGCAAGATTAATATTTAAGTACACCGATAATGATTACATTGAACATGCAAGAGAAGCATCCGAAATAGAGTTTGTAATACCAGATGAATTGAATATCTTTGAATTTAAAACCATATGTGCAAGATTAGCAGCTGCATTGGGTTATCATGAAGAATCAATCAAAAAAGCATTTGGTAACTTAGATGAAACTAATAATTTTACTATAAAAGATTTAATAAATGAAATTAACAAAAAAGGAGCAGAAGAAACTGATTCTTCAACAGATAGAACAACATACTTTAAATCATAGTATTGTAATAGATTCTCTCGTAAATCTTTTAATAGATAAAGGTATAATATCAGAAAAAGAATGGTATAAAAAAGTTGAATCAAAAGTAAAACAAATAGAAGATAATATAAAAAAAACAAATACTCAACCATCCGATGATGATTCTAAATTAGGAATATATTATGGACCGATGGGTGAAGCATAAAAACAAACTATGACATACATTTACATCATTTTACTGATTTCAGTAGTGTTAAATATAACATTTACTATCGGTATATTCAATTTACTGAGACAAAATGAAGAATTGGAAGACACTCTTGTAGAAACTACATTAGAAGTTAAATTTAAAGTATCTAAAGCATTAGAGAATTTAAGGAACATCGATACTCGTGGTTCATTTGAATCCGATGATGAAGTAGGTGCAACTTTTACCGAATTAAAAACAATTGTTGAAAACCTAAACGAAATATTATAATTACCAAAATGGCAAAACAAAGAAAACCAAAATCAAAAATATATTTCGGTACACCTGCACAAGATGCAATTGTAGAGTATAATAAATTAAAAGACCCAGTAAAACGTAGTAAACTTTACGAAGAAAAAATTAAAGCACCTTTTGAGAAATTAGCAGAAAATGTAATTAACACTTTTAAATTTTCATATTTTGATGTTCCTAAAAAAGATATTCAAACCGAAGTTGTATCTACATTGGTAGAGAAAATGCATATGTTTCAAGAAGGTAAAGGAAGAGCATTTTCATATTTTACTATTATTGCAAAGAATCATTTGATTTTAAAAAATAATGGTAACTACAAACGTTGGAAGCAAAATGCATTAATATCCGATATGCCAGAAAGTTGGAATCCGGAGAATGATTTTTATGAAGTAGAGGAAGGTAGTGAGTTTAGAGAATTTAAAGACCTAATGTTATTGTATTGGGATAAACATCTTACTACTATTTTTAATAAAAAAAGAGATATACAAATTGCAGATGCAGTATTAGAATTATTCCGTAGAAGTGAGTTTATAGAAAATTTTAATAAGAAACATTTATATCTACTTATAAGAGAAATGACTGATTGTAAAACTCATTATATTACAAAGGTGGTAAATATAATGAAACAACATCAGAAAAAAATGTTAAATGATTATTTAGAAACCGGAGATTTTACAGTTAAAAGCGAACCATTTTGGGTTGATATTTCAAAAATTGATTTAACCGAAGATGATATAGATGATGAATAAAAAATATATTTTAGGTATAGCATGTGGTTATCATGATTCTTCAGCGGCATTAATATTAGATGGGTTGGTTATTGGTGCAATGGAGGAAGAACGTTTTACAGGAGTAAAACATGATTCCACATTTCCAACTAATGCTATCAATTGGTTGTATAAGGATAATAAAATAACAGGTGATGATATATCAGTTGTTACCTTTTACGAAAACCCTAAATTAAAATTAGAACGAATTGAAGAATCTACTAAAAGAGGTGGATTAGTTAATTTCTTTAAACGAAAATCTATTATTGATTCAAATAAAGAACAGGCTAAAGAAATTGAATCTAAAATATATGAGATTACAAATCCAAATATAATCTTAGCATATGGTGACCATCACCTATCACATATAGCATATTCCTATTACACATCTCCGTTTGAAAGAGCAACCATATTATCAGTAGATGGGGTGGGTGAATGGGAAACTACTGTTTTAGCATTTGCAGAAGGTAAGAATATTACAAAATTACAAAATATTAAATTCCCACATTCATTAGGAATGTTATATTCTACAATGACAGCTTTCTTAGGATTTAAACCAAATGAAGGTGAGTATAAAGTAATGGGTTTAGCACCATATGGTAATTCAGAAACGTATTTAAATAAATTTAAACAATTATATAAATTAACGGAAGATGGTGGGTTTGAAATCAATATGAATTATTTTACATATGATTATTCGAATAATTCAATGTTTAATGAAAAATTAGCGGAGTTGTTTGAACTTCCTAATAGATTACCAGAGGATGAATTAACACAAGAACATAAAGATTTAGCAGCAACAATTCAACATCAATACGAATTTCTATTTTTTAGATTATTAAATAAAATGTTTGCTATTAGGGCCACAAACAATTTGTGTCTAAGTGGTGGATGTGCATATAACGGAACTGCAAATGGTAAGATTTTAAAAAATACAGGTTATAAACAATTATGGATTCCACCTGCTCCATCTGATGCAGGTTCTGCTATTGGATGTGCACTGAATTACTATTATACCCATACCGAATCCGCCGTTAGAGTTCCAAATACAAATCCGTATTTAGGTACGTTTAATACTAATGATGAAATTGAAACTGAATTAAAAAACTATGAAAATGAAGTATGGTATGAATTTAAAAATCATTCGCAGATTGTTAAAACAATTTCTAGAGAAATTACAAATGGTAACGTTATCGGTTGGTACGAGGGTAGAATGGAATTTGGTTCAAGAGCACTCGGTAATCGTTCTATATTTGCTAACCCGCGAGACCCTCAAATGAAAGCAAGGGTAAACAAGGTAATTAAGAAAAGAGAAGGATTTAGACCATTTGCTCCAATTGTAAAAGAGGAAGACAGATTAAAATACTTTGATTACAAACCATTAGTTCCTTATATGAATCAGGTAGTTCAGGTAAAAGAAGAACATATAAAAAATCTACCTGCTATCACACATATAGATGGTTCTGCACGAATACAAACTTTAAATTTTAAACAACATCGTAGAGTATATTCCTTGCTTAGACAATTAGAAGAGGATAATGGGTATCCAATTGTTTTGAATACATCATTTAACGTTAAAGATAAGACCATTGTAAACACCCCTAAAGATGCAATAGATACGTTTTTAGATTGTGATATGGATACGTTAGTTCTTAACAACTACATCGTTAAGAAAAAAATAAAATAGAATACAATTAATAAGAAAGGAGTTTATCTCCTTTTTTTATTTATAACTATATTTATTATAGAGATTTGTAACCAACTCATACGAACACCTAAAATGAATATCATACAAGAATGTATTATAGTTTCTAAAGAAATAGATGATAAATTTATTTTAGCAAAGAATCGCGATAGAGGGTATCATCCTAAATTAGAAGTAATCCACGAATTAATCGATGGAGTTGAAGTTGCATATCTACACGATGAGGTAACTGATTGGAGTGAGGGGATGAATGAATACGGATTAGGGGTAGTTAATTCGGCACTTTTAGTTGGATACGATGAGGCGGAAGGAAAGTTAGTTCAAAATATGAAAGGGTATGGTGAAGACGGTGCTAAGATGAGAAGTATATTCTCAAAGAAAACTCTTAAAGAAGCAATCAAAGCAACAATAGTTTGGAAAGGAAACAAGAAAAAGGGATTAACTGGTCATACATTTATTTCTACTCCTAAACAAATGGTAAGTGTTGAAAATATCCCAAACCTTAAACCACAATTAGAATTACGAAATACTGAAAGTCCAGTTGTTAGAACAAATCACGGACATGTTTATGTTGGTACTGGTTATTCTGATGGTAAAAAGTATTTAAGTTCTAAAATGAGAAAATTAAGTGCTGAAAAGATAATTGATAAAATCACAAATTGGAAACAAGTAGGTATTGCATTAAGAAAACAATTCTTTAAAAAAGATAGTGTATTGAATATGAGAAAGGATACTCCTAAAATGTGGACATCATCTCAAACTATAATGAACTTAACCGAAACTATATTAGAGGTAAACTATTATGACCATAAAATCAAATCGTTTAAAGGAATTATCAATAAACTACCTAAAGGATATACCCCTAAAATAAAAATTATTATAAACAAACTAGAAAAGGAATAATGCAATGGCAACCACAAAAAAAGAAGTAAAAGAAAAGAACCGAAAGAAAATTGCTAAAAAGACAGTATCAGAACAGCAGAAAAAAGGAAATTATAAAAAGAAATCATAATTGAGAAAAACCCCACTAAAATGGGGTTTTTTTATTCCTTATATTTATATAGTGAACTTAATTATAAAAATATGAGTATAAATTTTGAGTTATTTCCTGGTAAGGATTTAAGTGGATTGTTTAAAGACATCTACGATAACCAACAAAACAAAAGAAAAAGAATTTCTGAGTTAATAGCAGAAATGAAAAATATTATTCGTCACGCGGGTGATATGGCAGTTATCGGCCCAATCATAAAAGACCTAGTCGATGTATCGGTTAGGAACGATGATTCTCTAATAAAATTAGCAGCAATTGCACAAAGAATAATTAGTGCGAATTCAAAATCTGAAGGAGATGTTGGATTTTTATCTGATGCAGAGAAGGAGCAATTATTAAGAGAAATTGAAATAACTGTCTTAGAGGTAAAAGATGAACAAGATGCTAAGGTTGATGAGTTAACAAATGAAGTAGAAGAGATAAAACAAAAAATTAAGAAGTAATGGCTAATAGTAGATTAAGTATATCAAATAGTGGATTCAATCCCAACTCAACATCTACAGCAGGAAGTGCAAGTAACACAGTAGGTATTGTAGTAGATATTATATTAGATGATACAAGTGAGTTATTACTTAAATATGATTTTAGTGAAGTAGAACAAAAAAATACATCTACTATTGGATACGCCGCAATAAGACCAGTAAAAGATGCTACATCTGCTACTAAACAAAACAAAGCATATCCACCATTTAATCCAGAGGAAGGTATTCCATTAGTAGGTGAGACGGTTCAACTTATAGATGTAGCAGGTAAATTACATTATAAAAGAACGGTCACTGGAAATATTAATATAGGTAACGCTAGAAAAGATGTAGATATTAAAACATATCCACATACTCAACCAGCTGGAAGCGGTACTAATGAACTTAGTACTGTAAGTGCTACCGGTACGCCAAGTGGAGGGAGTGGTACTGATGATAGAAAAACTGAAATAGGTAAATATTTTAAAGAACAACAAGTTAATCCCTTAAAATTATATGAAGGTGATAAAGTGATACAATCACGATTTGGTCAATCAATTCGTTTTAGTGGATACAATAATGGTGATGGTGAAGATAGAAAATTTGCACCAACTATTATTTTAAGAAATAGACAAAATAGTGAATCACTTAATAAACTAAAAAAAGGGTCCTTAACGGAAGAAGATGTAAATAAAGACGGTACAATTATTGCAATTACATCAGGTGATTACAAATTAAATTTTCAACCAGGTATTATAGATGATGGTGGTTCTTCAAATTTTGAAACCAAACCAACTCATTTTGAAGCATATCCATCGGAATTAAAAGGTAGTGACCAATTATTAGTAAATTCTGAAAGAATTATACTATCTGCTAAATCTAAAGAAATGATTTTCTATTCAAAAGGAAATTACGGATTTATATCAGATGGTAAAATGTCAATTGATAATGGTAAGGCTGGTGCAGATTTAGATTTTAATGGTGATGTTAGAATTACAACAAATGATAACAACACTTACATCTTAGGTGGTAAAGGACAAATATATCTTAATACCGAAAGTGATGCTGAACCATTAGTGAGAGGTGATACTCTTCAAGGATTATTAGAGGAACTTATTGATGCTATTAATGCACAAATATTTAAAACCCCATCTGGCCCAACTGCAACTGGTCCTGAAAATAGAGGTACATTTAACGATATTAAAGGTAGATTGGAAAAATTCAAATCAACTTTAAATTTTACTGAATAAGATGTCATTAGAAATATTCAAACAAAATATGTTGAGTTATATGCAAAACCAAGCAGGAATTAGTTCCTATGGTGATTTTGCAAAAAAACTTACATTAGAATATGATATGGCAGTTAAAAGAGGATTTGATACTGTCAATAGTATTACAGTTGCAAAGGGTAATACTGAATTAATGGAAGCAACCTTAAATGGAATTCTTGCAACCGCATTTCAACAACCATCGGGTGAACATCCTATCATTACCAATATGGGCCCTGCGTTTATATCATATTGGACTGGTGCTACAATGTCTGCAGTCCCACCTCCAATAATACCATCTCCCGGTGCGGTTGTGAATATTGCGACAGTTAGTAGTATGATTACAAATCCAGGAACTTGGCAACCAACTGATATACAAAGTTTAGAACCGGTATTAATAACCCCAATAGAGGATGTTACTGCTACTTCATCTAACAAAGTATTTGAAGACCCATATGAATTATCAGATGAAGATATTGAGGTGAAAAAAGAAGAAATTAAAAAGGCCTCTAACACAATTAATAATTCCGGTGCAACGGAAGAACAACGTGATGGTGCTAGAGAATATATTGATAAAACACAAAAGGAAATTGATACAAGACAAGCAAGTTCAATAGAATCAAATGAACCTATAAATTCAACTCCGGTTAAAATTGATGGTAATGTTGATACGTCATGTCCTATTGGATTAAAGATAGTTGAATTTGCCAAAAAAGATGTTGGTATATTAGAAACCGGCACGAAGGCAAATAAAGGTGCAGGATTGAACTATGGAGGAAATCAAGCGGGAGGAGAGACCCCGCCGGGTAAACCTGGCCGTATTGATATAATGGTTCAACTAACGGGATTAGATAATCAAGGACAGGTCCGAGCAACAGGTGAGGGATATTACTGGTGTGCATCTGCTGTAACTGCTTGGTGGAAATCTGCGGGGTTAAAAACTCCTCCTGGTGCTGCGTCGTGTAAGAATTGGGCTACGTGGGGTAAAAAAAATGGTACATATAGTAAAACTCCAAAAATAGGAGCTGCAGCGTTGTATGGACCTGAAGGTAAAGAACATCACATTGGAGTTGTAGCAGCAATATCAAAAGATGGTAAGATAACCACAATAGAAGGGAATACCGGTGGTGGTGGATTCAATAGAAATGGGTGTGGATGTTTTGTAAAAACTCCAAGAGTATCAACTATTTCTGGGTTTGTAATTCCACCAACTTGTGTAGATAAAAAATAAAATTATAGTATAGTTAAACAAAATGGCAAAACCAACAGATGATTCGGCAGTATTTTTAGACCAATTGATTGCATCGATTCAAACTCACTTACCTACGATTCAAGGAATGTTTTTAACTACATCCCTATATCCACCCTTATTAACACCAGGGCCAGGAGCAGTTCCGTTTGTTGGATATACTATTCCACCGGCATCACCAAGTCCACCAAACCCACCGATTAATGCAGAAGAACAAATTGCTGATAACAAAACATTATATGATAAATTAGATTGGTCTAAAGTTGGATTGGATAAAGATGACCCCGAAGTGCAAGATATAATAAATCCAGATGTTAAAAAAATTAGTAAAAAGATTTTTGAAGACCCATATGTAGAAGATGATTTAGAAGGTGGTAGTGCAAGGGTATCTCAATTAGATAATTCTAAAGCAGAAAAAATAGACCAAGCACTTTATGACCAGGGAATTCTTAAACCACTTGAACCTGATACGGATTTGAAGAGTGGATATAAAAATTTAGATGAGTTATTAAAAATTGCAGGTGCATGGGCACCTAAGTTGGGTAAAAATCCAAGAGTTAATTATGGAAATTTAAGAAGTGGTTATATCAAAGGTGTACATGGATTATGTCCACAAGGTACACAATCGGTTGTAGTTGCATTAACGGGTGTAAGTGGATTAGGTAGAATAAGTGGTAATGCAGATTGGTTTTCATTCAAAGACCCATCTACCGGTGGTGGTAGGGCATCTTTTGCAGGAAACATAGGTGGTAAAGTTTATTACAACGAAAAAGTAAAAATAAATTCGGTTTATACTAAAAATCCTGCACAATGGCAAGTGGGTGATATAGTTGTTATGGGGTATTTAGGTGGTAAATTATATGGTCATATTCAAGTTTGGACGGGGTGGAAATGGGTTAGTGATTTTTCTCAAAATGTCATCCAAGCAAACCATGTTGATAATACAACCATTGCTATGTGGAGATTAAATGAAAATGGTAAAGCTGCAGTTGCATCTCAGAAAAATAAAAAAGCATAATATAAATTAGGTTAAAATCCTTTATAAAAATGCAAAATACTCAAAACATATATTTATAGTAAGTTAACAAATATTTTTAAAATGGATTCTAAAAAATTAGCACAACTAATCAAATTAGTTGTAGAACAAGAAATTAAGAAACAGCTTCCTAAAATGATTAAGGAGGAAGTTAGTAAGTTATTGAACGAAACTTCTGCTCCAAAACCTAAAAAGGATATTTTGGAAGAAGTTGACCCGTTTGAATTAGCAACTCTATTATTGGAAAAAGATAGAACAACTACTACTACTATTAAAGAAGAAGTAAGACAAGTTCAACCAGTAAAACAATTGAGTAGAAATTCAACTATAAATGAAATACTAAACCAAACAAAACCATTTACTGCTGCACAAAGAAGTGCGGGACAAGTGGGAGGTGGTTCATCTATTTTAGATAATTACCAAATGGAACAACCAATAAATGAAAGTTACTCAAATTCACATATTCCAAACTATATGGATGCAGAACCTGATATAGATGAAACAATATCATACGGAGGCGGTGCACAAGGTGGGATTGAAACAATGAGAAGTCAAATGGCTTCTAAAATGGGATATGGTGATATGGGAGGAAGTGGTATTAAAAAAGGTGGGTTAGGTGTTACGACTGGATTAGCAGGATTAGACAGAATTTTAAATAGAGATAATTCGGAATTAGTTAAGAGGTTTAAGAAATAATATGGCTTATGTACTTGGTAGTAAAATTGTAAAGGATACGCAAGAATTTGATTCTTACGCGTATGGAATAACTTTACCTATTAAAAGAGGTAATACTGGTTATTTTGAACAAGCCTTTACATCTTTCGAACAAGCAAAAGCAAATTTAAAAAATTTACTATTAACGGCAAAAGGTGAAAGAGTAATGCAACCAGAGTTTGGTACAGGATTACAATCACTTTTGTTTGAACCAATGGATGATACGTTTGAATCACAATTACAAGATGTAATTACCCAAACTGTCAGTTATTGGTTACCATATATTAATATTGAAGAAATTGATGTAGAAATGACTGATGCTATGAAGGATAACCACACAGCACATATGACAATTCAGTTTACGGTCGGAAATACAATTGAAACACAAGAAATAACTTTTACAGTTAGGGGATAATAATAATGGCATTAAATAGTATAACAAGAAAAAGTAATCAAGGTAGAGATATAAAATATCTTAATAAAGATTTTGCCGGTTTCCGTCAAAACTTAATTGAGTACGCAAAAACTTATTTCCCACAAACATATTCAGATTTTAACGAAACCTCACCGGGTATGATGTTCATCGAAATGGCATCGTATATTGGAGATGTTTTGGGGTATTATATAGATGATACATTAAAAGAATCCTTAATGTTATATGCGGAAGATAAAGAAAATGTTATCGCACTTGCACAATATTTAGGATACAAACCAAAAGTAACATCACCTGCATTAGTAAGATTATCAGTTTATCAATTAGTTCCTGCAACTGGATTAGGTGTAAATAATAGGCCTGATTCTGATTATTTTCTTAGAGTTAAAGAGGGGATGGTAGTAGAAGCAAATACAACCGGTACACTATTTAGAACAACTGAGCTATTAGATTTTAGTGTTGATGATGAAAGAGAGATTACAATATATAGAAAAGATACTGATAACGAACCAACCTTTTATTTAGTTAAAAAGTATGTTAATGCAATATCTGCAGAATTAAAGACAGTAGATATTGCATTTGGAACTGCACAAGAATTTTCAAAAATAGATTTGGCAGAAACAAATATAATTCAAATATATGATGTAAGAGATAGTAGTGGAAATAAATGGTATGAAGTTCCATATCTTGCACAAGAGATGGTATTTGTTGATTATCCGGTATCAAACCAAACTGATAAAGATTTAGTTCAATTTAAAGATTCAGTTGCGAATATTTTAAAGTTAATAAAAACTTCTCGTAGATTTGTAACAAAGGTAAACCCGGATAATACTACAACAATTGTATTTGGTGGTGGTAATTCTACTTCATCTGATGAAACTCTTATACCAAATTTTAAAAATGTGGGATTAGGGTTAAATTCATCAATAGATAATTTAGGTGCATCATTCGACCCTGCAAACTTTTTAAAGACAAGGAGTTATGGTCAGGCACCTGCTAATACTACTATTACAGTTTCGTACTTAGTGGGTGGTGGTATTTCAGCAAATACCCCAAAAGGTGAAATAAATAGAATAACAAACGTTTCCTTTGATGAAGATACAATTTCACTTAGTGGAGATGAATTGGCGGCATATAGAGTAGCTAAGGGTTCAATTGCAGTTGAAAACGAAACAGCAGCAAATGGGGCAAGGGGAGCGGAAACTATTGATGAAATTAGAGAGAACGCCCTGGCAACGTTTGGTTCTCAAAACCGAGCAGTGACTCGTAAAGATTATCAAGTAAGAGCCTTATCACTTCCTGCAAAGTATGGTGGTATTGCTAAAGCATATTGTGCACCGGATGGAGAATTGGATAATAACTCACCATCATCTATTCTCGCAAACCCAGATACTCTAAGTGAATTTACAGGTATTGTAACAAGTTTGCAAGGTAAGAGTGAAATGGAAATTAAAGATGCGGTTAACAAATTTTTAGTAGGAAAGAAAAATAATACAAACGAAAAGAATAATCCATTTGCAATTAACTTATATATTTTAGGATATAATTCTAATAAGAATTTAGTTCAAATTGGAACAAATCAGGCACTAAAAGAAAATCTTAAAACTTATTTAAATGAATATCGTTTGTTGACAGATGGTGTGAATTTAATGGATGGATTTATTATAAACATTGGTGTTGATTTTGAAATTAGAACTTATAGTGGATATAATAAAAGGGAAGTATTAGTAAGATGTATTGATGAAATTACAAATTACTTTAATATAGATGATTGGACATTTAATATGGCAATTAACATAAGTGAATTAGAATTATTAATTGCAGGAATAGAAGGAGTTCAGTCAGTTCCAAAATGTGAAATAGTAAATAAATGTTTAGGTCAATATTCAAGTAATTCATATAACATTGCAGAAGCAACAAAAGGTAAAATGGTGTACCCATCATTAGACCCATCAATATTTGAAGTTAAGTTTCCAGCAAAAGATATTAAAGGGAGGGTTGTTTAATGTATACTTTTTTAACAGCATCAAAAGATGCAACAATCTATTTACAACAACCAACTCAAAACACTGGTTTAGATGAAATATTAGAAATTTCTAAAACTTATTATGGAAATTCAAAAGATGTTGCTCATACTCTAATAAAGTTTGAAACAACTGCTCTTTCTGCATCTCTTGCTAGTGGTGCGGTTACTATGAGTTCTGCAGAATTAATTCTTAGAGAATGTGAAGCAAATGAAATACCAATAGATTATGTAATCTATGCAAATCCAATTACACAAAGTTGGGATATGGGAATTGGTACTCGTTTTGATGATATCTCAACGGATGGTGTTACATGGAATCATAGAACAACTGGAATAGATTGGATTACAAATGAATTATATATTACAGGTAGTGTAACGGGTTCATATAATGGTAAGGGTGGTGTATGGTGGACTGGTTCAGCAACATCACAATCATTTAGTTATCAAAGTGCAGATATTAATATGAATGTAAAAACTATGTTTACTTCTTGGATATCAGGTTCTTTACCAAATGAGGGTATAATTTTAAGACATTCGAGTGTATTAGAAAATGATACGGAAGATTATGGCCAATTAAAATTCTTTTCAAAAGAAACCAATACCATATATCAACCAAAGGTTAGAATTGGTTGGAATGACCAATCATTTATAACGGGTTCGTTAACTCAACTGACTTCTGATGATATTCATGTAACATTTAAAAAATTAAAAACAAAATATAAAGTAGGAAGTACTCCTGAAATTGGAGTTTTTGCTAGAGAAAAATATCCACTTAAAACTTACTCAAATACCTTTGCATATAACGATATAAAATATTTACCATCTACAACTTATTATCAAATTAAAGATGTTATTACTGATGAGGTTATTATTCCATTTAGTGATTATACAAAAGTAAGTTGTAATAGTAACGGAAATTATTTCAAATTAAATTTAACGAATTGGGAAACTAATAGAAGTTATTATGTTGAAATAAAAATAGATAGAAGTGGTGTAATAGAATATTTTTCAGATAAAGATTTAACGTTTACAATAGAGAAATAAGATATGTCATTACAAAACGAATTTAGAGTTTCAGAATTAATATCAAGTGGTTCTGCTGTGATTACCTCTCAAAACGAGCAAGGTAATCATACTTTTTATGTCAAACCCACTGCTGAAGATTTTGATGGTGAAACTTCTGGTTATGTTGAAAGACCAAAGTATAATGAAGAGCAATTAAAAAAAGCAGTTAATGTAGTTGTTGATGAATTAATAGCAGCACCTGCTAAACCACAACCAAAAGTTGTTCCTCAAAAAACATACGATAGATTAGAAACATTATATAATGAATCATTAGGAAAAAATACTGATTTAAGTAAACAATTAAGTGATGCCCTGGCTGAGATTGAAACTCTAAATACTGCAAACGAGGCATTGGCTACTCAAATAGATGTAGAAAGATTATTAAGAGCATCGGCAGAGAACGAATCACAAATTACAAATAATAAATATGTTTCGCTAATTCAAGATTTTCAAAATGCACTTTCAAAGGGTATTAAAGAAGGTATTGAAAGGGTTTCATTAGAAGCACAACTTAGAGGATTACAGGCCGAGAAACAAACCTTTGATGAATTACAAAAGAATTTAACTGCACAATTAGAAGCTGCAAATGCAAGGGCAATTGAATTACAAAATCAAGTTACAAACGCACAACAATTACTAGCACAAGCTCAAATTACAGCATCACAGGCCCAAGCAGCTGCTGCAACCGCAAGTGCATCAGCCACCCAAGCACAACTTGCCAATACCAAAAAGAAAAAGATTATTTGTAATGAACTTTACAAACAAGGATTCTTACCTCAACATATTTGGAACGCGGATGAACTATATGGTGAAATGATGTATAAGAAAGACCCATCATTAGTTTTAGGATATATGATGTGGGCTAAGAATGTGGTTAACTTTATGAAAGCAAAACCACAATATACAAAATGGATTTATACAATGGTAAAGCCGTGGACAGAACATATGGCATACGAAGTTGGAATCCTACCTAACGATAATTGGATAGGAAAGTTAATTCATAAATTTGGTAAACAATATTGTTATTATGTTTATAATAAACAAATGAGTAAAAGAAAAATACTAGCATGGCAATAAATCAATTCAAAGAAATAGTAGATAAAAAAGGCTACAAAGTTGATAGTAAAGATAGAGCAATTTTTGAAAAAGAAGTTGCCAAATCTTACTTTGGGTTAGGTGATGCCGATACTATTGAATTTATATTGTATGATTCTAGTGATAATTTATTACCACAAGGTGAGAATGGAGATTTAGTTAGATATATTTTTTTAGATGATGCAAATATTACAAAATATTTTATTTTTAGTGAAAATAAATCTAATATAAAAACAAATGGTGCTAGGGAATATATTATTGATACTGAAAAATTAGTAAGAGATTCTGGCTATTCTAATGGTATATTTAAAACTCAAACAACCCTATTAAATAGAAGAGTTGGTTCTGAAACAGTTGATAAGGATAAATTATGGATACATGAAATATCACCATCTCGTACTGAAATCAGAGTTTTACCATTAAAAGATGTTAATGAAAATACAATTGAAGATTTAGATATCAGATTAAATATTTTATTAAAAGATGGTCAATTTAAAGATGATACAATTTATTTTGTAGAACCATTTATACAATCATTAAAAGTAGAAAATATTCTAAAATCATTCTTAATGCAAAAGGGAACGATTGCAGAGGGAGAACAATATAGAAAGTTAATTCAAACCGAATTCAAAATTCAAAATTGGGAAAATTTTATAAATACAATTAGAGAAAAATTAGTTGAGACTACTAAACATTTTATTGGTAATAGAGATACTAATATAACTTCTCTTAACTATGGTAAACCACTTCCTAGTGCAAAACCAATAGAATTATCAATAGTTAAAATAAAAGAATTTATAATTAGTTCACTTATTCAAATTATAAGTTTTTATTTACCTAAACAAGATATACAAGAAGATAATATATTAACAAAAGAAGAACAAATTACATTAGATGCAACCAAAGAAATTTTAAAATCAATAATCAGTGCTAATACAAATGAGGCTACTGGTATCGGTAACAAACAAGGAGTAGTTAGAGGATGTACTGATAGAAACGCTAAGAACTATAATCCATTGGCGACTGAATCAGATGGTTCATGTCAATACAATCCAATACCAGATGCAACTCCAATTGAAAAGATTAAAGGTTGTATGGATTCATCTGCTTTAAATTATAATAAATTTGCAGTTGAAGATGATGGTTCTTGTAAATACGCAGATGTTACCAGAGCAGTAACAACAACTAAAACATTCTATGTTTGGTCATCTGAAGGTGGAATCCTATTTACTGATGCGAATGGTAATAAACAAACTAATGTATTTGGTAGAGAATATGAATCATTGACAATTACATACCAAACAATCGAGTCATTTAGTGGCGATGTAAGAGAAGTACCAAAAATTAGAGAAGTGTTAACAACGGGATTATATAGAGTTTTAAATGATTCATATTATACCTATAATCCATATGGTTATAATGGATATGATTCGTATGGCGGAACGGGATATAATGGATATCAATACTATAATAATAATGGATATAATTATAATAATGGAACATCTGTTCCTATATTTTATAAAGATTCATCAGGTGCACCAGCAACAATACATTCATTACTACCCGGTCAATCAGTAGAAATATGTGCAGTTGAAAATACTATATCTGAAGGACCGAATATACGAGTTACATTTATAGGTTCATGTGGTGGTGTAACTACACCTACTACTCCAAGCACTCCTATATCAGGCGGAGGTGGCGGTGGCGGAAATACATTCGGTGGTGGAGCAGGATATGATGGTAGTTTTGGCGGCGGTGGAGGCGGTGGACAGTTCGATACACAATCATTACAAAATTTTACATAAGTAATAGATAAAAAGATACTTATATAAATAAGGGATTAGGATAAATGGCAGAAATGAATAAACAAGAGGGAGGTAATACCCCAAACAATCAAGATGCTGCGTACGTCAATGATTTCGTCAATGATAATCGTGGCGGAGGTGGCGGAGGCGGAGGGGGAAACCCAACCTCGCCAATATTTGGTTGTACTGACCCGCGTGCTAGTAATTATAACGCATCTGCTACATATAATGATGGTTCGTGTTCCTATGCACCAACTAACGTATACAATACACAAAATTTAGTAGTTGAAATAGGAATACAATCTAATCCACAAGATGGAATAGTATTGGTAGATGGTGTAATACAAAATGTAAAAACAACACCTACTCAATTAAGTTTTAATCAAAAAGAATTACTTACTCCTAAACAAATAACACTTCAAAAATCAGGATTAGAATCTTCAGATGTTTATAAAGTTTATACTTTAAAAAAGGAAAATAGAAAACAAATACCGGTAGAAATTCCATTTGATGATGTGATTGGTTATACGTTTGAACAAGACCCCAATAATCCAAACGCAGTAATTAGAAAAAGGGAAGAAAGACCAAAGGTATATGAAAGTTTAGTATACTTTACTTATTATCAATTAATAGTTGAAAAATTAATTGATGGTAATTTTATTCAACAAAATATATTAGAAGCAAGTACTGAAACTGATGCTGTATTAAGTACTACATTAAAATTTGATTTAAAATCATTTCCAATACCAATTGACCCACTTCCTGAAGCAGTTGCAAGGATACAAATAAATGGTGATGTTTATCAAAATGATTTAATATCATATCGTGCAACAAATGGTATAACTGGAAATGTTACATCTGGAAGAACTGAATTTGATTTTTCACCTAGTTCAGGTGGGTATTGTATTGATTTTATTTCAAATGGATTATCTACACAAACACATTCAGTTATATACGAAGTAATTACAAAAGGAAATAGTGTTAAGTATGATAGATTAGATTTTAAATTAGAACCAGGAATTGACAATGTAATAGTTAATATTTCCGTTTCTAAAAAATCAAATGATAATATACCCCAAGCAGATGCACCTACATTACGAACTGAAGGTATATCGTTTGAATTTAATATAGCAGGTAATAATAATTTAAACATACCATATAATAGTGTTAACGCATCGGAGATTATCTATTCATTAGGTTCTACCCAGCGTACCCTATCCCCAAATGGTTCAATTGTTTTATCTAAAAACGATTTTTATAATGGTGTTGGTAACTACATAGTTTATTTACAACCTCGTTCAGATAGAGCAGGTAGTGGTCAAACTACAAAGATTACAATTAATGTAGTTAATAAATACTATTTACCAGGACCAGATATTACACATATTAATTATCCGCAGAATATTAAAGGTGCGGATTTTAAAGGATTTAATGTTGATTTTGATATTAGTTGGCAATCAATTAATACAAACTACATTGAGATGTATGTCTCAAAGTATGATAAACAATATGCACTTGGTAAACTATCACCTTCTGGTTTAATTACATTAAATGTAGAAGATGTTTTAAAGAAAGCACAAAATCAATTTAATGAAGATACTGATAAAGTTCAATTTGAAATTTTATTAGTTCCGTTTAACGCAGAAGGTGATGAATTAACCGAAGGTAAGATTGAAAGAATTTCCATTTTATTTGATAAGGGAGATTTAAAATTACGAAGAGGTAGTGTAATTGCAGATATTAGAAGTGCGTTTGAAATTAACTTAGACCAAAAAATATTAGAAGAAGAAATTTCTAAATTTTTAACTCACTATCTGCACTTAGGTGATGGTGATAATAAATTAATTGCAACGTGGGGAGTTGATACTGAAACTTTTTCTGAATATAAAACTGATGCAGAAACGGGAACTCGTACAAAAACTAAAGAACAAAAATCATTAGTTTTAAAGTTGTATGAACCACTTCCTCGTGAGATACAACCTAATCAACAATTATGGATATCTAAAATTCAATCGATTCCTATAATAGAACAAGTTACTATTATTGATGAATTAAAAAGTGATTGTACACCATTAAAACCAAATTTTAATGTAACAATTGGTGATGAAATTGGATATCAAATATTAGATGATTTAATTTCAAGCGGTTCTAATACCTCTACTGATTTAATTAACTCATATGTAAGTTCAAGTGAATTTTCATTGGAGAATTTAAATATTCAATATGAAAGTGGTTCAACTTATGCGTGGTCTAACTTTGTAAAATACTCATCAGCAGAAGAAAGAGTTAAAAACTTTTTATATAAAGTAGAATTAATTGAATTTTATGATACTAAAATAAATTTTGTATCAAGTAGTTTATCGTATACATCGGGTTCAGTAACATCATCATTAGAATTACAAAAACACGTTCAAAGTAAAAATAAAGTTAAAGCCGGATTTGATGGATTTGAAAAATATTTATATACAACATCTGGTTCGGATGGTACATTAACATATCCAGGAGCAGGTGGTTATTTGGTAAGTCAATCTACTGATTCTTCAGTTACCGATTGGTATAATGGAATTATATATGATGCACAACAATATGATTACAACAACAAAAATATATTAGTAAATAATATTCCTGCACATATTACAAACGATGCTGAAAATGCTGAGTTTGTTTTATTTTTAAATATGATGGGTCAACACTTTGATACCCTATGGTCATATACAAAAGGAATTGCACAATCTAAAAAATTAGAACACAAATACGAAGATGGTATTGGTAATGATTTAATATATCATATGTTAGAATCATTAGGTTGGAACGCCGATATGGGAGTTCAATCACAATACCTATGGGAATATGCGTTTGGTAAAAATGCAGATGGTTCATCTTCATCTTCAATGAGTGGGAAATCTCGTCAACATCAAGTATGGAGACGAATACTAAATAACCTACCATACCTATTGAAACATAAGGGTACAAAAAGGGCATTAAGTGCGGCAATGGCTTGTTATGGTGTTCCATCATCCATGTTAACAATAATGGAATATGGTGGACCGAACGACCCATCTACTGCTGCAACTACAACGTTTACATTTGATGATAGAACCTGTTCTTTACATTTTGAAACCGGTTCATTCTTACAAATTCCGTTTAAAGATTACTCAGATTCTAATGGAACTGATTTTCCTAACGCAATTGAGTTTAGTATTAATACTTTACAAAGTAGTGTTACTCAAAGCCTATTAAGAACTGATAAATGGGTATTAGATTTAGTACCAGGAACGGGTTCTCTTGCTAAATTAGAATTTAAAATTACAGGTAGTAATGTAACAGAATCGGTATCTACTGATTATATACCATTCTACAATGATGCATATACAAATATTGTTTTAAATAGAAGAACTGGGTCTACTACCGAAGTCTTTGAATTATATTTCAAAGAAGGATTTCAAGGAAGAATTAGAAATGAAGCAAATGCTACTTTATCATTACCAATCGGTTCAACTACTTGGAAATCGGGTTCTATATTATATGTTGGTGAGGGTTTAACTGGTTCATTAGATGAATTCCGTTTATGGAGAACTCCATTATCAGAATCTCGTATCGATAACCATACTTTATTACCTGATGCAATTGATGGTTCACATATTTCTGCATCATCGGTTGATTTATTATTCCGTTTGGATTTTGAATATCCAAAAAATTTAGGTGTAATAAATAATGTTAAAAATGTAGCAATATTACAAACATATACGGGTTCTGCGGTTGCAAGTGGATTTAGTACAACTACCACATACCCATATCAATACATACCATATGAAAGAACAGTAACGGCAAAAGTTCCTTCAAGTGGATTGACGGTAGGAAATAAATTTCGATTCGAAACACAAACCCTATCAGGTGATTTAAACTATAAAAGTAGAGCAACTAAAAAATCATTTGACCAAGCACCAATAGATACGGATAGATTGGGATTATTTTTCTCACCTATGAAAGAAGTGAATATGGATATTCTACGTTCTTTGGGTGAATTTAATATAGATGATTATATTGGTAATCCTGCAGATGAATATAACGATTCATATTCAGATTTAACTACTTTAAGAAATTATTATTTCCAAAGATATGATTTAAATACACACGAATATATTCAATTAGTAAGATATATTGATAAATCACTTTTTGAAACATTAGAATCATTAGTTCCTGCAAGGGCAAAGGTTTCATCTGGTTTATTAATAGAGCCACATATTTTAGAAAGAAGTAAAGTTAAATGGAATAGACCAAGTGCTGTAAATATTCAACATCAAGTTACTATTGATACAAATGAAACTACAAATCAATTTGCATCATACCAAAATATAAATGCGTTTATTTCTACATCTAATGCAATTGATTTAAATGTAACAAACCCACAATATTCCGTTAAAATTCAAACACAAGGGGATTTAAATTTAGTTGCAACAAATAATTCTTATAATGGAGAAGTAGATACATTTAGTACTACAAATGTATTTGGAACAATTACAACTGATTCAACCAAAACAATGGGTGGTATATTTGCACCAATCGATGCTAAAATAACAGGTTCAATACGAGGTGAATACGACCAAACTGAGTTTACTCAAGTTGGATTAGATAAAAATTCTTTATCTGTTGCCGGATTTGGATTGTTTGGTTCTAATGGAAATGTAATTAGAACATATAGAGATGTTTGGGGTAATTTTATAAAAGAAAGAAATAAAGTATTTTTAATAAAAGAAAGTTATTCAAAAAATATACCTGAAAACATAAACGCGTTAGATAAAAGTATGGGAACACAATTAGTTTCGACTACTTTTTATAGAACAAAAGTTACTATATTAGATTGGGATGGTGCAACTCCAACAGTTGGTGGTAATATTGTAGAGGTAACTCCGTTAAATGGTTATTTCTCAACCCATTATAGAAATACTGGTGATTTATCAACCGGATTACAAAATAGTTATTTTAATGGGTCTAAACAAACCTCTACAACTAATATTTTAGGTGGTTCACCGGTTCAAACATTCACAACTAACCCGAATATACTAAAAGTTTCAGATACAGGAAGAGGAAGTGGAGAACCAATTTTAGTAGTTGATTAATGAAAATTATTAAATACTTATATTTATATACGAAAGTAAAAAAGAAAATACAAAAATTATGGCATACTTAGATAATTCCGAAATCACAGTCGATGCGATTCTTACTAAGAAAGGTAGAGAAAAATTAGCATCTGGGCAAGGTCTTAACATTACTAAATTCGCATTAGGTGATGATGAGATTGATTACACACTTTATGAACCAGCACACCCAAAGGGTTCTGCTTATTATGATGCAGCAATCAGAGCGATTCCTGTAACTGAAGCATCTCCTGATGAAACTCAAGTTCTAAAATACAAATTGGTAACTTTACCAAAGGGTACAACTAAAATTCCTAAAGTGGAATTTGGTGTTCCTTCTATTTCAGTAAACCAAAGAAGTGGTCAAGTATCTTTAACTCCAACAACATCACCAAGTGGAAACGGACAGTCAGGATATACAATTGTATTAGCAAATAAAAATGCAGGTTCAATTGTTGGTAGTGGTATCGCAGCAGGTACGGGTACAATACCGGTATTCTTAGGCGATGAAATCACAACAACTGCAGCAGTAGAAAGAGGATTAACGTTCTCATTCATTCCTAACCCAAATACAACACAAACTATTAAGACAACTATAACAGTATATGGTAACGAAACAGGTGGTTCTCAAACTATTCCTGTGACCGTATCTTATATAGCTTAAACGGAGAATAAAATAATATGGCACAAATTACAGGACAAGCAGGAGTAAACTTAACATCAGAATTAGCAGCGTATTTACAAGCTAGTAATGGAAATATAACTACCGAGCAATTATCAAATCTTATAAACCAATATGTGACAGGTGGTGATAAATTAGCTGCACAAGGTGGTTCAATTACAACTGGCATTTACAAAAGATTTGGCGAATTCGACCAAATTACAGGTAAAGTAGAAGTTGTAACGACTGGACTTTGGAGTGGTGATGTAGGAAGTTTAAATTATTATGCAACATCTTCAACTCAAGCGGTAGCAGCAAGTTCAAACTATTATTTAGATGTATATCAATCTGGTTCATCCGATATTCAATTTGCAATAGCATATGGACACAAATATGCAAGTGGTTCAATCTCATTAAACAATGATGATGATTCAACCTTAGCAACAAAAGCAACATATGCACAATATCGTTCTATTTTATTAGACCAAACGGACGAATTTTTCACATTTGATTCAGCATCGGGTGAAGGTTTACATGACTCTAGCGATATCTATGTTATTAACGTAGCAAGAGCTAGATATAAAGAAACAATGGATGCTGGTAATTGGGAATTATCCCTAAGTGGTTCAAATGGTATAACTACATTTATTGATGATAGTGGTAAAAAATTCTCTGATACTGTCGGTAAAGCAGGTAGATTATTTTATGTTGTATCTGGTTCTTTAAATTTAGGACAAGATGCTGAAGCAAGTATTGATGGTAGATATGATACAAATGGTAGGGGATTTGGATTATTTTATCCAGACCAAGGCCTTATTGTATTAAACCCTACAGCAATTCATTCAAAAATAGGTTCATCAATAGATAGTGGTTCAGTTAGTGGAAAATCAATTTATAGTGGTGTTGAATACGAAGGTAAAAATCAATTCTTATTGTACAATGCAATTAAGGGTGGAGCAGATTTTGAAGCAAGAAGAACTGAAAACGTTTCAACCTCTCATTACTTTGTAAGAGCAACAAATAGAGAATTTAACTTCTCAAATAACCCAACATTTACAAGTGGTTCATCTGATGGTTCATTTGTTGAATCAACATTTGAAAGAGACCCAAAAACATATATTACAACAATTGGTCTATACAACGATGCTAACGAAATGTTAGCAGTTGCTAAAACTTCACAACCGATTGCAAAATCGTTTGATAAGGAAGTTTTAATAGCGGTTAAATTAGATTTCTAATTAAAAAATTATTTGGGAGTATCGTAGAACAAAAACCAAATAACATATTTAACGAACCCAACCCTAAAAAGTTGGGTTTTTGTTTATTAAAATACTTATATAGGTAAGGAATTCACTATGTTTAAATCAATACCCAAATCAAATATTTCAAATAGGTCGTTCAATGTATACAAACTTTGGAATACCAGCGAAAGTGAATATCCTATTATAAAGGTAGAAAATAAAACTGGTTTGTTTGTAGATGAAGCAAATTTAGTTCACGCATTATATAATTCATTGAAAAGTAAATACTATTCGAATGAAGGTAATGCATTTACAACATTTGGGGCAACCAACGATTTATCAGAACTAACATCAGAAAGAGTAATACCGAATTTATTTCAAATAATACCAATTGATAGAAATAAATTTGGTGAGGCGATAAAAAAACAAAGTGTTGTATTATCGGCAGGGGGATTAGATTTAGTTGATGATGGACATGGTGTTATTAGAGAAGTTGGTAATTCCTATACTTTAGTTAGTCTTGATTTAGACAATAACGGAGTTGGGTATTTAACTATTACTGATGGTATTGCTACTTATAATATTGAAGTCCTATCAATGGATTTAAATGATGGCTCATCTACTCTAATTTATAATGGAGATACGGATGAGTATTTTATAATTGCAATTGATTTTCAAAATAATAAAATAAACTTTACAGCAGAATTAAATTTTGAAAATACTAATATAAAATTAAAAACGCATGGTAATATATTTTATACCGATGGGTTAATTACCCTTACTAATGACATTGAAATTAATGAATACCAATTAGATTATCGTTCAACTCAAACAATATATGAAACTGAGGTTTTAATTTCTGCTAATAGTGGAGAGTTCAACTATTCACAAAATCCATCCGCTGTTAATGTGTTAGTTAGTGGTTCATATGATTTTGAAATAACAGGAGTAAACAATTCATTCCCAGCAGGAACTAGAAAAATAAAAGAAGTATTAGATATATCACGTAGAGAGTTTTTTAGCGGGTCTATTGGTTCAGTTAGTGGTTCGTGGGAGGATTATTATACAAATGTATCAACTGACCCGACCGGTTCTTATTTAACAACCTACATCACTACAATTGGATTGTACGATGATGATGATAATCTATTAGTTGTTGCCAAATTACCAAAACCAATAAAAAACTTACCGGATTACAATCTTAACTTTTTAGTTCGTTTTGATACTTAATGATATTTATAAGCATATAACAAACAAGGTAAATAATTATGGCTAGTATATTAGACTTATATAAAAATTCTGATTTTGCTAAATTGGCAGATAAATCTAAAGATAAGACACCTCTTTCTGAAGATAAATCTTTCAAAGCAAATGTAGATGAAGCAAAACTTGCAAAATCTAGAGGTGGTAAATTAAAGGATACAAAGTATTCTACAACTGTTAAACCTTAAATAAATCCGTTTGGCGTTATTAATAAACCATTCCGAAAAGTGGGCGTTTCTTCATATACCTAAAACAGGTGGGAATTCCCTTAGTGAAATTCTACTAACAATTAAAGGAACGGAATTTGTAACTACTCATGACGATTTATCGGCATTTGGTAATATTGAAGATTATTTTATTTTTACATTTGTAAGAAACCCATTTACAAGATTAGCATCGTGGTATCATCATGAAGTACGAATGGGGTGTGATAAAACCTTTGGTAATTTTATTAAAACCATTTTTGAACATAATTTTTTATATTATCCTCAAACATTTTTTTTAAATAATAATAGAACTGATAAAAGAAATATTAGTTTTATAGGCAGGTATGAAAATTACACAAACGATATAAATTTTCTATTTAAAAAATTGGGTCACCCTATTCCTAGAATACCACATCTTAATAAAAACACTATATACGAAAGACACCCAACTTTAAATCAACACAAATATTATAAATCTTTGTATAGGGAAGATTGGGTAAAAGATTGGGTTAGAACTAAATACAAAGACGATTTTCAAAATTTTAATTATGAATTGGATATATAAAGAAAAGGTTATATCAGAAATATCTGAAATGCCCGAAGGTACAATTGGTTTTATTTATAAAATAACCCACAATATAACCGGCCAATATTATATTGGTAAAAAAAGTTTATACTCACATAGAACTCTAGCCCCATTAAAGGGGTATAAACGAAATCGTAAAGTTGTCAAAGAAATGAAATGGCAAGATTATTGTTCATCAAATGATGTTGTTAAAACATGGACAAATGAACCCATTACCAAAGAAATCTTACGATTTTGTCAATCAAAGAAAGCCCTCACATATTACGAATTACAAGAACAATTTGCGAACAACGTATTGGCAGATGAAAAATCCCTAAATGAGAACTTAATGGGAAAATTCTTCAAAAGAGATTTGGAAATCTCATAAATTTGTTGTATCTTTGTTAGACTTAATGCAAATATAATAAACGTACATAAATTTGGAAATATCAGATTTATTTCGTATCTTTACTATATTAGTAGCGTTATAATATATGGTATCAAATACAGATAAATTAACAATCGTTAGTATTTTAGATGATGTCTTAGGACCAGGTTCATCTCTGAAAGGAAATGAACAGGCTCATTATTGTCCATTTTGTCATCATCATAAAAAGAAACTCCAAGTGAATTTAGATACACAACAATGGCATTGTTGGGTGTGTGATTCTAAGGGTAAGAGAATACAAGGATTACTTAAAAAGTTACAAGTCGATGTTTCCAAACTTCGTAAGGTATATGAGATATATGGTGATGATTATATTGTATCATCTCAAATAGAGGAAGACCAAATTGAATTACGATTACCGAAAGAATTTAAATCGTTAGCAGAAATACCAACTGGTTTTAAACCCATATATAAAAAGGTAAAACACTATGCAACATTAAGAGGAATACGAAATTCAGATATTATTAAATATAATATTGGATATTGTGATGGTGGGTTATATTCAGGTAGAATTATTATACCATCATATGATATAAACAATAAATTAAATTACTTTATCGCCCGTTCCGTATTTGATGATGAACCATACAAATATAAAAACCCACCTGTTTCAAAGAATGTAATTATGTTTGAAAACCAAATTAATTGGAACGAACCCATTACTATTTGTGAGGGTGCGTTTGATGCATTGGCAGTTAGGAGAAACGCTATTCCAATATTAGGAAAATTTATTCCTAAAAAATTAATGGATAGTATATATGAAAGAGGGGTTCGTAATCTAAACATTCTATTAGATACCGATGCACAAGACCAAGCACTATACTATACAATGTATTTTCAAAAGCAAGGATTCCAAATAAAAAATATTATTCCATCTGGTAAAGATGCAGCTGATATTGGGTTTAGTGAAATCAATAAAATTATCAAAAACAAAACAGAAACAAATTATGAAGATGTAATTCTTCAGAAATTAAATCAATTATGATTATTAACAAAATATATCACTTAGCAGATTTACACATTAGAAATTTGCAAAGACACAAAGAATACAAAGAGGTATTCAAAAAGTTTTTAAAACAAGTAGAAGACGATAAAATTCAAGATTCTATTATTTATTTAGCAGGGGATATTGCACATGCTAAAACTGAAATGTCTCCTGAACTTATTAGGGAGATTAGTTGGTTCTTAACAGAATGTTCAAAACTAAGGGAAACTTTCTTAATAACAGGTAACCATGATTGTAACTTAAACAATAACCATAGATTAGATGTTCTTACGCCTATTATCGATAATCTTAATAATCCTCACATCCATTATCTCCGCGATACTGGTGTCTACAATTACAATAATATTACTTTTGTTGTTTATTCCATATTGGATAAGAAGGAAAATTGGCCGTTGGCGAAAGATATTGAAGGGGAAAACAAAATCTGTCTTTTCCACGGGCCGGTAAATAAAGCACAAACTGATATTGGGTATGTAGTATCATCAAATTCTTTCACCGTCGATATGTTTGAAGGATTTGATATGGCAATGTTAGGTGATATCCACAAACGTCAAACATTTGGTGAAGGATGGGAACACGTAGCATATGCAGGTTCAATGGTTCAACAAAATCACGGAGAGATGTTGGAGAATCACGGGTATTTATTATGGGATGTTCCAACTCGTACATTTACCGAACACCATCTTCATAATGATTATGGATTCCTTACAATTGATGTAGTCAACGGACAGATACCACAATGGGTATATGATGAGATTGATACAAAATTACCTAAGAACCCACGTTTAAGATTAAGATTCACTAATACCGAAGCATCAGAAATGAAGTTGCGTATTACCGAACTTAAAGAATTATTTAATGTAGCAGAGGTAACAGTCACAAGAACGGATACTATTGGTCAATTAAAAACAAATTCAAAATTAAACAAAAATATTGTTGGTAATGTAAAAGATGAAACTTTTCAAAATCAATTGATTAGAGATTATTTAGAAAGACAATTTCTATTAGAGGATTCTGATTTAGATAAAATTTCTGAAATCAATAAGGAGATTAATCACCGAATTGATGATTCAGAATTGGCTGAAAATATTCTTTGGGTGCCTAAGACTTTAGAGTTCTCAAATATGTTCTCATATGGTGAAGGTAACAAAGTTAGATTTGAAAACGCACAGGGAGTGATAGGTATATTTGCACCGAATGCAAGTGGTAAATCATCTCTTTTTGATGCCCTTTCATTTTGTATCTTTGATAAAACATCAAGAAGTTCATCATCAAAAAATATCCTAAATAATCAAAAAGATAATTTCTATTGTAAATTTAATTTTGAAATTGATGGAGTGGATTACTTCATTGAACGTAGTGCAAGGTGGACTCGTAAGGGAACAAACCTTTCAGTAAACGTAAACTTTTGGAAAGAAGATGCCGGAGTTACTACATCATTAAATGGTGAACAACGAAGGGATACTAATAAAAATATTGAAAGATATTTAGGTAAATTTGAGGATTTTGTTCTAACATCCCTTTCCCTACAAGGTAATAACGCACTATTCATCGATAAATCACAATCAGAAAGAAAAGAGATACTTTCTCAATTTATTGGCGTAGATATTTTTGATAAATTATATACAGTTGCCGCAGATGAGAATAGAGATAATGCTACTTTAATCAAAAAATTCAAATCTGATGATTTTACTTCTAAGTTAGCCGATATCAAAACTCAATTGACCGAATCAACAAATGAATACAAATTAGTTGATATTGAATTGGGTGGAATTAAAACTGAAGAGGAATCCTTAAATAAAGATTTAATTCGTTTGAATGGTAAAATTGTAAAATTAAACTCAGATAATATTGGAATAGAGGAATTAGAAAAAAGAAAGAAAATTCTTACTGATAAGGAGACTGAGGTATTAGATACTAAAAATGCTACGCAAGACCGTATTGGTAAGTTAGAGGCTTTACAATTACAATTAGAAGAAATAATTGATGGTTTTAATGAAGATGAGTTAGAAACAAAGATAAAGGAACTAGGAGTTGCTAAAACGGATTTAGGTAATACTAAACACGAATTAGATAAATTAGGGATTTGGCATACATCGTTAGTTGATAAAAAAGAACATTTGGATTTACACAAATATAACCCAGATTGTAATATTTGTATGGAAAATTCGGAAACAATCCTACAAAGTAAAGATGATGTAGAAAAAACATTAATTGAAGTAAATGGATTCATTGTTACTGCAAATAATACAAAGGAGGCGTTAGAGTTGAAGATTACATCATTGACCCAATATGAGACGGATTGGACTAATTTAACCGATACAAAGGAGAAAGAAGTTAAAATTGATAGAGAAATTTCTTCACTTATTAACAAGTTATCAACATCCGAAACTGAAGAAATTAGAGTTCAAACACAAATTGCCGAACAAATTAAACTAATTGATGAGTATTACAAGAACGAAGAACAAATCAAAAAGAATGGTGAAATCAGAGAAGAAATCAAAATTGTAAGAGAAACCTTAGATGCTAATAAAATTTTATTTACAAAAACAAATAAAAAGTTATTAGAATTAAATGGTAGAGTTTCATCCCTACAATCGCAAAGAGATACCTTAGAGGATAAAATCAAAGAGGTTAAGGATTTAGAGGAACAATCGAAATTATACGAATATTATCTTAACGCCCTAAATAAAGATGGGGTATCATATGAATTGATTGAAAAATCTTTACCAATGATTGAGGGTGAGGTTAATAACATTTTGGCACAAATTGTTGAGTTTGGAATGCAATTAGAGATGGATGGTAAAAACATCAACGCTTACCTCGTATACGGGGATAATAAGTGGTCTTTGGAGATGTGTAGTGGTATGGAGAGGTTTATCTCTGGACTTGCAATTAGGGTGGCTTTAATCAACGTATGTAACCTTCCTCGTCCTAACTTCCTAGTTATAGATGAAGGGTTCGGAACATTAGATAGTGAGAACCTACAATCCCTATTCATGTTATTCACTTATTTGAAGACACAATTTGATTTTGTAATGATTATATCCCATATCGACTCAATGAGAGATGTGGTGGATGGTTTAATAGAAATTAAAAAAACAAATGGATTTAGCTATGTAAAGTTTTAACCGCTAATATATTGGTTGGTTTAGGTTTGTTAATTCTTTGTTTAATTAACGAGTCTACCAACCCACTTAACGTATACCCGTGTTCTCTACAATATTCTTGTAGAAGTGCATGGGTATCTTTTTTTATTTGAATTGTCGTATATTTGTTCATTTCTATTGGTTTCTATGGGTTTCCATAGAATAAATATAATACAATCTTTTTTACTTATATTTATTGCTATAACAAAGGATTCCAATGGCAATAATTAAATCGTTCGCTTCGTATCAAAACTTATCAAACTTTGGTACATTTATAAATGACCAAGTTAGAACGTCTGAATATTTTAGAATTACCGAATTTAAAGATACCTTCACCGGTGGTAAGAATGGGTTTCTTATAGAGGGTTCTGAACATTTAAAGGAAACAACTGAAATTAAAATTGAGATATTAGATGTTACCGGCACACCGATTTATTACGAGCCGGGTAATGGTATACCAGAATACTACGAAGGAATTTCAAAAATTGTATCAGTTCATGTCTATGAGGATACCCCTATTGGTTTAGGAAAAATTACTGTATTAGGTGAATTAAAAACCTATATTGATGAGACCGGAGTAGTTAGAGATATTCCTGCTGAGTGGAGTGGTATCTATAATATTAAGTGGGAGAGAACGTTTAATGTAAATAAAAATCTTTCGAATGAAACTATTGTTAGGTTTTATAAAAGACCAAAAATTACAATTGATGAGATAAATAAACCCATTTTTAATATAACAACCCCATCAGTTACTCAAACGGGATTGGTTGAAGGTATCCCACAACAACCAGTTTATGGTACTGATATTCGAACTTGGACAGCCGGAACTTTATATAAATTAAAAATTACCGATGGTTCAAATTGGACATCATCCGTTGATGAAAATACCATAACAATACCATCATTAGGGTATTCGGCAACTATAAGAGAGGTCTTAAATAACAAAGAAATATTTGTAGATATTCCATATGCGGTATCATCATCCGTTTCAAATTTTCCTGCTACTGCCTACACAACTACATTTGACCATATTGAAGGTCAGACGATTATCAACTCGGCGTTGACGGGTTCTTTTGCTAAAATTCAATTATCAGATTTAAAAACATTTGTTGGTGATGTAGCGAGAGTAAAGGTTTATAGAAAATCTAGAAACGAAGTTGGTGATTACCAATTCATACAAGATACTAAATTAGAATCATCAGAAATACTAAAAGATATAACAACAACTGCTAATACGGAATTATCCTATGGTCAGTTTACGGATACCAATATAAAAAATTATTGGGTAAGTGGTTCAACTGCACATCCAATTACAATTAATGTAGATAAATTAAACGCATCGGTTAAGGTAGATTATAGTGGTTCAAATTATGATAATACTGCCCTTTTTATTACATCTCAATCTCTATCTCTGACAGAGGGAGTTGAGTATACCCTTTCATTCAAAACACTCCTAAGTGGTTCAAATGATTCGACTAAAACTTTAAAAGCATATTTTAGTGGTTCGGATTATCCACAACAAACTATCGTAAATGTTACTAATTCGGCGATATATACTACAAAACAAAACGTAACTCAAAATGTAAAGGCTACTAAGACTGGAGATGCTAAATTAGTATTTGAGTTTGCGGGTGATGATTGGTATTTGGCAAATGTGAGTTTACAAAACGCACAAGAAACTTCGTTTTCACCTGATGAATTTACTTTAATACAAGATATTCCTCGTAAACTTGCGAGTGAGACATATGATTTCAAATTTGAATTTTACGATATAAATAACAATTATATTCCCGTTGATGTAAAAACTTCAAAAACATTTAATGGTGGTAACAGTTTTACAACTACCTCAAAAATCTTAACATTTGAATCAGATAGAACTGCATTTCGTTTTACGAGTGGTTCGTTTGGTAATCCTGCTTTTCAACAAGTTGGATTCTCAATTAGTAGAACTAATTTAACAGGTTCGGTTACTTATGCATCTGCTGCGTTTGATACAGATGGTAATTATATAGTTCCTGCTAGTTATGCGGGAACATATCCTGGTCTTTTAACAAACGCAGGAGATGGTGGTGCAAGTTTAACTATTGCTAATTTTAGTGGTAGTGTACCATCAGTATTAATTGGTTCTATAACTTATACTGCATCATGTGATGGGTTAAATGAGTTCGAAACCATTTATAGATTTGAAGATGGAGAAAATGCACCCGGTCTATTTACAACTTCAAACGCTAACCAATTTATTTATAAGGCAACTGATTTATCCTTAAATCCATCAGGCCAAGTAATTACAATAGAGGCTAAAAGAAAAAATTTAGCATCAACTACTGGTACATTAGAAGTAAATTCTGGTAGTTTAAAACCACCTTTAACTATTGGAGCAACTGATGCTACTTCAGGTGTAACGTTATTCACATTAGCTGGTTCTGCATATCCATTTTTAAGTGGTTCTACTACATATTCATTCACAGGGTCTGACCAATTTGGAAATAAATTTTCAGATGCGGTAACCATAACTCCTGTAAAAATATTAGATGGATTATCAGTTACATTAACAAATGATAATACATCCTTGCCTGCACTTTCAACTGGAGTTGTAGCAAATGGTGATTTTGTTTTTACAAGTGGTTCGGTAAACGTAAAAGTGGGAAATGAGACTATTACATTTGATGATGATAATGATAATCTTAGAGCTAATAATACATTTGCAATAACTAATTTAAGCGGAATAGGTTGTACTCCAAATATTACAAATCCATCTACAAACGTATATGGTATAACCGCACTTGCAGCAGATTCTGGTTCTTTAGATATTACAATTAATTATAAAGATGGTGCCGGAGATACCACAAGTGTTATAAAAACTGCAACTTATACAAAAAATAAAAAAGCTGCTCCGGTTCTTGCAATTTCTGCAACACCAAAAGACCAAAGTGTAACTGCTAAATCAACCGGTGCACAAATTGATTCATTTGCAAATTCAACAATAGTTGTAAGGGAAACTTATAATGGTTCTACTACAACAAAAACAATAACATCGTTAACTGCAACATCTTCAGATATTACATCAATATCAACTACTGCTGCAAGTGGGTTGGTAACGTTAAATGGAAAAACTTTAGCAGCGGGAACAAATTCTACAACAATAGCAATATCAGCAGTAGTTACGGATTCTGAAGGGACAAGTAGAACTCTAACTGATACATTAAGTTTATCAAAAGTTAAAAAAGCTGCACCGGTAGTAATTGCAACGTTATCAAATGAAGGTCAATCGATTACAAAAACAAACGCTGGGGTATATGCTACACCTGCTACATTTACAATTAGTGTAAACGAAGGTGGAACAAATTATACATATTCAACTGGTGGTGCAATAAATACATATCAAATTTCATTAACAGGTGGAACGGGAACTACAACTATAACACCAACCACACCAACTACCGATGCAGGTACGACTGTAGCTATTACTATAACATATGTAAATTCGGAAGGAACTACCGGTACAATAACTAAAGAACATAAAGTAAATGTAACAATTAACGGAACTGATGGAACTGATGGAACTGATGGAACTGATGGAACTGATGGAGATGATGGTGCAACGGGTCAAACAGGTCCTGGTGTGGTTCATACCGGAGTTTGGACAAGTGGTAGAACCTATCAATTTTCAGATGGGTTAACAACGGGGACTGGTAGAAGAGATACTGTCTTATGGAGTACAAATGGAAACGCTCCGTATAATACATACTACGCAACTACTAGACAACATCTTTCAGCAACAGGAAACGTAATAAATGGTGCACCACATCAAGCAGCACAAACGGGTTGGATATCGTTAGGTGCACAAGATTTCTTTGTTGCAGCTAAAATAGGTATATTTGAAGATTCGTTTGTTCAAAACACTTTAAACATTGGTACGAATTCGAATGGTGCAATGGCAGCAGCAAATATTACTTTAGCAGGTGGCAGTGCCTATCCGTACATATCTATCGGACAAAGTTCATCAGCCGGTTCACAAGGGTATAATGTAAATGGTATTTTTATGGGGGTGGTTAATGTTAGTAGTTCACCCGTATATAGATTGTCTTTAAAATCTGCTAGTAATTCCCTATTATGGGATGGAACATCTTTAACTGTTAATGGTGGAGGAACGTTTAGTGGTGCATTATCCGCAGCAACAGGAACGTTTAATGGTTCTATTCGAATTGGTAGTGGTGAAAGTGTATTTACTGCGGATACTAGTGGAATTTATTTAGGTAATGAAACATTTGGAAGTGCAGAATTTAGTGTAACACCCGCGGGAGTTTTAAAAGCAACTTCTGGTACTATTGGTGGGTGGACATTGGGTGCAACCACTTTAACAGGTGGAGCAGCAATATTAGATAGTACCGGAGCAATTTCAATTGGTAGTTCAAATACTATTTTTAAAGCAGATAGTAATGGAATGTGGTTAGGAAATGCTACATTTGGTAATGCCCCGTTTAGGGTAACTAATGCCGGTATATTGTTTGCAACCGGTGCGGATATTACTGGTAGAGTTTCGGCTACCACCGGTAACATTGGGGGTTGGACTGTAACTCCTACAAGTATACGAGATTCAACTGAAAAATTAAGATTAAACGCAGCAAGACCTGCTATTGAAATTTATGAGGGTACTGCATTAAGGGTAGATATAAGTAACGCCTCTACATTGAGTAGTTTAAGTGCCGGTAGTGTAACAATAAGTCCAACTTCAGTAACAAATTATAATACTCAGCAACAATATGCTGGTAACACTTCCCAATATGTTACACAAATATCTGCTAATATGGACCCAACATATTTAGAATGGACTCCTGGTTCATCACCTAGTTTTACTACAAGTGCTGGGACTACTGGAATTTATTCCATAAGTACAAATTTATGGCATGGGGTACTTTCAAATTATAGTGTATATTTAGAACCGGGTAATCAACCATTTGGGGGAAATACTCCTTATATAAGTTATGTACAACACTACTATACCATAGGGATTTCCGTTAGAGCGGGTGGTACAGGTATAGCTAATGAAGTTTTAGATATATCGAAAGCAATAAATTTTTCAGAGGTATTTGGATATGGTAACACTATCATAGAAGAGCAATTTGGTTGGGCCAGCGGTGATGCGTTTGGTACTTTAACCGGGGCTATTTCATTATCACCAAGTACAACATATTATTTTGTACCTTATATTAAAAATGGAGTATGTGTTGCGTATCGTGATTCAGGAACAGTTGCAACTTTTGATGTTAGTGTCTCTTATAACACTCCAAAGATAAGTACTATATCGGTATCACAACAAGTATCGAAAACTGAATTAGTTGCGGGTGGTTTCCAAGTTGTAGCAAGTACTGATAGATATCTTAAAGTTGAAAGAAATGAGGCAAATACTAATTTCGTTGCAGTTGGTGGTGGTATTACTGCTACCGGAAATATAACTGCATTCGCTACTTCAGATAAAAGATTAAAAGAAAATATTATACCAATAGGAAAAGCTCTTGATAAAATAGAAAAATTAGATGGGGTAGAATTTGATTGGACAGATGAATATATTCAAAAAGAAAGTGGTGGTAAGGGCGAAGATAATTACTTTATAAGAAAACACGATGTAGGTTTAATTGCTCAACAAGTAGAAACAATTTTACCCGAGGTTGTGGTAAAAAGAGTAGATGGATACCTTGCTATCAAATACGAAAAAATTGTACCCTTATTAGTTGAGTGTATTAAGGAATTGAAAAAAGAAATTAACGAGTTAAAAGAGAATAAGTAATGGCATTACCGTCTACAGGAGAAATATCATTTAATTTATTTAATACCGATAGAAATATTGCATCAGGTACTCAAGTTGATATGGATACGGCTGCTATAGCATATGGGATTCCTACAAAACCACATGGTATGGATGAGTTTCTTGGAAGAGGAACAGGAACTCCTCCAACTCCAGCTCCTCCAACACCTGCACCTCCAACTCCAGCACCTCCAACACCGGCACCTCCAACTCCGGCTCCACCAACACCGGCTCCACCAACTCCGGCTCCTCCAACTCCACCACCTCCAACACCGGCTCCTCAGGTATATACATATTTATCACAATGTGGTACGGGTGGGGTAGCACAGGGACATATTTTTGGAAGTTATAATTACGGAACAAATATATACGATGATGTAAATGAAATTTGTTATATAGCAGTAGGAACATCATACACTCCAACTGATACTCATCTTTTTCGTGCAACTGGCATTAATGGATGTACGTGTCCAACTCCACCACCACCAACTCCACCACCACCAACTCCACCACCTGCGGTAACTGCTACTGTTACACAAGATTGTAGTGGAACAACGGGTGCAAGTGGTCGAATATTTATAGAAAATATAGCAAATGGTGGAAGTGATTGTTACGTTGGATATAGTGTGGATACTGCTAGTCCTGCAGCATTGGCTACGTTATCAATTGGTAGTGCAACATCGTACACTTTTACAGGTGTAGGTGATTATGGTGGAAGTTATGGTGTTTATATTTATAACGCTACAACTGGAGCGGGTGTTAGATATGGGATAAGTGCTGTTGCATGTTATGTTGCACCACCAACTCCACCTCCGCCTACGCCGGCACCTCCAACATATTATTCATTTAATTTTGGATATAATGCGGGAGATGATTCGTTGGCATGTGCTATGGGTGTAACTACGGAAGTATGGAGTACTTGTTCATCACTTATTGCACAATGTGTATTAAAATCAGCTAGTGATGGTAGTTCGAATGCAGCCGATGGATATTATTCAAACGGAACTTCAGTTTACTATGTAGAAGGTAATGGGTTTATTAATACAGTAAGTAGTTGTCCGGCACCACCTCCGCCTCCACCAACACCAACTCCACCACCACCTCCTCCACCGGAAGAAGACCCGTGTTTTCTTTATGGTACTGAAATTAAAATGGCTGATGGTAGTAATAAATTAATTGAAGATTTAGTATTGGGAGATATTCTTAGTAGTTTATCAATAGAAGGATTAGATAAGGATATTGAAAAAAATTGGGTTAATTTTTCTGATACTAAATTTTGGTTTGAACCATCAACAGCAAGGGTTGTAACTTTAATGCATGGGTCTTATTCCAATTATTATATTATAAATAAATCAATACGAATAACATATGAACATCCTGTGTTTATAAAAAGAGGTAATGAATATAAGTTTTGTAAGGTTTATAATTTATTAGTGGGTGATTATTTATTTAATACCAATGATATATGGGTTAGAATACGCGACATTGAATTCATTAATGAAACTTGTCAAACTGTTAGTGTTAATATTGAAGATGATGACGTATACTTTGGCAGTGGTATATTAGTACATAACCGAGCAGAAGTAAAACAAATAGAATAATAAATAATTATGAATAAAACGATATTTGTAAGTATAGCTTCATATAAAGATTTTGATGTTGTTAACACTATAATAGATTGTTTTAATAAAGCGAATAATCCAAATAATGTATTTATTGGAGTGTGTTTGCAAGATACTGAGGTAGAACAAAAAAGAATAACAGATTTAATTAATAACCATCTATTTTATTTAAATGTAAAATTTATGCAAATACTAGCTTCTGATGCACAAGGATGTGGATGGGCTAGGAATTTAATAATGGAAAATTTATATAATAATGAAGATTATTTTTTATGTGTAGATTCTCATTCTAGATTTTTGATAGGGTGGGATGATGAATATATTAATCAATTAAGTGAAATACCATCAAAGGGAGTTATTAGTGTATTTCCACAGATTTTTGAATTTAATGAAACATATGATGTATATAGTAAACGAAACGTTGCCACAATATATACATCTAATGCACCGACGTGGACACCTGAATTTATTCCCCCACATTGTATGAGACACCCAATTGATGGTTATGAAAAAGTGATGAATATATCAGGAGGTAACTTATTTGGTAGTGGTGAAATTGTAAATATATTAAAAGTAAACGAATATTACAACCCAACTAAAGAACAAGAAATATATTCCCTTTTACTATTTAAAAGTGGTTATGATGTATTTGCAATTAGAAAAAATATAATTTGGCATAAATATATTCCAAATTATAATAGTTCTTATAGAGAATTATGTAATTGGAGTAAATTCAATCCAAATATGGATTTTGTTACTGGTTTAAAAGATTATGGTGGAACTGAAAGAACTACTTTAGAATGGGTAAATGAAGTTTATAAAGAATGTACAACTTGTAAAAAATAAGTTATGATAGCAATAATTGATTATGAAATATCTGAAGCAGAATGTAAAGAACTAATTGAAATGGGTTCTGCAAATATGATAAGTGCTTCTACATTAGGAACTCCAATTGAAAATTATAGGGTTGCTGAAAATACGTGGATTCATTCAAAAACAGAATTAACAACAAAAATAAAAAAAATAATTTCAAGTAAATCAGGACTTCCAATTGAAAATCAAGAACAAATACATATTGTAAAATATAACGTTGGTGGTGAATATAAAACACATCATGATTTTTTCCATCCAAATACTGATTATTACGATACTACTATGAAATCAGGTGGTCAGAGGGTGGTATCTTGTTTATTTTATTTAAACGATGAATTTGAAGGGGGTGAAACCGAATTTCCTACTAAAAAAATAAAAGTAACACCAAAAACTGGTCGTATGTTAATGTGGAGTAATCTAAAAATAGATGGTAGTTTAGATTTTGAAAGTTTACATGCAGGATTGCCAGTTATTAGTGGTACAAAGTGGATTGCAATTGTGTGGGTTAGAGAAAAATCGTTTGTTTAAAATTTAATTTTTATATATTTATATATGTTATGAGTATAAAGGTTTTAGTTACAACTGGATGTGGTAATACTGTTATGGGTGGGGCCGATATATGGACTAATTATTTTTTAGAATTAGTTTGGCCAACACTACCTGTCAAAAGGGATTGGAGATTACTTATTGACTCCAAGAGACCCGCTTCATTCGAATCAAAATACTTACCGAAGGGATTGGTTCATCATTTTCACTACGATGACCCTGAAAAGACTAGAACGTGGTTAGATGAGTGTGAAGAAATTCATGTATTACATCCACATTATCATTTAAGACCGCACATTTGGCATTTTGAAGATAAATTTAAAACTGTCTTTGTTCATGCATATGCTAGAGAAATGGATGCCGCAATTTCTGCTATTCCGGAACTAAAAAGGTTACAATATAATACTCAAGTTGATTCAGATTTTTATGATGAGTATTTAGCAACATTTAATCGTAGAATTTGGGTAGGTAATAATACCACAACTATGATTGATGAACATCCAAACTACACATATAACGTTCCAAATTTTTATGAGTTTAAAAATAACTTACCGCTCACTACTCATGTTGATAATGGTAAAATTGGATTTGCTTCTCGTATTGAATCAAGAAAATGTGTACATTGGTTAAACGACCATAAAGGATATATTCTAACAAATCAGTTTGATTTACAAAATCTTAAAGATAGTAGTACCTACTCATTAAAAGGAATGGAAGTTTTTCAATGGGATGTTAATCATCATCATTTTTTTATGTTGAAAAATTTTGGTATATTTCACGCAGCGTATTTTAAAGAACCATTTGGATATTCAATATTTCAAGCAGTAGATTATGGTAAATTACCAATAATAAATAAAGATTGGGCACCGGAGGTTGAATACAAATATAGGGTTTCAACCAAAAATGAATTTGATGAATGTGTTAAACAAATCCTCAAAGATTCACATGAAGAGAGGGTTGCAAACATCAAAAATCTTAAAGAATATATGATAAAATTTGATAATAAAGACGTATGGATTGATAAAGTCCGTACAGCAATTTTAGGATAATTCCAAATATTTATTTTTCAGTTTTTTTATCGTTTGGTATATTTTTATATATTTATATACTAAAGGGGGTAGGGGGATAAGCTACTAAGCTATTACACTATCACTTATACTATCTTAATTAACTTATATTACTATTAAGCTAATAGCATATTTCTAGCATTTTATTCACATTATTCAATGTATGGGCAGTATTCTCAACTATAATATTTTAAAAGATTTTTTTACCAATAATAGAACTAAAAAAATAGACACTAAGGGTGATGAATATTTTGAATACCAACCCGTTGCATATCGATGGTCACATGGAGCTACTGATTTACATATTGGGGATGGATTATTAATTTATGCAACAATCCAATACCTCAGAGCAAAAACATGTGTATGCTTGGGGAGTGGTGGTGGATTTATTCCGCGATTAATGTCACAAGCTAGAATTGATTTACACGACCAACAAATATTTAGTGGAAATAAAATGATGGAGTGGGGTGATTGTGGTACTACAATTTTAGTAGATGCTTCAAATGGAATCGGTGGTCATACCGATTGGGAATCTGAAAATTCTTTTTTTAGAACTAATTTTCCTTGTAGATTTATCATAGATACTACTGAAAACGCATTTTATAATTATTTTGTTAAAGAAGATATTAAAATTGATTATCTACATATAGATGCAGGTCATTCCTATGAAGATGTAAAAAATGATTTTGAATTATATTCACAACTTCTTTCACCTTATGGTATAATATCAATTCACGATACCGATGTATCATTTGAAAAGGAATTAATTGTTACGGATGATGTAAAACCCAAAAATGACTTTCATGAGTTTTCATCTGGCCCATCTAAATTAATAAAAGAATTAAAAGAAACCGGCAATTGGGAAATATTTAATTTTTTTAATAACGGGATATTAAGAAACAAACCAACTTCTACGGGGTTAACATTTATTCAGAGATGCAAAAAATTAGATTAGTTACAGTAACAGGAAGTAGAACAAATACTCTACGTCATATGTTAAATCACTATAATGATTTAGTTGATGAAATATATGTTGTTGTATATGAATGGGATGAGTTTAGCACATATGATATTGTTTATGAGATTGTAAAAGAATTTCCTAAAGCAAAAATTGTTAGACGAGAAATAAAAGAAAAATTTAATTGGGAATATGTTACACAATTATATAACGAAACAAAATTATTACACCCCAATGATTGGTGGGTAGTTTCAGATGACGATGAGTTTCACATTTATCCAAAACCAATTAGAGAATTAATTTCTGATTGTGAAGAAAATAATTGGGAATTTGTTACAGGTGGGTTTATTGACAGGATAGGAGAAAATGGAGAGTTTCCTCAGATAAATGAACATACAAATATTTGGACACAATTCCCACTTGCTGGATTTTTTAGATATCCAATGAGTGGGGCTTGTCCAAATAAGGTTTGTATTATGAAAGGGTTTATTAAAATATCATCCGGCCAACATTACGCTGAGTTTGAGGATGGAACAAATAGTTGGGGAGAATCTCATCCAAAACGTTACCCAATTGGAGATGGTGAAGGATTAATACAAGTACATCATTTCAAATGGGATAGTACTTGTGTAGATAGAATTAAGGCGGTTGCTGATATTAAAAAAGAATACGCGTTTTCAACTGAATATGAATTAATGTATAACGCAATTCAATGGAATGATTTTAAAATTGATATAAATAACGATAAATTTATGTTTGAAAAGATGAATACAAATAATCATTTTGATTACATTAAATGGGATAGATTAACTAGAATTATAATTAAAATATGATAGATAAATTAGCAATCATAGTACCATATCGTGATAGACAAGCACATTTAAATGTCTTTATACCACACATGAATAGATTCCTTGCAAATAAAGGAATTGATTATACTATTTTTATAGCAGAACAAGCAGATGATAGACCATTTAATTATGGTAAGTTATGTAACGCGGTAATAAACGAAATACCAAAAGAATACACATATTTTTGTTTTCATGATATTGATATGTTACCGATAAATGATTCGTGTGATTATAATTATCCAGCAGTTCCGACTCACCTTGCAACAAACGTAGAAGCACACAATAATAAATTACCTTACCCACAATATTTTGGCGGAGTTGTATTAATTAATAGGGAAGATTTTGAAATGGCTAACGGATACTCTAATGAGTATTGGGGATATGGATTTGAAGATTTAGATTTACTAATGCGATTGGAAAAAGCAGGAGTATATTTAGAACAATATTATGATGCACAACAAGTATATTCATATTATGATTTGTGGGATGTGTTACCATATAGAATTGAAAATGTTGAGATATCAAACATTAATAAAACCCATACAATCAAAGGAATTGATTTACCAAAAGAAACTCGATTATACGGACCACAGAATTCCTTAATGCAAGGATTTACTGATTCATCTTTTACAATATCATTATGGTTTAAAGATATATCGGAGGTAATGCATAAAATAAACTTATTTGCATTTGATGGACCAGATACTGGATTATTTTTATCTGAAAATGAAGTTGGTAGTCGATATTTAAATGGACAAATTTGGAGTAATACCGAACACCATTTTGATGTTTGTATTGAATACAATAAAGATAAGTGGAATAACGCAGTTTTAATTTATGATAAACCTAATAATAAAATTAAACTTGTATTGAACAATAAAAAAGTACAAGAAAAAAAATTAGGTAAATTTGAAACCTTTAATTATTCAGATAGATGTATTAAAATTTCAGATTCACAATCAGCAATCCAATTAGCAGATATAATTACATTTAGTGATACATTAACGGATGAACAACTTAAAAAATTATATTATGATGGTATTTCATATTTGGATAAACTTGCTAGTATTGAAGGATTGATACCAACTAATATTTTTAGATTTGATACCGCATATAATGTTAGTGGTATTGCAGAACTTAAATTAGACAAAGGTAAAGCTGGAAATCACGTAAAGGTAGAAGGTAAATATTCAATATTCAATGAAACTATAAATCTATTAGATGAGATATCTTTACCAACTAGATTAGATGGAACGTATAAATCACTAATACACGTAGGAGATGATAATATTATACAAAAATATTATAGATATGACCCAGATGTTGAGGAAAATGCAGATATATTTTTTAATGAGGCGTTAACTGATAAAATAGATTTTAAAAAAATAGGATTATCTAATATAAAATATACAATCTTAAATTCAGAAATGAAAGATGGGTATACATTACTAAGAATTGTAACTTAATAAATTTAAAAAAAACAAAACAAAAATGGCAAAGGAATTAATTAAAGGAAACGAAACGGCAAAAAGCGAATCCGTAAATTTGGAAGAAAGACGTACTAAAGCATTAGAACGTATTGCTGATACATTGGAAGATATGAACGACTGGGTTTATGCATTAGAAGTAGATGTTTGGTCTGAAAGGATTGAATGGTATTTAAATGAATTTTATATGATTGCAAAAGCTAAAACAGTAGGTTCAGTAAATAGACCGGCAAGAGATGCAGAAAGAACCGAACCAGAAATTGAAACAAATGAAACAGAAGGTGATACACCAACAGCATAAACTAGCGGTTATTGTTCCATATCGTAATAGAGAAACCCAACTCAATAGGTTTTTAAAACATATGGAAAAATATCTGACTAATTATACCTACCAAATTTTTGTTATCGAACAAAATGATGACAAACCATTTAATCGTGGTAAACTATTAAATGTAGGTTATAAAATTGCATGCAATCATAATTGTGATTATTTTGTATTTCACGATGTAGATATGTTACCAATTAACGTAGATTATTCATATACTGATAAACCACTACACCTAGCAACTCATTTACAAGAAAATGATTATGAAATTTCATTTTTTGATTATTTTGGAGGAGTTACTCTTTTTAATAAAGCAGATTTTGAAAAAATAAATGGATATTCAAACGAATACTTAGGATGGGGATTTGAAGATGATGATTTATTAATAAGATGTTTAGAATCTGATTTAGAATTGGATGTTGAAGATTCAGATAATTGTGATGTTGAAATATTTGAAACATTTAAATTTGATGGTAATAATTCTTATATAGAATTACAAGCAAAAACACCATCGTATCTATCAAATGATTTTACATTATCAGTAATGGTAAAACCTGTAGACGTGCAAATAAATCGAAACAAAGATTACGATGAATATCCAATAATATCAATACCGGGATATAATATTGGTATTTTTTATAATTCGTTTCGTAGATTTTTCTGTCAAACGTTTGATAAAAATAAAAACCCATACTCAATAACAACTGAAATATTAGGAGAACGTTGGGTTCACTTAACTATGGTATTTAAAGATACTAATATGTTATATTTTTATTTAGATGGTAATCTTATTGATAGTGTTAAAATGGATGCTGAAATATTAGACTTATCAAGTAAGAATATTTATATAGGTGCAGCAAATGGTAAGAATACTAATAAAGATTTCTTTTATGGTAATATAGCTAATGTTGAAATGTATGATAGTGCATTAGAACCAAACGAAATCATAGAAATATGTAAAAATAAAGTAAAACCAAAAATTAGAAATTTTGGTAACTTTAAATCATCAGAGTTTTTATATTTTCAATTACTACCTGAATTATCAAATAATATAAAGTGTGTAGATTTGGTTGGAGAATATCAGGCTAAATTAAATAATGTTAGTATTGAAAAATTATCACAATCATTTAATACATTTTTACCAAAACCATATAGAAGAAATGGTAAATTTAAATCTTTAAAACATAAATCAAATTCTTCAATTGGTAATCGTTGGGTACACGATGAAACTAGAAAAAATCAATTAAAATATTATAATAAAGTACGAACTGGTATTGTGGATTATCATATTGATGGATTAAATACATTGCGATATACTGAATTAGAAAATAAAGTAATTTCACCATCAGTATCACATATAAAAGTAGATATATAATGAAATTAGGAGTATGTGTACCTTATAGAAATAGAGAATCTCATTTAAAAGAGTTTATCCCAACAGTAGGAAAGTATCTTGAAGAACAAGGTATTGATTATTGTATTTATTTTGGGCATCAAGTTGATGATAAATTATTCAATAGGGGTGCAATGAAAAACGTTGCAGCAAAACACGCATTTGAAGATGGGTGTGATTATATAGTTTGGCATGATATTGATATGATACCTGAAGAGGGATGTGATTACTCATTTCCAGACAAACACCCAATACACATCGCTACAAATATCTCTCAAATGGATTACAAGTTGAAATACGAAGAGTATTTTGGTGGAGCAGTCATTTTTTCAAAGGAACAAGTGGAACGCACCAACGGATATTCAAACGATTATTGGGATTGGGGTATGGAAGATGATGACCTATTTTGGAGATGTATATTAGAAGGATATGCAAACAATTCATATATGAATTACCCATCAACCCCTAAACATTTTTTATCGTTTGATGGTAAAAGTTCATATGTTCATATTCCTACAACAAGAAGTTTAAGAAATTTAACATCACGTTCTCATACAATTTCAATATTAGTTCGTGCACACCAACAAGAGGAAAAAGTTCCAATTTGGTTAGTAGGTGATACTGAAAGAAGATTTTGTGAATATCCAATACTACGCAGACCAGGTTATGATTACGGATTGAGTTATAATAATAGTAGAGCATACACTGCACAACTTTGGAATAACCAAAGAGAACATTTATATCAATGGATGAAACGATATGAAAACCAATGGACATGGGTTACACTTGTAGTTGATGATAATAATATTCATTTTTATATGAATGGAAAAGAATCTGATGCAAGACACGGAACTGGTACTCATTCTCCACAACAATTTGCAGGAATGTTAAAACGTTATGGTATGGTTGATTATTATTTAGGAACAACCACTTCAGTTGCAGCAGATGATGTTAGTAAGTGGTTCAAAGGTGATATAGGAGAAGTTAAAATGTGGGACAGAGCATTATCAAAAGGCGAAGTAGAACAAATACCAAATATACCTATTAATGCCGATTTAATTTTACATTATGATTTTGAAGATGGAATTGTAACTGATAAAAGTGGTAATGATAATAATGGTATAGCATATAATTGTGAAAACAAAATAGAGGAGATAAAAATACCATATACTATAATACCACATCGAATTGCTGGTAGATTGAAATGTTTACCACATCAAGATGAAGGTTTAATTAAAGTAGGTGGAGTAGATAAGTGGGCAAAGGGAGAAACTACGGCACGAAATGAAAAAAGATACGTTTTACAGATGCAACAAGGTAAATGGGATTATAAATTAGATGGAATTGCTCAATTAAAATATGAGTTAATTAATATTGAAAATTTAGCACCGAAAGCAAAGTTGATAAATGTAAAACTTTAATATATATATGTATATAAATGAATTTTTAAGTTATGGAAAATAAATTTCACGAGCATTCTTTAAAAGTTAAGAATGAATTAAGTAAAACCGGTTGTGGTATGTGTTTAGCAAAGTGGACACAAGTAACAATGCACTTACAAATAGGGCATACTCACTCTTGTCACCATCCGGGTACTCACCCAATACCTGAAAGAGAAATTAGACGAAACCCATCTGCACTTCACAACACGCGATTCAAAAAAATTCGTAGAAAAGAAATGTTAGAAGGAAAACGTCCAAGTGAATGTGATTATTGTTGGAATGTTGAAGATAATTCAACGGAGTTTTCAGATAGAATATTTAAATCAGGCGAACCTTGGTCTTATCCACATATGAATGAGATTAAAGCATTGGATTGGAAAGCAGATTATAATCCAAAGTACGCAGAAGTTTCTTTTTCAAACGCATGTAATTTTAAATGTTCATATTGTTCACCTCAATTCTCAACTAGATGGATGGAGGAAATCGAAGAGCATGGTGGTTATCCAACTACTGATAATTTTAATGATTTAGCATATCTTAGACAAGAAGATAAAATGCCAATACCATTATCACAAGAAAATCCATATGTAGAAGCATTTTGGAAATGGTGGCCTGAGTTATATAGGGATTTACATACCTTTAGAATCACTGGTGGTGAACCTCTAATGTCAAAAGATACATGGAAGGTATTAGATTATATAATTGATGAAAAAAATCCAAATAAAAATTTATCATTAGCAATCAATTCAAACTTAGGTGTACCTGATAAATTAATTGATAAATTTATAGAAAAAATAAATAGAATTACGGAAGGTGATAAGGTAAAAGATTTTGTAATATTTACATCATGCGATTCAAAGGGAGAACAAGCGGAATATATTAGAAACGGATTAGTGTATAATCAGTTTATGGATAATGTTAATAAAATTTTATTAAAATGTCCTCGCGTAAATATCACATTTATGACAACTTATAACGCGTTATCAGTTCCAAATTTTGGTGGACTGATTACTGATATCTACGATATAAAATATAATCATAAGAGTGTTGATAGATATTGGCCAAACGCCGTATTATTAGATAGTTCTTATTTAAGACACCCACAACACCAAGCAGTTAAAACTTTAATGGCAGATGATTCACATGATTGGGGTAATGATATATTAAATCAAGCAAAATTAATGGATTTTTTAGCAACTCCATACGCAGCAAAAACCGAAGCAGGTTATGGTGATATGGAAATTGCAAAAATAAAAAGAATTTATGATTGGTATATATCTGATGAGGAAGATTGGTTAAAAAATATGAGAAGATATAATTTTTATCAATTCTTTTCAAACCACGATAAGAGAAGAGGAACTGATTTTTTAAAGACCTTTCCTGAGTTTGAAAATTTTTGGAACATATGTAAAAACACAAAATTATGATAGAAATAAATTATAAAGATTGGTGGGAAATTTGTATAGAAAACCAACATGGATTAAAAGATAAGAATTCAGCTGCTTGGGTACAAGGAGATTTTACTTTGTTTACTAAATTTAAAACAAATTTTGAAGCAATTAAAAAAGATGAAGGTGAAAATAATGCATGTTGTATTATTGGTAAACCAGGATTACATTTAGGGTTGTATATAACATTAGATGGATATATTAAATTTGATTGGTGGACAAAGGAAACACCGGATGCAGAACCAAAATTTAACCACGTCTTTGTACCACAAAAAATTGAAAATCAAGAATGGTTAAAGGTATTTGTTTCACATGATAGTGTAAACAAAGAATTTGTAGTTTGTTTCTACAATGAATTAGATGAATTAATGATGTCATCAGCAAATAAATATACAGGTGACCTTATTGATTACAGTTGGTGTAACACTTATATAGGATGTGCATATCATCACAAAAATTCAATACCACATAATGGGTTTTGGGCAGGTAGTATTGATTACTTAAAAGCAGTTGATTATTTTATTCCAAAAATAGTATTAGAAGACGAAATATATTTTGATGAAATAATGCATGATGCAAAATATGAAAACACTTGGTTTGAATATGATGGAGTTTCAAGCACATACTCAACAATATCAGATAAATCTGGTCATTGTAACCACCTAAGACATAGAAGACAGTGGTATATTGAAACTTTTAAAAATTACGAAGTTGAATTAATGAATAGTATAAATAAAAAATCTTCTACTCTAATTTAAGTATGTCTTTATATTCTAAAATTAATATAATAAGTGAATATATAACACCAAATGGATATCTTTTTTCTGGATATGCTCAACAAGATTTGCCTGAAATTTTTTTAAATAATTTAAAAAAAATAAAAGATTTTGATGTTCATTTAACTCGTCCAACAAGACCAAAAGAAAAATATGAATTACGATATGTTGATACTCCATTTTTAAATTATTTAAAAGAGTATAAATCAAAATTTTCAAATGAAGCACACAGAATACCAATAGTAAAATTTAAATTACCATACCAAATAAATGAAACCGAATTAAAAGATGATATTTTAAATGTAGTAATATTAGAAGCGGATACTATATCAGTTCATAGACAATTTGGGTTTGATAATTTTAAATTAGCTCCAGCAACAATCAATTTAATTAAAAATAATAAAAATTGTATTTTACTTATTATGGATTGGAGAGAAGGTTCTTATGAAATAACAGATAAAACTATTGAACTTTTTAATGGGTTTGTTAGTAAAAACGGATTTAAAAAAGAAGATGTTTTTTTTGTAAATAATAATTTTCAAATAAAAAAAGATTCACAAAAATATGAATTTTCAGTCGAAACATTTCCCTGGTATATCTTAATGGGGTTTGACCCACGTGTATATGGTAGACCGGATTCTATGACAAATAAAGAATTAACTTTTGTTAAAAATGATGATGCTTTTAATTCATATTCCAATATAAGAAAATATAAATTTTTATCATATAATCGTAATTCAAATAGATTACATCGTCCATATGTTATTTCTAAATTATATAATGATGGAATTTTAAAAGAATCATTAGTTTCATTATATGAATCACGTGCGTTATCAGAATATGATAATGTTTTAAAATCAATTAGTAATTTAGAATTTGAAACTTTAAAATTTTCAAAAGAGGATAGAGAAATTTTAAAAAAATTTGTTGATGAATCATACCCATTAAAATTAGACCACGATGATGCTGATGTATGTGCTAGAGCAGATAATCAAATTAGTACAAAAGAGCATTTTTTAAATTCATATTTTAATATTGTGTGTGAAACATCTTGTCATTCTGATTATACATTTATAACTGAAAAAACATTAAGACCCGTAATAAATTTACAACCATTTATTATATTTGGTAATCCATATACATTAAAATCATTAAAAGAGTTGGGGTTTAAAACATTTGATAAATGGGTTGATGAATCATATGATTTAGAAATAAATACAAACAAACGATTCGAATTAGCATACAATGAAATCTTAAAAATATCTAAATTAGATATTGATGAAATACATGAAATTTATTTTGATATGTTTGAAGTATTAGAACATAATTTTAATAATTTAGTAAAAATATATCAAAGTTATTTATTACCCGAATATTTAGGAAACACAATTTATAAAGCTTTAAATAAAGATTTAATATGAATATTTTAATTACAGGTGGTGCAGGTTATTTAGGTTCAGTTTTAATTGAACGTCTATTTAATAATGGTGGAGTTACTAAACTTACAGTTTATGATAATTTAATGTACAATCAAACATCATTAATACATTATAGTTGGAGAAAGAATTTTGAATTTGTTTATGGGGATGTTAGAGACCAGGAAAAACTTTCAAAATATGTAGATGAAGCAGATGTAATAATTCCTCTGGCAGCAATCGTAGGATTTCCTGCATGTGATAGAGATAAAGACCTTGCTACTGCAGTCAATTATACTCAAGTAAAGTTTATATGTGATAGAATAAAGAATACTAATAAAAAGATTATATACCCCAACACAAATAGTGGGTATGGGATAGGAGAGAATGGTGAGTGTACTGAAGAGAGTCCACTAAACCCCATTTCTCATTATGGTGTAACCAAAGTTAATGCTGAGAGAGAAGTATTAAACTATGGTGGTATTTCAATTAGACTTGCCACCGTCTTTGGTTCATCACCACGAATGAGAATGGACTTACTTGTTAACGAATTTGTTTACAAAGCATTAACTGATAAGTACATCACCATTTTTGAGAAAAATTTCATAAGAAACTACATTCATATCAGAGATGTTGCAAATACATTTGTGTATATGATAGAAAATTATGAAAAATTAAAAGGAGACGTATTTAATGTGGGCCTTTCAAACGCTAATTTATCAAAACAGCAATTAGTAGAAAAAATCAAAGAATATGTACCCGATTTTGCAATCACATATTCGGATTATTATGAAGACCCCGATAAAAGAGATTATATTGTTTCTAATTCTAAATTAGAAGCATTAGGTTGGACTCCACAATATAGTTTAGATGATGGAATCGTAGAATTAATAAAAACATATAAAATTTTAATCCAAGACTTATCTTCAAAATATAGAAATGGATTCCCTTTAAGTTATGGCAACAGGACGTAGTATATTTTACAAAGAACGAGAGTGGAATGATTTTCACTATTACAATGGATTGGTATTACCAGAGATAAAAATCGTACAACCATCCACGTATTACGAATATAGAGGTTCAATCTCTACAACTTATCACTCAGAGTATTATGACCGTTTGTTGCCCGCCGCTGAACGCAACAATGGGTTAGAATTTAAACACGATAGGTTCTCAAAATCAAAAGTAGGTGTATTGAGAGGAATGCACTATGATGAAAAGACTTGGAAATTAGTAAGTTGTCTGCATGGTCGTATATATTTGGTTGTAATGGATGTTAGACCAAACTCACCAACTTATGGTAAATGGGAATCTTTTATAATTTCACCGGAAACTGGTACTCAAGTTCTAATTCCACCAATGTTTGCTAATGGTCATTATGTGATGGAGGATAATTCTATCTTTTTTTACAAAATGGCATATGAAGGTGAATATAACGATGAGAATAAACAAAAAACAATAGTGTTTAACGATAAACGATTTAATGTTGAATGGCCCGTAGCACAACCAATACTTTCAAATAGAGATAAAAATGGAAATTAAAAATTTAAATTATCACGAAGATAGATGGATTGATGGTAATCTTACAAAAGAACAACTCATTCAATTTGAAGATGATATTATTAAACATTGGGAAACAGGAGATATTCGAGGCCCAATACATTTATCAAATGGAAACGAGGATGAATTAATAGAAATATTCAAAAAAGTGGGGGTAGATGATTGGGTATTTTCTACTTGGAGGTCTCATTATCATGCACTTTTGCATGGGATTGATGAATCTTGGTTAAAAGATGAGATTTTAGATGGTCGAAGTATAACAATTGTAAATAAAAAGTGTAATTTTTACTCATCAGCAATAGTAACTGGGATTTTACCAATTGCTTTAGGTGCAGCTGAATCAATAAAACTAAAAGGTGAAGATAAAAAGGTATGGTGTTTCATTGGTGATATGACTTTTGAAACAGGAATCTTTTATGAAGTACATAAATACGCTAGAAATCATAATTTACCCCTTTATTTTGTAGTTGAAGATAATGAAGTATCTACAAATACCCCAACCTCACATACTTGGGGAGAAATTCAAAGAGAAATACCAGAAGATGTAATCTATTATAAATATAAATCAAAATATCCGCATTACGGAACAGGTAAATGGGTAGTATTTTAACAATATGTTATATAATAATGAGTTACATAATTTTGATAAGTTCATTTCAGATTGGAACTTAGATACTGAATATGTTTTATTTGGTGCAAGTAAAGAATGCATCCAATTTATTAGAACTATTGATTTATTATTAGGTGAAAATGTGTTAAAAATTAAATATATCGTTGACCACGATGTAAAAAATACAACTACCTTAAATAATATCAACGAAATTAGTTCTTTTTATCATCAATCTAAAAATATTGAACTAAAAAGAAAAAATATTGAACTAATTCACATAGATAATTTTGAAATTACACCAAATACACAAGTTATTGTAACAACTGATGTGTATAAACAAAAATACAAAGAATTTTTAGAAAAAAATGATGTAAAATGGACTTGGTATAAGAATATTGCATCAATTTGGCCCTTTAAATACAAAAATATAGTTCATATATTCCAATCAGATGTATTAGTAACCGAAAAATGTAGTTTGAACTGCTCACATTGTAATATGTTCATGCCGCATTACGAATTCCCGGTTCACATGGAGTTAGATACGATAATTTCTGATATAGATTCCTATTTTAAGATTGTAGATTATGTAAGTGTTTTTCATTTAGTTGGCGGAGAGCCATTTTTATATCCAAATATAGAAAATGTAATCAAACACATATTAGAAAACTATATAACCAAAATTGATAAACTAATAATCACTACAAATGGTACAATTTTACCAAAAGATACTATTATCCAGTTATTAAAGGATAATGATGTTATTTTAAGTGTTAGTGATTATAGTGATAAATTAGAATTTATAAAAAGTAAAATAACAAAAGTTTTAGATGTTTATAAAAATAATAATATTAATCATTATGTTAGGAATGAAATTGAATGGTATGATTTTGGTGATTTAAGGGTTTCTAAAAAATTACCAACTGATGAATTAATAAAACACTTTGATTCGTGTACTGCCCCATTTAGAGGATTAAATGATGGTAAGTTTTATTATTGTCATCTTAATACATCAGCAGTTAGAACAAAAATATTCCCATTAAATGAAAATGATTATGTTGATATAAAGACAATTTCAAAAGAAGAATTATTAAAATTTGATTTAGGTTATACTGATTTAGGATATATTACATTTTGTGATAATTGTAATGGATGTAACACCGGAATTAAAGTACCAGTTAGTTATGAAAAACAAGGTGTAAGAGATTTATGAAAGTAATAATTGATATAGATAATACACTTTGTATTAGTAATGAAAGATTTGCTATAGCAAAAAAAGAAAACGGAAAAATTAATTGGGATATTGCACATAGTGTAGAACTTATAAAAAATGATAAACCATTATATCCTATGATTGATTTGGCAAAAAAATATAAAAAAGATGGATTTGAAGTTATTATTTTAACAGGAAGACCAGAATCAGTTAAAAGCGTTACGGAAGAATGGTTAAAAAAATATGAAATAGAATACGACCAATTAATTATGCGAAATCGTAGTTCATATTTTTTAAAAGCATCGGTGTATAAAAAGAAAGTATATGAAACTATAATCAAATCAGACGTATTCTGTGCTTATGATGATGATGAAGAAATAATACAAATGTGGAATAGTGTTGGAATATCATGTTTCAAAGTTTATGGATTATAATTTTTTAGATAAAGAACATACTAAAAATCCAAAATCAGTATTTGATTTAGGATATATATTCTTTGGCCCATTGGTATTCAATTATTTTAAATGGTTAATTGATAATTTAGATGGAGCAGATTTAATTCTATTTAATTCCAGAGAAGGATATTTTTTAAAAAATATATGGGAAACCTATAAAGATAAATACAAATTGCCAAATAGTGTGTATTTTAAAACTTCTCGTAAATTAGCATCAATGATATCGTTTACAACTGAAATTGAAATATATAAATCGTTTGAGTTACACAGATATGAAGGTGATATAAATGATTTATTATTTGATAGATTTGGTATTAAAATAAACGTTCCAAAACAATGGATTGATACAACAAAGGGATTGCCAGATTTAAGTGATTGGGTTGAATTAATTATAACAAAATCAAAAAAACTTCAAATTGAATATAAAGAGTATATTGATACAACAATTGGTTCGGCACAAAATATTTTAATGGTAGATAGTGGATATCAAGGAACTACTCAATACTATTTAGAAAAAATTTATGGTTATAAATTCAGAGGCAAGTATTTTACATATAAAGGTAATTTACCTATAAAAGATGCAATTGGATTATATCCATTTTACGAATCAAAATTTAAAGATAATATAATCTTTTTTGAATCTGTTTTTGTGGATAAAGTTGGGACATATATTGATTTAATAGATGGTAAATTTGTAAATAGTGATTGGGAAATAACTGAATCTGATTTTGAAAATAAACAAAAAATAGTAGATGGAATAAAGCAATATATCAAAGATAATATTTCAGACTTAGTAATATCACATCAACAAATATTATTAGGTGATACTATGTTTGATAAAATGTGTCAAAAGAGATATATACAAAACGAATCTTTATTTGATAGTTTTAAACATGAAAATAAATTTGTTAGAAATTCTATAAAAAAAATAATTAGAAAATAATGAGTAATACGTTAAATTTTGTATTTGGTAATGATGAATCAAATGGAAGTGAATTATTTCATCAATCCGGCATGTATAACTATATTATAAATAATCCAAATTTTGATAAAAGTTTTAATTACAAAACAACATCTACCAAAAATATATTTTTATTAGAATGTAGAGAATCATTACGAGATTTTTATAGAAAAGATAAAAATGGTAAAACATTATTAGATACCTTACCAATAGAATTTATTGAAACAATAAAACAAAACAAAACTAAAATTTTATTGGCCTCAATTGCAGAGGCAACAGAAATAGTATCTGATTTTTTTGATAATTTAATAAAAGAATTGAATAGATTTGAATTAGATGAAACTCATTTAATTTTATTGGATTCAAATCAAAATTTTTTAGATACAAATACTAATTTTAAAATATTTACAACTCTACATTTTATTGTGATGTGTAATTACCATCCAAATGAATTAAACGATTTAAATTATATATCAGATATACCGACCATTGAAGAAGTGCGTAATATTACACATCGAAATAAACATTTTTTATGTTTAAATAGAAATTCACAACGCCCTCATAGATACTATTTATCATTATTTTTTGAAAAAGAAAATTTATATAAAAAATCATTGTTTTCATTATTAATGAATTTGCATGAAAATAATTTTGAAAAATTAAAATATTTAGAAAAATATAAGGAATCGGTAACATCAAAGATACCAATGGAGTTGGATACCCAAAATAGATTAAAATCAATTCAAGGATTCCATGTTGGAAACACTTTTTTTAAACAACATTATTTAGATTCATATTTTCATATTGTAACAGAAACGTGTTTTACTGATGGTCAAATATTTTTTACGGAAAAAATATTAAAACCAATAATGTGTTTACAACCATTTATAGTTTTATCATCGCCAAATTATTTAAAAAAATTAAAAGAATTAGGATTCAAAACATTCGATTCTATTTGGGATGAAAAATATGATTCAATTATTGATAATGAAGACCGATTAATAAAAATATTTGATTTAATAACCCAAATTAGTGAGTGGTCATTAGAGGAGTGTGAAAAAAACTATAAATCAGTTTTAGATATATGTATATATAATAAAAAACATCTACAAACCTTTTGGGAAGTAGATGAATTTAGTAAAATTTTAAATTCAATAGAAAATGAATGGTAAAAAGGTTTTGATAACAGGTGCCAACGGCTTAGTTGGTAATTATATGGTTGACAAATGTATTCAAAGAGGAGCATTTGTAACCGCAGTGGATATTAATACTCCCGAAAATCAATTAGAAAAATACAATGTAGATAACTATCAGTTTATTAAAGCTGATTTGAGAGAATTCAAAAATTGTAAAAGAGTAGTTGAAGGGCAGGATATAATTTTCCACATTGCAGGCGTAAAGGGTTCTCCAAAAAGAGCAGCCGAACAACCCGCAGATTATTTCGTACCAATGTTGCAGTTTAATACCAATATGATGGAAGCTGCACGTTTAGAAAATGTAGAATGGTATGTTTACACATCGACAGTTGGAGTATATCAACCGGCGGAAGTATTTTATGAAGATGATGTTTGGAAAACGTTCCCATCAGAAAAGGATAAATACGCAGGTTGGGCTAAGAGACTTGGAGAACTTCAAGCAGAAGTATATTCAGTATCATACGATTGGAATAAAGTATCAATTGTAAGACCGGCAAACATTTATGGTAGACACGATAACTTTAGTCCAGAATCTACCGTCATTGCATCCCTAATCAAACGTTTATTTGGTGAAAAAGAACATCCATTAGTATGTTGGGGAGATGGTTCTCCAATTAGAGATTTTATCTATGCAGGAGATGTTGCTGATGGAATTATTCAGGCATACGAACAAAAATTAACACAACCAATAAATTTAGGTAGTGGAACAGGTGTAACAATTAAACAACTTGCAGAAACTCTTGTAGAAATATACGAAGAGATGTATGGTGAAAAAGTTGAAATAAACTGGGACCCAACAAAACCAAATGGTGATGAGAAAAGATTAATGAGCACTGAAAGAGCAGAATCATTTGGAATTAAACAAAAAATATCCTTAAAGACAGGATTAAGACATACAATTGATTATTATTTAAATGAATACAAAAAATAAGTTATGAAAAAAACAGACAAAGTTTTAGTTACGGGTGCAAGTGGATTTATAGGTTCACATTTATTAAGATTATTATATGAGAAGGGTTATCGAAACCTTCGCTCAACCTCTTTCAGTAGAGATTTGAGAAACGATTTTGAAGGAACATCGGAAATAGAACATATCAAAGGTGATTTACAAACTGCAGAGTTTTGTCAGTTAATCAGTAAAGATGTTGATGTAGTATTCCATTGTGCAGCAAACACATCAAACGCATTGGATACTAAATTTAATCCACTATTACACGTTACTCCAAATGTAGAGATGAATGTAAATTTATTAGAGCAAAGTTGGAAAAACAAAGTTCGTAAATTTTTATTTATTTCATCAAACACAACGTATCCAGATATGGGTACTGAATTTTGTACTGAGGATATGAATATTCACGCAACTCCTATGTTACCAGTTTACAAAGCAGTTGGTGGTATGAAAAGATATGGCGAAATGTTATGTGATTTCTTTTCTAACCAAATTCACGAACCAATGCAATGTTTAATTGTTAGACCTTCAAACGCATTCGGCCCAAATGATAAGTTTGATTTTGAAAAGTGTCACGTTACTCCGGCAAACATTCGTAAAGTAGCAGATGGTTTAAATCCAATACCAGTTTGGGGTGATGGAACGGAAGTACGAGATTTACTACACGTTGAAGATATGGCAGATGGGTTTATCTTTGTAGCAGAGAATAATGATACATACGATATTTTTAATGTATGTTATGGTGAAGGATTTACAGTAAATGAAACACTTGCAACCATTAAAGAATTAGATGGTAATACTAACCCAATTGAATTTGTAAATAATAAGGCACCAATGATTCCTATCCGATTATTATCTTCTAAAAAGATTAATGATTTAGGATGGAAACCAAAGAGAAATCTAAAAGAAGCTCTTAAAGAAACCATTGAGTGGTATAAAGCAAATAAACATTTATATAATCCAAATTCAAAACCATAATGAATACAAAGGGTGTATTGGGTATCGGTTGTTCGTTCACGTGGGGTGAGGGATTATATTTTTATAGTAATCTACCAGATTTACCAGCGTTAAAAGAATATCATCGATTTGATTACACCCTAACTGAAGACCACATTAAGTTTAAAGATGAAAATAGATTTTTAAGAATCGTAGCAAATGAATACAAAATGTGGGATATTGCTAATAGTGGAAATGGTGGTTCAAATGTAAGAAATATAGAAGATTATGTAAATGGTTATTTACAGGAAACAGTTAATCTACCAATATCAAAAATGGGATTAATAATATATCAATTTACATCACAATATAGAGATTATGTAAATAAAATTCGTACAAAGGAAGGTTGGTTGACTGGTGATGTAATGTCAATAGAACAGCAAATTGAATTTGTAAATAATGAAATTACTAAATGGGAATCGGAGGGTGTTAAAGTTGTAACACTTAGTTGGTATGAAGAATTTCCAAATCATCCATTATATCAAAAATATTTTAAAGATAGACATGTTGATATAGAAATAGATGGTGATACAAAAAATTCATTTGAATACTTTCTACATAGAGATGAATACAATGTAACAATAGCATCTGATTTTGTATCACAAGGATTACAAAAAAATGATATACATCTTAATCTAAAAGGACATAAATGTGTCGCAGAATCAATAATTAAAAAATTAAAAAAAGATAATTGGCAACCAAATTAAATTAAAAAATGAGTACACCACAATTTACACCATATGTTGATGCATTGACAACTGCTATGAAAACTATTATGCAAGATGAATCAACTATATTTATTGGTCAACAAATAGTTTATTATGGAAATCCAATGTCAAAAACAATTGAGGGATTACCAAAAGAAAAAATGATAGAAACTCCAGTAATGGAAGAGACTCAATTAGGTATGAGTTTAGGATTAGCTATGGCTGGTCATAAAGTTGTTACATTTTATCCTCGTTGGGATTTTTTAATTTGTGCATCAAATCAATTGGTAAATCATTTAGATAAAATTAAGAAAATGTCAAATGGTCAATGGAATCCTCATATTTTAATTAGAGTAGGTAAGGGTTCTGATAAACCATTAGACCCTGGTCATCAACATAAAGGAAATTATATAGATGAATTTAAATCAATGTGTCCTAATATAGAATTTCACGATTTAAAGACTTGGCAAGACGTTGAATTATCATATAAATACGCAACCGAAAATATTGGTATTCATGTATTAGCAGAATACCCTGAATTATACTATGCATAATACGATTGATAATTTTCACGCAGTTTATGATTTCTTTGGCCCATCTGGTTGGATTCCAAACGCGTTTAATTATTTTTATTCTTACAAATTTTTTGAAGAAGGTGGGGAAGTAAATAGTTCAGTTAGTGAACATTTTTTTAAAAATTATTTACAACCACCCGTTTATAATGCAAATTTAAATTTAAATACAAACTTATATACTAAATTATCCTTCAATGAGTATTATGATATTAGAATAAAAAGTAATAAAAGTTTTGTATATTTAGTAGAACCATTTGGAAGTTTTTCACAATTTTTAGGAAAACAAACTCAATTTTCAGAATGGAATTTTATAGATTTTATATCAACCCATGCATTAACAGAAATAAAAAATACACCTAATTTTTATTTACATATTAATTTTTCAACTGAAGGTGTATTTGAAGAGCATTTAATAGTGTATTTATACGAATTGTTTAAAAAATATGAAATTCCCGCTAATAAAGTTATATTCACAATTTCTAGTGTTGATATTGAGGAACTGCACAATAAAATTTGTTTAGAAAATAATATTACTGATAAAATGAAAGTAATTTATTGGGGATGGTCATTAAGAATGAAATCATTAGAAATGCAACAAATTTTTAATGGAGTAAAGGATAATTTTTGGGAACACGTTAATAATACAAGTACTATTGTAAAAGAAAGTGATATTAATTTTTCTATTAGAAAACATAAATTTTTATTTATGAATAGACGATTAAGACCACAACGTATTACATTACTTTCATTATTAGGTATTGATTTTATAAAAGAAAATTTAGTTTCATTTGATATTGATATGTTTGAAAGAGAAAATAATCTTTCATTTTTTTCACATCATTTACACACTAGTAATTTAGCATTAAGTGCATATAAAGAATTTCAAAATATAATTAAACTAAAAAAACAAACAATTGATTATGACGATATAGAATCAGTTTGGGGATTTAATTTTGAAAATAAAGAACCTTATTTAAATTCATATATTCATATTTTATCAGAAACTAATTTTTATGAAACCGGATTATATCTTTCCGAAAAGACATGGAAACCAATTGGACACTTACAACCATTTATAATGGTTAATAAGTCAGGTGCACTTGTTGAATTAAAAAAATTAGGATTTAAAACATTTTCTCCATTTATAAATGAAGAGTATGATAATATAAAAGATGATGCAGAACGTATGGAATCCATATATGCCGAAATTATGAGATTAAATTCATTATCTTTTGAAGAATTAAATGAGTGGTATAAATCAATTTTTGAAATACTTATTTATAATAGAAATTTATTGTTTGAATACGCAAATAATAAAGATGAAATTGAAAGTGAATTTATAATTAACTTAAAAAAAACTATTAATGAAAAAGCTTATTAAAAAAATAACAGATTGGTTCAAACAACGTAAATTAAAAAAACAATATAAAAAACGTTTAGAAGAACTCCGTAAAAGAGACCCATTCGTTTATAAAAATCACTAATTCTTAACTCATTCATATTTATACACTAATAGAGTACTACACAAATGAATGAACTAAGTCAATATCTTGTCAATCAAATTTTATTAGAAGAAACTGAATTACGCAACTTTGTTGTAGTATATTCAGGCAGATTCCAGCCTTTTCATAAGGGTCACTACGCAACTTATCAAAATCTTTGTAAAAAGTTTGGTAAGGATAAAGTGTTTATTGGAACATCTAATAAAACCGATAATAGACAATCTCCATTTAATTTTAAGGAAAAGAAAATAATCATGACTAAAATGTTTGGTATTCCATCAAACAAAATAGTTGAGATTAAGAATCCTTATGCACCAACTGAAATCTTAAAAAACTTTGATGAAACTACAACTGGTTATATAAGTGTTGTTGGTGAAAAAGATGAGATGAGATTGGGTGGAAAGTATTTTGAGAAATATAAAGGTAAGATAGAACAAGGATATAAAGATAAAGGTTATGTATACGTTTCCCCCTCACAATCAAACCCAATATCCGGTACTAATGTACGAAATTGGTTAAGCAAGGGCGATGAAGAACAAAGGAAAGCAGGATTTTTAAAAGCATATCCAAAGTTTGATGAAAAAATATTTAAATTGATTACACTTAAATTGGATAAATTGAGTGAATCTATAAAAGAAGAAATTAAATTAGATGTTGAAATAGGCGATACTATTTTAATGGGTAAATTTAAAAATAAAAAAACAGTAGTTAAATCAATTGGCAAAGATGAACATGGAATGCCAACCATTAATGGTAAAAAAGTAGCTACATTTAGAATAATACCAAAACAAAATATTTTTAAAGAAGCAGCAACAGTTTCTGGTGGAGAAGATTCACAACCAGATGGTGGATACCTACCAAAAGGTAAAGCAAGAGTATTGGGTGGAGATGATGGTGTTAATAGTAGTGATGAGTGGTTTGTTAGGGGTGGTTATACTCAAACTGATTTCCCTAAAGCAGATGCAATTTACGCAGCAGATGATGAAAACCAAATAACATTTAAAATCAAATCAAAAAACAACGCTAGAAGTTTGAATAAACCAACTACATATCCATTTGGTTTCGATGATGTTGATGTAACTCAAGATATTGAAAAAATTGAAAAGGTGGAAAAACGATTGAAAAAGAAAGTAAAACAAAAAGATTCTATTTCAGAATTAATATCTGATTATTCTGATTTATTAGATTCACTATTTGAAAGTGATGGCGAAGATGATAAATACGTGCACGTTGGGTATGGTAAATACAAAGAAAAAAGTAAAAAAGATGTAGAAGGTGCACCACTATTTAAAAAAGATGATAGTGGAAAATATAGTCCTATTGGGGGAGATGATAAGGGTGGTGAAGCTAAACCAACTGGTCAAGCAGTACAAGGGGCGGATATGTTTAAACACGATAAAAGTGTTAAACAACCTAAAGAAGAACCAAAACAAGAACCTACAAAAGAACCGGCTGAAGATTGGACAAGTGGAAAAGATGGTTGGGAAATTTTAGATGATGATAGAGCAAAAGTAACCACCATCAGAGATTATAGTGATGAAGAATATAAAGGTGAAACGGGTGAATATTTTGAAAATGATGTAACTAAGAAAGTTGCACCAAACGCATTTAAAGATGAATCAGAAATGATTCAAAAAATGAAAGATGCTAAACCTGTTTATATCTCATCTGAAGAACTACAAAACATGAGTAATACTGATGTTGGTGATATTCTTTCGGCAAGTGAAGAGGGTGGCAAAGATTCGATGAAAGCAAGAGGTAAAGAACTTGCAGATGAATATGGTAAAGATTGGGATAGATTAGAAAAAGGTATTGAAGGTGGTAGTGATGTTCCTCCACCATTAGTATTAAGAGATAAGAATGGTAAATTGCATTTATTAGCAGGAAATACTCGTTTAATGTCATTTACTGCATATGGTAAAAAATTACCTGTAAAGATACTAGATTACGATGGTGAATTTAACTATGATGAAGAAGAAACACCACGAGATACTCCAAAGGTAGATATAAATAAAAATGCTCCAATGGCTCTTCAAAAAATTAAAGATGGTGTAAAGAATTGGAGTATAGACGAAAAACAATTTTTCATACAAAAAGTACACAAGGGAGAATCACCAGAACGAAGAAGTTTTGGAGAAGCAGTTAAAGACAAAGCTAAAGGTGCATTAGAAGCAATTAAACATGGTGCTAAACATGAAGTTCATTTGTTTAAAGAAGCCGGTAGTGGTGTTAAAAACTTTTTTAGTGGTGGTAAAGTTTCTGATTCTGAAAAAAAGGCTTTAATTAGTGTAGCTAAAAAAGTTGCATTAGCAGCAACATTTGGTGCGGCTGGTGGTGGTTTGGCACATGGAGCTGCTGCTTTTGGTAAACACTTAATGGTGGAATTTATTCCTCATATAGTTGTTGAAACTATAGCAATAGGTGCAGGTAAAGCAGCACTATTTGCAGGAGAGGAAGAATCAGATGCAGATATGTTAAAATTCATAGCTATTATAAGTAAGAAATTAGAAAGTGCAAAAATACCAAATGAAGTAATGGCTTCTGCAATAGAATCATTTAATTCTAACAAAGATGAAAAGGGTGATATTAAAGAAAATTATTACTATGATGGAACAGTTAATAATTACGCAGATTGGGCAAGAACACATTCGAGAAAATACGATAATAAAAAAGCTAATTTTAAAGTAAAAGATTCAGGTCAAGATGATTTAGAGGAAATAGCGGTACAAGTTGATGATATACCTAACGAACCATTAACCGAAGTTAAAAAAGAAAGTGTTGTAAATTACTACAAAGAAATTTGTAAAGATTTAAAGATAAAACCCATCGCAATTAAATTTGGTTCAGTTGGTCGTGCAGGTGCTGCAACTACATTTGATACTAAAACATTTATACCAGAATATATTACTTTTGATTTGAGTAAGGTTACTGATATAGAAAGGGCAATATTACACGAGATAACACATCAAATACTTTTGGTGAAACAACAAAATCCATTCCATAATTGTCATAAAAATATTGGATTTAAAAAATTAGAAAATAAATTAATTGATAGATACTTTTATTCATCTCAAAGTGCAGTATTAAGAGAAAAAGTTAAAGTTGAAATGGCAAAAACCGATATGGATGCGGTTGAAAAATATGCCGATTCACAAATGAATCCAACTGATGTTGATTTAGGAAAAGAAACTGACCATTTCTTTCAAAGGTTAAACGACCCGCGAAATGGTAAAGAAATATCTCCTGCAGAATTAACAGGATTATTCAAAAGATTGGCTAGAAACAAAAAGAAATTTTTAGAGTTCCTAAAACAATATAAAGAGTTTGTAGTTAAAGATAGAGTATCAAATATCAATATAGCATTTATTAAAGTGGCTAATAGATTGATTGCTAAGACGGTAATGAGAAAAGCTGATTTCAAATCATCTACTCCTGTATTCACAACTGAATCTATAAATGAAGCTGAAAGAAATATTGTAAAAAAAGAAATAAATGCTATTTTTAAAAAGAATCGTATAAAAAAAGTAGAATCATATAGTACTAGTGTAAGAGGTTTCCGTAAATATGAGGGAAGTGGGTATGAATATAATGGTGCAGGTTCGGTAAGTCTTATTAATATGAAACCAAATGTTGTTAAGGATTTAGCAAACCAAATGAAACAAGTAGGTGTAATAGTAAAAGATGTTTATAGTAATGGCATTGATTTTGATAGTAAAGAATTAGATTGGGATTTATTATCTTTAAATACGGAATCAATAAATGAATCCCTAATAATGGAAGGTGGTGCATATGGACATATGAATCATCCGTTTGATACTGAAATCAATTTAACATTTGGTCAACTTAAAGATATTGTAAATCGTGCATTGGATGGTAACTTAGAATTTGCTAGAGAGAAAACCGATGGTCAAGCATTAGCAATTAGTTGGATAGATGGTAGATTAGTAGCAGCAAGAAACAAATCACATTTGAAAAACAAAGGTGCAGGGGCGTTAGATATCAACGGAGTAGCAGATAAGTTTGCGGGTAGAGGTGAATTAACTGATGCCTACAATTTTGCGATGAAAGACCTATCTAATGCTATAAAATCATTATCCCAATCACAAAAAGATAAGGTATTTAAGAATGGTTCGTGTTTTATGAACATAGAGGTGATATATCCTACCTCAGTCAACGTCATTCCTTACGGACAACCATTATTAGTATTTCACGGAACAATGGAGTACGATGAGAATGGTGATGCAATAGGGGAATCGGCAGAAGCAGGTAGAGTATTGGGTGGAATGCTTAAACAAGTAAACGCAGATGTTCAATCAAAGTATACACTACAAGGGCCACCGGTATTAAAGTTACCAAAATCACAAGACCTATCATCTAAGAAAGGTAAGTATCTTACTATGATATCTAAATTACAAAAAGAATTTGGATTAGGAGATACTGCAGGTGTTGCCGATTACCATCAAGCATGGTGGGAGAACTTTGTAGATAAGAAAACACCAACTACATTAGATAACGCCACTAAAATGGGGTTAGTTAAGAGATGGGCGTTTAACGAAAAGGGATTTCGTATTGATAAGAATTCAATTAAGGATGAAAAAACTCTTGCATGGGCTACTAAGATAGATAAAGAAGACCATAAGGGTATTTCAAAAGATAACTTAATGAAATTTGAAGATATTTTCTTAGGAGTTGGGGCAGATGTATTAGAATTTACCGCATCGGTATTAACAGTTAATCCAGATTCCGCTCTAAGGGATATGAAGAAACGTTTAGAACAAACTATAAAGGATGTTCAGGCAAGTGGAGACCCTAAGAAGATAGATAAACTAAAATTAGAACTTAAAAGATTAAATGCAATTGGTGGTGCTAAAAGAATCGTACCAATCGAAGGAATTGTATTTGTATATAACGGACAGACATTCAAATTAACAGGAGCATTCGCCTCTCTGAATCAATTATTGGGTATTTTTTACGCATAATTTATTTTATATATACTTATATATATATTAAAATAAAAACCTAATATATAATAATGGCAAAGGAATTTAATAAAAAGTTTATGCATCCAACTCGTAGGAAGTTGGTGGATATGGTTATGACCGGTGGTGAATATGCTAAAAACACCACAGTTGGATGGGAAACCGCTAACGTAGAACGAAAGGTTGGTGATGTTTGGGAAGATGAACATCATAGATATGAGAAAAAAGAAGGATTCACAATGAAAACTTCTAAAAACTCTGAAGCATTTGATGAAATCAGAAAATATATAGCAGAATTAGAAAGATGCTCTAACCCAGATTGTACTACAATAAAGATTAATAGTAATCATAAGAAAGTTATTAAAAAAACTGGATATTGTATCAATTGTTTAGCGGAAAGAGAACATAATGTACGAGTTGCCGGAGTATGGGAACAATACGAGGATTATAAAATATACACTCGTATGATAATCGATGGTAAAATAAAATTAGAAGAACTCCAACAAGCACATGATGATGTGAAACCTTATTACGAATATGTTAATGAGGATGGAACTACGGAAAAATGGGAATTACCAAATTCAGTAGAAGATACTCGTGCTGAAATAATGGAAATTATTACAAATGGTAAGGAAGAATTACAAAAAATAGAAGAATTCCGTAATAAAGCGTTCGAAATTTTAAAAGAACATAATTGTGAACATTACGTTTAATACAAAACAATAATGGCAGGTGCTTCATTAAAAGATATAATAAAATTAGAATACCAACGATGTGCTGGTGACCCTATATACTTTATGAAAAAGTATTGTATGATTCAGCACCCTGTCCGCGGTAAAATACCATTTCATTTATATCCATTTCAAGAAAATACACTAACACAATTCAAAGACCATCGATATAACATCATTCTAAAATCTCGTCAAACTGGTATATCTACCTTAACTGCGGGATTTGCATTGTGGAAAATGTTATTTAATCAAGATTTTAACGTATTGGTAATTGCAACTAAACAAGAAGTTGCTAAAAACCTTATTACTAAAATTAGGGTAATGAATCAATATTTACCTAGTTGGTTAAAACAAACAACAGTTGAAGATAATAAACTTTCATTACGATACTCAAATGGTTCACAGGCAAAAGCAACTTCTGCAGCAGGTGATGCTGGTCGTTCTGAAGCACTATCCCTATTAGTATTTGATGAGGCAGCATTCATTGATAACATTGAAGAAATTTGGATATCTGCACAATCTACTCTATCAACGGGTGGTAATGCAATTATTCTTTCTACTCCTAATGGTGTGGGTAATTTCTTTCATAGGACTTGGGTTGGTGCAGAGGATGGAACTAATGGATTCAATACAGTCCGTTTACATTGGACGGTTCACCCCGAAAGAAATCAAGAATGGAGAGATGAACAACAAGTACTTTTGGGAGCAAAGGGTGCAGCACAGGAATGTGATTGCGATTTCGTATCATCCGGTGATAGTGTCATAGACCCACAACTTCTAATGTTTTATAAAGAATCTTTTGTACAAGAACCATTAGAAAAAACTGGCTTTGATGGAAATCTTTGGAAATGGGAATATCCCGATTATCAAAAATCATATATGGTTGTTGCGGACGTTGCACGTGGAGATTCTACGGATTACTCCGCCGCACAAGTGATTGATATTGTTAATTCGGTACAAGTAGCAGAATACAAAGGAAAATTAGATACAAAAGATTTTGGAAATTTCTTAGTTTCCTTAGCAACTGATTATAACGAAGCACTTTTAGTAATAGAGAACGCAAATATTGGTTGGGCAGTTATCCAGCAAGTAATTGATAGAGGATATAAAAACTTATTCTATATGAGTAAGGATTTAAAGTATGTAGATGTAGAACATCAGATGCATAATAAGTTTAGGGCGGAAGAAAGAGGTATGGTTGCAGGATTTTCAACCACATCTAAGACAAGACCTCTAATTATTTCAAAGTTGGATGATTACTTCAGAGAGAAATCTATCACCATACGTTCTAATAGGTTGATAGAGGAGCTTTTTACCTTTATATGGAACAACAATCGTGCAGAAGCAATGAGGGGATACAATGATGACTTAGTGATGGCGTTATCGATTGCTCTATGGGTTAGAGATACCGCATTGAGATTAAGACAGGAAGGAATTGATTTAACTATCAAATCATTAGGTGGAATTCAACAACAAATACAAGAATCTGGTTTCTATGGTGGTAGTTCAATGGATGATAATCCGTGGTCAATGAGAGTGGGTAATCAAGACGAAGATTTGACTTGGTTGATTAAATAAAAAATTCAACATATTTATAGTGTATAATAAGATGCACTATTAAATAATATAATTTTAATATAAAAAATAAAATATGGCAGATACTACATTTTTCAATCGGTTAAAAAAACTTTTCTCAACAAAGGCGATAGTTACTGTCGATGCTAGTGGAAAACGAAAAGTTTTTGATGCGGATGAAAAACAACAAACAAATCTATCTTCACTAAAAGATAGATACACAAAAATACAAAAATCTTTTTATGAACAAGCGGGTGGTGCACAATCAATGGCATACGCTCAAGTTCGTAGAGAAGTATTTAGAGATTTTGATGCAATGGACCAAGACCCAATTATAGCATCTGCATTAGATATTTACGCTGATGAATCTACACTTAAAAATGAATTTGGTGATATTTTAACAATACGTTCAGATAATCAAAGAGTACAAGAATTATTAGAAAACCTTTTCTATGATATTCTTAATGTTGAATTTAACTTATGGCCGTGGACACGTAATATGTGTAAATATGGTGATTTCTTTTTAGGACTTGAGATTGCTGAAGGTAAAGGTATAGTAAACGTTACTCCACACTCACAATACAATACTGAAAGAATAGAAGGACATGACCCTGAGAATACTTCACTTGTTAAATTCAAAGTACAAGAAGACCCAATCGGTAAAGTAGAGTATGATAATTTTGAAATGGCACATTTCCGTTTATTATCAGATACAAACTGGTTACCTTATGGTAAATCAATGATTGAGAATGGTAGAAGGTTGTGGAAACAATTATCCCTAATGGAAGATGCTATGTTAATCCATCGTATTATGAGAGCACCTGAAAAAAGAGTGTTCAAAATTGATATTGGTAATATTCCACCAACGGAAGTTGATAACTACATGCAAAAGATTATCAATAAGATGAAAAAAGTTCCATTCTTAGATAAGACAAGTGGTGATTACAATTTAAAGTATAATATGCAAAACCTTACGGAAGATTTTTATCTACCAGTAAGAGGTGGTGATAGTGGAACTGCTATTGAAAACTTAGCAGGATTAGAATACGCTTCAATTGAAGATATTGATTACTTAAAAGCTAAATTATTTGCAGCATTAAAAATTCCTAAAGCATATTTGGGATATGATGAAAATGTAAATGGTAAAGCAACCCTAGCAGCAGAAGATGTACGTTTTGCAAGAACAATCGAAAGAATCCAACGAACAATTACTTCAGAATTATCTAAAATAGCAGTTATCCACTTATATGGTAATGGTATTCAAGATTCTGAAATGACTAATTTTGAAATTGGATTAGTTAACCCATCTACAATCTACGAACAAGAGAAAGTAAACTTATGGAGTGAGAAAATCCGTTTAGCAACTGATATGCAAAGTTTAAAGATGTTATCTAAAGATTGGATATATGAAAATATATTTAAATTATCAGAAACAGAACAAACTGAACAAAGAGGTAAAGTGGTTGAGGATTTAAAAGATACATTCCGTTATAACTCAATAGAAAACGATGGTAATGACCCTGCAAACCCTCCAAAACAAAATGATGTTGAAGAAAGTTTAGAAAATCTTAAAACAGAATTGAAGGATAAAGGTGGTAGACCCCGCGAAGGTAATACTTATGGTAAAGACAAACATCCTTATGGAAGAGACCCATTAGGTGATGATGAGAGAACTTCAAAGAGAAGTAGAACATCTGAAACAAAAGCAATGAATTACATCAATGGGATTTCATCAAAAAAGAAATATTTACACGAAACTAAAGATATGTTAGATGAAACTAATATTATCGATGATACGGAAAATTAATCTAACTTAGAATTTTTTATATTTATATATAGAAATTTGAGTCTATCAAAATAAGGATTTAAAATACAATGAAAAAAATTAAACATTCGAAATTTAAAAATACAGGGTTTTTATTTGAACTCTTAACTCGTCAAATCACATTGGAGATTTTAAATAATGCTCCAGTTGAGAAGGCTAAAAAAATAGTACAAGAATTTTTTGGTGGTAAAACCGAATTAGCAAAGGAATTGCGTTTATTCAATTTACTTACAACTGAAAAATATAATTCAGAAAGTAAAGCAGAAAAATTTATTGATGCTATTATCGAAACTCGTACTAAATTAGATGAAACTAAATTATTAAGAGAAAAGTATAACTTAGTAAAAGCTATTAAAGAAAATTTCGATATTGAAGAATTTGTTGCTTCTCCTGTTTCTAATTATAGAGTATTAGCATCGGTTCATAAGATTTTTGAAGCAAAGATACAAGATGTAACTAATGTTAAGGATGTATTTGATGCTAAGATTACATTAGTAGAACACGTATCTACAACCCAAACATCTATTAAGAAGATTGAAGATAAATTAATGGAAACATATAAGAATCAAGAAAAGGATTTGAGATTGTTGACATATAAAATACTAGTTGAAACATTTAATAGTAAATACACTAACTTAAACGACGACCAAAAAGGTCTTTTAAGAGAATTTATTAATAATGTTAATAATACATCTAAATTCGGTGAATACTACGATTCACAATTAAAGAAAGTAGTAACTGAACTTCACAAATTACATTCCGAAGTTAATGATAAAATCACAAAAATTAAATTAAAAGAAACTATCAATGTTTTAAAAACACAAAAGATAGGAAAAAAAATTACGGATGAACAGGTTTCAGCGTTGATGCTATCATATGAATTAATAAAGGAAATAACCAATGTCAGAAAAAAATATTAAATCTTTTATAGACGAACTTATTAAGGAAGTCGAAGATGAATTAGATGAAGCCAATGTGACAGGTAATGTTGATGGCTATGATACTCCTCATGCCTTTTCTGGTAAAAATTCTGATAAAAAAAGAAAAAAAACTGCAACACAATTCGGTTATACATTAGTAAATAATGATATTAATAATATTGATGAATCGGTAAATGAAGCAAAATTCAAATCACCGGATTATATTATTAGTACAACCCCCGCATCGAGTTTACCACAACAAAAATTAGGTCATGCAGATGTATCTGTTGGTTTAAAAATGGCAGAAAAACTTAAAAACTATACATTAGATGTTAGGCATTATAATTTAACACATGCTAATGGAAAGGTAGCATTAAAATTAACACAACAGGGTAAAACCGCTGTAAGAGTACGAACCGAAGATGACCCAAAATACTTACAATTGATACAAAAGACAGTTAATGATGTTGTAGCAGATTATGTAAGTAAACTAAAAGAATCAGTAAACGAAGCAAATAAATCAGGAGATAAACTTACTCATAAACATAATCCAAATATTGAGATAGAACTAATTGAACCAACCAACAAAGGATGGAAGGTATATCAAATAGAAAAAGGTAAAAAGAAAATAGCATATTTTGATAAACAGGATATTAGTGGAGACAGAGCATTATTTGAATCAGTAAACGAAGCATCATTACAAAAAGGTAAAACTTATGGTGGAAGTAAATGTGAAGGTGGATGCTTTATTGGTAAAGAAGGTTTAAAGAAAATAATTAAAATATCTAAGGATTCTCCTAAAGATGTTTTTATGTTTAGAGATGATAACTACTCTGGATTACAGCCACATTTTATTAAAGATGGTGTAATTGCAAGAGCAAATACAATCAATCCGGCTTACGATTTAGAAAAAAATAAAGTAAGAAGTTTAAATATAGATAAAGATGTAATTCTTTCAGTAAGATTATTTGTATCAACAAATGAATCAGTAAACGAAGCATTAGACCCTAAAGCAGAAAAATTCTTAGATGCTATTCAAGTTAATGATAGAAGTATAAAGGATTTAAAGAATATCACTGTCGATGCAACCCCACAAGGTAATTGGTCAGTTTATTATAAAGGTAAACGTATGTTTACTCTTAATGGTAAGATGTTAGATGATAAAACTATTATGAAATATGGTTTGGAACATATGGATGAGAGTTTATCAGAGGGAAAACGAATTCAAAGACCGGTAAATCGTTGGTTAGAATTAAAAAATGATGAATCAATGCATGCTAATAAGAAGTTAGCGACTGGTTTGAGAGAATTAAAATATCAATTAAAAGAGGTTGAAACTTTTTTCCGTTGGTATAATCAAATTAAGACTATGAATGAATTGAGTTCCGATACATTTTGGAAAAGAACGCACGGACATATTTATAAGATAAAGGAACGATTAATCAACATAGCGAAAACAATACAGGAGATAGAAAAATAATGAAAATATCACGTACAAGATTAAAAGAAATCATCAAAGGAGTAATGACTGAAGAAAATGAATATCAGGAATTCTTTCAAAAAGCATTAGATAAAGCTGGAAAATCAATTCCATCTATGTCAGATGAAGAAAAGAAAGCATTCTTTGATAAAATTGATGCAGCATGGAATGGTAAGGGCGAGAAGAATGAAGAATTAGTGGGCGGTCAAAAGAAATTAGATGTTGATAAAGATGGTGATATCGGTAGTGATGATTTAGCAGATTTAAGAGCTGGTAAAAAAGTAAACGAAGATTACGATGGACCTGCTATATTAAAAACTGGTGATAAAAACGCACTTAAAGTGGGTGAAAAAATTACTATTAATTCCGGTGGTAAGAAAAAGGAATATAAAGTAGTAAAATCAAATGGTAATGGTGATTTTGTTCTACATATAGTAGAATCAGTAAAGAAAAAATAACAATGACACGAAAAAGATTGTTAGATATCATTAACGAAGAGATAACCAAAGTAAAATGGGGTATCGTCAAAGAAGAAATCACAACTGAGGATGAAAAACTTATTCGTGATATCATTCGTAGAGAAGTATCTGCAATATTTTTTGACCTCTTTAAAAAGAGAAAAACTTGGGGAGCATAATGAAAAATTTATTAATAGAAACAACATTATTTGAAGGAAAATTGAATGAAGATTCAAGTGGTAGAACCTTAGTTAAAGGTATTCTTCAAAGAGCGGTTGCAGAAAACCAAAATGGTCGTATATACCCTAAAGAAATCCTAATGCGTGAAGCAAAGAAATACGAAGTTCTTATTAAAGAAAGACGTGCATTAGGGGAATTAGACCACCCAGATTCTGGTATTATCAATTTAAAGAATGTTTCACATAACGTAAAAGAAATTCATTGGGAAGGTGATGACCTTTGTGGGACAGTAGAAATTTTACCAACTCCATCCGGTAACATCTTAAAAGAATTATTAAGAGCAGGTATCCTTTTGGGTATTTCCTCTCGTGGTATGGGTTCGGTAGTTAACATTGGCGAAGGTAAAGTAAAAGTGGGTGATGATTTTGAACTGATTGGTTGGGATTTTGTTTCTAACCCATCTACACATGGTGCATTTATGACACCGGTTACGATGAACGAATCAGTAAATAGACAATTAAAAGAACAAGCTATAGTTTGTGGTGAGTATTGTAAGGCACAAGACCTTATGAGAGAAATCATTACTGAATTAGCATAAAGGATACAATATGGCATTTTCAATACAAGATTATCTAAGAGATAACAAAATAGAAATGGGTAGTATTAAGAAAGAAGTTGGTGATACACCTTTTAAGGGTGGTCATAACGATATTCGTAAGACTAACTATGAGGTTAAGATTAAAGCCGATGGTAAGTTAGACCTTTATACACATAAAACTGTATTAACTGAAACTAAAAGGGTAATTAAAGAAGCATCGGAAATTGAATTAAAAGAATTAGATGCTGCTAAACAAAAACAAGTACAACAATTCTTAAAATTCTTTAATGGTAAAGTTATTACAATTTGGGATGGTATTCATGGTAATATCGCTGATATTGAAATGGCAGAAAAAAATTGGAGAATGGATGTTAGTGATTTGAAATTATTAATTTCACTAAAAATACGTTGGATAGAATTTGACAACAAAACGGTCTCAATAGGATTTTAAAATATAGGAACATCAACTAATGATTAAATTAAATAATTTACTTAACGAAGAAACGTTTACTGCTACTAATAAGAAGACCGGTAAAACATCGGTGTTCAAATCAAAGGATAGTAGAGATTCTGCAATCAAAGCAGGAACTCACTCAAAAGCAGATGGTAAAGGGGGTGATACTTCTAAAAAGGCATCTACACCAACTGCAAATATATTTAATACTCCTGCAGAAGAACCTAAAGCTGATACACCAACATCAGAACCTAAAAAGAAAAGACCAGGTAATCCAAAAGTAAATAAAGATGCTAAGAAATTAGCTGAGAAATCAGGAATTACTCCACAAAAGTTGGGTAATGAAAAATATAAAGAAGCAATGTTTCAAGCAGCAGTTTCTGCACTAACTGATTCAAACTTCCATAGTGAAGCAAGAGAATTAGTGGCAGCAATTGAAGGGAAACCTGAGTTTGCAAAGAAACCTGAATACCCATCAATCAAAGACCCTAAGTATAAAGAGAAAATGGATGATATTCGTAAGAATTCGGCAGATGGTTCGGTTTATATGAACGGAACTGGTGAGATTGATGATTATGGTACGGATGTATCACAAGCATCAGGATGGGACGGAGTCGATGCAGCAGATGGTATAGCATTTACATTAAGGATGAATGGATTTCATAAAGAAGCGGATTTAATTCAATCAGTATTTGATAATAAACCATATATGAAGAATGAAGGTAGAATTTCTTTGACCAAAATGGTTAATGAAGACGAACCTAAACATTTTAATACAGGTCTTTCTAATACTGAAGATAGTGAAGCAGAACAAGATTTTAATCAACATCATGTTACATCTATGTATGGTAAACAAATGGGAACTCCTGCTGAAAAGGATACAATAGATTTTGATGATAATGAACCAAATGAACCGGGTGTACAAGACTCTGATGCTAAGAAAAAAGATAAAGTTGACAGGGGATATGAGCCAGTTAAAAAGAATGAAGGTAGAATTTCTTTAACTAAAATGGTAAAGGAAGGTAAATTCAAAAAAGATGATTTAGTTTATAACAAAAGAACTAAGACAGTTGGTATTGTAAGAATGGGTGATGATAAATCGGGTGAGGTTAAGACCGATGCAGATGGTAATGTTAATGTTGATGAATTGGAAAAATATAATCCAATAAAGAACAAACACCAACAAAATGCAAAAGTTGCACCATCTACTGAAAAGGAAGTAAATAATAGAGGATTATTTAATCCATTTAAATCAGAATCAATAAAATTAGCAAAATTAGTAAAATAGGAGATAATAAATGATACGTTTATCAAAGATAGTTAAAGAAGGTGAAGAACCAAAAAGATTTTCTAACGAAGTAAAAAAACATTTCTTAGAAATCGTTTCTACATACAACAAGTATCAAGAAATGATGGATAGAAAATCAGATATTACTGAGATAGCAGAAACTTTAGGTGGCATTACCGATGCAGCTAGAGAATTGGCGGTAAACGAAGCAGATGATTGGTTTGATGCACATACTGTTAAACGTAATATGAATGAATTAACCAAATTAGGTAAATCATTCGACCAAGTTGCAATAGAAGCAAAGAACTTAGACCAAAGATTACATGGATTATACGAAGATATGGGACATATCCTATCTCGTTACTATAAAATTGGTGAAATTTCTGAAGAACAAATGAGAGAACGTTTGGGATTGAGAGAAGATGGTAAATTACAAGGTGGGGAGAAAGACCCATGTTGGAAAGGATATGAGATGATAGGAATGAAACCAGGTAAAGGTGGTGCTCAAGTTCCTAATTGTGTTCCAAAGAATGAATCAGTAAACGAAGCGTTAGGTAATGATAAAGCAATGTTAGCATTAGTAGATATGTTATCTAACTCAATGGAACATTACGCTAGTGCAAATGAATTTGTAAACATTACATCTAAAATACCCGGTTTTGCTAATTACAAATCAGAATTAAAAGATGTATTTGCAAAATACTGGAAAGTAGATGCAAGACAAAGAAACGATTGGAATACTAAAGAGTGGTTAAAGTGGTTGAAACAATGGCCATTAGAAGAATCTAAAACTAATTGTGTTGATTGTGGTAAAGTAAACGAAGAAGCAAAACCAATTTTAAAACCAGGAACAAAAGTAAAACTTCGTGGCGGTAAATCTGGTAAAATTGTTCGTTTTGATGGTAAAACACCCGGTTCTCCATTTTATATCGTAGATATTGGCCAATACTATTCAATTGAAGTACCTGCAAATGAATTAGAAACAGAATCCGTAAACGAAGAAGTTTCTGATAAAAAAGTTGATGCAAAACTCATTGCAAATAAAATGAGAAAAAATCAATCAACTAAGGCTTTCGCAGATAAAGTTGAAAAAATGGGTAAAGTATCCCATAAAGATTTAGAAAAAATGTTACCTGATTACGTTTCAGGTGGAATAATTACAAATCTATTCAAAGAATCTATAAAAGAAGAAAAACCTGGTCTTTGGGCAAATATCCGAGCTAAAAAAGCTAGAGGCGAAGCACCGGCACATAAAAATTCGGATGCATATAAAGATGCAGTGGCTGCAGGTAAAAAAATAAATAAAGAAGCAGCATATGGATATAAAGATTCAACTGCATCATATATTGATAAACATAAAGAAGAATTCAAAGCAGCAGAAAAAATGAATAAAGGAAATGAACAATCATTCTATGATTCACTTTCTACATTAGAAGAAAAATTAGGACATCCTAAGTATATGATATTCTTATCAAATGCGTTAAGAGGATATAAAGTAGATATGTATAAAGACCCAAAGATTAAAAATCAACAAGAAGCTGAAGAAGCATTGTTCCTTTTAAGCAAATAATTTATAAAAGACATATTTATTACCAAATAAGTTACAAACACAATTTAAATACAATTAATGAGCGGATTAGCAAGGATTACAGTCGAAGTTCGTAATGGAGACATTGCAAAGGCTTTAAAAAAATTCAAAAAAAAGGTTATGGAATCTGGACACCTCTTAGAACTAAGAGAAAGAAAGGAATACGTTAAACCTACTACAAAAAGAAGATTACAAAAACAAAAGGCAATCAGAGAAGAGCAAAAAAGAGTTGCTCTCAGTAAGATTGCAGATGGTGATAGAACGATTAGGTTTTTTACTAAAAAGAAAAAGAAAGTTAGTAAAAAAACACCTCAATCAGATAAAGACACCTCAAGAGATTAAAAATATTTTACATAAATTTTGCGGTTTCGTAAACATTTATATATTTATTTCTATAATAACCTACTCAATGTAGGTTTAATTTTATCCCGTTGGTTAATGAATACCCACCCTTATGTGAGGTCACCGAACAACTAACTTAATCAATTCGATTGAAAATCACTCAATATTTTCAGAAAAAAAAGTAAAGGAAGAAAACAAATGGCAAATTCAAAATTGTTGAAAGATGCAATTGCTGATGCTAAAGCCGTACGTGAAACTGCAATCGCTAATGCTAAAATCGCATTAGAGGAAGCTTTTACTCCACGTTTACAATCTATCTTATCTAAGAAAATCACAGCCGAAATGGAAGGTGAAGAAGATGAGACAGCAGATGTAACTGAAGAGTATGGTGCAGATGACACATCGGATGCAGACAGCACAAAATTTGGCGATGTTGAGAACAAAGACCCACAGGGTATCTCAACTGATGCACACACAGAATTAGGTGATACTGACAAAGAAACAGCAGAACCAGGTAAAGAAGACGAAAACAACACAATCGCAGAATCTGATGAAGATGAAAATGGTGATGGTGTTAACGACGACCCAACTGGCGCAATCGCTGAAGAAGAAAAAGCAGAACCTATGGATGAAGATGATTTCGATTTAGAAGAAATTATCAGAGAACTAGAACAAGAGTTAGATGGTAAAAACGACCCAATGACAGAAGAAGGTGATGAAAAAGGCGAAGCAAAATTCGAATCTGAAAAACCTGAGTATGTTGAAGAGGAAGAAAAACCAGAAGCTTTTGCAGAAGGTGACGAAAAAGCAGAACCAGTATCCGAAGAAGACGAAGAAATCGACTTAGACGAAATCTTACGTGAAATGGGTTATGGTGATGACGAAAAAATGGAAGGTGAAGAAGAGGAAATGAAAGAAGGTGCTGATGAAGAAAAAGCTGAATTACAAGCTGATTTAGAAGAAGCATACAAAGTTATCAAATCTTTGAAATCTACAATCAACGAAGTAAACTTGTTAAATGCAAAATTATTGTATACTAACAAATTATTCCGTTCTTACGATTTAACTAATGAGCAAAAACATAAAGTTGTTGAAACTTTAGATAGAACTCAAAACGTTAGAGAAGTAAAATTAGTTTTCTCTACATTAGCTGAATCAATGAAAATTGGTGGAACTGCTAAGAAGGTAAAACAACAAACTAAAATGAATGAATCATTCGCATCGAAAAAAGTTGCTTCAACTGCTCCAAAAACAATTATAGCAGAAAGCAATTCTATGGCAGAACGTTTCAAGAAATTAGCAAATATTAAATAAACAAAAAAAACAACCCCAAAGGAGAAAAAATAAAATGGCAAATTTTAATTTATCTAAACTTATGGAAGGCAAGAACCCACAAGCGGTAATGTTGGCTGAAACACGTCAATTGAAAAGCAAATGGGAAGCAACTGGTCTTTTAGAAGGTTTAAAAGAAAGAGAGCAATCTCAAATCGCAGTTCTATTAGAGAACCAAGCGAAACAATTATTGGATGAAGCTACCGCAACTGGTACTTCAGCAGGTTCTGAAGAATGGTCTGGCGTAGCTTTACCATTAGTAAGAAGAATCTTTGGTGAAATTGCAGCGAAAGAATTCGTTTCAGTTCAACCAATGAACTTACCTTCAGGTCTTATATTCTATCTAGATTTCAAATACGGAACAAGTGTAAATGGTAACCCAGCATTCAATGCTGCTAACGCAGGTAAATCACTTTTCGGTGGTAATGGTACTTCAACATTTGATTCTGAATATGGTAGAACTAAATCAGCTGTAAACGGTCTTTATGGTGAAGGACGTTACGGATACACAGTTAACAATGTTAGTGAATCAATTGCAGCATCTGCTGTAACAACTGGTTCTGCAAACTGGCAAGAAGTTGGATACGATGCAGCTTTATCTGCTTCAGTAGCAGCTGGTACTCTTAAAAGATTCGTTACTGCAACATCAGAATTACCAAGTTTAGATGTAGAAGCAGTACGTTCATTTGCAGTTCAATCACCTGCTTTTTCAGCAGCTGATTTATACTATCCTGGTCAAACAAGAATTTCAGGTTCAAATATCGTATTCTATGGTAAAGTAACATCTGCAAGTGCTGTAAAATCTTTAGAAGTTCAGTATTCAAAAGCTCCAACTTCAAACACACGTGGTGATTTCGAAGATGGTACACAAGCAGGTGGTATCTCTGAACCAGCATCTGATTTAGGTATTCCTGAAGTTGACTTAGAATTACGTTCTGAGGCAATCGTTGCTAAGACTCGTAAGTTGAAAGCAGTATGGACACCGGAATTGGCACAAGATTTGAATGCATACCATTCAATCGATGCTGAGGCTGAATTAACTTCTATGTTATCTGAGTATATCTCTTTAGAGATTGACTTAGAAATCTTAGATATGTTAAAGTCTAACGCGTTAACAACTGAATATTGGTCAGCAACAATTGGTGAAGAGTTTAACTCTCAAGATGGTAGTTGGTCAGCAGGTAACAATTCATTGGCTTACCAAAAAAATACATGGTTCCAAACATTAGGTGTTAAATTGAACAAAGTTTCTAACAAGATTCATCAATTAACTCTTCGTGGTGGTGCTAACTTCATCGTTGCATCTCCAGATGTTTGTACTATCTTAGAATCAATTCCTGGTTTCTCAGTTAACGCGGATAAAGATGCTACATCTTTCGCAGCTGGTGTATCTCAAGTAGGTTCTTTGGCATCTCGTTACACAGTTTACAAGAACCCTTATATGACTTCTAACGAAATCTTATTAGGATTCAAAGGAAGTAACTTCCTTGAGACTGGTGCGGTTTATGCTCCATATGTACCATTGATTATGACTCCATTAGTGTACGACCCATCTAACTTCACGCCTCGTCGTGGTGTTATGACTCGTTACGCTAAGAAGATGGTCCGTCCAGAATTCTATGGTAAGATTTATGTTAAAGATTTGGCTTCAATCTAGTCTTAACTGAATCAAACTAACGATTCGATAATAAAGAAGGGGGAATAGAAATATTCTCCCTTTTTTTATGCCCATAACTTATTGATAGTCAACCTTTTATAACTCATTGATAATCAATGAAAAATTTTACAAAAAAAGTGAAAATAAATGGGAAATAATTTGGAATTGTGGAAAATAATGTGTAGTTTAGCTTTATAAGATTAGGAGATAAACAAATAAAATATAAAAGATATGAGCACAATTAAAGAGTATTATGTAGAGAACTTCCCAACCGATGATTTGGGATTAGAATTGAATGAAACCCCAACGTTTCCCGGCCTATTAAATAAACTGATTGTTGGTGAGGATGTTTACCGATACATTGGTGTTACTGATAGTATAGTGAGAGAGAGGTTGTTTGAGAAACTTGCAGAGACTTTGAATGTAAAGTATGATTATGTTTACAATTTATGGTTAAAATAAAATATAAGATATATGAAAACACAATTTGAAATTTGGTTAGCAAAGGTCGATGCAGACCGTAAAAAAAGACACGAATCAGGTGATTATTATAGTGATTATACCCCATTAAAGATTAAAAAGGGTTCTAAATTTATGAAAATTATGGATTCAACCCACGTATGGGCGTTCGTTTCGATGTTTGATGGATTTCATATGGGTGTCCCCGTTAAGAAAGGTGATTTAATGAAACCCGCCAGTTGGAGAGCCCCGGCTAAACATAGTAGAGGAAACATATTTGATGGAACTGCTAAATGGTCACATTATGGTCCAACTTATTTATAAAAATAAGTCCTAAAATATTTGGAAATGTGGAAAAAAAGTTGTAGATTAGCTTTATAAGATTAAGAGATAATAAACTATAAAATATAAAAGTATGAAACATAGAGCAAAGTATGAAAGATTGTTAAAAAATTCAAAAGGTGAGTACCGATACCAATTCAATTGGGTAAGTGGTGGGTTCAACGATATTTGGGCTAAGAACCTTAAAGAGTTTAAATCAGAACTTAAACGTCAATTTGGTAATTCTAATTTAGATGTGAATTACAACTCACTTCACAAAGCAACCGAAAGTGGTGCTAGAAGTTGGGATAAGGCAGGAGATATGTTGTGTTGGTAACCCTTAAAATATAAAATATGAATATTACAAAAATCAGCAGTTTAACCGGTATTGAACATACATTGAATATCAATGTTACTCAAGATGAGTTATTAAGAGTAGAGAATCGTTACAATTCAAAAGAATTGATACAAAACATCGTTCCAAACTTAACAATGGACGAAAGAGAGTTCCTTATGACGGGAATTACCAATGAGGAATGGATTAGAGTATTTGGCGAAATAGATTAATTAAAATTTAAAACATAAAAGACATGAATTATTCAGAATTATCAAAATTATCAGTAGCAGAATTGCGTAACGTTAACCAAATGGTTATTGAACTGATTAAACAAAAACGTACCATAGAATCGTTAGAAAAGAAATTGTCATTGCAAGTAGGTATGACGGTTAAAGTAAATCACCCCAAATTAATGGGTAGAGAGTTAGAGGTTGTTAAAATCAACCGAACTAAAGCCAATTTGAGAGTAAAAGGTGGGTTTGCTTCATACAACGTACCGGTCTCAATGATTGAATATTAAGATATTAGTTTTGTTTGTTTGTTCATTTGTTAAAGGGAGATTTCTCCCTTTTTTTTATTTAAATTAACCTTTGTATATACTTATTATCAAAGAGATATATTATATGGAACAATTAGCTTCAATTTTTTTTCATAGTAGAACACAAGCACATCAATTCCACACAGGAGTTAAAGGGCCAGGTTCTCTTGCTTTACATTTAGCATTACAAACCTATTATACAGAACTTATACCCCTATTGGATGGTTTAATTGAAGCATATCAAGGTAAATATGGTTTGATAACTTATAAACAAGTAAACGGAATAGATACTGATTCATCAAAAGAAAACATAATCGCATATTTTGATAAACTTATTAAATTTTTAGAAAATGAAAGACAGCAAGATAAATTAAAGGTAAGTTGGATTCAGAATGAATTAGATAATATTGCTAAACTATTATACTCAACAAAATATAAACTAATTAACTTAGGATAATAGATATAAAACATAAGATTTGAAAGGGAGTGGATTTATTCACTCCCTTTTTTGTTATTTTATATTTATATAAGAATAAATGTATTAAGGAGAATAAATATGTCGCAATCAAGAGTATGGACAGGTACGGCAACTTTCGTTACTGGTTCATCTACCCCATTCGGATTATATGATAATGATTCAAACTTTCAATTAGATGCCCCTAAAGTTGCATCGTGGTGTGCACAAAGGTTGGGTTATCCAATTGTAGATGTAGAATTGATATCAAGTAGTTTCTTTGCGGTGTTTGAAGAGGCAGTAAGTGAATATTCTGCACAAGTTAATCAATTTAACATACGAAACAATATGGGTGCCCTTGAAGGTCAACCCACAAGTTCAAATTTTACCAACAAATCAGTATTAGGAAGTGAATTAAACAATGTAATTACTATTGCCGAAGGTTATGGTACTCAAGCAAATGTTGGTGGTAGAATAGATATTAAAAGAGGAAGTATCCTTGCATCGGCAGGTACTCAAAGTTATGATTTACAAGAATTATGGGGTGATGTAAATGAAAGTGGTGAAAGACTTGATATAACTAAAGTATTTTACGAAGCCACTCCTGCAATCTCTCGTTTCTTTGACCCTTATTCAGTTTCTGGACAAGGTACATTAAACTTAATTGATGAATTTGGGTTTGGTTCGTTCTCACCCGCAGCACAATTTATTCTAATGCCAATGTATGAGGATATGTTAAGAATTCAAGCAATTGAATTCAATGACCAATTCCGTAAATCCGCATTTAGTTTTAATATTGTCAATAATAAAATACAAATATTCCCAATACCAACTAAAACCGAAAGATTATGGTTTGAGTATATGGTAAAAAAGGATTTCAGAGAAGGAAATACTATAATAACACCAAATGTTGTAAGTGATTATTCAAATGTTGGATATCAGTTTCAAGATTACTCAAAAATTAATGATGTTGGTAAACAATGGATTAGAAAATACACACTTGCACTTGCTAAAGAATTATTAGGTGCAATTAGAGAAAAATATTCTACTATACCAATTCCTGGTTCTGATGTTTCATTGGATGGTGCAGCACTAAGAGCAGAAGCACAAACTGAAAAGGAATCATTAGTAACTCAATTGAGAGAAAACTTAGAAGAGGTTAGTAAAAAGACCAGAATGGAAAATGAATCCAATATGGTTGAACAACAACAAAAAATAATTAAATCAGTTCCATTAGCAATATACATAGGATAATAACATATGCCAAAGTTTTTTCATAGTAGAGATTTGGAATTCATAAAAACTATCGCTGAAGAAGTGGTAGATTATGTAGTGGAAACGACTGTTACTCTATTCAAAATATCAGTTGGTGAATCAAAAACTAATTTATATGGTGAATCATTGGGTAAAATATACCATGCACCTGCTAATTTAATGTGTATTGTTGATAGGGAGAATACTACTTCAAATTATGATGAATTTGGACCGGATACACAACAAAATGTAGAATTCCGTTTTAATAAAGAAAGATTAAGAACACATGAGATACCAAAGGTACGAGATATCAATGGTAACGAAATACCGGCAGATGCAATACAAAATACACAATATGGATATCCTGAAATTGGAGACATTATTTTGTTTGATGAATTTTACTATGAAATAAATAATGTTATGGATACTATGTTAATAGGTGGTTCATCAAAAATATATGACCAATCTACAAACACATTCTCAGATGCAAGTATGCAACTTGTTGCTACTGGTATGATGGTAAAACGTTCACAAGTTCAAATTGAGGAGAGAACATACTAATGGCAGTAGACCCACTAAAAAAACCACTAAATAGAGCAGAACAACTTAAAACTGAACCTAAAAATCAGTTCAAAGGAGTTAAGTTATATGATGTTGATTTAGCAATTGCTGAACATATGGTAGATACTGTCGTTCCTAGTTTAGAAATCTTAGGTGAATCAATAAAAGTACCTGTAATATATGGTAATCCAGAAAGATGGAAAGCTATAAGAAGAGATGGCTTTTTAAGAGATAAAAATGGCCAAGTTCAAACACCAATAATTGTCTTTAAAAGAAATTCAATTGCGAGAGATGAATCATTGGCTAATACAATGAATCGTCATGTATCATATCCTACCATATCTATGTATTCTAAAAAACATAAGTATGATAAGTTTAGTTTGATGACCGATACTAAAAGACCAGTCGAACAATACAATATAACAATGCCGGATTATGTTAGTGTAACATATGATGTTATTATATGGACAGATTTTACTGAGCATATGAATAAAATTGTTGAAGCATTTCAATATGCAACGGATGAATATTGGGGAGACCAATCTGGTTTTAAATTTCGTACAAAAATAGATTCGTTCGAGAATCAACAGGAAGTAGGGGATGGTGCACAAAGAATTGTAAGAACTACATTTACAATGACAGTCAATGCGTATTTACTACCTGAAAAATTTGATAATCAACCGACTACTAAAAAATCATTATCTCCTAAAAAAGTAGTATGGGGTATAGAAACTGATTTATCTGGTGGTAATGTAAATTATACAAGACAACAAATGTATAATGAATATTCAGACCTAATTGATTTTATTACTATTAGAGGGGCACAAGGTGGTGTATTGGGAAGTTCATTTGCACCAATCTTTATCAACTCATCTACTATTAAGTTAACCAATGTAAAACTACCTATATGCCCGCCAGAATTGAGAAATACATATGTTGCTGCAGGAGAATGGTTTAAGGTTTATATAAATGGAGTATTAATCCCATTTAGAAAATACACTTATTCATATGATGCTACTACAAATGAAATTCAATTTGTTTTTGGTGGTGCAGAAATTATAGAAAATCCAAATGAGGATGAATTAGGATACCCAATAGAAACTACTGATGAAATAGCAGTAACTGGAAAATTTATTGAATTATGATATATGATTTAAATAAAATATTAAAACAAATTGAAGACCAAAATGAGTATTCATTGATACCAATGGATATGAATCACCCACTATATTGGGTATGGGGTGCAAAAAATACTAAACTTAAAGATTTAGAATCCTTTCTTAGACCTTTACGAAGCGAACACGCACGTTTTGATATATTTATTAACGGGCAATACATATCCGAAAAAGATTATGTGATGGAAGGGTATAATGCAGATATTTTAGTTAAATTTAAAAAAGCTAATTTTGTAAACGCATATGATATTACTACAAACGATAATATTGTAATGAAGGGAGATTTTGAAATACTATGAAAGTAGCACCAAAAATAAAAAAAATTCCTTTTAACGATAGAACTCGTGTAAAGGAATTAATATATGAAGTATTTGATGATACATTTAGACGTTCATACCAATTAATAGGTGGTACTGATGATATGGAGTTAGATGAACTTACTGATACACTATTTACATTAACTTTAACTAATAAAAAATTTGAATTTGAAGAATTAAAATTTAATAATACCAAAGATTATGTAGATGTATATCTACAAGGTATATTACAAGAACCAACTTCATATGATGTTACAACCAGTGGTAATAATATAATAATAACATTTAATCAAGCAATAGCTTATACTCCAAGTGAGATTCTTATAAGTGAATTTATGGTTAAAGGAAAACTAGTGGATATTTAAGAATTATGGCTACACTTATTAAAAGTAAACAAATACAGGGGGTTGTAACCGCTTCAGTAATTGAAGGAATATTCACAGTAAGTGGGTCTTTAGTTGCTACGAGTATAACCGCATCTGGTAATATAAGGGCCAATACCTTTACGGGTAATGGTGCAGGATTAACTAATATCAATTTTGGTAGTATTGTTAACGCACCAACATTAGTTAGTGGTTCATCTCAAATCGTTGGTATCTTAACGGATTTAAATACTTTTAGTGGTTCACAAAATACTAAGGATTTAACCCTTGCTACTTATACTGCATCGGTTAATTCACAACTTTCAAACTTAACCCAAGCAACTTCATCTTACGAAACAAAGGGTAGAGGAATTATTAGTTCATCTGCACAAATCAGTGCGTTAGGATATGTAGTAGGGGGTGGAGGAGGTGGTACGGATGATTATACTCAACTTATAAACGTACCGAATGGTATTATAAGTGGTAGTTCACAAATTACCGCATTAGGATTTGTTAGTTCATCTGCTTCAGTACCTACCGGAACTATTAGTGGTTCTGCACAAATAACTTCATTGGGATTTGTCAGTTCTTCAACTGATATATATGCATTAAATACATTCACCTCATCAATTGATACTAAGTTTGCAACTTTAGGTTCTCAAACAGGTAGTTTTGGTGGTGGAGCAACTATACCGACAGGAACAATCAGTTCTTCTGCACAAATTACAGCGTTAGGATTTGTCAGTTCATCAGATTCAGTACCAAGTGGTACTATTAGTGGTTCATCACAACTAACGGGTTCATTTGATTCAAGATATACCCTAAGTGGTAGTGTTCAAAACGTAATTCTACCATCAGATTTAATAAGTTCATCAGCACAAATATCTGCATTAGGATTTGTAAGTGGAAGTTACGCTACAAGTCAATCAGTAGCAGAATTAGCAATATCATCATCTCTAATGACTGCATCAATTGTAGGACTTAGAGCAGATGTAGATTCATTAGCATCATCAGGTGTTCCTTCTGGTACAATAAGTGGTTCTACTCAAATTCAAAGAGCAGGATTCCTTTTATCGAGTTCATTTAACTCATTTACCCAATCACTTAATGCAGCAATTACTGCAAGTGGTACGAATGTAACAATTAATGGTAACTTAACAGTTAAGGGAACAACTACCACAATTAACTCAACAACAATTCAGTTAGGTGATAATATTATCGAACTAAATGGTAGGGGTTTACAACATGGTGGTTTATTAGTTAAAGATGCAGATAGTCCAAATGAAATATCTGGTTCTTTACTTTGGGATTCCATTAATGATAGATGGATTGCCGGCCCTAAAGATAGTGAACAAAATATATTATTGGCTGGAAGTGATGGAATAGTATCTGGTTCATCTCAAATTTCATTTACTGATTTAAGTAATCTTCCAAATGGTATTGTAAGTAGTTCTGACCAAATAACATCATCATTAGATGGCGTATTTGCAACTGATGCTGATTTAACCACATTTAGTTCATCAATAGCAACTACATTAGAATCATTATCTCAAAGTAGTGGTTACATTAACTATGTAACTAATAGTGTTGAGCAATTGACAGGAATAGAAGTTGCAGATTTTGATAATAATACCGCAGTAACATTTACAAACGGAGTTCTTAAATTTATTTTTGGAACACCAACCGCACCAACATCAGTAGCAGCATCTCTAAGTGGATTTGAAACAAATCGATTCAATAGAGTAACCGATGCGTATTCAGTTAATGGAACTTGGAATAATCAAGGATATACAATAGTAAGTGCATCTTTATATGAAGGGGCAACTCTATTAACACAAGTTGGTAGCGGAACATCTTTAACATATAGTACAACAACATCAGGTTCACATACCTATACTTTACAATATACAGCAAGTTCACCATTAGATGGTTCATTATATAAAACCTCAACTACAACAACGGGAACTTTATCTAAATCAAATCCTGCTAATCCGACATTGAGTTCAACTCCATCGGTTCAGTTAGGATATAGTTCAAATCAAATTGAACAGGGAGCAACTGGTAGTATAACATTTACATCATCTTCGGCAAATCCTTCTAATAGTTGGAATTTGACAAGTGTAACAACCAATGTGGCATCACCTTATTATGTAACGGGTTCTGCAACCGGTTCTACTTCGATTAGTATAACCGCAACTGCAAACTACGAATCTCCTTCAGGTGATAATAGTCCTGATTTAACAACAACATCGACTACTACTAATACTTATAGTAAGATTATAAGTTTAAGACATGGTGCAAGTGCAGCAACATCATTTACGGCAGGAGAATTGGAAACCTTAGCATTGTGGGATACTACATTGGGTGGTGCAATAGGAACGATTGTGAAAGGAACAACTACTGCAAGTGGTCAAAGTGTAACAATAAGTTGGACTGGTGATAAATACCATTATATAGTATTCAATAGTTCACTATCGAATTTATCAAACATTACTACAAGCGGATTTGGAGTATTAGGTTCATTTGCAGTGACAACAGTTGGTCAATACAAAGTTTACAAAACAACTACTTTACAAGCAGGTGGTGCAGGAAGTAGTATAACATATATATTAACGTAATAAAATAGAAAAGATACAAAATGGCAATCATATTACCTGGTGGATTTAATATAACGAATAGTGACCCAGTCGATGCTAGATTTAGTTTAGCAGACCAATCGGCACGTTATGCATTATCCGCCGCAAACATATATGAAGGTTTACTTGTCTATCAACGCGATACAAACACTATATGGGTATTAAAAGATACCTCAAATGTAGCGAATGTTAATGGTTGGGAGGAAGTCCTATTAAGTAATAGAGGGGCATTTCAAATCTACCCAACTTATGCAGATTTAACCGCTGTTTATGCAAATTATTTTACAGATGGTCAAATCGTTTATGTTGTAGATACCAACACATTATATCAGGCTGATGTAACATACGCAGATTTCTCGAATACGTTTAGTGATTCTATTACTTGGAACACTTACACTTTTGGTGGTGGTAACACATACGAAGCATCTAATGGATTAACCGGCTCAGTATCTGGAACTACAATATCATTTTCATTAGATACTGGCTCTTTACATTTTCAAAGTGGAGTAGAATCTGTAATTTCTTCAGGTTCTTTTACAATTGATTGCGGTAAAATATAATAAATCTAAAATATCTTCATACTTATATTCATAACACTACATAGTGTTTTATTATTTAGGCATATGTCCTTACAACCAAAAAAATAAAGGTTATCATTTAAATTAAAAAAACAAAGAAGGAAAACAATGGCACAAATAATTAAACATAGGAGGGGTTCGTTAGAATCCGTATCAAGTGCTACAAAAAGAGCAGGTGAATTATTAGTTGTAACGGGTTCAGCAGGAATCACAGCAACTAATGGTAACTCAATCTTATTCGTAGGTATTGATGGTTCAACAGTAACTCCCGCAAATAAAATTTTACAAGGAACTGCAACACCTGATTTAACAGGAGCAACATATGATACCTCAATAGATGGTATTCCATTTTATAACACATCAACTGAAAAATTATTCATCGTTAATAAAGGTGGTAATGTTGAGGTAAAAGCAACAGCAAATACTGGCGGAACAGGAATCGTTTCAGGTTCTGGTCAAGTTGCTGCTTTATTACCGACTGGAACTATTTCAAGTTCTGCACAAGTAGATGCGGATTCAATCACTAACTTTGATGAAAACGTTAAAGCTAAATTAGATGCTGACGGTGTAATTTCAGGTTCAGCTGGTATCATCCCATTATTACCAACCGGTACAGTATCGGGTTCTTCACAAATATCTTATGTAAGTATCTCTTCAATTCCAGCGGGAATTGTTAGTGGTTCTTCTCAAGTAACTTTTAGTGAAATTAGTTCATTACCAACATTAGTATCGGGTTCATCTCAAATTGATGCAGATTCGATTACTAACTTTGATTCAAACGTTAAATCTAAATTAGATGCTGATGGAGTAATTTCAGGTTCAGCAGGTATCATTCCATTATTACCAACGGGGACCGTTTCTGGTTCTTCACAAGTAGATGCGGATTCAATTACTAATTTTGATGAAAATGTTAAAGCTAAATTAGATGCTGATGGAGTAGTTTCAGGTTCATCTCAAGTAGTTGGTATATTAAGTGCATTAAATACATTTAGTAGTTCTCAAGAAAGTAAAGATTCAACTTTAGCAACTTATACTGCATCAGTTGATACTAGTCTTTCTGCTATCAATTCATACACTTCATCATTAAGAGCAGCATTTACTGCAAGTGGTGCAGATGTAACATTTAGTGGTAATGTAACTATTCCTGGTAACTTTACAGTAGCAGGAACACAAACTATTGTTGATTCTACAACGGTTCAAATCGGTGATAATATTATCGAATTGAATGGTTCGGCAGCAGCAAATGGTGGTTTATATGTAAAAGATGCAACCGCACCAAACACTGCAACTGGTTCTCTATTGTGGGATACTACAAATGATTACTGGAAGGCTGGAGTTAAAGATTCTGAAATTAAAATTCTTTTAGCAGGTGGCGATTCAGTAGTTTCGGGTTCATCTCAAATTACAATTTCATCAACAACTGGATTTACTGATTATAGTAGTTCAGTAGCAACAGCAATCAGTGCATCAACCGCAGCAGCTACATGGGAAAACCTTAATGGTAAACCAGGTGGAATTGTAAGTGGTTCAGCACAAGTAGTTGCAAACTTATCAGGTTCAAATGTGAATCTTGCTGGTATTTCAGGTTCATCTTTGAATATCACAGGAAACGCTAAAATTGATGGTAACTTAACTTTAGGTGGTAATATCACAATTGGTGATGCTACAACTGATACAGTATCATTCGCAGCAGATTTAACTTCAGATATTATACCTTCTGGTTCTAATGTTCGTAGTTTAGGTTCTGATACTAGATTATTTGCTAATGTTTACGCAACTAACGTATACGGAGCAATTAACGCTACAAATGGTATAGTTTCTGGTTCATCTCAAATATTAGGCGGAAGTGGATTATTTAGTAGTTCTGCACAAGTAAATGCAGATTCAATTACTAATTTTGATGAAAATGTTAAAGCTAAATTAGATGCAGAAACAGTAGTTTCGGGTTCATCTCAAATTACATACGCAAATATATCTTCAATCCCTGCAGGAATCGTTTCTGGTTCTTCTCAATTGGATTCAACTACAATCAATCTTGCAACATTAACAAATGTATCTGCAAGTGGTTCATTTAGTGGTTCACATTTTGGAACATTCTCAGGAGATGGTAGTAACTTAACAGGTATTGCAAGTACATTAGCATTTAGTGGTTCTACTGGTAATGATACTCTTAATTTGAAAACTGAAGCGTTATTAGTAACGGGTTCAAATTCAATCTCTGCAGCAGTAACCGGTAATACAATTACAATTACAGCTGATAATGCAAGTACATCTGCAAAAGGTGTTGCTTCATTCTCATCTACTAACTTTGATGTAACTTCTGGTAACGTTGCAATTAAAGCAAATGGTGTAACCGCAGCAACTTTAAACGCTGATGTTGCTGGAACTGGTCTTTCTTTAGATGGTGGTGATAATTCATTAAAAGTGGATTATGGTTCAACATCTGGTACTGCAGTAGAAGGTAATACTTCATTGACCGTACAAGGAACAGCTAATGAAATTGAAATCACAGGTGGTTCAGTAACTTTAGGTTCAGGTGGGACAGTAACTATCGGTTTACCTGATAACGTAACGGTTTCTGGTTCATTTACTGCAAATGGTGATGTTTTCTTAGGTAACTCAACCGCAGATTCAGTAACAATCGCTGGTAACTTATATGTTCAAGGTACAACTACAACAGTTGATTCAACGACCGTACAAATTGGTGATAACATCATCGAATTGAACGGAAGTGGAGCAGCAAATGGTGGTTTATTAGTAAAAGATGTTACCAATCCAAACACTGCATCTGGTTCTTTACTTTGGGATTCTACATCTGATTATTGGAAAGCTGGAGCGTTAGGTTCTGAAAAAGAACTTGCTAGATTCAGTGCAACTCCAACATCAGGTTCGGTTCAAGTAGTAGGAGCAAGTGGATTATTTGTAAATTCTCAAATTTCTGATGATGCTGTTAAAGTAACTATTGGAACTGATTTGGTAATTACCGGATTAACTGCTAACTCATTCGTAGTATCGAATGGTTCTAAAAAGTTAATCTCAGTAACTCCATCAAACGCTGGTGATTTGATTCAATGGAATGGTTCATCATTCATTGCTTCAAACGAATTAGATGGTGGAACTTTCTAATACGGAATAAATAAAAAATCAAAATCCCTCACAATAGTGGGGGATTTTTTTTATCTTTTTATTTTTCAATACTTATATAGGTGGTATAACTATTATATCTTACTTACATTTTATTAAATATCTATATTTATAGGAAATAAAATAGGAAATTTCAATTAATGGCTGCAATATTACAATTACGAAGAGGTACATCTAATGCATCTCCATCATTAGATGAGAGTGAATTATATTTACATCAAAGTTCGGGTTCAATCCAATTTGGAAGTGGTTCAAGTACATATACATTATTACCATTAGGTGCACCCGCATATGGTAACATAAATTTAGTTGGTGATATTTCTGCTTCTAATATCCTTTTAAGTGGTGATTTAACCGCAAGAGATGTAAGATTAAGTGGAAATATTTATTTAGGTGATAGTGGTAGTGATAATATAATCGTTACTGCACAAGTGAGTGGTTCATTAATACCTTCTGCATCAAATCAATACGATTTAGGTAGTGATACTCGTAAATGGAAAAATTTATATGCAGTTTCTGCATCAATAGATAATATATCCGTACCAGGAAGTGGTATTTTATCATCATCCAATACATCATTTGCAACTTATACTGGAAGTATTAATGATAAAAATTTAACTTTAGCAAATTATACTGGTTCAATTGATACTAAATGGGAAACATTATTAAATGTAACCTCATCGATTTTATCAGCAACCGCATCACTAAATTCTTACACATCTTCACAAGATACTAAAAATTCAACTTTAGGAAATTATACTGCAAGTTTAGAACTTTATACGGCTTCAATTGATACTAAATGGGAAACATTATTAAATGTAACCGCATCAATTTTATCTGCAACTGCTTCATTAAATTCTTATACGCAATCACAAGATACTAAAAATAGTACTCTTGCAAATTATACGGCTTCAATTGATACTAAATGGGAAACATTATTAAATGTAACCGCATCAATTTTATCTGCAACATCATCATTAAATTCTTATACACAATCACAAGATACTAAAAATAGTACTCTTGCAATTTATACTGGTTCGATTGATACGAAATGGGAAACATTATTAAATGTAACCTCATCGATTTTATCAGCAACGGCTTCATTAAATTCTTATACGCAATCACAAGATACTAAGAATTCAACACTTGGAATTTATACTGAAAGTGTTAATGGTAGATTAAATAATTTAGAACTAAAAAGTAGTTCGGTTGATGATACTTTATGGTCTCAATCAATTAAGAATTCAACTTTAGCAATTTATACTGCTTCAATTGATACTAAATGGGAAACATTATTAAATGTAACCGCATCAGTTTTATCATATACTCAATCATTAAAAAATGCAATTGAATTAACTGGTTCATCTGTAACAATTTTAGGAAACTTAGTTGTTAAAGGAACACAAACTACATTAGATTCAAATACAATTCAATTAGGTGATAACATTATCGAATTAAATGGTACGGGAGCAGCAAATGGTGGTTTATTAGTTAAAGACCCAACTGCAGTATCAACGATATCAGGTTCTTTACTTTGGGATTCGGTTAATGATTATTGGAAAAGTGGTAAATTAGGTGCTGAATCTAAAATACTTTTAGCTGAAGGTGATAGTGTAGTTTCTGGTTCATCACAGATTGATTTAACATCAACTACAAATTATGTAAGTGGTATTAAAACAAGATTAAATGTAGAAGGTGTTATATCATCATCAATTCAAATAAATTTAAATGATGTAACTAATTTTTCAACATATTCACAATCAGTTGATGATAGAATAAAATCATTAAATTCATACACATCTTCACAAGATACTAAGAATTCAACTTTAGGAAATTATACTGCTTCAATTGATTTAGATTTAGCTAGAATACACGAATCAACTTCATCATTAAATTCTTACACATCTTCACAAGATACTAAGAACTTAACTTTAGGAAATTATACATCAAGTTTAGATACTAAGAATTTAACATTACAAAATTTAACTGGTTCATTTGCAACAACCGGTTCAAATACATTTAAAGGTGAGCAAATAATAAGTTCTTCTTTAATAGTAACTAATGAAATTAAAGGTATTGGAAATATATTTTTACAACCTGATGTTAATGATGCAAGATATTTTCAAATTTATAATACTGCTGCACCTTCGGGTAATGATATTCACTTTAAAGGTAATACAGATTTCAACTACTTTGGTGACGATACCAATTACTTAAAAATAGATGATAGTGCACAAACAGTTTCTATTGTTGGTGTAAATGGTGTATTTGTTGGTTCTTCGTTAAATGTAACAGGTGCAGTAAGTGCATCAGCAGGATTTACTGGTTCAATCATCGGCGAAATCAACGCAACAAATGGAGTAGTAAGTGGTTCATCTCAAGTAGTATACACATCATTATCATCAATTCCGGCGGGCATAGTTAGTGGTTCTTCACAGATACCATCATTATTACCAACTGGTGTAGTTAGTGGTTCACAACAATTGACTGGTTCATATGATTTAAGATATGCACCATCGGCATCTTTTGCTACTTTATTGGGTGCAAATCCGTTAGTATCATTAGGTTCAGCCGCATTTTATAATGTAACATCATCGGTTGATGTAGTATTAGTAAGTGGAAGTATTAATTATACAAATAATCATTTACTCACTGCAGGAGCAACAAAAAAATATATAGATTGGAGAACCGAAGAACTTTTAGCTGCAGCAGCTGTTGCAGACATTTTATCGGTAAGTGCAGGTGATGGTTTAGGTGGAGGAGGATTATCAGGTGATGTAACTCTTACATTAAATACTGGTTCTACACATTTCACAAATGGTGTTGATGCTAGATTAATTCCATTAACCTCATTAAATTCATATACATCTTCACAAGATACAAAGAATTCAACTCTTGCTATTTATACAGCTTCGATTGATTCTCATATATCAAATTTAAATAGTGCAACTTCATCTTACGAAACAAATGGTAGAGGAATTGTTAGTGGAAGTTCTCAAATATTTGGTGGAAGTGGGTTGGTAAGTGGAAGTTCTCAAATAACATATGCAAACATTAGTTCTATTCCAGCAGGAATTGTTAGTGGTAGTTCTCAAATAATATACGCAGATATTTCATCAATCCCAGCCGGAATAATTTCTGGTTCATCTCAATTAAGTGGAACAACTATTACGGATTTAACTATTGTTAATTTAACAACAATTAGTGAAACTGCATCGGTTATATTCAGTAGTGGCTCTAATAGGTTTGGTGATTTTGGAAATGATACACATGAATTTACAGGTTCAGTTCAAATAACAGGTTCACTTACAACAATAGGTGATGTAATTGCAACTTCATTTAATGGAGTAATAAACGCTACAAACGGAGTAATATCGGGTTCATCGCAACTTACCGCAACACTACCTTCGGGAGTAGTTAGTGGAAGTTCACAAATTATATTATTGTTACCAAGCGGAGTAGTTTCAGGTTCATCTCAAGTAGATGCTGATTCAATTACAAACTTTGATTCAAACGTTAAAGCTAAATTAGATGTTGATGGAGTAATTTCAGGTTCATCACAAGTAACAAGAACATTACAACAAATAACTGATACCGGTGCATCTACAACAAATGCAATTACCATTTCAAATGCTACCGCATCGACTGATAAAACAACTGGTGCATTTATCGTAACAGGTGGTATAGGGGTAAGTGGTGGTATCAATGCAGGTGGTGATATTGTTGCTTTTGCATCATCAGATATTAGATTAAAAAATAATATCAAACCAATCGAATCCCCATTAGAAAAGATTTCTAAAATTAATGGCTGTGAGTTTGAATGGAATGATGAGTTGCAATCTATTTATAGTGGTAAAGATTACGGAGTAATCGCTCAAGAAATTGAAGAAGTATTCCCAGAATTAGTACAAACAAGAGAAAATGGTTACAAAGCAGTTAAATATGATAAATTAGTATCCGTTTTAATTGAAGGTATTAAGGAATTAACCAAACAAGTGGAATATTTAAAAACCAAAATAGAAAATTAATGGCACAAATTATTAAATTCAAAAGGTCAACGACCGCTGGAGCAATACCTGAAACTGGTTCACTACAATATGGTGAAATAGCAATGAACGTTACCGATGGTAAGGTATTTTTTAGAAAGTCAGGTTCAGTAGATTCGATAGAATCATTAGTAACAACTAATACTTCAACTGCCATTGCTGGTAACCTTAATATAACAGGTTCAATTACCGCATCATTTTTTAAAGGTGATGGTAGTGGGTTAGAAAATATAACAGTTGCACAAGCAGCAACAGTTCAACGTTCTTTTACTGCTTCATCAAGTTGGGTAGTTAACCATAATTTGAATACTCCCAATGCAATAGCACAAGTGTTTGATGCAGAAGGATATCAAATAATCCCATCAACATTAAGACATACTGACGATAATACTATAACAATTACATTCGAATCCGCTAGAAGTGGTTATGTAGTTGTAGCAAAAGGTGGTCATATTCTTAGTGGTTCGATTGATTCGAGTAAAATTATAGGTTTTGATGCTTCAGTAACAAATCAAGTAAATGTACTTGGTTTATTTAGTGGTTCGGCTCAAATAACATTGAGCGGAGATGTGACAGGAACAGCAAATGCAACAACAATATCTAGTATAGATGGCGGTTCAATTTAAAAAAAATATATTTATTAGTAAATAAAATAAAAAAAAATCAAAAGCGATGATAATACATAGTCCCATAATTTCAGGTTCACTAACCTTTGCAAATGGTGCAACATTCACCTTACCAGATAATGGTATATATAGTGGTTCGTTTAGTGGTTCAGTTGCAGGTTTGGGAGACCCTAAGACTTTTTCTGCATCATTAGAAACTAAAATTCAACAATTAAATATTGATACTGGCTCTCAAGATGCTAGATTAGATTTAATTGAATCGTATACATCATCGTTAGAAACTAAGAACTCAACTCTTGCAGTTTATACCGCATCAGTTGATACACAACTTTCAAACTTAAACTCTGCAACTTCATCTTATGAAACAAAGGGTAGAGGATTGGTTAGTGGGTCATCTCAAATAACTTATGCTAGTATCTCTTCAATCCCAGCTGGAATTGTAAGTGGTTCTACTCAAGTAACTGAATTGTTACCAACCGGTGTAATCTCTGGTTCTGCACAACTTACTTCAACATTACCAACTGGCGTTGTTAGTGGTAGTTCACAAGTAAACGCAGATTCGATTACTAATTTTGATGAAAATGTTTTAGCATATAACAATTCATTAGCAGTAGTAAGTGGTTCGGCTTCAAATGTTAAAACTTTCTTATCATTAGGAAACGTAACAAATGAAAGTAAAGCAACAATGTTTACTTCTCCTACATTTACTGGAACTGTTAGTGGTGTAACTGCTACTCATGTTAGTTTAGGAAACGTAACAAATGAAAGTAAAGCAACAATGTTTACTTCTCCTGAATTTACAGGTACTCCAATAGCACCAACTGCTGCAGTAAATACAAATTCAACTCAAATTGCTACTACTGCATACGTTCAACAAGAATTAACTGATTTAATCGGTGGTGCTAGTGCAGCGTTTGATACTTTATTAGAAATTTCTGCATCACTTGCAAGTGGTGATTCTACTTTAAATACTTTAGTAGATGGTAAATTATCAAAGTCATCAAATTTATCAGATTTAACAAATACAGGTACTGCTAGAACTAACTTAGGAGTAGCAATCGGTTCAGATGTTCAAGCATATAACGCTACATTGGCAGCTGTTGCGGGTGGAACATATAGTGGTGATGATTCTATTACAACAATAGGAACAGTAACCGCAGGTAGTGTCACTGCAATTTTACCAACTGGTGTGGTTAGTGGTTCATCTCAAGTAACTCTATCATCTACAACAGGATATGGTTCAGTATTAAACCAAGCAGTTTTAACTTCATCATCCCCAACTTTCGCAGGTTTAACAATTAACGGAGCAATAACTGCAACGGGTGATATTACAGCATTCTCTGCTTCAGATATTCGTTTCAAAGAAAATATTACAACAATTCAATCTCCAATCGAAAAAATCAAAATGATTAGTGGTAACACATACGATTGGAAAGCAGAAAATAAAGATATACATGGATTTGAAGGAAACGATGTCGGTGTAATCGCACAAGAAATTGAAGAAGTATTACCACAGTTAGTTGTAACTCGTGATAATGGATATAAAGCGGTTAAATATGACAAATTAGTTGCTCTATTAATCGAAGGTATAAAAGAACAACAAAAGCAAATCGAAGATTTATCAAACAAAATTAATAAATTAGAAACTGGACTATAACCCACACGGGTTATAGTTCAAAACTTCTTATATAAGGAGTTTCTAGTTAAATAATTATATAATGAAATTATTAAGTCATACATATGGCACAAGTATTAAAGCTAAAAAGAACGGCAGTTCAGGGAAAATCACCTACAACCGACACTCTTGAGTTAGGAGAGTTGGCGATAAACACTTACGATGGTAAGTTGTATTTTGAAAAAGATAACGGAGTCCCTTCCATACAATCAATAGTTGTTACTGATGCCCTAATTTCTGGTTCAATTAATATCGGTGGTGCTATAACGGCTTCAAATTTCATAGGAAATGGTTCTCAAATAACTTTCGGTGGGACTGGAATGGTTTCCGGTTCATCTCAATTAACATCCTCATTAGATTCAAGATATTTAAATACATTAGGTGAAGGAACTATTAGTGGTTCTTTCACTGGTTCATTTGGAGGAGATGGTAGTGGATTAACAAATCTACCCGCATCCGATATCTCTCAAGTAGCAACTGTTAATTACGCTTTCTTTAATTCCTCAAACATATCAGTTAGTCATAATTTTAATTCACGAAATGTAATCATTTCAGTATACGATTCTAATTATGCACAAATAATCCCATCATCAGTAACTCTTACGGATTTAAATACTGCAACAATAGTATTAACTTCCGCTCAAAGTGGTTATGCAGTAGTTGCTAAAGGTGGCCACATTGTTAGTGGTTCTGCAGATGATTCAAATAAATTAAATGGCGAATCCGGTTCATATTATTTAGATTATACAAATCATACAAATAAACCAAGCGGATTAGTAAGTGGTTCATCTCAGATAGTTAGTATATTGAGTTCATTAAATTCGTATACACAATCACAAGATACTAAGAACTCAACCCTTGCAACATATACTGCTTCAATTGATAGTGAGTTAGATAGAATACAAGAATCAACTGCATCTTTAAACACATATACATCCTCTCTTAAAACTGCGTTAGAGTTGACAGGTTCGAATGTAATTGTTTTAGGTGATTTGACCGTTAGAGGAACAACCACCTCCGTAAACTCAACTACAATTCAATTAGGTGATAATATTATTGAATTGAATGGTAGTGGTGTAGCAAATGGTGGTTTATTAGTTAAAGATTCAACCGGTGCTTCTATTATTAGTGGTTCTCTATTATGGGATTCGACTAATGATTATTGGAAAAGCGGAGTAAGTGGGTCTGAATCTAAAATACTACTTGCTAGTGGTGATAATATTGTATCAGGGTCATCTCAAATTACTTTTAGTGAAATTAGTTCATTACCAACATTAATATCCGGGTCGATACAAATATTAGGTGGAAGCAACATTGTATCATCTTCTACCCAAATCATTTCATCATTAGTAAGTCAATCAATTAATTTAGGAAATGGTGCAATCACTGCATCGTTCTTTGTTGGGGATGGTAGTGGTATTACAAACGTAGTAACTGAAATTGCAGAAGTTGCAACAATCACATCTTCGTTTGATACCCAATCAACTATTGAGGTAACCCATAATTTTAATACTAAAAATGTATTAGTTTCAGTATACGGAACAAATGATTCACAAATAATACCATCATCGGTAACACTTACTAATAATAATACTGCAACAATAGTATTATCATCCGCTCAAAGTGGATACGCAGTAGTTGCTAAAGGTGGACATATAGTAAGTGGTTCTACATCTTGGAATAACTTAGCAGGAACGCCAAGTGGGTTGGTGAGTGGGTCTTCACAAATAACTGCATTAACAACCTATAAGGAAACAGTTAGTGGTAATTCAACCTATTCAATCACTCATAGTTTGGGTGAAGAATATCCAATAGTTCAAGCATGGAATACTACTAATAAAAGACAAGAAGTTCCCTCAATTATAGAATCAACCTCAGTTAATGCGTTAACTATAACTTTTGCTGGATTATTTTCTGGACTAATTATAATTAAAAAATAATATAAATGGTTTACGATGTTTATTATACCACAGGTGGTGGACCGTGGGTCAATGCAGGTTCTGATATTTGGGTAAATCTTTGGATAGAATTAATAGCACCTAAATTAGATATTAAACCAATTCTACTAATTCATAGAAACAAACCCAAAGGACACGAAGATTACGAATTCCCAATAGAAACTTACTGGCATGGTGAAGATATTCAAAAATTTGAAGAACTATGTAAAGGTGCACGAAGAATTAATATCCTACATGGACATTATACTCCAATGAAACCAATCGTAGATAATAAAGATAAAATCCATTCAAATATATTACACAATTCAATAGACCACATCCTAAAATCTCAATTTGGAAGTGATTTACCAATAGGACATCATCCTTATATGAGTTCAGAATGGGAACAAGAGGTTACTGATTGGTGTGAAACTAATATATGGGTAGGATTATACGAAATACTTTATAAAAATACTAATATACCAAATTTTTACGAATTTAAATGGAATTTACCACTATCCGAATCTAATAGGTTAGGATTTGCAGCAAGAAGTGAAGGTAGAAAAAATCCACACTATTTAGATAAAATTCCTAGTCTTATTTTTACTAACTCTCAAGAATTTAATGTACTTTGGAAAAATGGGGTAAAAGTAGATATTTCAAAATCAAAATTATATCATTATACTCCAGATTTTAAAGATACATTTTATGATATGGATTGGGGTATATCACACTCTGCGTTTATATCAGAACCCTTTGGATATTCAATATTTGAAGCGGTTGATAAAGGTAAATTACCAATACTACATTCGAGTTGGTGTAAAGATTTAGAATATCCATACCGAGCATCGTCTAAAACTGAATTTTTTGATATTTATACAAAGATTACTACATTATCTTATTCTGAAAAATTATATTGGTTTAATATTATAAAAAATTATATGATTAAAAAATATACAGATAAGAATAAGTGGATTGATTCATTATTAGATATTTATAATAAATAGGAAACACATAAATGGCAACATTAACATCAGGACAAACCAAAAGTTTAAATTCATTAGGTGCAGCAACAGGTGTTGCAGCAGGACCAAGAGCATTATCAGCAGCAAAGGGAAATTCAACCGGTCCTATTTCAATGTCATCATTTGCAATTGATTCGGTAGGTTCAGTAACTGGTTATACATACGGAGTTGAATCTACAAGTGAAACTTATACATTAGGGTTTAGTGGTGCTGGTGCAAATTTTGATAGAATTAGTAGTAGAGCAGCAAACTTCACATGGAGTGTTCCTGCTGGGTCATTCATAACATTAGGAACAAATAGTGGTACAACCGCTAGTTTTAGTATATCATCAATGAACCCACAAGGGGTAGGTGCACAGACTGTACTACAAACAATTCAAACTCATACTATTAGAGCAATATTTGCAGATGGATATAATACACACGCAACTGGGTATAATACTTCTAGAGATAAGACGGTTTATTCCGTAGATTCTTATGATGGTAACTCCGTTGCATTATGTTTAACATCTGATTCACCAATAACAATGGCTGATGGTTCTATTAAGGAAGTTGGCCAAATTGAAGAAGGTGATAAATTAAAAGGATTTTCTTTAAGTGGATTATCAATCGATTCAGATGGCACATTCTATGATTGGTCTACATCTGAATTAAATAAAACTGAAAAAGAAGTAACAGTTGTGAATGTAATATATTCATTTACTGGTAAATATTACAATGTTAATAATGGTGAAATCACTGCTACATCAGAACATCCATTATTAGTTAAAGATTCTACTGATAATTTATATAGATTTAAACAAATGTTTAATTTAAATCTTAATGATAAATTAATTAAATTTGAAAATGGTAATACACAAGAAATAGATATAACATCAATAACAATTGATGAAGAAACATCTGAAATCGTATCATTAGATGTGGAAGCAGAAGATACCTATTTAGTAAATGGATATATTACCCATAATAAAGGTGGTAACGCATTTACGGATTTAGGAGCTCCTGGTGCACCAACCTCATTAGCATATGCATCTCCAAGTTTAAGTTGGGTAGCACCTACTGCAGTTGGAACAGCTGGTATTACTGCATATGATATACAAATATCATCTGGAAATACATTTGCTACAAATATAGTAGATAATACGGAATGGAGTACTACAACTATTGAAGTTAATACCCTATTAACTGCAGGTACGTGGTATGCTAGAGTTAGAGCAATTGACCAAGGTCTTAAAGGTGCTTGGACATCTGCTTATTCATTTGTTAGATAATTTTTTTATCGTTTGGTGAAAATCTATATATTTATATATATAACTAATTAATAAACAAAATATATCAAAATGGCAGAAAAAATTAAGTTTACGGAAGACGAAGTCGCACAAATTAACAAATTACGAATTGATGTTGGGGCTGTTTTTACTGAATTAGGACAAATTCATATTGAAAAAAGAAGAAGATTGTCAGAATTAGAAGAAAGAGAAGCAGAATTAACTAAACAACATTCGGATTTAGTTATAACGGAAGAAACCTTATTTAAAGGATTAAATGAAAAATACGGAGATGGTGATTACAACCCTACAACGGGAGAATTCACACCAATCGCAGAATAATACTACGTTACGCATATATAAAATAATATTTTAGAAAAAGTATCTAATACTTATATGTGTATCATTACACAAACTTAATAGGAGTAAATAAAATGGCAGAAAAAATTGTATCACCTGGTGTATTCACAAGAGAGAATGATTTATCATTTTTATCACAGGGTATCGGAGAAATTGGAGCAGCAATAGTAGGACCTTTTAGTAAAGGACCAGCATTCTTACCAACTATCGTAAATACACAATCAGAATTTGAAGAAATATTCGGTACACCTGATGGAACATACTATACAGGGTACGCAGTACAAAACTATCTAAGAGAAGCAGGAACAG